GAATACCCTCAGGCAAAAGTGTACCAAATAAATCGTCTGAATCAGTTTTAGTTTTATTTCGAATCATTAAAGGCATTGGATTACGATAAATATCAAGTTCCCATATTTTATCAGGACGAACTGTATTCGGTGGAGGTGGAACTCTTACTGTGATGCCTCCATCGCCTCTAAATCTAAATCTATCAGACTCAGCAACACCTGCTGCTAAACCTGCTGGATACCATAGATGCGGAAAATGAGTTAATTTACGAGCTTCTCCATACCACATATTTCTAATACCTCTTGCTCTTCCAGCAATCTTTATTCGCTCATGTTGGTCACGCATAATTTGTTTTAATTCAGCCAAAGACCGTAGAGGTGGATCAAAAAGCGTAAAAATAAAATTTTTTAGTTCAAGGAAACTTTGTGAAAGTTCTGCAACATGAATATCTTTATAACTGGCTCCTTGATAAACAGGACCGAAGGCCATAGGAGGAGCATCAAGAGCAAAACGGCCCAGATTAGCAGTTCCTTTTTCAGTGATTGTTGCTTTTCCTACTTGTTGAGGCCCTATAGGTATTTGAGGAGGAGACCAGGTTAAAGGTGTCTCATATTTTTCATTCATTACTTTTGCTAGAAAAGCCATATCCGGATGTATAATAGCCTGTTCAAATAGATCTAAATTAAGACCTCTTCTTCCTCTTACAGAACGTAAAATGTATGACGACTCATATTCTTTTTCTATAATATCAAGTTCCTCAGGACGAAGATTATAATCTGGACGAAATTGAAGATATAAATCGCCTACTTTATTTATACCCATTGATGTATCATCTTTAGGAAATACACGAGTATCAGAATGATCGTAACCAAGATCACTCTCATCAAAAAAACGAATACTCCAAACATGCCTTGGCTTAAGTTCAAACTCTAATCCACGATTCCATTGGTGTGACCCGACAATTCGTGCAGTATTATCTCTTCTAACTTCTGGCTTGAGATTGGGTAATACATACGCCATATCCTGTGTGGCATTTCTAATGAACTCTTTAATTTGTTGATTAGAAGTCAGCCGAGGTTCAAACATATTATATATACGAGCGAGTAGTATGACCACATGGCGAACTTTTTCTAAAATACGTCTATTTTTAGGTGTATTTTGTCTATCTCGTAAAACACCAAAATGGGCCATCCCTACTTAAATTTGAATATATTTTATGGTATCTATGGCGGCAAAAATGCTTTCCTATAAATACAAAGAGGATGATGTGCTAGAAGTTGGTATTGATGAAGCTGGACGCGGTTCCCTCTTTGGTCGGCTGTATACCGGTGCTGTAATTCTTCCTTTTGACAAAGATGATATCTTTGACCATGGGGCAGAACTCAAGCAGATTAATGATAGTAAGAAATTGACAAAGCGGCGTAGAGACATCTTGTACGATTATGTTCGGGAAGTTGCTCTTGACTGGGCTTCAGGCTATGCTGAACCGACTGAAATTGATGACATGAATATTCTACAAGCCGATTTACTAGCAATGCGTCGGGCTGTAGCCAAACTTGAGTTTACTGCTGGACGCTATCTAATTGACGGAGATACGCCAGTTAATTTCTCAAAATCGGGGTCTGTTATTGAAGAATACTGTATTCCTCAGGGAGATGCGAAGTTTATATGTATCGCTGCTGCATCCATTGTAGCAAAAGTGGAGCATGACCGTTGGATTCAAGGTATTTGTGCTGAGACACCAGAACTTGACACTAAATATCACTTACTGTCAAATATGGGATATGGAACAGCAAATCATATGCGTGGATTGAAAGAATATGGTGCAACGGACCAACACCGGAGGTCTTTCAAACCGGTTAAAGATGTGTTAGGATGGCTTGGTTCTTAGACATTTAAAACCAGTTCTTGCGGCTGCGGCTGCGGTTCTGCTGGCTGCGGTTGCGGTTCTGCTGGCTGCGGTTGCGCTGCTGTTGCTGCTGCTGTTGCTGCTGCTTCTTGGCAGTCTTGCCCTTGCCGCCACGCTTGCCGGCCTTTGTCTTCTTAGCGCCACCACGCATCTGTTGCATCTGCTGCCTTCCATTTCCTGAGCCGTTCATCTTATATATTTAAGGCAGTGAAATAAATTTGAACGCAGACCATTTTTTTAGTTTATGTAGAATATTGTGAAATGCGTCTCCTCTTTGTTGATACCGAAACGAATGGTCTACCCCAGACACGCTGGGCAGATGAATCCGATTGGAAGAAATGGCCGGAGATTCTCCAAATTAGTTGGGAAATCTGGGAAGTAAAGGAAGGCGCTGAGCCTAGTATTGTAAAGTCAGAGGATCATGTTCTCAAACAGGATCCGGAGATTAAGTGGTCCGCTGAGGCCGAGAAATTTCATAAGATTTCATTGTCAATGTGCCAGGCACAAGGAAAAGAATGGAATCCTGTTCTTAAAATGTTTCAGAAAGATTTGGAGGGATGTGATGCTCTAGCAGCTCATAATCTTGATTTTGATCGCAAGATTATTCGTGCGGCTATGTGGCGTTCCAAACTCGTACCTTGGGCATCTTTTAGTGGTCCCGGGATGGCCACAGCAAATGACCATATTCTTCTTGAACTCTGTACAATGCGGGGAGCGCAGGGATTCTACAACTTTGGTCCAGACCGCAATGGTAATCCAAAAGCACCCACGCTGAAGCAACTCCATGATGCTTGTATTCCAGGGACCTATGATTGTTCAGGTGCGGGTCCATGGCATGATGCTAAACATGATATTCATTGTGCGGCCCTTTGTTTCTGGGTTATGTGCCGAGACTTGAGATTTCATGAAATTCTACCAAAGTGTGCGCAACTAACTGGACGCAAGTGGACAAGTGATGAAGAAGATTTGCTAAACTCAATCAAGCCCTATACAGGAGTGTAACCAAGCAGCCTCTTCTGCTCGTCGCTCCAGGCTATAAGGCCCCTGCATAAAATGACCCGTCTCCGAATCTATGCGACAGGCGACCTTCCAGCCTTTTTTTCTGAGAAGTGTTGCCCATTTCAGAGGCTCCCAATACATCACCTCTGTGTCATGGATACCACCCGATGCTAAAACAGGAACACCGGGGCCTTCTTGTGTTGTCAGTAGAGGATCTAAAGAAAGAGCGGCTCGGAATCCTTCATAATTTGAGGTATCAAAGAACTCATCCATTTCTAGACGCAAGACAGGAATAACATCATTAGTTGAACCTTTCACAACATCCACGAAGGGAACTTCTGCCCACGCAGCACCACATAATCGCCTCGGGTTTGATACTTTTTGAACCGCATTCGCAATATGAAATCCTCCAGCAGAGCGACCGAATAAAATTGTCTTTGCTGGTTTTATATTATAGAGTGCTTGAATCTGTGGTATGGCCGCAATGTAATCTAGCAGACCTACCATTCGGTTATTGCTACGTGCTGCGTCCCAATCTGCGATTCCATTATCTCCGCCACCGCGAACACCAATAAATGAAATAGCATATCCCTCTCGGATAAAGGGTAAAAATCGTGCTACTAAATGTCCGGGTGTTGGAATACCATAATGTCCGTAGACATATGCAATAAGAGCCCGCGGTTCTTTACCTTTTTGATACACGGTTGTTGATGGAATGTGATGACCTTCGCGTACACAGATTGTATAATCTGCTTCTAACCCGAGGTCTGGGGCTGCTTCTAATGTAACAGTTAAGTCATTTGCGATTGTTAATTGCTGGGCTCTTCGGGTCGGTGAAAACCATAGAAATGTTTTATCAGATGCTGAATCTAGCAGAAGTAATTTTCCGGTGGAATTAGGCTGGAATAAAATCTTTTCTCTGCCATCACGAATCAATGATAATTGGATAATTTGGTGTGTAAGTGTTTTACAGAAAAATCCATCTTCAATTGTTTTAAGAGGATAGATATCGGCAATTTTCTTGTTTCCAATCATATCATATACAATTTGTGTTGTTCGGACGTTGTATATAGTGGTATCCGTCCACCAGTATGGATATGCGAATCCAATTATATTCCGTTTACCATCAACCACCTTTTTGCTGTATCCGCTTGATAAATCAACAACATAGAGATTTCGGAATCGCCGACCTTCTTGAAAGTACCATAGACGCTGGCCTACAACTTCACAGGGAACTACAACTTGGCTTCGTGAACGGCTTTTAACGAGGATTTTGGAAGCGCCATTATCAAAGACTTCTTCTAAAGTATAAAAGCGTTGAACTTCTTCACATGTTTGAACAATAAGATGACCTTTGCTAACACACATAGAACCCACATTTTTTATAGTCCAAGCAATACGTAAATCACTTTGATTATACGCAATTAATATTTTGCGTTCGCTCCCCTGCCACTGCTCATCTTCAATAATCAGCAGATAGTCCTTAAAAAAAGCGTATTCATAAATACAGGGCCAGACCCGTTTTTTATAGGTTAAATGTTTAAGGTCATGGTCTAAATAGCGGACTTCTATATCGTTATCAATAAAATGGGGTTCTGATAACATGGTCTCATCAGCTTCTTGCAAGAGTTTAATCCATTTGTTTACTGGGAGTTTTGCGATTTGTTTTGTCCATCGGGCAGCTTCATCTTTTAAGGCCGCTTGCGTATCAGGATGATCTAGATTTTCCATATAGGCTAGTTCGTCAGTGTATTGAATAAATGGAAGTTTAACAATTTCCATCCCTCTAATATGGTCGCTTAAACTATTTTTGCTAGAATACTTTAAGGTCGCGGTATGGCTTTACCGGTTCAAACAAATCCGTATATAATTGCACATATTGCTTTTAAAGAACAGGAACAGGAAATTATAAAAGCAAGTCATCAGCTAGAAATTGAAGGAATTTATCATTGGAGTAAGCCTTTAAAAGAAGAAGTATTTGATTCGGTACGTATATTCTGTGCCGCACATCGTATTGAGTTTGGTATTCGTGTTTTCAACAGTAATGCTTTCTGGCAGGATAGAGAATGTTTAACACGGCTGCCAGCATTTCATATTTATTACAAAGATGAATATGAAAAGTCGTTTTATTGTGAAGATGACCCGGCTATTATGATACAAGAAGTTCTACGGGAAATAAAAGAATATAAAAAATCTAAAAGCCACTGGTGGCCATTAAAGATTGGATGGAATTGGCGCTCGTTTTAAAATAATAGTTCCACTTTTTTCATCTGTTTTAAATATTTCTGTAAATCCATTTTGTAAAGCATGAGCTAATGCTCTATCATTTTTCATGCCATAAATATCATCAAATAATATATATTTAGGATTATATTTAAGAACTGTCAAATAGTCTTGAAATCCACAATATTCACCGCCGTCTAAAATAGCAAGGTCAATTTCACCATATAAATTGAGAAGTGGTGATTCATTAAAATTTTTAACATCAGAAAGATACCATTGATTAAAATGGGGATTATCGAGTGTAAACTGCGGATGAGCTTTAATTTCTTCTTCAGTCATCATAGATTCTGCTATGCGACCTTTATAAAAATGAACCATTTCTTTTCCAAGTCTATTTTCCCAAGCTTTCAAACCTTTCTCATAGAATTCCGGATTTGCTTCAATTGCTATAACATTAATTGGTTTATAATCAATTCGTGCTAGAGATCCAAGAACACAGCAAAGTGTTGTTCCTAAACCATTCCATGAACCAACATCTAAAATATTTACAATTGTTAAGTCTGTTTCAATAAGTGATATTAATGCTTTTCCAGCAGCAGTATATATATTAAATTGTCCGCGCTCCATTTTAGAATATCATATGCATGCGGCTTAAAATCATGCGTCTATTTCATTTTAGTCTGGCGAAATGGTCAAGAAGGATTTGAAAGTTCTTATTATTTGTATGAAAACAGGAGCCTATGGTTTGTCAAAGGATGTAGAAATTCTAGAGACCGTTCTCAAGGAGCGGGCATTAAAAGCCACAGATATTAATCTCATGATTGAGCATGTAGATCCGCGTACAACTAAAATTCCATGGGCAGATGTAGCATTTCACATTGAAGTCCCTTGCCGTCTAGCAATTCCATATGCTCGGAAGCATTATTTCATGGTAAATCCCGAATGGTGGTATAAGGAAGAGTGGAAATGGACTGCCGCAGTTGAAGGAGCAACTTTTATTCAGCGGTACCCGAAAGCAATTACCACGCAGGATGTTTCGGGGGCAGCAGTTTTCACTTTACTATGGCGCGGTCCTGCTGTATTACCACCACCCGTTAAGAAGTTTCGTCAGCGAACATTCGTCTGTTTTCTCGGAGCATCCAAGCATAAGTTGGCTGCTGCACTAGAAGTAGTTGCTGTGTGGCCGGCCACTGCTCCGCTTCTTAAAATCTGGGGCTCGGCTGATGTTGTGGCGAAACTCAAAGAAGTATGCGAAGGTCGCACAAATATTGTCCTAAACAGCGAACATATTAGCAATGAGGATGTTCTAAAAACACTAAGTGAAAGTGAATTTTGTCTCCTGCCTTCTCAAGCAGAAGGATTTGGATATGCTTTATGTGATGCAATGCGGACAGGATGTTTACCGCTGTGGTCAGATGTTCCGGCATATCGTGTATTCTTGGATGATGTTATGGGTTCTAACGGACAGATGGTAACTTCGGATGGGGAAGCGTGTGAATTCTTGGCTGCCCCTCGGCCTCTCAAAACAAAGTCATTTAGCATAGCACTTCAACTTCTGCTGGAAATGCCGCAGGATGATATTTTTGCCACACGCAATCGTCTTATTGGCGCACTAAATGATCGTATAGGAATTTTCAGACAGCACAGCCAATTACTTTGGAATACAATGCTACGCGACTTAGAGACACTTCCTGTACGGCCTGGTTTTGGTTCTCCACCGTCTTCTCCATTAGTATTGCCTCGTGTAGGAGTAATTACACTTACATGGAATCGGCCCCATTGGATGAAGTTGGCTTTCCAAACAATTCTAGCACAGAGTTGGCCGCTGGATCGTCTAGTATGGACAATTGTTGATGATGGTTCATTTGGCAAGCGTGTAGACATTGAAGTTGCTAAGTTTGCTGAGGCGAACCCGCGTCTTGCGATAGAATATGTAAGTCTTGGAAAGAAGACACACATTGGCGGAAAGCGTAATCGCGGTATTCGGCGTGTTCTAGAGAAATTTCCAGATACAGCGTATTTTTGTATGATGGACGATGATGATGTATATTTTCCGCATGCTATTCGCGATCGTGTTGCGTGGCTTTCTAGCACCAAAAAGGGTGCGTGTTATGCCAGTGTATTGCCACTATACGATCTTACCACATATACGAGCGCAATTAATGTGCCGCCTCTTTCTCTTGGACCGGCTAAACGCTGTAGTGAAGCTTCATTGGCTTTCACGACGGAGTTTTGGAAGGCACGGGAGTTTCCGAACACAGTAAGTATGGCCGAAGGGGAGGCATTTCTTGCTGGAAGGGAGGCAGATACAGTGGAAATTGTACCACAGGGCGTCATAGTTTCACTGCTCCATGCGCAGAATACGAGCAGTCGCGGAATCAGAGCAGCGGCGGATAATAAGGAGCAGCAGAATGGATGCCACTACGGTTTTAGCGACGAGTTTTTCTTGTTCTTGCATGGCCTCGGTGCGGCCTCCGTGTCTGCTGCCGCCGTCGCTGCCGAAGACGAGGTAAAGGCGAAGCAGAAGGCTGCGTTCCTTGCTGCGAAGGAGAAGCAAAATTCTTTAGAGCAGCCTGTAACTTTGGCGGCAGAGATTTCTCCTTTAGTGCCGCAGGAAGAGACGCAAATCCCATCGGATTCTTGAAATTAAACATCTTCTCTTTCGGGTAATTAGATACAAAACGAACAAATCGGATTTTGTCATTTGTTCCAGCCGTCTCTTTGAGAACCTTAAGAAACGCGGGGTCTAGCAGGGCTGTTAATTTAGAATCACTTGTAATGGGTTCTATAATATCATTCATGGTAACTCCGTGTTTATCTAGGATGGCTGCTGGATTATCCATATGCGATAATGATGATAACAAGGGGTCTACTGCAACGGCTTGTTCTTTTAGAGCAGCTTTAGCAACTTTTTTAAGAACAGGCGACATTTCTTTAGCAAATGCGCCTACTTCGGGGAGAATATCATCGTCCAACAATTTTACAGATTTATTCAAATCTAAAATCTGGTCTTTTGGAAATTTGTTAATCCATGTTTTAAAACCACTTTTATTATTTGTCTGTACGAAACCTTCCAGTTGATTTAAGAAATCTTCTTGAAAGTAACTCCGAATTCCATTCGGGTCTTTGAGTTTTAGAAGAGGACCAAACGCTTCTTGCATAGTCAGATCCGCATCATCCAAGAGTTTATCCGGTGCGTCAATATATTCACACGCATCAATGAATTTCTGCCATTTCGGCTTTGCTACGTCGGGAAGAACAGTCTTAATTTTATCTTTATTCTCAAGAACTCGTTTAAGAGTCTCGTACATGCGTGTAACTGTTGATTTTCCACATTTGGCTTCAAGTGTCTCGGGTTCTGCGATAACTGGGACACCCACCAGACTTTTAATCACAATAGAACCGGCTTTTCTGTATGGCCAAGGAACAGCAGTCTGTACTTTCTTAATAATAGATTCTGGCAGAAGATAGATATACCACGGATCACCTTGTGTGATTTTCCGGATGGCAACTTGAACGGGAGTTAAGCAGAAAATGGGTGAATCACTGAATAAAGTACGAATTTTGTAAAAATCGGAGACTTCAAGACGCATAATACCCGAAACGGGTGTGCCGCTAACAACATATAAGAGGTCCCGAACTTTAGCAATATCCTCTTGCTTAGGCATGACGAAAGTTACAAGCCACCAGACAAACGCGCGACCAATATCACGGGGCGTATTTAGGGCTATTGCTAGAATCTGATTTTTAGTCTCGGGGCTAATCAATGTTAATGTGTTAAGCACCATCTTCCATCGCATGCTGGACCAATAACCGGATTTAACAGAGCCATATAATGTTAGAATTGCATGTTTCCAATCTCCGCGGGCTAATTCAATAAAGGCCATAATTGTGGAAAGAGCAGGGGAAATCCAATTAAATAGAACATCGGGAAGTATAGTCAAAATCATACGAATTAATTCAACGAGCAGAAGAATAAGGGAAATGGCCAATTGTGTAGGAATAGGCATCGTGGGTGTTACAAAAGGTCGCATTTTATCAACTGCCCAAACACCGATGCGTCGTGAAACTGCGTCATTTATACGGTCTAGCGCATTTATTGTTGAAATACCACCACCCACAATATCATCAAAGTTGTATTCCATATGGACGAGATGTTGGTCGCCTGCATGTCGTTGCGGGGGCATCGTTTTAAGACCGCCCCAAATATCTTTTACTTCAAAAATAAGTTCTTCTAACCATGGAAAACGCTGGATGAGTTTTGCGAATACTCCTCCACCTGCTGCTCCTCCATATTGTCTACGTTCCTCTTTAGTAGCCGCTGTCTCAGACCAGTCAATTGATGCAAACATTTCTGTGAATTTTGTGGCCTCTTCGGTATTTAAATCTAATTCTACTGCTAGAGCATCGGCTGCTGTTGCGATGGGTAACTTATGAATAGTAATTAATTCGTAGAGAAAAGCATATCCTAGCAGAATCTTTCGCAGACCATCAAAGAATACATTTGGTTTTTCTCTGAATTCCGTTTCGGAGACTTTTAGATTTTCTAAAAGTTTTTCTCGTGTTGGTGACATCACCCCTATTTTAAGACCTTTAAAATAATTGGATGTAGACTAATAGAATGGTGGAAGACTGTGTAGTCTGCGGTGAAGTAGTAACACCGGAATGTAAAGGATATAAATGTAGCCATGGGCATGAATATCATCGGATATGTTTGACAACGAGCACAAAAAAGAAGTTATGTCTTGTCTGCGAAACACCGGTCAAATTACCGTATGCTCCGCGAGCACCGCGAAGGCCAAATCGCAAACCACACGCGGCACAATGTAAGGGTAAAACAGCATTGGGTAAAAAATGTTGTAATAGAACATTTGCTACATTTTGTCATTTACATATTGCTGAGCCTGCTGCGGTAACAATAAATATATAACTTCATTTGTTTAAAGAGGAAGGAATGAGTAATTCAACTCATGGCTCACCGTTATTAGGTCCATTAGAATATGCTGTGGGTATGTTGGCGCCAGCAGAGTTTTTGGATTTGAATGCGGGTTCTGGAAGTAGTCATGAATCAGCATCTCGTCTTTCTACAAATGTAGGAACGGCTCGTAGTCTCCAGCAGAGATTTATGAATGAAGTCCAAGCCGCTTCTGGTCCCGATGAGCGAGATTGGTTGCGTGTGTGGCGAAAGAAGATTCGGGAACCTATCACACGATTCAATGATGTTTTCTTTGATTTTTTGATCAAAGACCGTGAAGGAAAAGACCAGGAAAGCATCACAAAGATGAAGCAATTGATTACAAGAATGTCTAATAATATGCCTGCTTCAGGACGCTCATATTTCCCTGAACTCGGATGGGATATTAGTATGAATACAATTAAACAAGAATTAGAAGAAGATTTAGATATAAATTTAGAAGAATTTAAGGAATCGCAGAAAAAGTTGTTGCGGGTCTACAGTGAAACATTAAAAGATCTTTTTGCGGTGGATGCTCGTTTACAAGAAAAAATCACAAAAATGAATCAAGTTGTGGATAGAGTTCAATCATTCATGCAGTTAGAAGCAAATTCTGAATTGGATGCTATGGCCGAACCTACTGCGAATTATCTAGCAGCAATACTTAAAAATAATGATATAAGTAGTGATTTTATTCATTTTATGATTAAGTATAAACACTGGACAGCACTTTATGATACAATTCAATTATCTCAGGTTGCGGCTCCCAATGGTCCTCCAACCTGCTGTATCTGTACTGTATCAGATATCACACACGCAATGATTCCTTGCGGCCACACTTTCTGCTCGGGCTGTATTAACAAGCAGATGAGTCTCTGCTATCTCTGCAGGACAAGTGTTCGTGACCGACTAAAACTACATTTCCCTTGATTCTTCCACCTTGGGCTCTAGGAATTCATGCTGAAAAGCATGGGGTTTTAGTCTTTCTAGACGTTCTTTTTTTTCAGGAAATTTCAGAGAAAGTTGCTGTAAAATATATTCTCTTCGTTTTGCTATGAGCCGAATGAAGAATTGACGGGATTGAGTATCTTGAACGTCTGCCATTTGGCTTTCTATAGGTTCGCAGCAAAGTCAATTTTTTTGGTTTGTTTAGGCCGCGTGTAACTAATAATAATTTAAGGAGATAGTAGAGTAATGAGTCAGGACGAATACATTATTTCACATATGAGTGAAAACACATTACAACAGCAACCCAGCACCATAGTTCCAGCAGAAGATATTCCCGAAATTTCTGTTTTACCCAATTATCTTAAAGAATGGTTGACTTTGGAGGATGAATTAAAAATTTTAGGTAATGCTATGCGGGAAAAGAGGAAGCGGATGGGAATCCTACAAGGACTTATTACAAAGACCATGAAGGGACATAAAATAGCGCGTGTTAATATCAAAAGTGGGGCGATTCTATATCAGAATAAACAGACAAAAGAATCTATGGGAAAGAAGTTTATTATATCTAAATTGACAGAGTATTTTAAAGGCGATATTATTAAGGCAACTGAGATTTTTAATTATCTTGAAGAGCATCGCGGGAAAAAGAGCAAGGATAATATTAAATTAGAGCGTGAATAGTAGAAATGCTCCGCATGCTAAGTCCAATTGTGGATAGTGTTGTTAAAATGGATTTTCGGGAGAATTTTGCTAATATGCTTGATGCGGGATCCATAAATCCCGGTGCTTTCCTTCTTGCTCTCCTACTTGTTCTAGTAATTGATGTTGGTATTATTTATTGGTTGTGGAATAATGTAATTGTAAATGTCATTACAATTGCAAAACCCATTAAGAGTTTCTGGACAGCAGCGGGTCTACTTATTTTTGTACTAATTATACATTCTTAGGTTCTCATAAATGTTGATGTTGCACGGAGTTCTTCTAGAGAAGGAGGTTCATAGAATGCCGGGTCACGTACACCATCTGGCATATCAAGTTGGGGTTGAGTTTTAAGGCATTTATCTAACATGACTGCCTTAAGAGTTCCCACATTGGATTCAAGTTCTTTGCTTGCTGATTGTGTCACAGCAGGATAGTACGCATCTAATGCCTTAATTAATTGCCTACCGCGGATTAAATATCGGTCAGTGGCCAGTTCAATATCACGTTGACGAATGGCCTTCTTGTGGCAGCGGCCTACAAGTGTTGCAGCGGGTTCCACATCCTGCTCAGTTGAATATGGAACATCAATGGATTTATAAACGCGACCAGAACCTTCATTAATATCAGTCTTCATTGCTGCTATTTTTTGAAAAAGAACATCTAATTCACGTTTCTTTACATTATATTCAGAGGCTGTTTCATACGAGCATGCTGGATAGGTTTGGGTATTAGCAAAGTTCTCATAGAGAACTCTACGAGGATATAATTCGACAACCGCAAGCACTACAAAAAGAAAAAATAATAATGAAATTTCATACATCATTCTGTATCTCTATAGTATGTGTTTATAATCCTCAACGGCCACGTCCACGGCCGCGACCCCTTGTCGCTGCTGTAGGTGCTGATGCCGCAAGACCTGTGGGTGCTGGAACAGGAGGTAGAATGCCTTCAACAGCAACAGCCGGGACAGGAGGAAGTGCTGGAAGTTGAGCCACCGTTCCAGTAATTGTCAGCCAATCCCGCTCCATAGTATCTAGCAGACCCAGAAGAAAGCGAATAACGGCCACAATGGCACGCCGTGCTGTCATTTCTACATCCGCCTCTGAACCGATTTCAAGTGTTAGTTCCTTCTTGAGCGGATGGCCCATCTTGTATCCCGCATAGGTGAGACGCGGCGCCTGGTCAGCCATAATATGACGCTCCACCAGATATGTCTGGAGTAGATTTCCAAGAGTATGATCCTCGGTGTTATCAAAGATAACCTCAACGCCCTTACGGTGTCCTAGCGTAGGCTGAATACGGACGTTTGCCGGAATCTGCATATCAAGAGTCTGATACTTCTGAAGCATTGTCTTAATTTCGCGAATTCCCCGATGAACAACGGCGGGGACGCTCATAAGTCCATTTGTCTCAATCTCAAAGTCAAAACTATACGGTTCGTTCTCCTCGTCCACTAAGAAGCAACGCTGGATTTCAAGTGTGGCCCATTCCCTCTTTAGATTATTAAGTTGAGCCGGATTTACCTGACTTTGCTCATTGATCTTCTTTGACTCCTTCAGCCAGTTCTGGAAGAACTCTTCCTGCCGAGCAGAATTGGTATCAATTGTATGTCCATATGAACATTGGCATACAGGAGAATAACGAACATTCTCTTCTCCTGTAGATACACTCGGATAAGCAACCAACTTAATCTTCTCAAGACTATCAGCTGACCACTGAGGACGGAGATGAGTAATCATAATTGGCTCTTTAGTGGTCGCATCAACAGGAAACATTGCAGCATTTCCTTCTGGTCCTAAATCCTTCCAGCCCTCAGCATCCTGAACAAAGATACGCATATCCTTAGTTGTAACCATACGGGACTCCTGTGTAGGATTTGCTACTTCAAGTTCAACACGATACTTCTTTGGGTCAAAATCGTCTACGGCCGCCACATAGATGGGAATCATTCCAATGCGATGGGCCAGCATTTCATTTGGTAGAGGTGTTGTATTCTCCTGAATATGAACCTCTGACTGCTCAGGCGGCTCTGTGCGGAATCCGACCGTGGGAACCTTACATTGAATAATACGTACAAGTGTATTTGCGATTGTTGTATGACTAGGTGCTAGTGTGAAGGCTGCCCGCTCCTTCTTCGTCGCGTCTGTCATGAGGGAGGCCCCCGATTCTGTATAGTTGCTAAACATTCTGCCTTATCTTATTCACAGGAATATGTTCAAATTTATTCACAAACACGCGTAACTCTAGTTCCATGAAATTCGTCATCCAAACAAGGGATGCCACACTTGTGCTTTTACTCGGAGAAATGCCGATTCTCACAATCATTTCTTGAGGAGGTAAAAAGAGCCGGATACCAATCGGAATTTAAATTTATTTGTGTTGATGCTGATGCTTCTGGCAAAAGGCCGCCGATCGTAGATAAGGGGCGTGTGGAAAAGTGGCTGACGGCTGTTCCTACGCTGATTATTGATGGTGAAACGGGCCCTCGTACAGACGCAGAAGTCTTTAATTGGCTCTCAATGAGGAAACTGCAGGAGGGTCGTTCAGGTCTGTCTTCGGGCGCCCCTGATAGTGTTGGCAGTGCTTCTGAACCCGTAGCCTACGGAAATGAATTGGCTTCTGGAAAATGGTCTGATTCTTATAGTTTTTTCGGTCAGCAATTTGATGTAGGAAAGGGACAGGGATTTGACCCGATTCCGCGAAACTTTGGCCAACTCCAGGAGGGTACGGGAAGTATTACCGGAATTGGTGGTCAGACCGCAGGACAAGTTGTCGCTTCACAGTCGCAGCGTAGTAAGAAAGAGTTGGCTATGGATAAAGCATATGAGGATTTTCAGCGAAAACGCGACCAAGATACTCCTGCCCCCTTTGGTCGTAAATAAAATGCTTAAAGTTTCTAGCATTAATTATATTTAGGGTTATGGATAAGCAAACGTCACCTTTGAAAAGGTTTACTAAGACTCTGATAGGATTTTTTGAAATGCTATCGGATTCCTATCCAGAGGAGCGTGATATTCGGTTAGCAACGGATGGTTTGAAGGCAATTGATTCTACGAATCCGCGTATTTTACTTACAATGTTTATGAAGAATGTGTATCCAACCTTCCGTGACCCTGTCTTATCTAAGAATGAAGAAGTTCTAATCAGTTTGGGGCATGATGTCCTACAGAATAAGTTTAGTGAAATGTCATTTGCTTTCTGGATTTTTGACAAGCATTGGAAAACCATGTCAGAACCAGATAAAGATAAGATTTGGAAGTGGTGTACTGCTTTAGTTCTTCTTTCTGAGAAGGCGGCGGGTCCTTCGTGATTTACGGAAGAGTGGGTCATTATATCCGGAGGAGGATAGTTGCGGGAGAGAATTATTCTTTTTAAATAATTTATTGTAATTATTAGTGCCATTGCGACTTAATAAAGGGAGCCCTGTCGGAGATACACTATTTTGAGTGTTATCATTTCTAGACAAGAGGGGAATGCCGTATGGGGACTGATCATTATTATCAAAAGGAGGGGCGCCAATACCAGGTTGACCTGCGGGTCCAGCCCCTTCAATACGAACAGTGCTACCAGCAATAGGATTTGCTGATAATTCTCTGGTCATATCTCCCGTTGGATACGATTTGCGTAATCCAACAATATAACTGTAAATCAAATCAATAAGACGATTCATCTCACTCCGTGCTTTACCGTATTTTCCTAGAATTTCAATCAGATGAACATATTCAGCCGGAACACCATCATATTTGGGAAATAGATTACGGATTGTGCTATTATCTTTTAGGATTGATGATGTATATAAAGTAATATTGGCCTTTATTTTCTCGGGGTCACCGGGTGCCATAAAGGCTGTATTAATTGCATCAAAGAGTTGTCGCTCATTTACATCCTGTAGGGATGATTTAACTTCGCCCTCTTTTTCTTGTATAGCAACTATCTGTGCCCGCAGAACATCTTCTGGATTTCCACCTCTTTGTTTTTTTAACCTACGTGTTCGTGAAGGCATCCCTAATGCGGTAGGAGAAAATATTAAAAAGAAGAGACAAAAGCAAGTATGTCACAACAGATTGAAATACAGAAGCGTTTTCTGGCAATTGTTACGCAGTTTACAAATGAACTAAGTTTATCGTATCCTGAACTCGAGAAGGGAGTTGCCGCTTATATGAAGCGTAAGGATCAAATTGAGGCATTTTCTCCGTTGGCATCTGCTCTAAAAGTAGCCGTGGCTGCTCGGGATGATTCATTTTTCCTAAAGTCAGGTAATAAAAAGGGAATTGAAATTTTGCCTGGAATCTTTTTTTCGGCCAAACTCTGGTCGGATACTAGCAAGGAGACACGCGTGGTTTTCTGGGACTATCTAGCATCACTTATCCTTCTGAATACTATGTTTAGTGCGGGCTCTACTGCTTCTTCTGCTGCTCCTTCTGTCCCTACTGTGCCTTCTGTCCCTACGGGAGCAAGTGAATCTGCGACAGAGCAGATCCTTCCCGACTTTGATGAAATTATGAAGGAAATGGCCACTAATTTCAAATCTGAAGAATTCAAGGGAATTTTTGAGAACATGAAGAATATGTTCAAGGATTTGAGTGGAAACATTCCTCCTTTTGCTGGAGCAGAAGCTGAAGAAGGAGCCGAAGGAGCCGAAGGTAAGAAGCCTTTTGAAATGCCTAAGATTCCCGAGCATCTTCAAAATGGACTTATTGCTAAGATAGCAGCGGAACTAGCAGGAGAATTTAAGCCGGAAGATCTTGGAATTGATCCGCTGCTAATGGAACGCATGAATCCTATGCAGATCTTTGAGCATCTTCAGTTTGTCTATACAAACAATCCCGAACTATTAACTGAGGCTATGAAGCGCGTGGCAGGTAAAATTAAGGATAAGTTTGCCTCTGGTGCTTTGAACCGAGATGCTCTTATGCGGGAGGCCAAGGAATTAATGACTTATTTTACAGACAATCCGGCTTTTAAGGAGATGTTTGATTCTATGGGTGGAATCTTTGATAATCCCTTTATGGGCGGTGGTGATGGAGCAAAGGGATCACAATCTGATCGTCTTCGTGCTGCTCGTGAACGTCTTCGCAAGAAGGCCGAGAAAAAGAGTAAAAAGTAATTTCGCGGACATACGATAGGGAAGAGAAATGCAGTGTAGTTCATTTTTCACAGACGATATTTCAATACTATGGCGTGAAGGTGATGACTTTTTTCCGTTTCACGCACGGGCTCGTCGGTGTACAACTGTAGCTCTTAATAGTTTTACACGCTTTGGTATACTCCTTGGTGTAATCCTATCTCTGCTTCGTCTTGATTTTCGCTATTTAATTATAAGCACATTATTTCCTCTTCTAGCAGTGGGTGCTTTCTACGGAATGAAAACAAAAGATACACTCCGTGAAGGTTTTCAAGTAGGAAGAGGGCCTATTGTTGAAGATAAAGTTGTAGCCGATGTCATCGGAGTTCAAGATCGCACTGGCCCAAATGCGCCAAATCCTTTTATGAATGTTTTAATGGATGAGATTAATAACAATCCAGCAAAGCCTCCGGCTGTCTACACAAACTCCCCAGCAGTCAAAAAGGAATTAGATGCCTATTTCCAAACTAGTATTTATAGCGACCCTGGAGATGTTTTTCAGCGGAATCAAGGGCAGCGCCAGTTTGTAACTCCTCCTAGTACATCCATTCCGAATGATGCGGGTAGTTTCCAAGACTGGCTCTTCCGTGTACCTGAAAAAACATGTAAAGAAGGAAATATGGGCGCCTGTGTTTCAACAAATAATTCTGGACGTTTCCCGCATCTTACATAAGTATTTTTTTTATTGACCTGGGTTAGAGAATGGCCGCCAATACATTTCAAATAAATCAATTCACGCGTGTCCACGATGACCGATGCGGTGTTGACAGTTTCTACCGCCAGTCTGTTGGACCCGGTTTCTGGGCGACTACTAATCTAGTTCCTAATGCTTCAGATGTTGTGCCGCAGGCTCTTAATAACCCGACAATTATTGCTAAGGAAGGATATGGTCTATTGCCGAAGAATATTGACAATGACAGCATTTTACGCAATCACGCCGTGCAGGAAAATCGTCAGCGTTGCCCTATCCACCCGCAGAGCCGTCCTTTCGTAACTGTTCCGTATATGGGTCGCGGCCGTGGTGAACCTGTGCTAGAGGCTAAACTCCAGCAGAGTGAATTTGTTCGTACAGGCAAGGACTGTATGACGGTTACGGATAAGCCTTTCGCCCAGCAATTCACACCTTTGCTGCCTCATGTTGAGAAGAACATCCAAAATCCTGTTCACATAATTCCGGAGGATGCAGCTTCGGGATGGGTTCAAGGCGGTATTCCCAGCAGACAGTATATTCGCGACTTGAATGTGTAAATTTGTACACAAATTGTGTAAGAACGTTAAACATATATAATACATTTTCCCAAAATAGGGCAATGTATGATATATCAATATATGGACTTGGTAAGCATCTAATAAAAGATGACTTGACCGACTTGTCTAATAATTTACCTACCTGGAAAGACCTAATTCCGATTATGCGCCAAACAGCAAGTTTGCCGGATTATCAGACATTGAGTTTTGTTATTGAAGATGTTAGCGGCAATTCATGGCTTCCAGCATTTCAGTGGGAAAGTTTATTATCGCAAGGGACATATGGTAAAGTTTATAAGGGGAATCGTGTTGTATATCGTCGTCAAGGAGCAACTCAACAATATAAATTATTATCTGGGACAGAACATATTGTTCTTAAAGAAATCTCTATTCCACGGAATATAGTTCCCGAAGATCATGAACGTGAAATAAAAGCTATCATGTATGAAGCCACAATTCATGGACTTGTTACACAGTTTTTTAAGAAAATTAATTGGTCATTTGCTGTGCCCGGTCTATATGAAATTTTTTCAAGGGGTGCGCAGAGTACTACAACAATTTATGATGTGAAAGAAGTTGTATTTTGTATGGAATATATACGCGGTGTTACACTCTTTGAATATTTAAAACAGAATTTGATTATGGGTGTACAGAAGAAAAATGATGCTTTTTACTTGCGGATTCTAGCAGAGATTGCTCTTCAATTACGGGAAATTCAAATAAATCTGCGGATGAATCATCGGGATATGAAGGTGAATAATATTTTAATTCGGAATCGGAAACCGGAATGGATTGCTGTTTTTGAAAAGTTCTATCCTCCTTTAGCCGAATTTGATTCATTTAATTTTAATGTAGTGCTGATTGATTATGGATTTGCATGTGTTGCTTGCGGAGATTCTCATGATATGCCGGAAATGAGTTTATTGGAAGCGGGTTCGTGGTTTGGTCCGACTGATTCCTGTTTTAAATCTGGTCGGGATTTAGTACAATTTATTTATTGTATGGAATGCTATTTTCCGCGGCGGAGATATTTTACTGATTCATTTTGTGCTTTGATTGAAAAATGGTTGACGGTGCCTTATTCTGAAGGAACTTCTCATTTATGGCTGGGTATTGCTCCGAATGGAAAACCATATACAGTTCAGCGGCCACTTATTTTTGATACGGGCATTTATGAATTTTTAAGACGCACAGAGGTGAATCCTTCCCACTGTGCTCCTCAAACTATTTTGGAGGATATTCAAGCATATTATGTTGCCAATTAAAGGGTTGGTTTTTGACTGGTTCTTAGGCCAGGTCTTCCTTGAGGAAATAAAGGAGTTGCTTCTGTGGGTCTTCCGGCCGTAACAGATTCAGCGGGATCACTTGCTTGATTTGCGAACCGGACTTCTGGACGTGCTTGGGGTGCTGGAGGTGCTTGAGGTGCTGGAGGTGCTGGAGATGCTTGGGGTGCTTTAGGGGCCGCGCTAGCAAGTAGTGGTGCTGCTGGTCCTGTTGGTGCTACTGGTGCTCGAGGAGCACTTGGTACATCATCCGTTACAGGAATATCCAAATATATATTCGGCGTTGTTTCACAGAGTGGTTGATGCGTTTCAACTCGTTGACGTAATTCATTTAAATATGCCAGCAAAGAGGGATGTTCAATGCCACCGCGATTTCCTCTTAAGGTAGGCGACCGATCAGCAGTCCACGCTTCCCGCCGATTAGGTTGAACACCATTCCTAAATGCGTAAACATTAACATAGTTCATAAATGTTGCCATTATCTCAGTATAATTAAAATATTCTGATGACGAACGTTCTAAATTAGTTGAAAGGAGTTTTGTTTCAATAAAATCTAAGAAAAATCGCAAACCTCGTATATCAATACGTTTGTCCGGAATAATAGCATCGCCTATAAGAATACCATCGTATAGTAGTAGATTTTTTTGTTTAACTACTTTAATTTCCTGAGTATGAATGCATAATGCTTGTTTCGCACAATCAATCATTAGACCTTCAATAAAATGTTGTGTAATGAATTCATTGCGAACACCTGCGTCAAGTATAAATATAAAAGGATTTAGCCGTGCTCTAGTTGACATTCCTATTGGAAATAAACTCTGATAATCAATCTTATAATATGCGTCAAAAAGACTAATTTCATTTAATAAAGCATCCGATACTGCGATTTTTTTAGGACCTGAAGGAAGATTAAAACTCTGCTTCCATGTTTCGGTTTTTGCTGCCATAGATTGTTTAGAATCAAGTGAACCAACTCGGCTTAATGTGTCAATAATCCATGCATTAATAAATAGGTCAAATCGTGTTGCTGGATTTTCCCACCAGGTTCGGTCTACTCTATTTGATAAATTCTGTAACCATTTGACTTCACGCCATGCCTGTGGAGGAGCATAAAGCATTAATTTCCAATACGCATAGGCATTCATAGCCTCAAGAGTCAGTTTATCAAAGCGTTTTAAATCATCAAGGTTATCAGTACGAAGTTCAACACTATCTGAAACTCCAGCAAATTTAATCACACCATATTGATTTGCCGCATTATCTATAAATTTATTTGCAGTGCCGAGAACGCGAATAATTCGTAAATCTCTTATATTGAAAGGACCCTCTTCACCAAATGTATGACCGATAATTTGTGTAATTAGTATATTAATATTGCCTAAGTAATTTGATATTAGGCGTTTTTCATTATCATCAAACGTATTTGCTATTCTTGCAAGAATACTCCTTGTTACAAGATTTGAAGTAAATGCACGTTCATTAACTTGTGTAATAAATCCCACCATTTCACCATTAATTATTTCAAGCATGGTATTAAAAATAACATTAATTGATTCTATATATTCTTCTTCATTAAATCTTGCTCCGCCGGCTGCTTGTGCGGCTACAGATATGGGTAATTCAACGCCTTCTGCTGGACGTAGAACCATTCCAATATGTTCTTCAATTTCATCTTTAATCTCTTCTATTCTTATGTGTAGTCCAGCAACTGTCGCAATTGTTACTGCTAATAAATTAATAACTTGCGGGTCATAGCGATTTTCAGTTCCAATTTGCTTTATACGAGCCGAAATCTTTTGAGCAAGTATTAAAGGCTGTTCATTGCGAATAAAACGAGCCTTAATTAATTGAGAAATAGGTTGTATAAATAAAAGTTCATTAATTCCTCTTTGATTAAGTGATCTTATCGTTTCGCGAATAATAGTAACCATTTCAACGCGTAATTCTTCGGCTGCTTCTTGTATTTCTTGTTGTGCCTCAGCTGCGTCCATCTCTATTCTTTACCTGCGGATTTACTTAAATTTGAATACCTAAAAAAAAGTTATATTGGTTAAACAGAAGATGAGTGCTGCAGTAGAAGATTTTGATGAATTGAATGAGCAGGATGAGGATATCTTTGAAGAGGAGGATGTAATTGATACAGAGGACTTGGAAGAAGTAGAGGAACTTCCTGCTGAGAAAAAGCAGATTCAAGAATTACTGTATAGAGGATTTTCCGGAAAACTACGTGAAGATGCGCATAAACTACTCCAGGCACATCCTGAGATTCAAGCAGACTATATGGAAATCATTCAAGAGCGACTCCCAGTGAAGGATTTGCCTGTTCTTAATGATGCGAATCACAAGACATATCCCTTTCTGACACAGTATGAAAAGACGAAGATTCTCTCATTGAGGGCCAGTCAGTTGGCGCATAATTCCCGACCTTTCATTGAGGTTCCCGCACATGTATCTGATGTTCATGAGATTGCTCGTCTTGAATTAGAGGCGAAGAGGATTCCGTATATTATAAAGAGACCTCTGCCTGACCGTACGTTTGAATATTGGCGCCTACAGGATTTGATTATTCTTTAGTTGAATCTACCATATCGTAACCCTATTCTCCGGAGCAACCCACAATGTATCCCCCTGCTTGAGACCATAAGTTTCATAGAATTCCGGAAACTGTGACAGGATTTTATTTACACGTAGTTCCGGCGGCGCATGTTTATCGGATTTAGATGCCACTTCCGCCTTCTTTTTTCGGTCTTTATTACGCCATGATACAGCATAGGATGTGAAATATTCCTTTAGCATTTTATGGCGTTCAGCTGCTGTCTTCCCCTGCATTTCTCCTCGTAGTGCCTCAAGGGATATAGATACACCGCCTAAGTCGGCAATATTTTCCATAAGAGTTAGTTTTCCATCAATTACGGAATCCATGTATTTTACGCTGAAAAGTTTTTCAATCTGTTTGGATTTCTTTTCATATTCGGCCTGCTCTTCCTCCGTAAACCAAGGAGCATAATTCCCATCAGCATCATGATTTCGTCCATCGCTATCAAATCCATGCGTCATTTCGTGCGCAATAACATTACCAATACCTCCCAAGTTCCAAGCAGTAGACCTGTTAGAATCATAGAAGGGGGGATTTAGAATTCCAGCAGGAATTGTCATTTCATTAGAGTCGGGATAGTAAAAAGCATTCACTTCAAATGTGGATGAATCCCAGTATTGGGATTTATAGGGGTCATGCGGTCCTACATCTTCAATGCCGTATTGCGTATCCTTTTCATTAATGCTAAATAGATTTCGTAGCATCTGCTTATCTGAGAAATCTTCACCGCGACTTTCATCCCGCCATACAGAAGGAAATGCCACTTTGAATCCCATTTTATTCATTTTCTGCATTGCTTTAACCTGTGTTTCGGGGCTCATCCATTCTGTGTCACGAATACGGCGATTTGCCGCTTTTTTCAGTATATGAACGAGGTCTGTGGCCGCATCTTTAATACGGTGAGGCACGTATTTTTCAGTGTAGGGCTTAGATAACATTTGCGGTAAATGCGTTGTTAAAATCGTCATCATTATACGGTCCACATTACTCGGCTTGACTGCTCCCTTCAGTGCCGTCCCATAGAAATTGAAATAGTGCTGGTAGACTTCGCCGGAAATAAAACGACCCATTGTAAGAACAGCAGAGCCCATTAGCCAGAGTTTTATCCTTTCAAGGTCATTCTTAAATACATTGTTAATATACTGGAGAAATTTGCGGCTTGTCACAAGAAGAGCGTGGTTCTCTAAGGTCTTTTCGGTTACGCCATATCCTTTAAAAAGTGTCAGCCAAGGTACATCAGGAAATTCTGCTTGAATTTCATGCCATGTCATCTGATTATAGCGGTTCGGTGTGTCATCTTCTTCTATCGGAGTAGGCAAATACTTAGCAGCATCAATTTCAATCTCTACAAAAGAATCCAACGAATCTAGGCCAAAATAAGAACCGACTAATTTTGCGAATTCACGATATGCATCGCGGTCCTTTCCATATTTTGTATCTTCCAGCAGATGTTTGTGCGGTACACAGAGAACATATTCACTCAATTGTATGCGTGAATAATTTGTATTATATGCGTCACTTAATACTTTGATAGTAAGGGGTGAACGGCATTGAAGACGATTTAGTCGTCCAATCATAAATGCTGCATCCTCTTTGGTTTGAATATTCTTAAGTTGGCCGATTAGTTCAACTACAACATATTCTGTTTGCCGGGGTGAATTCCATGTATAATAAATACTGCGGACAAATTTGGATAATTTAGAATTTGGTTCTTCAATCAATGCTTGACGAACGATACCCATTAATTGTGATTCAATCCTCTCCGCAATTTGCCGACTGATATTTGTAGAAGCAGCATCTTCTGGGATTTCGGTTTCATTTAGCCATGTTTGGTTAATAAAACGATAATAATCATGTCTTGGACCTTGTGCTGATTCCTGTGAAGACAACATTCCCTATGTTGTAAATTTAAATGATTTTTATTCTTTGTTCTCGTGTTATGGGATGATAATATGTATCAATTTGAATTAATGATGGGAGCTTCTTAGATTTAGTTTCGACCATGGTTGTTTCTTTTTTAAAATATACCTTTGGTTCAATTAACGATAAAATCACAGATATATCAAATTTGATTGAGTCTTTAATTGAACTTAGAGGCCCAGGAGCAACTGGCGCAATTCCGCCGTCCATTCCACAGATACTCATCCTCTATTATTCAGATAGAAGTGTTTTTCATAAACAGTCGTCAATCTTTCACGGAGATTTTTATTTCCAGCACCATTCGCAATCATTTGTGCGGCTATTTCATGTGGATGCTCGTCTTGCGGCTGATTTCCAAAAAAATCCGTCCATTCAGGTGGGGCTTCGCTGCTGACAGTACCCGTTTTCTCATCCCACCAGAATGTTTTGGCATCTAGCAGTGATGTTGGATTTGGATTATAGACAGCCAGGCTCCACCAGCGACCTCTCCAGCATGAAAATGGTTTATCTTCTGTATCCGGGTTATGGCGCCGTTTCTCTATGAGACTGGGTGGCATTGAGGAAGGTGGAGTTCTATGAATGGAATATGACCAGAGTAATTTATACCATGCTTCCCATAATTCCGGATGGCGTCTCTGCAGGAGATGAATTTTCTCATGTTCAACAGTAGTTGTAAAACGATCCTTTGAATATGACTCAGGAATCATCATAGTTGTTTCATTAATTGTATGTGGAAGACCATTTTCACAGGAATCATCGCAGAAAGCAATAGTATATTCTATGCCTGTTTTGGAATCGGTTAATGTAACTTGCTTTTTGATTTCACAACTATTACCTTCACGAACTTTCTTATTTAGATTGCTTGAGTCCTCTGTGCCACCATTTCTTATTAGCATTATAAATGCTATAAGACTAAGTATACCGGCAACAATTAATGTTTGCATCCCTATTTCTTACGACCAATAAGTTTAGCGATTTGTTCTATGCGGATTAAGTTTTCAGTGAATTTATGAGGAATTGAAAAAATAGTGGGTTTTCTCTTTTGTTCTTTTGGTGCGGGTACATGTGCTTGTGTGATTGGCAAGGGCCCTTGTGTCAAAGACACCGGAAGCATTCTATATATTATTTGTTATTTATCCCTGTCTTCTTCACGATAAGTGAAGGCGGAAGGGTGTTAACCCTGTCTCCACTGCTTACCGCAATTCAAGCACAATACGAACAATGTCATCGGTTCATCTGCTGACCTGGTCTGTAGTTCATAATATACACACTGACGCTTGGAGCAGTTGCTACACTTGTAAGCATCAGTCGCCATCTCCTTGTTGCCTTCTAGCAAACGAGTTTCACGCTTCAGACGTGCATCAATGCGGGAAAGCCAATGCTCGGGATTCAACTCATCATACGTCATAAAAGGAATCTTTTGAACTTCAAATTCACCCTCCTTCAAGCGGTCTAGAAGACGATTTCCTTTCACGTATGTCTTCGGACTTAGATTATTGAGCGTACGCCGAGCAGTAGCCATATAGATATGCTTGAAGACAGGATTTTCCCAGTTCTTAAGAACACCGCGTTTTCCCGCTTCTTGGATTGCCGAGTTATACATACCCTTCTCAAGATTAATCTGTTGCTTTTGGTCAAGATGATCTGCTAGATCAGTGGAAATCCACACCAGAGTTTTCTCTCGGACAGAATTCATTACTTATTCTTAACGCAAATTTTTAAATCAAATTTATGAATTTAATCATATTCTTCCTCTTCTAGTTCGGCGGCCATCGCCCACTTCGGAATCTTTTTGTTACGAGCAGAAGCATATTCACGCTTAGGAGCAGCCTTCACTTCAATTTCTTCTTCCTCCTCTTCAACCTCAACTTCCACTTCCGCTTCTGCTTCAGCTTCAACTTCGGCATCTACTTCCTCCTCTTCCTCATCTTCCTCATCAATATCCTCGTCATCATCTTCATCTAGACTTTCAAAACCTTGGAAAATCTGCGTATAGAACTTCGTATACTGTGCCGTTGTAAAATTGGCGGGCTCCTCTGCTTCATTCAAGGCAATCATGATTGCGTCTCCGAAAATGAGGGTAGAATCAACCGGTGGTGGAAGTTCATGTTTATTTTCCGTTCCAGCACGACCTTCCTTATATCCCCAGAGTTCAAGTGCACCCTTTTGATAAGTCCATGAGCCAATCTTAGATGGGAGTTTTGTCTTCCGGAGGATTTTTGCTATGCGTGTAGGGATTTCATCTTCAATTTCTCCCGTAATTTCAACTTTGCTTTGCTTAGTATCACCCTTTGTCTGAAGAACTACAACTTGGACCTGCATGATTTGCCTTATCTGGGATATAAAACGGGCTTCAAGTTTAAGTATAATGGGAGTAATTCTAATAACAACATATTCGCCTTTGGCAACTGAATTACAGGACACAACAGTTGTAATTTATACAATGGGTCTTACCAAATGGATTTATGTCCCAGAGAAGGAAATTGCTATTAAGTTTCAAGCACTAAAACACTGCTGTAAAGACAATTGGGCTTTACAGAAGGGTATTCTATTAGATTGCTGGGCTCCACCTATTTCTCCGTTTTGTATCAAAGAACGTTACTTAGATGCGTCATATACTGCCAGAGATGATGGATTTACTTTGACTCACCCCAATCTTGGACATTTGACGTTTTCTCAGACTTCTCATCCTGGGCTTTCTCTTCAATCGGCGCAGGAGGTGCTGGAGGAGTGGAAGGCGCAGGAGGAGGAGGAACAGCAATTATTAGAATCCCAATTGAAGGATCAGCATCTACTGATTGGCTTACAGAAGAACCGACAGCAGGCACATTCTCAACAATTGTCTCCAACTTCTGTTTTACCTCAGCAACAACCTCGGCAACAGCAACCTCCACCTCCTTCTTTACCTCAGCGACAGCGGCAACGACAACAGGGGCTTCGGCAACTGCCGCAACCGCCTCCTGTGCCACAGCAGAAACTGATTTCCCACCCTCAATCGCTGTTGCCAGTTCCTCAGCCTTATTCAAACCAGAAGAAGCCATCTCCTTTAACTTCGGGTCAATCGGCGCCACTGCTAGTACCATACGGCACAAAGCCGCTACACATCCTACCTTCGGCTTCTGAAGTGAAAAACCTCCTCGCGCGACCGAAACGGCAATATCCAGTGTTGCGGGGACCACCGTCTGTAGTAGTCCCGACAATTCCTTCTTCTGGTCATCTGAAAGTGTAGACTTCTGGACTGCCTGTTTAAGAATATCTAGTACAATCGTCTTCTTTTCACTTCCTGATAAAGCCTGAATCGCATTTACATCCTGCGCAATTGAAACAGCCAATCGCAAAAATCCATCGGGTGTAGGTGTTTTAGTTAAAAGTTCTATGCCTTTTTGAAGCAATTGATCAACCGACATCGCGTTTTTCTACCTTATGTTTCGTTAATCTTAAATAGAGCAAAATGGAGTTGATGCGCATGGGAATTCTTCTGGTTGTTGGGGGTGTAGTGGCTTTTTTCTTGTTTCAGATAGGAATTGTGCTTTATAGTCGTATGAATGAGACCAATGAATTGCGCGAACAATTAGTGGGTGCACCGTATGTTCCCCCTATACAGCAGGCTCCTGTTGCGTACCCAGAACAGAAGGGAACACCTATGCCTTCTATACCTGGGCAAACGGACGAAGAAGTTCGCACGCCGGAGCCGACCCAGCGCCGGGTTCGTCGGCAGACAGTGGAGGAGCCTGAGCCAGTGGAGAATACAGCACTCCAGCAGGAAGAGGCGGGTTTTACGGAAAATCTCAGACACCCAGAGGCCAGTTTCCAACCGCACCCTTTTAATAATAAGTCAGTACCCGTAGATTCGGGTGTTGCTAGCAAGGTCTCATCGCCGGGTTTTGGGGGTGACCAGCAGGCCTATGATTCGGATATGGCTCAGAATGGCGGAGAGTGGTTGAAGGGTACATTTGCCTTTGATTCTCGAGAGCCCAGTGGCTTTTCCTCATTATTTTAGATTTATAAAATGTGAAGGCCGTGAAGGGTATAAAGCCTATCATAGAATTACTAATAGATATGGCGGCACTACAAACACGTGTAATTCCTGTTTCAAATGGATTGCGTCTCCCTGTTCTTACAGAACCAGGCGACAGCCATACCTTATATGACTGGTTAGCATCATGGAGTCTAGGACCGCGTGATACTACTTGGCGATTCAACAATCCTCTACAGGATGCGAATGTTGCTGACATTGGAAAGGGTACATGGTATTCTTCACTAAGACCGGGTGATTCTAGCAGATCTGGTTATTTATGTGTCTGTCCTCGTCTCAAGGCTGTAGTGTATGCGGAGCAGGATAAACCCACTGCTGGAAAAAGCAAATGGCAGCGTGTGTTTGTTCTCCGGATGCGCGTAGATCCAGCAATATGGGAAACAGAGGGAATTGTGTTTGCTGCAACACTTGTGCCATCTGAGAAGGCAATTATTGTGGAGGATATGCTAATGTATAAGGGATTTGCGTCCTTTTATAAGGCGGGGTTTAGTAAGCGATGGGAGAGTACACAGAAATCCTTGCAGGAAGATGTATGGGCAGATGAGGATTTAATGGGTGGTCTTAAGATACGTTTGCGGGCAATAGTGCCTCTTGCAGAGACTGCCGAGTTAGGTATTTCGGAAATTATTCCTGAAGAGGCTGGACGGCGGAGATATCTATGGATTGGACGAGCACAAGAGACGACTCTTCCTTCTGCTCCTGCTCCTGCTCCTGTTACAGTGGTAGAACTAATACAACCAAAAGATGACATAGCGATTGCAACCAAGGGCGCTTTCCCGGATCAGTATTTCTTATCACGCATTGATGGGACAAAAATGGGTATGGCGATTGTACAAGACCCTGGTGTAAGCAAGGAGATGCGTGTAAAGAGTAAGAATAATCCTCAGTTCCGCGTTCATATCAAGGAAGCGGCTGAATTTGCTGGAAGTTATGAAATCCTTTCTATCATCTAAATAGGATGGCTGGTTATTTACCTTCTTTTGATAGTTCAACTGCCTTATTTCGGGGCTCCGGAGCAGGTGTTGTTCCTTATTCCACCTGCGCGGAAACTACTAGACCCGGTGCAATTCGTACACGCAGACGCTTCAGACAGCGTGGAGGAAAGTGTCCTTGTATGCTTGGTGGCGGTAAGCGTAAGCAAAGCCGCAAGAATCGTGGTAACAGCCGTAAACAGCGCTACAGCCGTAAACTACAAAAGCAGCGTGGTGGCGCCGGCTACACATTTGACATGGCCGATATGTTGATGAAGGAGCCGGCTCGTGTAACAACTGCTTGCCAGATGCCGCGGCCGCCTACACAGTTTGGTGGTTCATCCAACGGATTGAACAAACAGAGCCAATCACAGATTGGCGGTGGTTCAGCCCTAGTAGGCTCACCCATTGCTTCAATGACTGAGTCTATTGGAGGTACAACGCAGCCTTCTTCTGCGCTTGTCTATCCAGCTACTACCGCTGCGTATTCCTTTGACCTAGCAGGTTCTAAGAATCTCAAGGGCATCTATGCGGCAGTCGCACCGATGAATGGACGCGTTGGCCCGGTTTCATGCCGTTCACGTAAGCGTAAGGGTCGCAAGCACGCTTAAATTCTTATAGTAAGTAATTCCCTCCAGAATAGTTTAAATTCTTCTTGAGAGAATGTGTACGAAAAAGTCCATGGCTGATGAACAGCATATGGGTCTACGATTATTTTTTTTATTCCAGAATCTGTTAAAACCTGTAGTGATTCCATTATATTTTCTATATTTTCCATTAATGGCGGGTAGGTTCCATTTTCTATAATAGCTTTATTTATGAATTCATCAGAAGGAATTGTAAGATCAACTTCTGTATTTGGACGTTGTGTTTTAAAAATTTCAATCATTTTTGCAACACGACAAATGGCTAACGCACCCCCCGGTTCATGTGACTTCCAAGCCCAACGACATGCATAATAATCGTAGCAAAAAAGATGATCCTCAAGACGTTTGCGAAAATAATTATCCATTTGAAGAATAATACTGTATTCACTATCTATCATTTCCCACATTTTCCAATTTCCATAAAAATTAATAAATTCTTGTATTGCTTGTTCTTTGGGTGGATCTCCTTTGAATGCCACAATGACATTGAAATGAGGCGCCTTATCTCCAAGCAGATCCATTATATAATCATAATTCTGGTCCGAGCAGAAAATATAGACGGACATATCTGGACCAGCCCAAGCCATATTACGGAGAATAAACCACATGTTGGGATGGATGCGTCCTTCTACTAGCATATAAGCCCTCTTTGCTTTCTTTGGAGGCGTGTATGTCTTCCAAAATTCCGTCAATTCGCGGCCGTAGCCTTCTTCTAGCGCATTGAATACGAAAGGTTCTAGCTTGTTTCGTAGATTAGATAGCATTTTGGGTGAATTGTCTCGTAACTCATTCTGCGTAATGTGCCACATTCCACAGATTGCTTTTTCTTTTTCCATTTCCTTTTCATTTTATTAGGGGGTTAATTTTAAACCTTGCGGGTTTTGTGGTTTTTGCGATTACGTTTACGGGTTTTTCGCGATCTTTTTGTAAAGTTAGTGCTTCGCATACTAGATGGAATATAAAAGGCTACTATTGATGGTAGACCAAATGATGGTAAATATGTTAATCTTTCAATAAAAGATCCATTTGATAATTGTATAAACTGAGTTTGATTAACAGAACTCATAACTCTAGCCCCATTTCTTTCTGGGTAGGGTACACTTTTTAATATTTCTATTAGTTGTTTCTGAATCTCATCTTTTAAATTTTTAAATGGTATTTTTTTACCATAAGGAGAATTTATAGCAGGATCATCTTCTCCAGCATTACTCATAGCATTACCAACGCTGCCAGACCCTATATTTTTTTTTCGTTTATAACAATCAAAAAAATTTTTGTCTTGTGTTAATAGTCCAACATTTATCTCATATACATCCCTTGCTATTTTTGCAGCATGTGAATCAAGTGTTAAATAAACAAATTCTTTGTGTGGATATGCTTGTTGAAGTAAATATACTGCTTCAATTTGACCAAGATCTCCCGATCTTTTTAAATTATAAAGAAAGAATATAAGCAACAATAGAAGTGTGTTATTCTTTATTGAAAAATCTTTAAACGGTATATTTTTTGTGGTATTATAAAAAAAATTGTAAATATTATTTAAACAAGATTTAATATCCCAATAATCTTCTTTTGTTTGCTTAGCTTTATTCATTTCTATAAAATACTCATCTAAGGGTATATCACGTGTTTTTCCATAAGTATTAAAATGAATATTTAATAAATTAACCATTTCATTTACTTGAGTTTTAGAAACACAATTAAGGATTGGTTTATTTTTGGCATTGTTTAATATACATACTTCACTATATTCTCCACTTTTTAATGTTAATGTAAAGAAATCTCCTTCCAAGTTTAAAATTAAATCGTAGACAAGATTACTCAAATGAAGAAGTGGTAAATAAAAATTATGTATATTCATAAATTTATATTGAATTTTCCAGTTCAAATCTCTTCCTATGTGGTTAGCATTAGTTCCTTGTGTACCAAGTTGTTCTTCTCTTTTTGGCTGGTAATGAATACGAGCGGGAGATGCCGCTGGGGCACATCCTGAAGCAGGAGTAACATCTAGTTCTTCTTGATTTTGCGAATAATCAGTTCCGGTTTCATATTTGTATAATTTAGTTTCATCAACAACTATTTTATCAGAATCCGCACCTCCATCCCACCATCTTATTGGTGTATTAAATAATCCTAATCTTGATTCTCTTCCATCTGAAGGGAAAGATACAGCATCTAATGAGACATAAACTTTATAATCACCCTGCCCTCTATCGCCAAAAAAATTTGCCATTTCAGTTGGACTAGATATACTAAAAGGTTTAGGGTCTATTTTTTTTGTATTATTAAATAAATCTCTTTCCCATCCACTTATCTGTATTTTAAAATCATGATTGGTATCTAAAACCAAATGTTTTTTCCTATTTTCTTCAAATTTATCATCTTTACATAAATAACGAGATTGAACTGTTCCTAAATCATATAATATTTGTAATAAATTCATTTTATCATCCGATTTTTTTATACATCTAATAAATAATTCATCAATAGAATTAACAGCAGCAGCACTAGAACTAGAAGCACCAGCATATCTAGACATTATACCCTACTGCTACCCCAGTATTTTTTTCACCAGAGGCAAAGGTAACTCCAACCAAGCTAATTCTACACGCATATAATCTTCCGGTGAATTTTTATTCTTCAATAGCCATTGTTTTTCCCGCGTAGTTATCAGCAGACCAGTCTCCTTATGTAATCCATAATCAACAAAAAGTCGGTCAGTCTCCCGTAACTCCGTTTCATAACGGGCCCAAAATGGGTCCTTTACAATTCCATCAATCAATGCTGTATATGTATACCAGTTTGAATATAGTAGCGGTGCTGCTTTACTTAATCCTTTTTTGGCTGCAACTCGCATAGTTATCCGTTGTAACATCCCTAATCTTCAATAAATGCGGGTCCGTTTAACTGGAGTTCATTTGACATTAGAGGCTCCGAATGGGTATCAAGTGGTCCAGCAGAGTTCCAATGTCTGATTTTGTACCCGCACTTCTTAAAATAATCATGGCGTTTTCTGAACTGCGAAACGAAACAATCATGCGGTTCATCCAAGATATCAATAATTAGCGGATTGAATGCTCGTTCATCCTTCTTCTGCCGAAGAATACGACCAACAGACTGCTCTACATTGCTCTTTGGTGTTGACAACACAATTGTGTTGAGGGTCGGTATATTCATCCCCTCCGCTGCCATACTATAAGTTCCTAGCAGAATCTGTGCCTCTTCCGATTTTTCTAAAGCATCCTGCTTCATGCCGCCCACATAGAACGCTACATCGGGCGCTCCTGCTGCTTTAAGTAGTCGTTCCCACATCAAGAGATGGTCACGGCGGTCTGAAAGAATTAAGGTTTTCCGCTTCTCATCATACGCTTTCTTTACTGCTGGTATTAGATATCTCGTGCGGAGTTCATATTCTGTAATTGTATTCAAGAGCCGTGCTCTAATAGGATTCCCCCGATAGTCAAAGTCTGTCTTTGTATAGGCCTCGTCAGTAGAAGTGAAATTATAAACGCGTACTTCTACTTCAGTATCTTCTTCTCTTGCTCGTATCCGAGTAGTCATGTCGCCAATATACCATCCAAATACTTTGCTCAAACCATCTGTTCTGTCGGGTGTAGCTGAAAGTCCCAGCATATACTTAGTCTGAATCTTCATTAACGCCTTACTGAAATGCGCGGCTCCTAAATGATGACATTCATCAAAGATTGCAAAACCGAAATCCGCAAAGAAACCCTCCGGATATTCATGCTTAGCAACTGTTTGAAGCATTGCAATTGTAATATCAAAATCATCACCCACTTCGGCATCATCTGCTTGAAGCCGGCCAATTCTAGCAGTTGGATATACACGATTAATTTCACCTATCCATTGCCCCACTAAGAATTCTTTATGAACAACAATAATTGTTTTTTGTTTAATTTTTCCCATAATTGCCAAAGACATGAATGTCTTGCCCCAGCCGCAGGGAACACAGATAATACCATTTTTGCCTTTTTTAATGAAATTATCAGTGATTTCAACCTGCGGCGGTCTTAATGAACCCTGGAAGACTAGGCTGCTAAGGAGCGGTTTTCCCTCCTTGCGAATATCTGCGTCGGGTGTGCCTAGAGTTTTTAGTCCCCACATACGGGGAACATAGATTCGTTGAGGAGATTCATAATAAACAGGAAAACTCTCAATGCCCGCAGAATATTCCTGCTGCGCAGCAGGCATAACCGTTAGAGCATTTTTGATTTGTGCTAATTCACCGTGGCTTAAAGCATCCTTCGGTATTGAATACCCGCGGTGAGATAAAACACGTTTTCCTTCTAGTTTCTCGAGTTTGATTTGTTTCATAAATTCAGGTATTCTTATCCGCGACATTGTGTCTCTATCCTCTTCAAGTTTTAAATCTGCTTCTAAAAAGTCTCAGTAAGATATAGAGAATCATGCAGAAATGGGAAGTTGGATCATTGGTAGTCCTAGCCATCCTTGTTGCTGTTGTAAGCACTACTCAAACTTTATCTGCTCCTCTTGTGGAACTCTTTGATTCCCTTTTTGTCCAAATTTTAGCCGTCTTTGCCTGTGTTGGCGTTGCGTCCGTTTCACCCACGGTTGGAATAGCAATGGCTGTTGCTTTTGCTCTTTTATTTGTTCTCCGAAATAATAGTCATGTTCAAGCAAAAATTATGAAGGTTGAAGAAGAGCCGGCTTATGCAGCAACATATTCACCTCCTACCAGTGTGGAGAGCGATTCTGTTCAAGTTGAACTACGAAACAAGGATATAACAAAGACGGAGGAGCAACCTGAAGGTCAATATCCCTTGGATGAAGTTCGTCCTACAGAAACCGCTACCCTCAGACCATATGAGTATGCTCCCCAAGAAGATACTGGGTCAAATGACTTTAGCCTTCACGGCCAAAGCATTGATGAGAAGGGAATGATTCCTCCTTCCATTAAGCCTTGGTTCGCTCAACAGAGTTGAGCATCCACCCCCTTGCGAATCTATCACATACAGCGGGTTCGCTCAACCCACTCAACGTGTAATTGAATTATAAATATTCCTGGCCGCTTTTTTATAGGTTTAAAATAGGAATGCCCCTTTGGAGTTATTTGCCACAATATTTTCGCCTATTTGGCCTCTTTGAGCCAAAAAAGGAAAGCACAGAAGTATTTTATAAAGATTCAGATCAATGCGCTTCATTGCGGGATGCTCTTAACCAGCGAAAAGGCAAGAAGGATAATCTAGAGCGTTTCTTAAAAGATTGCTGCGCATATCGCTTTTGGTGGAATCGCATAACAGATGCGGATAAACTCCGTAAGAAACTCTATAAAGTTTTAACATTTACACACATCGGGGAGAAAGGTTCTGAGTATGCGGGAAAAGATCAGATTATGAAGTATGTTGATACATCACTTGAACATCTAAAAACACTTATAGATGCGGAAGGTCCTGAATCACCTCGTTTAGAAGAATTAAATGACAGTTTATCAGCGTGGTGTATTGAGGCACGTTTAGTGGAGTTTTTGGGCAAAATCAATCAAGATGCTGAAACGGCTACATTTAATAATGAGGGTGCAATTCAGTATAAAACCCAGTTTTCTGAGCAGTTGGCCGCATTGCTTCTAACACAGGACTTTTATGACCAGTATCTAGCAAACTGGAGCAGAGAATCAGCATCAAATGCGGCAGAAGGAGCAGCGGCGGCTGGAGCAACTAAATTACTAGAAGGTGTTTCCGCTTTATCCGCAAAAACAAGAAATAATAAAGATTATGTTGGATTTATCTTGAGCAAACTAGCAGAAGTAGTTGCCGAAAAGGAATCTGCTGGAAACACTGCTATTGATGATTTATTGATGATGGGAATTGAAGCCGATATTGCTTCATTACACGATATGTACAAGAAGGGTTATCTCAAAATTCCTGAATTTTATTTTGCTGGAGCACCTTCTGAGAAAACGGTTCTTATACAAAGTGTTTTATCCTTCTTTGAAATCAGTGATGAACAGAAACAGGCTTTACAAGTAAATTTAGAGAAGTTTTCATCAGAGCAATTGAAGAATAAGATGACACAGTTAAGAGAAAAAGTAAGAAAAGTAAAAGCACGGACAGCACGGTCACTGCGATCACGCCAATCTCATAGAACAAGAAAGAACTAATTTACTCGGATATACATATTTCTAGCAGTCCTACTGCGGAAAATAAGTATTATTTAGAATTAAAAACTTGTTAAAAGCCAGCCAAATCCACTCTTTGCGGCGTCTCAGTTTTCTGGACATTCACCTTATCATAAATTTCGCAATTGCCTATCCAGCGTCTAAAATCCTTGGTTCTATATTTGCCAAAGCGACGGAGTTCATTGAGTACATTTCGCGGAATACACATGGGAGCAGTTTTGCTAAGAGGAAGAACAGTGGACATACATAGTGGGACAGTTAATGATTCAATTTCACCCTCCGTTGCTCTTAAGATTGTCTGTCTCATTCCAGCAGGACATGTTGCGGCCTCTGCAAAACGTTCAAGGCCACATGAATTAGATTGCTCAAATGGATTCTGGTCATCTCGTAAGACTACGCAGGATTTTGAATCACCGGGACATTTCTGAGGAGCGGCCGAAGTAGGAGCCGCCGCGCAGCAGAAGCCTGTAATACCATCCGATGTTGCTCTATAGGGTTTATTACGTGTACAGTTTTCAGCTGCTAGTTCTGACAAGAGTTGCTGCATCATTGACCCGCAGAACTGAATTTTTTGACCAAATTCGTCATTCATTTCACCTCCCAGTGAACAAACATGCGGAATTTTGCTATTGTCTTTCCTAGGATAGCAGCGTCCTTCGGTATTATCAATGCGACCCCGGCAGCAGATGGAGCGACCATCGCGGTCTGTTAGAAACTTAAAACCGGGCGGGCAGAGTGGTGCTATACTGCCTTCTGTAACTGGTTTAGCATTTCGTGTTTGGCTCATTGTTAAGAATGATTCCTCAAGCATAGCAGGAAGCCGACTGTATTTGAAAGCAATGAAAAAAACAATAAGTGCCGCAACAAGTAATAATAAAAGTATTGTCTTCATAAGACTCCTATGTTATCCGATGATTTTTTAAGTACGATAACAAACAGAAAGAAGACCCCATATAATACCTCCGGCTAATACAACACCTCCAATTGTAATTCCAACAGGTGCGGCTAGGATATCTTCAAAATCACCTGGTTGAAGACCTGTACTAGGTGCCGGTTCTCCCGCCACTCCTACATCATCCTGTAGTTTCTTAGGACCATAGAGTTCATCCGCTAAGAATACTCGGCGGGCTTTCTCATCCACAACAATTTTATCACCGCGAATATCTTTCTTCGGGTCAATCGGTCGGCATTTCATTGAGTCCATGGATTTAATTCCAGCAGGAAGATCCGCCGGCGCATCAGTGGAAGATCCTACACGAAGACCGGGTGTTTTGTATAAGGCACAAAAGCGTCGAAGATCAACTATATTAATAGGGTCAGAAGGTGGCTCCATCTCAATTACCCGATTAGCAGCCTTCAATCTTTCCACATCTTTTGCTCGGATGTTTGCCGGTGTTTGGAGAAAAATATATTGAATCGCATATGAGTCAGGAAGACATTGCGCATCAGGATTAGGGAGCCCATATCCCCGATTCTTCAAATCCTTACCCTTGTAAAGTATTGTAGGTGTTCTATCTGTAATAATACTTGTTAAGGCAGGAAGATAGCCTGCTCTAAGAGAAGCATCACGATTTAGAAATTCAAAATAATTAACACCCTTTCCAGTTCCAATCTTAATAGGAATAATCAAGCAGATATCATCGCGAATTTGCTGGAGACGTTTAGCGGGTTTAGGATTCCGAAAATAGACATGAATTTCACCGACTGGTAGAGTCTCAGTGCCTGGTTGCCGGTGCATTCCAGGAAAATGTAAAACAGTATCTGAAATATTAAATGTCTGTCGTTCAAAAATAAGAGAAATTTGTGGGTTTTCTTCAATAAGTTGACCATCACGGGCTGCTCTTTCTAGTACTCGTCCCGGACCAGGTGTAGTTCCAACAATGCGAATTTCAGATATCTTATATTCAGGTATGTCATCCACCTTCAATAATTTCGGAAATTGAAAAGGCGTCTGTGTACAACTTAAACTATTAAATGGAAATACCTTACCAGACATTTATCCCTAACCTGTAAAAGGATTATAAACTAGCGATTTTTGCCTATAGATATTGGCTTTAAATGTCTGTCCCTGTGCGGGAACACTGACTTCATCGCCATCATAGATTTCATCGCAACCATTATCATCGTCACAGTCCCGATTTTTGTATTGAATGGGGACTTGGACAGGATTGAGTCCATCTGTGCGTGTGTAATAATTCCATTTATTACGACTTGCCATAGTTCGGCGTCCATATAGGGGCACAAGTGTACGCTCGGGATTAGAAGAAAGAGCAGAGCCACCCGGTGTTACGAGCAGACCAACTTGCTGGAAACTTTCGGCGTATCCCTGTGTGGGGAAATTGAAAACAGAGCCAGCTGTGTTAAAATCGGGGGGTGGCTGATATTGACGCTCGGGTGCAGGAGGGACATTTGAACTAGAACCACGGGGGAGCCATTGTGTAGAAGGAGCGGATTTTCCAGCAGAACCAGAGCCGGATGAACCGCTAGGCATTTCCAATTTGATGTTAATATCTCCGCGGCTTTGAAAAGCAAGATAGATGAAAATACCGCAGATTATGATTGAACCTGCTAGAATCAACAATAATGTTGTCTGTGATAACTGAAACCCACCTGACTGCTCCACTGAGTGAAGGGCACCGCCACGTTGTTTAATTTTTCGTGCTTTAACCATCCTACATATTGTGGAGGTTTATGAAGAGGTTGGGTCAGAGCCAAAGAAACTCTTAAATGTCTTCATGATTTCCTTGCCATCGCTGACAAGCGGCTTGAGATTATTTAGATTCGCCATTAAGTCTTTTTGAACGGAGATCAATTTCTGTGTGTCCGTTGTTAAAGCCGCAACCTGCTCGGGCTTCAGTTGATTGTACGCCTTCATGAATGTGGAACCCGCATCCATGTGATGTTTGCCGTCTTCTTTCTCGGAAGGTAGGCGATATTTCTTTGTTGGTTTCTTTTCTTTGGGTTTGGTGCCCAAGAACTTTGCGCTTAGCGCATCTATGTCAGATGGAGCAGGTTCGGACTCATTCCCCATCGGTTCTTCGGTTTTCTCATCCTCTTCTATTTCTTCTTCTATTTCCTCCTTGAAGTCCTCTTTAGCACTTTCACCTTCGGGGGGTGAAGTGGGCGCCACAAGGGACGTCTCTGTAGTGGATTCAACTAAAGGAGCCGTGTCTTCAAAGTTTTCATAAACGCGGCGGCCGCGAAAACGTCTAGGGACGAAAATCATGGCAATTAGGACTGAAATCAGAATACGAAGTCCAAGACTTACTCCCCGCACAGTTGATAGAGTCAAGTATGCTAGTAAGCCAAGGATAATGGGTAGAACATTAGAAGCAGCAGCGGATCTAGCAATAGGAATAACAGCCACGAGCAAAATAACCAAGACGGCCACTTCACTTAACTTATAGCCAAAAAAACCGGACATTTCCCTATTATACGCCTATAATATCTGATAGAAGTTGATAGCCCGCAAATAATAGACCCGCAATCAAGGAAAGTAGCACCAGTCCCACCATAGAGAGTTCGGAGCCAGCACGAAACGCCCAGGGTGCGTACTGCATGATGGATGTGTGAAAGAGGGGTAGATTAAGAAGAAAGAAAAGAGCGGCAACAACAATGGGAGCGCGGATACGATCAGCAATGTATGACCACATATCTCCCTTTTGAGTGGGAGGCATCATCTGAATCTGCGGCATGGAATTCTGTTGCGGAATCTGGCTATATGACCCCATCATTGAAGAGAAATCCTGTGCTGAGGGCATAGAGTTTCCAATCATATGAGCAGTAGCGGGAGAAGGGTCCATTGTGTATTCTTGTGTGGATGTAACAGGCGGTTCTTGAAGAACCAGGCGGGGCGGACCCTGCTGCTGAAAAGCGGCTCCATTTGGTCCTCCGGCACCTCCATCATTCATATCTGCCAGAATCTTACTGACAAGACTTGCATCATTAGTGCCGGGGCCCTCTAACTTGTCTAGAGGTGTGCTTTGAGACATTTATTATAGATAAATATATCAAAGATATTAGAAAAACGCAGACTAATTATCAGAATCTGCGAATGAAACAGTTTTAACAAGTTCTTTCTTATCAGCCGGGCAGACAACGGGTTTTACTTTAAATTCATAACATCCTTCGCCAATTTGATAAACTGTATTTTTAAATTGAACAACATCAGGTCCCCGTATAATAATACATTCCGGGCCTTTACAAAGAGGTCGCATCATTGCGGCTAAACCGAAACCTATAACGCAACTTAGTATAAAAGCGATACGAGGATGTTCCATTAATTCCATTAAATCTAGCATTCCCCTACTTTTATCTTCTATTATAATAGGTTAAGTATGCGATTTTTCAATAAATTACAACTTCTACCACTCATGGTAAGTTTTTTTATCGGATTCTTTATTGTTTATATTCTGAAACCGAGTCCTGTAATTATCTACAAGAATCCCAATTTGGATAATGCTGGTAAGGTGACATATGTTGACCGGAATGATGTTTGTTTTCAGTATATAGTTCAAAAAGTGGACTGTGACAAGAATGAAGATAAAATATCAATCTATCCTTTACAATAATTCGACTGCTAGCTCAGCTGCTCCTACTAGTCCTGCTGATCCTGTTTGCCCTCCACCTGTAGGAGGTGGAGGAGCCATTAAATTAATTTCCCGAGTATCCGACATAGATTCATATTTATAATAAATATTTACGGGAGGTACAGATATATTACCAGAGGGTGGAAGCGGATACTCAAAGTTCTTAACTATACGTTCGCATGATCCTTCCGGTTCGCATTTATCTCCTTTAGGAGCCTTTGGTGCAGCTTCAGCTTCTTTATCATGTAGAGTCTTCTGCGCAATAGCAACACGTTTAGCTGCTTCAATAGAAGGACTAATTCTATAATTTCCTATTGCCTGAGCAAGTTCAACATAGGACTGCTGGAGTGCTTCAATCCGAAGTAAATTCAATTCGGCTTTATCTTCACGTTGTTTATTAAATGCCTGTAAAGAAGTTGCATATTTGTCATGCTCCTCTTTGCTTGCTTTATTACGAAATAGGTCCAATGCTCTATATGAATCTACTAGACGAGGAATTTGTATTTCTTTGACAGTTTCACTCAAATTCTCAGAGTTCTTAACTACTGGAATTCCCTTCTCGTAGTCCATAACAATATTTGAATATCCTTTCCTTGCGACCTTAGCCCAAGTCTTAATATCAACAATTGCTTTCGGATTACCGAATGTACCTAGTTTGCTTTTTGGGGGCATTCTCTCTAATAGAAAATGATTTATTATCTCAGAGATGAGTGACGCAACGGGAAAAATTGTTGGTTCAATGTTTCTTAATGGTATGATTCATACAATTCTTCCTGCTATTGGAATTGCGGCCTATATGAATGTTGCAAAGGAGCCTCTTTTAGAAAGCAATACGGCTTTTTTTACAGTATTATGTGTTATTGTCATAGGTTCATTTATATCAAATCTTATTTCTTTTATGATAGTTCAAAGTTCTGTTTGTGGTAAAGTATTTCAAAGTGAACACCTAGCCACTCTTGCGGGATATAGTGTAATTATATCAATCTTATTTTTTAGTCTATCATGGCATGTTGACTTCATTGGAAATATTATCCGAAACATGCTTCCAGTGACAGAGGAAAATTCTAATGAGTCCGAGACACCAATGAAAAATCAATTTGGTGAATCCATCGTCCATGCATTTTATATGTTCTGGGCGGGGATGTATTCTTCGGCTTCTCTTTCTTGGTTTGCTACAGCGTGCCCTTTGCCTTCAACGGAATCTAAGGCGACTTAAGTTCCTAGTTTGTAGGCGGAGGCGAATCGCCATAATAGACATACATAGGAACTTGATTTCTGCTATACTTCTGGGTATTTAGAACATAATATCCATTACGGGTTTTATTGAGTCCCATGTTTTTACTGACAGGTTCGGGTAAAGTCGGGCCCTCTCCTATTTCGGGTTCTGGTAACTCCACAGGTTCGGGTAAGTCAATCGGTTCAAAATCAGCCGCTTCTGCTTCGGGTATAGTAACCATCATTCGCTGTATGAAACTAGCAACTAAATAACTTAGAAATGCCCAGAGTATAGAAAAAAGCCAAAAGGGCATATTTGTATGATTCGGACCCGGATTTAGAGAGAATTCTTTCCATGTTCCACCAGGATGAAACATAATAGACGGACGAAGATAAAGAACAATTGTTGTCCCAACTAAATAAATAGTTAATGCTAAAAATAATACATGCATGTTCCTGTTTTAACTACAGAAATATGTATATATTTTATTCCTCTATTAGTCCATGTAGACGCTTGTCTCTGCTCGTTCCTGCGCATCTAGATCTTCAACACCATAAGCACGGTTAGCACGTGATTCACCTCCGAATGAGGTAAATCCAAAATCAGCCGGTAAACTTCTACCTTCAGTCAGTTGAGGAGCATCGCGCAGACCCATCTGAATACGCTGATTGCGGTCATGTTCATATAATTCAGCGCTGTAATCTCGGACATTGAATCCCATTGCCCATTTGCCTAGACGGAACTTCTTCTGTAATTTCTCAATTGCTTTATCCTCATCATCCAATCGGTCAAAAATATTAATAACATAGTTTCGTTCTGTTTCAGCACGTTTTAAGAGAATTTCTTCCAATTCTTTTTGGGAAGGCAAACGTGATGTAGAAGCCGTCCGTTCCATATTTTCTGCTATGAAAACCACAACTTCCTTCATTATACTCTCAGGTTCAGGTTTTTGCGCTTCCGTGTCAGTGGGTAAATTTCTATAGAGCGATGAACTGGTATTTGTTATATCCAAGAAGAGGCGAACAAATATAAATCGTAAAATATATTGTCCTTCCATTTCTGTAAATCCGAGCAGAGGATCTTCAAAGATGAGTGTTTTCCATTTTCTCATCCAAAGACCTATTTCACGACCAAGCCGATTACAGACTTCCCGCATTTCAAGTGAACCGCCATTAATTAACTCGGTATGTTGTGTCATAATTTCATTAAGTAGTACTTTATGCTCAGGTGCAATTTTCATCCAGGGTTTAACGTCTTTTAGAGACATCTTGTCTTCTTTTCCAGGTCGTTTGATTATAGCAGCGTGCGAATATAGAACTTCTGTGCCTTTTCTATCTTTGATTTCTCGTAGTGATGTAACGCTGGAAATCATATGAGCACGGGCTTTCTGAAGAAGCGGTGATACAAGAGCCGACGCAATAGAATCATGTCCAGTGCCGAAAGGGTTCTGTGTAATAATATCCAGATTATTGAGAAATCCAGCAGCAACTGCTTGTGCCCGAGTTTTCCGAGTTGCGGAGGCTGCCACTCTGCCACGTAAAGTTTCCTTTGCTAAGTCATATCGGGTTACAAAATTACCCCATGCCTCCGCACGAGCAATAGGTCTGCTGGCCGTCTTAGAATCAGATAGACCTTTGAGGATAACACCAACTTCCTGCCACATTCCAGCATCATCAACCATCACAGGTGTGTCAATCCATTGTTGAATATTCTTAAGAAGTTCCGGTTCATCCGGTTTTACAAAAGAAGCCTGTGATCGCAAATCGCGACGAGCAGCAAGAATCTTCTCAAACTCCGCTTCACTATAATCTACATTCTGATTATCTAAAGCGGGCTTGCCCTCTTTCTCGGGGTCAATAATATCGGGACTGACTGGGAATTGAAATCCACAGTTCTTACAGGCATTACCGTATCCTATCTTGTGGGGCGAGCCAATGCTAGGTCCCTTGTAGCAGTTACGAAGGAAAAGTTTGTATAAAATATTTTTAGGGATTTCAACTTTGAGCACGGGGATTTCCCGAGGAGTCCACGGTGTCCAAATGTGTGTTCCAGCAGGTGTTGATGTAGGTGTACGGAGTTCAATTGTGCGGAGGGCCAATGCTAGACGACGAGCTTCCTCTTCAAGTGGCACGAGACCCAATACTTGTAAGGCACCACGTTTTATATCCTTTAGCGATATGGGCGATGAAAAACTATCACTGCGGTCGGAGCCATACACAATCATTCCATCCTTTTCGGCTTTCTTATAGGAATCCAACTTAAGTTGACTATAGATTACTGCTAGACGATACAGAAGATTCTTGCGGGGTCCATCTGTTCCAGCAATATTCATTGCAGCGATTGCTTGATTGGGGTCGGCTGATGTAGGTTCATTCACCACATTTTGCGGGAATTGAACAAATGGCTCGGGCATAAATCCGGTGGGTAAAGTGTCCTTTGCAGAAGCACGTTCTTTGCGCTGCTCTAACTTCAGACTTTCAACGCGTTTTCTTATTGCTGTGCGGATTTCACCGCTGATATAGAGTTGAGTTCCCGACTTTGATGATCCTAGCAAGAGATTTGTCATTGTTACAATTATTTTCTTGATTGTATCTTGGCGTTTTACAAGATCAGATAACAGACTCCATGATGTAGATGACCATGGATCTTCGCGGCGTTGAATGGAAGCCACGCAGCAGGCAACATAATCTAAAGCACCACTTCCCACTTCATCCGGATTCATTCCTTCAGTTGGAAATCCTTGGATAGAAAAACGACATTGTGTGAACGGATATTTTATTATGATGGATGGAGAAGCCGTTTGAAGTTCAATTACAAATAATGAAGCAATAACACCGATACGCTGATTGCGACTATATTCTTCATAGGAGGGTAGGACTCCGCGGGTTCCTCTTGTTTTTATTGCTTGAATCTGCTGGTCATATTGTTCGCGGGGTGGAACTTTCTCCTTCAAATAGACTTGAGCATAATGAATCATACGGTCCATAATTTCCTTGGAAATATCTGTCGCGCCCGCGCGTTCACTGATGACTTTAATGATTTGATAGAGCTTAGTTTCATCCTCCGTTGGATACTCAACAACTTCCTTGCGACTTACAATTTCTGTCAAATCCAATGCCTTTCTTTCTGTATCGGAGATAACAGCACGACCTGAAATAGGTCGGCCTTCATCGTCAAATTCTATATGCGTGTCGTATTCAATCTCTTGAATGGGAATGCCGCAATTCTTGCAGGTATAATGTCCTTCAAAAACAGGTCCGCCAAATTCAATTAATAATTTCTTATGGAGGGATAATGCGCGACCGGGGTGAAGAACCTCATTAAGTGTCATAATCTCATGGACGCACACCAATTCTTTCTTACATTCTTGGCACATAATCCAATTTCCTTCACGAGGGCCTTGAAACTTGGAAAGGAATTCCTTGAATAACTCAATAAAGATGGAATGGTCGCGACCGCGATTCATAGAACGCCGAACTGCTACAAGAAAGCGAACATGTTCACATGAATTAATTTGAGGTTTAGAACCGGCGCGTTTTGCTTCATTTGCGGCTATAGTATTACGATTCTGCTCGGAGAGAATAATATCTTCCAACTTTGACTTGAGGAATTGCGGGTCAAAGACTGGTTCGCGGCCTTCAAGTTGTGTTAGAATTGTGGCATATTGAATAAAAGCTTCGCTGCCGAATCCCTTCTCAAATTCGGCCATGATAACCTGTGGATTATTTCTCAAGGTTGTTTCTTTGTCATTCAGATTCTTAATTAGAATATTTAAGAAAACATCTTCAAGGATACGCTTATTGAGCGTATTAGGATGCTCAATGATGGGTTTGTAAGATTCACCTTCAGTTACACCCTCTGCTAGTTTCTTAGTAATACGCTGCCTTGATGCGCCACTTGCTTGAATCCATAGTTTCATGTTTTGGTCAATAAACTTCCATATTTCATCTTGAAGTTTCTTAGGATAGTCGCTGCGATTAGGAACAAAAGCATCAAGAGCAACAGCCAAAAGAGGAGAAGCAGGGGAGAATCCATGAATCGGTGAAATTGTACGATAGAGATTATTACGAATCCAGATTTCCCAGAACTCGGGTGTTGCGGCGGCCACTTGTTCCTTCGTAAGCATCAATGAATGTGACTGCGCATTAGCATCTGTCACAGCAACGGGATCTAATTCGGATAATTTCTTAACTCTATAGTCCCGCTGATAGTCCGCAATCTGAATACGTGTCATAATAGAAGGAATATTTACAAGTGTGCGCGCATGAAGAATTGACGGTGTATCTAGAATGACATATCCTGTTGTAATAACTTGATCCGCGGGTTGTGATACAGTTCCAGCAGGGACTAATTTATGACTTGCGGCTCGCATTGCAGGAAGAAATCGAGATGTTTGAGCCTTTAGTGAAGTTAAAAATTCGCTAGTTAGAGGTATAATTGACTTTCCAAATGAATGTGCAAAAGAACTGGCATATCCACTAGGAAGCCCTTTCTCAAAACCAGACCGTATGCTGCCAGGTTCAGGTGCGATATATCCTTCTTGTTCATATGTAATAATATCTCTAGTGGCGCCTTCAGTCATCAAAGAGCCGGGTGTTGTCCGCGCTAATTGAAAGACTGAATCTAAATAACTATAAAAAGCAATTCCATTAGTTGCCATTTCGCCATTTTCATATAATTCATGACGTCTATCATCTTCATATTCAACGTCCATGATGTATTTAAAAAGTATATTCTGAGATGGGCTTATTTCACGCTTATCCAAATAGAGTGTCCTCTTAACATCATAGATGGGAACACATGCTGGAATATAGGAAGTGTTAACCTCATTCGTTACATCTCCTAGTGTTTCAAATGTTGACTTTTGAATTCCAACAGGGCGATTAGCCACATTTAATTTAACTGTGGACTGCTTGAGTGCTAGCAAATATTCAGTATGTTGGCTGACTTCACGAAGGGCTTTTACATTTTTTTGTTTGTCGGGGGTTAAATCCATTATGAAATCATTGTACATATCTTGGCGCTGGATTGCGTCGGGGTAAAAACGTTCCGCAGAAGGGATTTCTTCAATAACTGCTGTTGGCATGATTTCACGCAGTAGTTGTTCAATACTTTCAAATTGAAAGATTTCTGCTTTTTCTTCTTGTTGCTGCTCCATCATCTGCTCATCGGAGGCCTCTTCACTAGTATTTTCTGTGGCAGTAGGAACAATAATTGCTATACCTGTGGAGGGATCGGGTCCCATACAACCGAAATCTAAACGGATACCATTTGTTAGAATCAGGGCATCCTCCGAATCAGTCGCAATTAATTCACTGATAACACCACTTGTCTCCTTTGTTTCAGGGTTGATAACAGCAGGTGTGCCATCTAAGCCAAAGAATTCGACCGTTTCACCGGGTTGTGCGCCAATCATAGCTGAGAAATGATAATATTCTGATTTTTCGTGAATATGAACTAGCCACACCTCATTCTCTTCCTTAAATTCACCATTTGTATCTAGCAAGTATTCTTTGCCTGTTGTTCGGCTGTCTTTATCTTTGATTCGGATTCGTTCAGCATTAATAAAGATGATTCTACCTGTAAACGTAGGGTCTTCATTCGTATAGATTGAGACTAAATCTCCTAATTCTAAATCGGTTGCAGAGACATCAGACTCCATCTGTCCTATGATAGGCATGGGTTCTTTTCTCTGTCCGCTAAACCGCAAAAAAAATTTGAATGCCATTGCAGCCGGGATAAGTGGGGCACCCGTGTAGAGTATAGTAATAAAAATGTTTTCCGATTTTAGTAATTTCTTCAATGATATCGCAATCAAGTTTGGCGCGGACGGCGCTGAGGCACTCTTTACTCATCTAGAGTCACCGGAGGGAGGATCTCTTAAGGTGATTCGTAGTAAGGAGCACACACATCTGGCCATTATCCGTTATGTGAAGGGCGTTTCGGATATGACGCACACAAATACCCATTATTTCCGGTCTGTTGTTTGGAACACGGAGTCAAATAGGCCGGTATCATTTAGTCCTTTCCGCTCAGTTCCTCTTGAGGCTAGCACGTTCATCTCTAAGGACGGCCTCGTCGTAGAGGACTTTTGGGATGGAACAATGATTAACCTCTTCTATGACACCAAGATCTCTCAGTGGATTATTGCAACCCGCTCAAACATTGGAGGAAACTGCCGCTTCTATGGACCGCAGACCTTCTATCGTCTCTTCTGGGACACCTTTGCGGCACAGAATCTGACGGCTGCAATGCTTGACACCAATCTTTGTTATTCTTGGGTTCTTCAGCATCCTAGCAACCGGATTGTAGTTCCTGTGCCTATCCCCATGCTCCGACTCATTCAGGTTGTCAAGGTGGGTCCAACTCCCGCAGATTTGGATTTCGCACTCCCTGTTTCCGAGTATCCTGCACTCATGAATCTGCTAAGTCGTCGTATCCCTCTTGCGGACACTGCTGTGACAATTCCCACGATGGAGAACATGATTGCTGTGAACAATACAGTCTATTGTCAGGGTTATGTGATTAAGGATACGGTAACGGGTCAGCGTTGGAAGATTCGCACCCCCGCCTACAAGATGCTTCATGAGTTGCGTGGAAATACGCCGCGACTGGACTTCAAGTGGCTAGATCTCCGGCAGAAGGGCAGTCTAAATGCTTACATGCATCATTTCCCTGAGGACAAGGAGGCCTTTGATGCTCTATGGGCACGACTCAAGGTACAGACACGGACTCTCTACCAGACCTATTGTGATGTCTTCAAGGCACGCAGTCTTCCTAGCAGGGATGCGCCCAAGTATCTGCGTCGGCTCCTTTATGATATGCAGGACCACTACCTCAATCGTCTGCGACCGGCTCAGCTTACACTAACTTGGGCGGAGTGTACTGCATGGGTTAATTCTCAGGACATTCCCCGTCAGCTCTTCCTAGCAAACTATCTGTGGCTCCAGCAGACCAAGTCCGCTGCTTCTGCGTATCCATATGAGCCAACGGATGACAACTTGGTTTCTCCTCCTCCTGCCACTTCTGTGGAGGCTGTGGTAATGCCATCTGTCGCAACACCTGAGGTTATTGCCGTCTAAATACTTCTTATTACAAAGTAATGTGTGGAATTTGGTGCTACTTTGGCTTAACAAAGAACGCCGATACGGCAACCTGCGAAGAATGTGTAAAAAAACTTTTGCCGAGAGGCCCAGAATATATGAGCGTGGTTGATATAGATCAATGTATTTTTGGTTTTACTCGTTTGGCTATTAATGGACTAACTCCTGCTGGAAATCAGCCGATGAAATCTCCCGGTGGTGACTGGCGTGTCATCTGCAACGGTGAAATCTTCAACTACAGGGAACTGGCCGCCAAATTTGAGATTCCAGCAGACTATCTCGGCTCTGATTGCTATGTAATCCCGTGGCTTTTGGAGCGTTTGTCATGTCGCGATGTTTGCCGTCTGTTGGATGGTGTTTTTGCTTTTGCAGCCTATCATATTCCCTCTGAGACACTTCATGTAGGTCGTGATTCATTTGGCGTTCGTCCTCTTTTTGTGGGTCGTTTAGCAGGTGGTGCCTACTGCTTCTCCTCGGAAGTTAAGGGACTAGTGCCCCTTGGCACAGCAGTAAAAGACATCAGCATTTTCCCTCCCTCTTCCTATGGTATATTCAAGTTGGGCTACGAACCCATTGTAAAGCCGTGGACAGCCCTCACTTGGCACAAACAGCAATTCCTTGCAAATACTGATGAATGTGCCGGAGACTTGCAGGTATGGATTCGTCTGTACTTAGTTGCCGCTGTAGAGAAGCGGATGCTTTCAGATAGACCAGTCGGCGCTCTTCTCTCGGGCGGACTTGATAGTAGTTTAGTTGCGGCTCTAGCAGCGAAGATTCTTGCCGAAGCGGGCCAACAACTTCATACCTTTTCCATTGGTCTTGGCGTGGACACACCGGATTTGGTTGCTGCGAGGAAAGTGGCGGCTCATATTGGCTCAGTACATCATGAAATTGTATTGTCTCCCGCAGAGTTTCTAGCAGCGGTAGAGCCTACGATTCGTGCTGTGGAAACCTATGATATTACAAGTGTTCGGGCTTCCACGGGAAATTGGCTGCTAGGAAAGTGGATTAAGGAGAATACAGATATCAAGGTTGTGTTAAATGGGGACGGTAGCGATGAACTCTTCGGTGGATATCTTTATTTCTATCGCGCACCCAATGAACAAGCCTTTGAGAATGAGATTGAGCGGCTTTTAGGGGAAATTCACTGCTATGATGTATTACGTTCTGAGCGTTCTATGGCGGCCCATGGGCTTGAGTCGCGCACACCCTTCTTGGACCGGCAGCTTGTAGATTATGTTCGTAGGTTGCCGACGAGTATGTTTATGTCTACGACCGAAAGGCCCGAAAAATGGATGCTCCGCAAAGCCTTTGAAGGCACTGGTTTGCTACCTGATGAGATTCTGTGGCGCCGAAAGGAGGCATTCAGCGACGGTGTTTCTAGCAAAGAGAATTCATGGTTTCAAATGCTGCAGGCAGCCGCTTCTCAGTTTGCTGGGAAAGAGCAGGAATACAAGCATAATCCACCCAAGACGGATGAAGCCCGCTGGTATAGACGTGTATACGAAGATGCCTACGGTTCTGCTGCAGCAATTCTAATACCGCATATGTGGATGCCTCAATGGTCACCTGAAACAACTGATCCTTCTGCTCGGACGCTCGGTTTGTATGAGGCAAATAAGTAAACAAATAGTCTGAGTAATCAACAGGAGATGGCTGTGCCAGATTTATTTAAAATTGTTGCTCGTGGTCTTCAAGATGAAAGACTTCAGCCGGGATCAAAAGGAACTCCATCAATTGACCGATACATAAATGTGTATAAATCTACAACACGTTGGGCAGCACAGTTTATCCGCGTGGATTTTGATAATTTGCCCGATTTTGGAGTTCAAGCGTCTGTTACTATTCCGCGCCGAGCAAATTTCATACATCGTGTTTTTCTAGTAGTTACACTACCCGATATTTATTCAGTACAGAATCGGGCTGCTATTGCTGCAGGTGATGCTTCCATTTTTACACGTAATAAATTCCTTGGACCAACATTCGGCTGGACAAATAGTGTGGGTCATGCTATTATACAAAGTATTACGCTAGAAATCGGTGGCGTTGCCGTCGCAACATTAGATGGTCGTCTGCTAGAAGTACTGGATGAACTCTATGAGCCGGCTGAAAAATTACCTGTTAAAAATCAACTTATTGGTCGTGTTGAGAATTACACAGCATTTTCTCTTTTAGCCTTGGAGCCACTAACAGTTCGTGTACCGCTTCCCTTTTGGTTTACACAGAATCTAGCACAGAGTTTGCCGATTGAAGCCCTTTCAGTAGATACAGTTCGCTGTCAGGTAAAATTCGCAGGTGTCGAAAATCTCTACTATACTACGGCTCGGATGAATGAACTTAACACCGATTATGTGGAAAAGGCGTGTAATCCACCTGGATTTATGCCCGCATTACAAGGAGCAACTTTTTATCAACAGGATGATGCGTCCCCTACAAAAATATATGGTGCCAGTGAACTTACTCCTTTCTATGGCGTAAATGGCCGCACAATACCTGGTATAGCAGTTCCCGATAAACTCCATTTTCAAGACGCATACTTGCTAGTGGAATATATCTCAGTGGATGACTATGAAGCCGTTAATTTACGAAAGTCGGATTTAGAGTATAAAGTTCCACTTTATAATTCACTGGGTGTGCAAAATACAGAAGGACAGGTGAATATTCGCACAACAATTCCTTTCAATAATCCGACACAGGATATTTTTTGGGCATTTCATAATCCGGAAGCAGACCGCTTTAATAATCCTTTTTTAGCAACACGTGATTTGTCAGGAACAGATACGTCTTTTTTTGCTCCATGGAATACAACTACTGACCGTTTTCAGTACTCATACTCGGAGCCACTAGCAGAAGTTGCCTTGTATTATAATGGAACACAGCGATTCAAACACACATCTCCATCCCTATTTAGAACATTGCTCCCGCTGATACATTATCGTAAAGCCCCACGTTTCTGGCGATATATATACGTATATCCATTTAGTCATGGTCCAGGCTGTTGGGATGATAAGGAATTAGGAAATCCATATCAACCAAAGGGTTTAGCCAATTTTGATAAATTATCGCGGAAGGAAATTACATTTACAATGCAGTGTGACCGATTTGGGAAATATCCGCCTCTCCAACTTTATTTATGGACAACTACATGGAATGTCTTGCGAATTTATGGAGGTCGGGCGGCTATGTTGTTTGCGATTTAGTCGTAACTTTAAGAGTAATAGTAACATCTTTGCTAGATTCGCGGGGAAAAATAACAGAGGCTGTGCGGCCAAGAGCAGGTATTTCTATTTCGCCCTTAAAAGGTTCGCCGGTCTTAATGTATTTATCAATTTCCTCCTTGAGTTCTAGCATGCCCTCATATGTATGTGGGATGCCGAGGTCTACAGTTAGCTTACGCCAGAGTGTTACACATTCCTTGACGCGAGCTCCTTGACTTTTATCCATTCTATTCTATAGTTGCTGGAATGTTTAAGATGTACATTGTGTCGCACATGGGACTTGCGCATTTTTGCCTTCCAAATATAGAAGTTTTGCCTCATAACTTTTAAAATTAACTGTACACGCAGCACCGGAGGCGGGGGCTTTTTCTGCGCAGGTTCCGCAGTTCGCGTTGGCTTGTGTGATTTTATTGGCGGCGGCCTGAAAACTGTAAAATGTCTTGGCCCTTCTAGCACGAATTGTCTCGGAAGCGTCTCCCATTCTGCTTTTAGTGGAGAAAAATCATTTGAATTCCTAATAGGGTTTCAAATTATTTATTTATCTGCTAGAAAATCTAGTGGTGGCGACGGTTCTTGCGCGTGTATGCCGCAGCGGCGGCCGCAGGATACTTGGCCCTCAAAGCCGGTGACTTGAACGCGTTGAGTCCCCTGTTGGCAGCCGCAACATTCGGGCTCTTCTTGCGGCTAAAAAAGCCGGCCGCCCTTGAGCCAAAGCCCTTAAGACGATTGAAGAAACTCGGCTTCTTTTCACCCGCGCCGATGGGATTATTTATCATCTTTACGTTATTACGAGCAGCCGCCGCATTCTTAAGAGTGCGATTGGCATTGCTAAACTTCTGGCCGCGTCCGAACATGGAAGCAACACGGGTCGCACCACGGGAGAAGAACTGACCTACATTGTAGCCCAACTTCGCAGTGCGGGAACGAGCATCGCGGCCGAGTTCCTTGAGTTTAGCACCTACACCGGATGCGGCTGTCTTCGCAACTTCATCGCGGATCTTCTGCGGGAGAGCAAGCATATCATCAAAGTTCTTGCGGATCTGCTTGAACTTCTCAACATTCTTCTGTGCAACAGTTGCTTCATCGCCCAAAGCCATACCCTCGTAGGCTTTCTGGATGGAGTCTAAGAGCAAGTTCAGTTCAGCCATCAAGTTCGCATTCGCAGACTTGGTATTGTTACCCTTGTATCCCTCAAAGTCAATCTCATCAATCAAGTTGTCATACTCGGGGTCAACTGTTACTTGCTTGATGTCGGCTGACAGATTCGCTAGGGTGGTCTTGATGTTTGCGATCTGTGAATCAAGACTGGCCAAGATCTGCTGCTTGACTGACTCCGCCGTGCGCGTCTTGTCATTGATCTGCTTCTGAAGGAACTCCTGTTCAGCGATTGTGTTTGTCACGACGCGCTTGGCAATGTCAGTGGCTATCTTGAGCTTGCGGCCGATTTCCTTGACTGCGGGCTGGTTGCCGCCCAAAAAGAAGTCCTCAAGGCTGATAAGGCCGCCTGTGAGGCCATCTAGCTTGATATTAAGATTGAAACCGTGATCATAGAGCCAGGCCGCTAAGAGGAGCGGTGAAATAAGGACTATTCCGATGAACTTGCCACCCTTTTTAAGAGCAGCCACGATTTGTTCCCTCGTAACAGTCGGTAGAGCCGCAAGGAACTTGCCAAGCATGCCCAAGATATCCGTCTCCGGTAGCTTGAAGTGACCGAAGTTTGGCAACTTGAGCCATGAAAGGTCAATCTTCGGGCCTGAAAAACGCGGCATGCTGAACTTAGGCATGCTGGGCATACCCGGCATACTGAGACCCATGCCACTGCCAAGTCCGTATCCAGCAGGCATCTTCTCCAAGCTTGTGGCAACTACAGTGACCTCACCGTTCTTCGCAACGATGGAGCCATCGCGAATCTTGACTTGGAAGTCAGGCACGACCGACTTGCCCTCAATGAAGGTGGAGTTGGTGCTGATGACTTCGCCGGGAGCATTGCCAACTAAAGCCGCAGGAGCAGCGGTCGCATTTGTGTTGAATATGCTGGTACCGCCAACATTTGTCGCACGAGCCTGTCCGCCGAGAGCCGTGTTAAGAGGCAACTGGCGCTGGATATTGCCACCGAAGATCATACCCTCCTTGCTAGAACCTGTCTGTGTGTTGTTGCTGTTATTGTTATTCGCCTTGCGGTTCTTGAAGTTCAAGTTGTAAGGATTGTTAGCAAAGATACTTTCACCGCCGACATTGGTTACGCCGTTCTGTCCCTTAGCAGCCGCCTTTAGGTTAATCTGCTGCTTTATGTTCTTGCCAACAACACTTCCTGTGCCAGTGTTGTTTGAGTTTGTGTTGTTCTGCGGGACAGGTGATAAAGGAGCAGGGGCTACGTTGGAATTGCCATTAACAACGTTAATATTGCCAGAAGGAAGGTTCCACATTGACTCTTTTGATACAGGGTCATAGTAGTACGTTTCTTTGGCATTATCATTTGTTACCCACTTCTCAATCTTTCTCTTGCCTCCAGCCGCAGGCTTAGCAGCCACAGGGCCAGGAGCATTTGCCAGAGGTAAACCACCTAACAAATTATTTAACTCAGCATTTGCCGCCATTCCGTTCTGTTTATTGCCGAGATTTTCCGCAGCCACAAATTCTCTTCTAAAAAAACCAGCAGGAGGTGTTTCATTAGGTCCGTTTCTGCGGGTTTTAGATTTATTACTATTTAACTCATACGGTATTCCAGCATACGCAGGATTCTTACCCTTGTTTCTTGCCTTCTGTAGAATAGCAGCACGCTTTGCATTTCGTTGAGTTAGAGGCCGCGCATTTGCTGCGTTCAGTTCCGCTAAAGCATCGCCAGCAAAGTTGCCTAACTTAAATTTTGGTGCTTGCTTAGGAGGCATTTCTACTTGTTTCCCACGTTTAATTCCAGCAAGATACTCTAATCCGCGCCTTCGTGTTTGCGGATTTATGCCTCTTTTTACCGCATTCCTAATCTCATTTGGAAATTCACTGCTTCTAAAACTGGCATTTGTATTATAACCACCGTTATTTGGCGGCATCCTTACTCTGTAATATAGAGTCATATTCTGCCGTAACTTGAATTGTCTGTGAACGCATCGCACTGGTTGTATACAATCGTTCCAGGGCCGGAGAATCAAATGCTGAATTACGCTGTGATGCCAAAGAAGTTGTGATAGAAGTCATCTGTGAAAGAATAGCGTGTGCTGCCCTCTGCTGTTTAATATTATCAAGAAGGTCCAGAATGAGGGAACGTAATGCCATAACTTCCAGTAAATGTACAATTTCTGAATTTGACTCCAGGTATGTAAGATGCTTTTCTAGCAGAGTAATAGCGGCCAAGTTCTCTGAACTGGCTAGAAGATTAGTTGCAGCGGATATACAATCTCGGGTTTGAAGCCGAGCATATTCCGCATCTGCTAGTGGATTTTGGTGTGTTGAAGAACTAAAGGTCATATAATGTTGAGTTCCTTGGCCTCGGATTGAACATTGAATACTCAGATAAGGTGCGGAGATAAGTTCAGTTGTCTTCTTCCTAAAGACGAAACGTTGCGTTATACCTCCAGGCAGAAAGTTGATATAAATACTCCGCTTATCATTTGGAATATAACGTTCTAGCCATTCGTATTCATTAGGAAGATCCAGAATAATCTTCTCAATAGACCGATTTCGCAGAATACCCAAGATAGAGCCAAAAGTCTGCGGCAGATTCTCGGCTTTATCACAATAGAAATAATTACCCTGTGTGTTTAATGCAATATCACGCAGCATAATTTGATTATGGTCATCACCAAATCCCAGGGTGAAAATGGCTGTTCCATAAAGACCCCGATTTGTCTCAAGTGGAAGCAAGATTGCTCTGGCAGATGACGCACCCATATTAACGTTTCCATCCGTTAGAAGAATGACAGAATGAGGAGGACTTTGGCACGTGCGGGCTAGAGTAGCAAACGCTGCCTCAATATTTGTATTTCCGTCCGCCCTAAGACTGTCAATAAGATTAGCCCAATATGCCTCATTAGGGCCAATTGTTGTATACGAGCAAAGAACAGTTGCGGATGAGGAATAGGTAATAATCGTAAGACAGTCGTTTACGGATAGGCAACGCAAGAATGCCTTTAAAGTATTCTTGAGCGCATCAAGGCGGTCTCCTTCCATACTGCTACTAACGTCCAATAGGAGAGCAATATGTACAGTATCAATTATATCGGAAATTGGTGTCTTTATTTCGGCGGCATAGATTCCCGCATTTTTGGTGGATTCATACATTTTAATATCCATTTCTTCCTACATATTTTGTAGTTGAAATTAAGTGTTCAATTTTACGCACAGCGGAGCAGTCCGAACAATTTAGCGTCCCATTAAGGAGACCCAATACATATCCTCAAGTGAAGAATCATTTATCTCCGCATAATCTCGAACAGGTATTTCCATACCAGCAGCCTCTCTTACACGAAACACATTTCTATCTGTCAGAAGTTGCCATAAAATCTGTTTTTTATAAACAAGAGGTTCCGAATGCTGTCGTTTCCACCGACCTTCAGACCAAACCAATTGTGCTTTAGCAAATCCTGCGCCAGTTACTTTTGAAACACCTTCTTTTACAATTCCGCGAACAATATTTTCGTCTTCTAAGATAGTTCCTATTGTAATATTTCTCAGAGGAATCCATCCTTTTGCTGTAGCAACTTCATAGTCGGGATTAATTCCCAAACTATAATCTTTCTCATCGGCTAGTGTGCTGCTGTATCCATTGAGTTGTGACTCTACTTCTGCTTGAACAACACCGGCTATCTCATCGCTTTCTTCAAAATCCGCAACAAGCAGATGCTTTACCCAGAAAGTATGCCGAGATGTATTCAAACAATAGATTATTTTATGAGATGCTGTTGGGGAAGCAGATGGGTGTTTTCCAGCAGGGATCCAATTGCCTCCATGACGAATAAAGTGATTGGTGCTTATAATAACACCTTCAATTGATACCATGTTAGTCTGCGAACCGTCAAATACGAAGGTGCTTTCAACAATATTAGAGCCAGCATTGGATGCTAATCGGTCTCCAACGGCTAAAGTCTCAATGGCTTTATAAGTTCCATCTTCACAAAGAACAGGAGTTCCTGCTGGGAAGCAAAATGTATTAAGAAAAGTTCCTACAGTGCCTTTCGCAAATGTAGAACCGGCTGCTAAAGCAGTTATACCGGAATACATAATAGCGTAGAAAAGTGCTGTAATACGCCCCATTAGATTTTCCAAATTCTTAAATTTGCCTTTTAGTGTCTGCATAATCATTTGAATACGTTTATTGAACGAACGAACTACACCAGCTATTCCATCTGTTAGACCGGATAGGGTTGTCCGAACACTCATCAAACCACTTCCAGCAGAAGCCATTGCGGAGTTTAATGAACTGGCGGCTTCATACACTGGTGCTAGAACACCAGGGGCTTCCTTTAAGAATACATTCTTAAGACAGAATTCAATATTCTCTTGGGCATTATATCCATAAATACCCGCGATAGGCATAATATGAGGCTGGCATCTATATTTTGGCCAATTCTGGGCGACCTCCTTTGATGTGCCAAGGCCTAAGATAAGCACAATTCCAATTGAAAAAACAGCTATTAAAATACCTGGTTTTATAAATGGATTTTCTTGTTCTTCAGTGTTCATCCCCTGCTTTAACAATATAAACTCCTATCTATTTGATAAACGCTTACTTACGGCTGCGGCTTCTGCTACCATGTCTATTTCTCTGCCGTCTGTGGCTTCTATGATTACGATTTCTACGCATACGAGCACGGGTACGAGAATCCTTTAGAACACGAATGCGCGAACCTCTTTGTATTTGTTGGGCGTTAGTTACTTCTGATATAGTTTCCAGGGCAGGAGCAGCAGCAGCGGGAGCTGGAGCAACAGCCGTTACTGAAGGAGCACTAGAACCAGTTAGACCAGTTCCCGCACCTGTGTTTGTCGCAGATGTAGTTGTTACAGTCGTAGTAGAAGCCGCAGGCTTACTAACTTTACTTCCCATTCTAAAGATGCTAAAGAAAAGAAACGGTAGAATAGCCCATAAATAATGACCAAATATGACAGGGATGGATGCGAAAGTCGCAGGTGTTAATATTATTTTACTCGTAGGTGTGGCAATCGCATTCAGTTATGGTCAACGAGCAGAAATTATGGCAAACTGGCCTCTTCGCCGATGCGATCCCGGTGTTGTTGCTTCCGCATATTTATATAAACCCGACAGTGATACACGATCAGTAGCCGACTTTACGAAAGATAATTTCCAATTCTGCCAAGGTAAACTAGCAAAAGATGTAATTAATACTGTTTCATATCCAGTAAAAGTAATCCAAGAAAAACAAAAAGATATTGTTGGTGGAATCATGTCAGGTATAGGTGCTCTGGGTGAATTAGGCAATAAACTAGCCAGTTTTTTTAATCAAATTATGGAATCTGTTAAAAGACGTTTTGCAGCAACCTATATTCAAATTCAAGAGTCTTTTGGAAATCTTTTGAATATTATGGGAAAAATCATGGCATCCATCACTGCTATGGCAATGGCCTTAATTGGAGTGCTTGTATCATTAACAACTTTAATTAAATTTGCGCTTTATGTTCTTGCTGTTATAATTGGTATTCTAATTGCTCTTATGGTTATCTTTGCTGCTTTCCTTGCGCCTGTTTCATGGCTTGTTTTTGCTGGAATTGCTGTCGTAGGTATTCTAGCAGGTATAATTGTTGGTGTTATAACACAATCTGCATTCTGTATAGCGGGTGATACACGCGTAATTCTAGCAGATAGTTCAACTAAACCTATCTCCGAAGTTAAGGTGGGTGATATGCTATCAGATGGATCGTATGTTACCGCTACTATGAAATTTCTAGTACCTCTTTTAAATTATGAATCTCTGGTCTCAATTCACGGAGTCATAATGAGCCCAACACATATGCTTGAAATATCCGGTGGCAAACCAATCGCAGCAAAAGATCACCCGGAAGCAGTTCCAGCTGGCGCACTAAGGGAACTCTATAATCTAAATACTACAAGCAGACGTATTCCCGTAATGAGCACTGCCGGAGCTTTAACACTGCTAGATTATGAAGAAATTGCGGAGGATGATGATGATGGAATTGAGGCTTGGAAGAAACATGTATTTGAATTCATAAATCCGGGCATGCCTTTACAAAATGAAAACCCTGAGAATATTGAAGCCGGAATAGATGGTCTACTAACTGTAAATCTAAAAGACGGTGATTGGAAACCATTAGGAATGGTTGTTTGCGGCGATGAGATTGAATGTTTCGGCGGATTTACGACTGTCTGCGGTGTTGTTCAGATAGTAGTTGAAGATGGTGCTATGTTATATAATGGTATGTCTGCTGGAGTATGGGTAAATAATGGAAATCAATGGATCTCAGCAACAAAAATCCCTTGTAAATCGGGAGTATTAATTAATTCAGGACAAAAATTATACAATTTATTTACTGAAGCAGGAAATTTTGTTGTAGATGGATATTTAGTGCGGGATTTCTCGGAAGTTGGTCTAGCAGATTTATCTAAAACATATTCATTAGTTCAAAAAAATTTTAGTAAGGAATGATAGAGATGAAGCTTAATTTTGTATGGCTGATGACAATGTTGGGACTATTATTTTTTGCTAATGTTCTCATGGCTCTCGGTTATGTAAATCAGCAGGCATCTATGGAGGAGACATTCATTGAAAATTTCGTAAATCCCCCTCTATCTCCTGCGCCTTCTCTTGCTTCCGGCAATTATGTTGCGATTGGTACCTATGATAATTTAGTCAAGAAGCCCGCGCACGGATTATCTGACTGGCGCGGACCTGCTCCTAATGAGCCTCTGACTGGCCCTGAGGTTGTCATTGACAATGACCACCTTTACATGTTTGCTAATAACCAGAGCAAGCCTGAGTGCTGCCCTTCTTCATACACATCATCAACGGGATGCGTCTGCACAACACCGGCTCAGCGTGACTTGCTCGGAAAACGTGGTGGCAATAACACAATTGGTGCGGGTGAATAAGTATAAATGTGCTTAGTATATCATAATTTCTAGCAGTATAACTGTTTGAAATTATATATTTTGATAGAGGTCTATACAGCAGAAGCCCATTGCTGTTCATTTGAATCAGGAGCAACAAAAAAGGGTTCCTTTTCACCCTCCTTCAGTTTTGGTTCTGGAGCATTGGGTTCTTCCAAGAAGACAGTCTGAACCGGTCCCAACATTCCATTGTCTCCGCATACGCGATAGTGAATATGGGCTTCAAGCCGGCCTTTTACGGGTACTGTATAAGGTTGCGGTGTACGCACTTTTAGAAGCGCAGTATTATCATCACCAACGACAGTAACACCCGCATTATGAAATCCTAGATACGCTTTTCTCCAATCATTAATTTTTTCAAGATGTTCGGTATCAGGCTCGGCTGCCCAGAATAATACCTTACGACCCGCTCCTTGTATCGTAACACGTTTTGTGTAATTCGCAGATTCCGGTGTCTGTTCTTTTAAGAGAGAGCACGGCATTACGGTTTCACCTAAAAAGGGAAGATATGTAGACCGTTGAAACCCCAAATAAAGAGCACATACTGTAACAAGAAGACTTAATAGAACTTTGCCCGCTGTGGATTGCGGACTCGTCATTCCTTTGATACTAACAACAAGCGTTGTAACCACAACAACAATTGCTGCGAATAAATGCAACCATTTTATACTATTACTGTCCCCCATATTCTATTCTGTAAAGAAGAAAAAACTTGAGGCGACATAAAATATATAAGACAAATAAGATAAATGATTGTGATATGGCTTTCCGGTTATGCGGGTGCGGGTAAAGATACAATGGCATCCATTCTCTGGAAGAAATACGATCTTCAACGCGTTGCTTTTGCGGATAGTTTGAAGGACTTTGTTGCTGTAAAATATGGTTTAGAACGCAGCCTCTTTGATACTCCCGAAGGAAAAAATTCGCTAGATGCTAAGACTGGAAAAACAGTTCGCGAATTACTTATTGCTGATTCAGCAGAAGCAAAAAAAGATAATATAAATATCTTTGCTTCTTATGTACTAGAAAAAATTAAGAGTTCCAAGCAAACAGGGTTTGTAATTAGTGATTGGCGCTATCCCCATGAATATGAGTATATTAAAAGTAATATGCCAGAAGCCGAGCATATCTGTATTCGTATTACTCGTCCGGGTTTACAATCACTAGCAGATCCATCCGAACATGCTTTAGATAATTGGATATTTCATACAGAAATTATAAATAATTCACTAAAACTTCTTGAAAAAGATATAGTAAATTTCTTGGCAACTTACAAATGGGCCTAACTAAAAACTTCTGTCATTGTGTCCGGAAAGTACGAAAAACTATTAAATTGCGTGGAGGTCAACCAAGAACAAGACAGGCCAAAGAATCTGCTGCGATTGCTATTTGTACAAAGTCTGTCTTACAAACTCGTGGTTTAACAATGCGCAAAGTACGTTGTGGTCCGTCTGGTCCAAAGAAACAGCGGCTTTTCACGCAGAAAAAACGCTGAATTTAATAGGGTATGCTTGAACTTCAAAAAAGTGTAGGATTTGTACATGTAGTATTATCCTTTATTTTTTCTATTTATTTCCTTTGGGCTCCAGCAAGATTTGATTTATATTATTTAGTATATTTTCTCTTACTTAGTATTTCTTGGAGCATTATGAAAAATGAGTGCGCTATTTCATATTTGTTCAAATATATTGGAGATGCTAATTATCAAATGGGTGATAACGAAGAGGTTGAAGATTATAATGTAGTTCTAGGATCTGCCGCAGGAAACATCTTCTTAAATTACGTGCTTTTCATGTATGTATTTAATTTAGTATTTATTGCTCTACGTTTTAAAGGTTGGCGTAATCAACTGGCTATACTACTAGCAACAGTATCTTACGGGCTCTATATTTTAATGCTTCGACGCGCTAAAAAAGAACAAAAAGATATTCTTCAGACAAGCAATTTAGTAATTAATTCTATTCTGCTAGGATATTTCTTATACAAGTGATTCACCGCTATCCTCGCGCGGCCGGAACTGGCGTCGATTGTAAAATAGAGTAGTTATTATTGTTCCTAGACAGCAAAGAATAATTAATACAACTACACCAACAGCAAGACCTATATCAACTGCTTGTTCACTATAAACCATTCAAAACAATCTATACAGTTTTTGGGTTTGTCGTTTAAGCCTAAGGATTTCCTATACTTTAGTAAGTAGACTTGAATGGCCGCAAGCCGTCGTATATTAAAAGAAATTGAAGATATCACCAAAGATCCCCCCTCAAATTGTACAGCGGGGCCAATAGATGAAAATATCTATCTGTGGGAAGGCATGATTTTTGGACCCGATGATTCACCCTTTGTGGGTGGTGTATTTAAACTTCGTATACAATTTCCAGCAGATTATCCTTTTAAACCACCTTCTGTAAATTTCACAACGAAGATTTTTCACCCAAATATTAATTCTGCTGGAATTATTTGCTTGGATATATTGAAAACTCAATGGTCACCCGCTCTTACAATTAGTAAAGTCTTACTCAGTATTCTTTCACTTCTAACAGATCCAAATCCTAATGATCCATTAGTTCCTGATATTGCAGATCTCTATAAATCGGATAAATCATTATATGAAGAGAAAGCCCGGCAATGGACACAACGTTTCGCCACTAATTAAAGATGTATTTGTAGTATAAGATCATACTAATAAATGGTTACGCTTATGACTAATTTTTGCAACTATCTTACAAATAATATTACCTGTGCTAATGATGGAGATATATGTCAATTATTTATTTGTAAGGAATTAATTAATAAAATACAGATACCAAACAGTGTATTTGTTGATATAGGGGCCTTTGCTGGAGGTTGGGCATCAATGATTTCACATTTTACAAATTCACAAGGCATAATTTACGCATATGAGCCATCACAACAACATTTTAAAATGCTAGAAGAAAACTGTAAGAATATGAAAAATGTTCATTTACATAATTATGGTATAGGTACAGAAGAAGCAGAAGTAAACTTAATTTTAACTGGTAATGGAGCTCATGTTCAAAGCAATCTTGATATTTTGGGTGATTGTAGAAATGTTGAAACTATTAAAATAAAACCATTTAATATTCAACAACCCATTCATACTATGAAAATTGATATAGATGGATATGAATCAAAACTCTTACCAAAATTGTATCATTTTTTACCACAAATACATAGTTTAATTTGTGAATTTACTGTTTATTTTTTTTCCTCAAGTAAAGAGGAATGTGCGGTCATTGCGCAGCCCATTCTAGAAAAAATAATGTCACATTATCCCTTCACATACGGGATTTCTCGTAACGGTGCTCCATTTTGTGTTCGTATACAAAAAGAAAATATCTCAGAATGGGTTGATGAACATTTTGATAGACATTTATCAACTGATATATTATTTACACAGCATGAAATTTCAACTATTACTGTTGTTCCTTATTGTCGGAACGCATGGTATGCATAAAGGACACAACGTTTCGCCACTAATTAAAGATGATTTTATAAGTTATAATAGATTATTAATTATGGAGATATGTTTATTTAGTAATTTTAGGGGATTTATTGTAAATAATATCAAATGCGTGAATGATGGTGATGTCGCACAATTCTATGTATGTAAGGAACTAGTTGAAAAGAAAATTTTGCCTCAAAATGGAGCCGTGAAAAATGTGTATGTTGATATTGGCGCATATGTAGGTGCATGGACATCCATGATATCTGCTCTAACACATTCAACTGCGGAGATTCATGCTTATGAACCGGGAAAACAGCATTATAAACTGTTGGAGGAAAACTGCAGAAATCTACAGAATATTCATATGAATAATTATGGAATTGGTGAAACTGAAGCCGAGGTGCGCCTTATTTATACTGGCGGTGGTGGTCATTTTCAAAGTTCTCTTGATGATTTAAGTCAATGCTTAAATACTGAAATGATTCAAACAAAACCCTTTAATATAACGGCACCAATTCATATTATGAAAATTGATGTGGATGGCTATGAATGTAAATTATTACCTACACTTTATCCTTTTTTGTATTTAATTCATAGTTTAATTTGCGAAATGGACATATATGATTATTCAGCAAATCGTCAAGATTGTATTGCAATTGCTACACCTATTCTTGAAAAATTAATTTCACACTTTCCCTATACATTTGGTCTTTCGCGCCATGGAGCACCCTACTGCGTTGAAATTAAACAGGAAAATATCAAGGATTGGATTGAGGATCATTATGATAATCATTTGTCAACTGATTTGCTTTTTACGCATCATAAAATTGGGTCAATTACATGTGTAAAATATGTTAAAAACATGTGGTATGCTTAAACCTGGCAAAATAAATATTCATAATGGAGGAAATCTGCAAAAATACACTCATACCGCAATCTCTAGTTTTGAGACGATGTGAATGTTTTTACTGTGGAGCGGATGATACAGGTGCTGTTCAAATTGAGTATTTATTTGGTATGAAAGTGTGTGAAATACATAGAGCCAATGCTGAACGAGATTGTCGGGCATATTTACATAGAGAAAATTTAGTTCGGATCGAAGATGCTTTTAAGATTCCAGCACTTAAGCGATTTTTTGATATTCTAGCAGCTCATCCATTTATTACTGTTCAACGAACAAGTGGAGATATTGAAGACGATTGGTGTTTTAGAGAAGGAAACTTTTATGAACCAGCTTTTATTTCTCAAAGTTTGGAGGGACAATGGTGCATTCCGACATATTGTAAGCGTATAAAACAGAATAAAAATGTTCCAATTATTAATTTCTTACGATCAGAAATTAATGGTAAAATGAATCTACCGGTAGACTGGCAGGTTGTAATTGAGGATGTGATAGATACTCTGGTAAACGGTGTTTACAAGGCCGACGCTGAAGCATACGATTATGCTAGAAATCATGATGAGTCTGAAAAAATTGTGGAAACATCAGGTGTTGCCACAGTTATTTATGAAGGTCGTGTAGAACGGATTTTTGTGGGACATTTGGGTTACCGTCCTCGGGAAAATGGTGTTGATAAATCTGAAGAAGTTGGCGAACTATGAACCTACAAGGAGCATGGCCCTTTGTTCCTACAAGGAACATGGAAGTGGCCACAGAAAAGCCTCCGCTGGCAAATCCTTCTTATTAATCCTAAACTTTGTATCAAAGATAGGCTTTGTAATTTGTTCGCAGGGAATAGCATTCGTGCAGTTGTGACCAATGATTTTGTATAAGTCAAAACCGGGGAAACGCTCAGTTCCATTCGCATTCTTCAAGACATTATAACCATCCTTCTGCTGAAGCCACATCCAAAGCAGATTAAACAACGGTGACTTAGTTTCCATCACTCTAAGGCCCGGTTCTTCTGTCAATACACGAGCAGGTTTTGCGTCATCAGGATTATCCTCAAAGAGCGAATCCATCAATGAACATGCTAGACGCACAAGATCAAAAGAAGGGTTCGGATCTACACGATTATGTTTCTGATTAAAATACGGGGGGCAATTGTACTGACCCGCTGCGTCACCTTCCTCCTCAAATGCATCACTAATAAAGAATCCACCACGCTTTCCAAGATGAAATGCGGCACGATTAAAATCAATGATTTTGAAAATACGACCAAATGTGGGAACGGCATAAATACGAGGACCGCCAAGCGCATCCTTCAACTCATAATATAGTGTTGGCTCTGAAGTCCATGACCACATGATATTATTCGTGTGCAGGTCATTATGAACAAAATGATATTCCTTTTGTGCTACTGCTAGAGCCGCAATAACTTGGAACAACCAAGCAGTCCATCGTTGCTCTTTTGTGTCTTCTAAGTCCTCATCTTCTGCGTCCAAAAGAAGATCCATTGTTCCATCACAGCATTCTAACACTGTTGCCATGACAGGAAAATTCTTGAAGATCGCGATAATAGGAGGGCCGCATGATGATTCGCTAAATGTGTGACTTTCTGCTTCCTCATCCAAATCTATATTATCAACATCCATTTCCTCCACCGGAGATGTAGGAATCTGTCTTAAATTGAGCCTTGGAACACTGACTGGAATAGGAGCCTCATCGCTTTCTAGCAGTTCAATCTCATCGCCAATTTCATTATCTTCTTGATTGATATTTTCATGCTCCACACTATTTCTCTGGCCTCTATCAATCACATCCGCATCCAAATCTTCACAGGAGGCAACATCATTAAAGTCAATGGATGTATCGCTTACAATTGATCTACGAGGACGGCGTTCGTAATCCTGGGGCTTAAAGGACGATGCTTCACCCATTTCATCAATGATGCGGAGTTCAAAGAGACCCGCTGCTAGATTCTCGGAGAACCATGATTCATGCTTGATATCTTCATAATCCTCTGATAAATTGAATGTATATCTATCAAGGCGTCCACAGAAGTTCCCATAGCAGCGGACCCAGTGGGGTGACAACTTCTGCTCAACAAGATGACTAGCACAGACTGCGAAAAGAGAATCTAGATAGGCTTCATTATTAGGGTCGTTTATCTTTGCAAGAGTATGTTGCCAGGCTGCCAAATAAGATGGAAGCGCACCATCATCAGGTAAGACATATTCGCCACTCATATACGAGATAGGATTTAGAATATGAGCACGCTTCATGAAAAGATTTGTGATTTTCGTGGGGCCATCAAGAGGGCCCACCATTCCCTGAAAACGGAAAGGGTCCGTAAAACCCGAAATATCTTGAATCCACTCAGCAGTATTAAGCAGAAATCCCTCCGATTTACCCGGAACAAGGTTTGTAAAGATTTTTTCCAAGGATGAAAAATACGTTTGGGCCTTTGTAAAATGGGGTTCAAGATATTCAACGATTTTTTGCGGAATAGGTTTGGATGTATATAAAATTTCAAGCCCCGGGCTTGTTTTAGGTTCATCGCAGAAAGACTTTGATGTTTTGTTAACCTTATTTGCCGCTTTTTGTTTGTTATGCTTACCCATTACTTTTTTCAGAGGAAAGGGCTTTGCTACAAAACCGCAGCGCTGCGGTCCACCTCCTACAGAAATAATATTCATCACCAAAAGAATGAGTACACCACAAGCACCACCAACAGGCAACAATAAATTGTTGAACCTTCGTTTAAAGAAGTTTGATATGTCGCGTATCAAGGCTCGGCACGTGGTTGTTATGATTGGAAAACGTGAAACTGGTAAATCCTATCTTGTAAAAGATTTGCTCTGGCACAACCAGGATGTTCCGGTGGGGACGGTAATCTCAGGTACAGAGGGCGCTAATCAGTTTTATAGTAAAGTTATTCCTTCACTGTTCATCCACGAAGAGTATTCACCGTTAATTATCGCGAATATGTTAAAGAGACAGAAGCTTCTAGCAAATAAGATCTCTAAGGATATTGAGGCTCGTGGTACAACAAGTGTGGACCCGCGGACATTCTTGATTTTGGATGACTGCTTGTTCGATGCTTCATGGACTCGTGATAAGAATATTCGTTATTTGTTCATGAACGGTCGTCACGTTCACGCCCTGTTTATTATTACAATGCAGTATGCTCTTGGTGTACCACCTGCCTTGCGTACCAACGTTGATTTCGTATTTATTCTGCGTGAGACCATTGTTTCAAACAGAAAGCGTCTCTATGAGCAATATGCTGGAATGTTCCCCGATTTTGAGTCATTCTGTCAGGTGATGGATCAGTGTACTGAAAATTATGAATGTTTGGTGATTGACAATAATGCGAAAAGTAACAAATTAGTGGACCAGGTTTACTGGTACAAGGCACCGCCCCATTCAGATTTCAAGATTGGGTCGCCGGAAATTTGGGCTCATTCAGCGGCTAATTCTAAGAATGATGAGGATCAAGCAGAGGATTTTGATGGACGCTTTGGTGTGGGTGGTAAGAAGGCTAAATCGGCATTAATTCAGGTGAGGAAGTTTTAGTAGGCTGAGCATCATTGAATTGGCTGCGTGTATGTAGGTAGGCTGATGCGTATCCTTCAGAAAAACTGATTGACACAATATTATAGATTTTACTTGCTATCAAGACAGTTCCTGTAGCAAATAAGATTGGACCCTTGTCATTGGCGTATTCTGTGCCAATAACATATCCGCTTAGAATTGTGTTTACAGCAAAAATAAAAATAGTTATAACAACTGCTCGTTGATAAAGTTTATCAAATGAATGAATTGTATTTTTGCGTTCAGTTGTTAGACTTTCAAACGCAGATTTAACAGTAATTGCGTCCGATGGCTTTTCGGGATTCATGCGAAGATATGTAGATAATTTATATTCACGCTGGATTTCTATAGCATAGAGTGCTATAAAGACAGCGAATGCTAGAAGATTTACTCCACAGTTTACTTTATAAAGTGTGCTCCCATTCGCAAAATTCTGCTGGGGCAAACAAGCTTTATTACCGCAGACACCAGGAACAAAAATAACTAGCAGAGTTCCATTAAAAATACGATAGGCTTCCAGTAATACTGTCATAGGCGTTACGGCTTTTGCAACGAGGCTCTTTAGCATTCTACTTATTATGAGGTAGTTGAGCCAAAACCGCCAGCACCACGATCATCCCGCGGCTGCGGCAAGGCATTTATTGAATCAACAAGAACTACCTTTCCGAACGGAATATAATCCTGTGCACAAAGCTGGAAGAAAAGTCCTCCATCCGCAATGATATATTCAAAGTCACTGTGATTATCAACACAGACCATTAGTTCACCGCGATAACCCTCGTCAATAAGGCCTACACTATTTGCTAGACGCAGAGGAGTCTTTGAACCAGTAGATGAACGCGGGAGGATAAGAAAGGGACTGGGACCACTCGTTGCTGAAATACAAGCACCATAAATCTGGCTGTGTAGCTTGGCAGCCTTACCCTTCGTAGGCTGAATTACTGCTGATAGCAGAGGTAGATTTACACCCGAATCAGTCGGCCTGTAGGCACTAATTACATTCTGAAGAGCGGCGCGCTGCTGGGGATTCTCCGTGAAAAGATACAGAGTACGGTAGGACATTTTGAAGTCAATTTCTTGTAGAAAAGGGCTTCAAATTTTTACTAAAGTAAAAATTCAGACAAATTTATTAAATTGAGCAATTTACACATCTAGCGTCACCTTTGCCGCAGCCAACTCCTTCTTACGAGCAATCGCCAAATCGGCTTCACCACCGCCGCCGAACATATCCGTCGGCAAGGCATTCTCCTCCTTAGATCCCGGTCCGAACTTGGGAACTGCCACCTTGGAGCCCGCCATACGTTCACGCTTCTGCTCCTCGTACAAAGCCTCCTTTTGTGACTCATTCTGCTTGTAGTTCTTCATGAGCGTGTTCAACTGGTCCTCCGCGTACTCCTGATCCGCAACATCGGCCGGCTCAGGGTCCCACGGTAGCCAGAAGCCCATCTGACCCACATATACGTTGAAGAAGGGGTCCAACTTCTGGAGGGTCTTGGCCCTAGCACCCGCCTCCGCCGCTGTATCATATACGCCACGAACCTTGAGGCCACGGATGCTGGTACGGAACTCGTTCTTGGTGAAGAACTCCTCCTCCAACTTCTTCCGGTTCTTGAACATGAAGTTCTCATATGCCTCCTGGATCTTCGTTTCCTTGAAATCGCGCATGTTCTTCTTCACATACTGAGCAAGGTCATCCGCCGCATCCTTGGACAAAGAAGCACGAACTTCCTGCATCACCTTAACAGCGTCATCGCGCCATTTCTTGGTATCCGTAGGAGAACCACTCACATCAGTGACCACATCTAGTCCAGCATTTGCCACCAAATCCTCCACCTTAGAAATTGCCTTAGTCACCTGCAGAACCTGGTCCATCAGAAACTTCTCTGACGCCGAAACTTTGTACTCCACTTCGTAATTTTCCAAAAACCGGCTGTAGAAAAAAACTTCCTTGTTTGCCAACACCTTCTCTGGAGACAAAAAACTGAGGCACACATACTTCTGTCCCGGAATCTCCTTGTCCTGCTCTAGCCACGTTTGCTCACTGTCACTCATCCTGGATAGACTAGACAAACAATCTTTAAAACCAGAACGCAGCCGCCGAAAAAAAATGTCAGACCAGGATATAGCAAATGGACGGTTTCTCTGTGGCTGACGTAATCCAGCGTGTAACTAAGTACCTCCTTGAGGGCCTCGCCGTCGCAGTTGCGATGGTTCTCGTAATGAAGAAGAAGTCTCCCGACTATGAGGAGGTTCTCTCTGTTGCCGTCGTCGCGGCGGTTGTTTTCGGCATCCTGGACACCCTTGCTCCTTCAGTCGGTGGCTCAGCTCGGGCCGGTGCGGGCTTCGGTCTCGGCGCCAACATGGTCGGCTTCCCGCGCATGGGTTAGACCTACTAATTTAGTTTGATATTTGTGATATAATTTACTATTGCTTTAACCTAACACATATAGTACCAGTGTTAGTAGAAATTATTACAAATCCAAATTTTCCTGAATAACTTGATGCTACATCAAATTATTTAGTAAACACACAGCAATCTAAGGATATCCACGTGACCTAAGAATTGCTTCTTGAGACCTTACACCGTTATCTGGGTTCCATCTGTAAAACATAGCACGACCTTCATCGTCAATTGTTCCTTCACCGACAGCATGTCCCGGCGGCGAACCTGAAATCCACCGATGAGGAATAGCATATTGATTCATCAAAATATTTGATTTTGTTACATTCCCAGACGGATTTATTACTTCAATCTCTACATGAGGCGGGACATAGATACTTCCGAGTCCGGCATAATATGCACCTGGTGCCTCATCTAATACGATACGATAGTCGCCCAACTGTGTTGAGATGCTTCCACTCTTGCTTCTAACATCGTACGCCTGCTCTTGATTCGGATGAGGAAAACCAGAACCACTGAAACTGTGTCCACGTGTTGCGGGTGCGGCGGCTCTCCATTTAATTGTTGCTGCTCCGCCTACATTTCCGTTGACAACTATTTTGCCATTCTCAACTGAAACGATTGCATTCATTCTCTAGCAAAGGCTAGTATTTTATTACTTATTGATCACCTCCAGGTGTACCACGCGGTCCAGAATACGGGTATGCGCGCGCAATGCTGACGGCTTTAGGAGCAAGTGGCTGCCAGAACATTTCAGGGTCACCCGCCGCACAGTTATTAATGTCCTGTGATGCGATAATGGGAAACGTGTGGGGAAGAGGGGCTGTGTTTCCATATGCTAGAGCCTGTGAATCTGCTGCTTCAGATGCCAATGAAGGACGGTAAATACGACCTGTGCCAATTCCAGCATAGTGTCCTTCTACCGTGTGACATCCATCATAGGTACAAACACGCTTATATAGTTCAGGGACCATTGTATCTGCGCATTTATGTGCGCCCATCTTGGTATTCAAGATTTGATTAGTACCGCGCATGAATGATTCCGCATCCGCAATTGTTCGCTGACGAGCATCATGCTGGCCCCAAACTCCTGCGGCTTTTACGGGATAGGATTCGCAACGAGGGCGGTAATCAGTGTATGAACGACCATCGGCCATTCTGGCGGGTGCGCCTTTCAGTCGGGGATAACTTGTAGTGAAACAACTCATTCGGCTTCCTCTAACCTACGAACAACATTTTGTGTGGCGGAAGACCGTAAGACTTCCAGCAGTTCTGACTTCTTCATTGACTTTGTTACACGCAAACCTCTCTCAGTAGCCAATTCACGGAGTTGCTTGGTGGGCATGCTTTCAAGTAGAGAACCCGCGGCTGCAACCTCACCCACATTACCCACAAACAACTTCTTGAACTGGGATTCCTCTGTGGGCTTAGACTTATTCCATCCATTCAGAATCTCGTCTTCATTTAAGTCCAAAACACCTCCAGGGCGGAGATTGTCCTCTTCATCATCACCGGCTGAAGGGAGTTCAACATCAAAATCCCTCATAGTGTGCTCAACCTCTCCTGCAACTGATTCAGGCGGTTCAACATAGCGCTGGATTCCGATTGTCTTCTCCGTATTTTCAGCCTCTGCCTCTGCGGCTTCTTCATCTTCATTTGAGTGTGTCTGCTGATAGTTCGCCATGTCAATTTCAGGAGGAGAATCGCGCAAATGAACCTTGTGTGCTTCTTCATCTGTTACCTTGCGTTCTTGGATAGCAAAGCGGAGTTCATAGAGAACATTTTCCAGAACACCGAGTTTCCTCTGCTGGGCCTCAATGTTAGAATATAGCCAATACGCCACACCTCCAAGTATCAGAAGAAAACTTGCCGTCAGCAGCAGCAAATCTTGAGTGCCCGCATTCATTCTTTTTTAGGAGGGATAAGTTTTATCGGACAAAAGACCGCGTTCTTTCAGGATTTCACGAACACTGCTCAAGGAGTTAATTCCCTTCCGCATTTTATATGTATAATTGAGTTGGTCCGGATTTTCCCGATGAGGCGATGCTTGTAGACAGAGGGGTTGGCACCGTTTTTCTTTCGCATAAGATTCGGGTAATTTAGTATAATGCGTGGAAATCAGGGAGGCATGACCGGATGCAGCGTAGACTTTATCAAGGAAAATACGACTTGCTTCTTCGCCGTCTATCGCATTAGTTGAATGGAAAATCTCATCCATCACAAGCAGTGCCTTGCCTTCTTTTTTCGCAGGATCTAAGTTCTCTAGAATTTCTTTTGCAAATTCAATTTCTGCTTCAAATAGGGAAAGTCGGCCAAGTGTATCTGAAGGTGATAGAGCAGTATGAATCTGATGAAAAGGTGTAATTTTCATACGACGAGCAAAACAGAATCCTAGACTTTGAGCAGCAATCACATTTGCTAGAATGGCTTTGAGACTGGTGGACTTACCACCGCGATTAGGACCAGTTACAAGAGCATGTGTTGTTTTATCTGCACAGAGGTCGATAGTATTTACAACACGCTTTTCTTTTCCAAGATGGGGGTGATAGAAGTTTTCTATATGTAGACGCGTCTCCGGACCTTCTACATAGGTGGGAAATCCAATGTGTGGAAGAGTACAACATGTAATCATTACATCCAAGATACCTATGTTTTTTGTTAAACCCATCAAAACATGGGGCTTATTCCAGGTATAACCGAAAATACCAAGTGTATTTTCATCTTCTGGTAAATCTTCATTATCTGGCAGGTCCATATATTTTGTAATAACAGGTCCAGTCATACTAGATAGTTCCTTCCATATGCTTTGGAGTTCCCAGATATGACCGCCCCGTTTTCGCATATCCTGCGTAATTGTATGGAGATGCTGTGAAAGCGTGACTTGTTGCCAGATGCTAGAGCCAAACATAAAGATGGAAAGTCCCCATTGTAACCATCGTTGAGCAACTTGACTGGTTGTGCCTCCGGTAGAGACCCACGGTGGAACTAGCATTCCGGATATCATATTTCCTTGACCTCCCTGTTGTTTCAGAATGTGCTGCAAGAGTTCCCAGTATTCCGGCACACTTAAATCTGCTTGTGTTGTCATACGGATAATGACATAGGGAAGAACAACAATTATAAGGGGTATTAAGATACTGACTGCTGGAAGCAACCAGACTTTCCATAAATTAGCAGCCTCCAGCCACAAGGGACTCTCATTTAGAAAAGAGGCAAATGAATCTTTTTCCCATAGAATTTGAGCATAGTATTCTTTGAGACGCTCATCCTCTATTTCAACTTTTTCTTCAAGGGCTTTCTCTAGAGCGGCGGCTCTTTCTAGCAGTTTAAGAGCACGAGATTTATCTTCAGGCGTCTTGCGGAAATGCTGACGAAGTTTAAGAATAACATTTCTCCGTTTTTCTAGCAGACTAATATCTTCTGTAGCGCCTTTGAAATAATCTATCAATTTAGTCATACCCCATTGAGTTTTCGGAGAAATATCGGTGGCGAGTTCCTTGAAATTAATATCGGCTTCTACATATTTGCCAAGGAGCATTCTCTGCTTCTTTCTGTGTTATGTATTGCGGGCTTTTACCGCGTATCTACCTACATAAATGTCTATTTGTGTTAAAAAAATTTGTCTTAATTTTTGAATGGTTTATGTCTAATTGTGATGGCTTTAGCCATCGCACAATATAGTCTTAGGCTGTTAAAAAATTTGAAGTATAAAAACAGTATAGAATAATCTGTCAGTGAAAATGTCCACTTTAGCAATGTCCTCAAATCATGGAACAGAATCCGGAAAAAACGGATATAAAAAAATGTCAGTAATTACTACTATGAGCATGAGTGGAAATGAAATTCCTGAAGCCCTCCTCCAAGTCCTATCAATCCGTAGTAAACCTGGACTCGTTTGTCCGGAGGATATACGCAGTCGGATTGCACAAATCCGTTCGCGTGTAGAGTCGTTTAGGTCAAATGGAATTGTAAGGAAGGTACCCGCTGATGGGTGGACGGAATCATTTCCCTCATCGCATTCACACCATGCGCGAGCACCTGTAAATAATGGAACAAATGCCTTTGGACGTCGGGGTGGTAATAATGGAGGACGTAATGATACGGGATTTTGGAGGGGAAATCAGGCTCAGCAGACATCTCCCCAGACTTCTGCTTGGTCTACAGGTCGTCCTAAATTTACTACTGGGTTTGTTGCTGCTACTGCTCCTGTAGTAGCGGCTGCACCTGTAGTAGCACCTGTAATAACGCATGTAGTAGTACCCGCAGTGACGCCTGCAGTTCCAGTAGGATCCGCACAGACTATGAATCGCTTCAAGCATCTTGATTCTGAAGAAACAGATGATGTAGCCCCTCCTCCTGTGACCAGTGGTTATGTGAAGTTCAAGAGCAAGTTCAAGAAGGATGCTTCAACTGCGAATGAACTAGAAGACCGGCTTCTTGGTCATATTCGTGCTAAAATTAATAAGTTCTCAGCACAGAACTATAAGAAGATCTTGAACTTTCTCCGGCAAAATATGGATTCGGAGGAGAAGGTATTCTTGGAACAGTTTATGGCTCTTATCTTTTCCAAAGCAGCAGAGGAAGATACATTTGTTGCGCTCTATGCTCAACTTCTAGCAGATTTGACTCCCGAGTTTCCTTTTCTTAAGGGTGAAATGCAGAAGTTATTCACAAGTTACCTGGATGTCTTTACAGATGCTAAGGGACAGGAAGACCAGACATCGGCTGAGTACGGAAAGTTTCTGGATGCTAGCAAGAGGAAGACTCATCGCCGCGGTTATAGTCTCTTCATTGCGCAGATTGCTTCAAAGGGTCTAATTACGGAACAAGAACTGCTAGATACTACACTGGCAGTTGCTCGGTCTCTAATTACAAATTCCCTGGATTCTGAGCAGAAGTTGCTTGTGGAGGAGTTGGCAGATTGTTTGACCAATATTATGGGTGTGGCTCATAAATCTCTAAATGCGTTTGAGGAGATTAAGACTGTGATGGCGGAACTCAAGGGATTGACGGCCAAGGAACCGGCTGCTCTTCCCGGACTTTCGTTCAAATCCCGATTTGCTCTGATGGATTGTCTTGGTCTTTAGAAATAATATCAATCTAATTAGTAGAAATGTCTGCTCCTAATACTGCTGCTGCGCCTGCTGCTTCAGTAACGCCTGCTGCTAATAACAAGGGAGGTTTGTTGGGTGGAATAACAAGCCTTTTTGGTGCAAAGCCCGCTAATGCCAAGAATGCTGGTGCTAATGCTGGTGCTAATGCGAAGAACGCTGGTGCCAATGCCAAGAATGCTTCTGCTAATGCTAATGCCAATGCCAAGAACGCTTCTGCTAACGCCAATGCTGCCAATGCCAAGAACGCGGCCGAGCCTCCTGCACTCAAGCCGGCTGAGGTTGCCAAGAGCCTCAACGCACCTGCTGGTGCTGCGGCGCGTACTCGTCGCCGCCAGCGTGGTGGTGCGCGCGGTAAGACCATGCGTCTCCCCGGTACCCGCAATGTCCTCCGTGTTACTGGCAAGACGGTCGGCAAGATTCGCAATGTTGGTGTCTATGGCCTCAAGAAGGTCGGCAACGGTGTTCACATGGTTACTGGCTTAGTCGGTGCTGTCCTCCGCAAGGGCGGAAAGACGCTAAAGAACATCACAAAGAGACGTCAACAGACACGCAAGCAATAAATAATAAAAAAAGAGAAAATACCTTAGTATGATAATAAATTCATTTTTTGTTATTGTATGACATAATATGTCATAAAATGAAAAGAATCTCATAAATTCTAAAAATTTGACGGCGCGGCAGCCACCTGGATAAAAGCAAATCCAAGCAATAGAAAGATGCCCTTTAAGAAAATCAATTCCAAGAAGCCCAAGAAGGCTGCGTCAGCAGATGATGACAGCAGTGTAGATAGCCGGGGTAATATCCGCAATCTCATTGAATATGAGGAGGATGATTCAGATTATTCTCCTAGCGAGGATACTAGCGAATCCGCAGTAGCAAAGCGTGTTCGCAAGAATAAGCGCGCAAAGAGGGGTCTCAAGCCCGAGGGCCTAAAGGAAAAGAAGGCCAAGGAATTGAAGCAGCGTTCTCCTAAGGAACTTAAGAAGAGTAAGAAGCCCGCGGCAAAGAAATCCAAGAAGGTTGTGGAGTCTGAAGAGGAGGAGGAAGAAGAGGAAGAAGAGGAGGATGAAGAGGAGGAAGAAGATGAGGATGAAGAGGATGTAGATATGGAGAACGAAGAAGAAGAAGATGAAGAAGATACAGACATGGATGAAAAGCATGCTAAGGCCACGATTGACTGGCTAGTGCTCGGCGAAGAATCTGATGATCCGCATGAGCCGAAGAAGTACAAGATGAAGAAGGAATCTCCGCAGGTTCGGCGTTTTGTGGAGATTCTACAGAAGCAGAATGAAGGTGAAGAGGAGCACATTGATAATGATATTACCTATTTCAAGACTCTTGCTGGAGATAAGCAGACAACTCTTCTAGCCAAGATGGAATCTCGTCTAGTCAAGACAGAACAGGCAGTTCCGCTCAAGTTTCAGATTCTAGAAAAGGCAACCACTCCCGAAATTCAGGGTGCGGCGATGTCCAAGTTTACTGCTATGACCAATATTGACCCTTCTTCCACCGAGTATTATAAGTGCAATCACTGGATTAATGGTTTTATCCGCATGCCTCTTGGCGTCTACAAGTCTCTTCCTGTAAGCATGGAGGATGGTCCCGAGAAGTGTTCTGCTTTCGTACAAGAGATTCAGAAGTGTATGAACAGTGCTGTTTACGGACAGGATGAGGCTAAACTCCAGATTCTCCAGTTTGTATCCGCTTGGCTAGCAAATCCTAAGGCTGCTGGAAATGTGCTGAGTATCCATGGCCCTGCTGGTGTGGGTAAGACTACACTTGTTAAGGAGGGCATCGCAAAGGCTCTAGGTCGCCCTTTCCATTTCATTACTCTGGGTGGGGCGACTGATGCTTCCTTCTTGGATGGTCACTCATACACATATGAAGGTTCTACATGGGGACGTATCGCAGAGGTTCTCATTCAGAGCCAGTGCATGAATCCGGTTATCTACTTTGATGAGTTGGATAAGGTTTCTGAGACGCCTAAGGGTGAGGAAATTATCAATCTGCTGATTCACTTGACAGATGGAGCACAGAATGACAAGTTCCAAGATAAGTATTTCACGGGCATTGATCTTGATTTGAGTCGTTGCCTCTTCATCTTCAGCCATAATGATCATAATAAGTTGAATCCTATTCTCAAGGACCGTATGTACAACATTCCGGTCAGTGGGTTCAATATGAAGGAGAAGACTGTGATTGCTGAGCAGTATCTCTTGCCCACTGCGCTCAAGGATCTCAATCTCTTTGAGAAGGTATCTATCTCAAATGAGATTGTAAAGTATGTGATTGAGAATCACACTGGAGGCGAACCTGGTGTCCGTGAAATGAAGCGTGCAATTCAGACGATTGTCAGCAAGATTAATCTTCTACGGTTCTACAATGATGAGAAGGCAGTTCCATTCTCCATTAAGAACTTCAAGTTGCCGTTTACCGTGACTAAGGAGCATATTGAGGTTTTCCTCAAGAAGAAGCCTGAAACTGACCCCAGCATTGCGCACCTTTACACGTAATCGCATCCTTTAATAACATAAAAACTGTGATAGGATTCAGATTTCCTATTATAGTTTTTTTACTTCTGCTTTCGCGTGTATTGCTTACGTTGGCGTGTTTGAGTAAAAGGTTGCGGGTCCTCATTAACATTCATCTTTTTAGTATTATTTTTTTTAGTAAGATTCTTCTTATTTTCCAGAATCTTAAGATTAGTTTCAAATCGGTTTATGGAATTTTGTACATCAAGAATATATCCAAGATTGAAGTCGTTCGTATATTTACCATTGCCATTTGCAAACTTTATTAATCGTTCACAATCAGCATTTACCGCATTCTTAACATTCTTCCATTGATTCTTAACATCTTGAGGCTGGTTCTTTAGTCTAAGACTATTAAACGCTCTTTGTCTTGTTCTACAAAAAAGACCCGCCTTGCCTCTAGCAACAGGATTCTTAACAGACTTGAATTTTCCTGTGTTTGTATTTTTAAGAGTGTATGTCTCAACCATCTAATAGTATTTCAGAATTAAAATGGCATTGTTCCTACCATCATATCTTCGCTTGTTGTCGCATTTGACTCTTCTCCAAACCATGATTTCATTGACAGCATACTGTCACCTACTGAATTTACAATACCAGCCATTTCAGATACAGGTTCTTTTTCACTTACTGTAGCTGTAGATTCAAGAGAACTAAGTAATCCCTGTAAATCAGACGACCAGGAGTCAAATCCGCCCATAAAGGCTAGCAGAGCAGTAAAGACAGTTCCTACCACAAATGTAATTCCACCTTCCGCGGGTGAAGGCAGATCATTAAACTTATAACTCTTGTAGCCCGCACCCACAATCAAAACAAGAACACCGCCAGCCAGGGCCAGCAAAGCCTGTAATTTCCAATCCATCATTAATGATTTCCCTTTTTTTTCTGGCTAGTTTTACCCGCGGTAGGCTCAACAAGGTTGAGCAACCGGGGTGGATGCTTAACTATGTTAAGCGTACCCGCACACCTTTAGTTTACTCAAGAGTTTCAAAATCATCAATTCCTCCAGCACCGGGGTTATCCAAATCTTCGGCATCGGCAGAATCTAATCCACCTACTTCTTGTCCAATGTGGAGGAGTTCATCTTCATCTTCCTCTTCGCTTATTTGTGTAGCCGGTCTATCTAGTGGATTTTCAATTGACCGCATCTCTCCAACACTTGATTTGCGTTCATCAAAGACTGAGACCATCTCAGAGAATTGAACAGCAGGCTCTGTGTCAATTTTGATACTTGCCGGAGTCTCATCCTTTTGAATCTTAGGAACTTCATTAGATGTAATTGGAATATTCTTTATGTCAGGTTCAGATACTACAAGTGCTGGTGCTACAGGTGCTACGGGGACAGGTGCTGCGACAGGTGCTGCGACAGGTGCTGCGACAGGTGCTGCGGGGACAGGTGCTACGGGGACAGGTGCTACGGGGACAGGTGCTACGGAAACAGGTGCTACTACAGGTGTTACAGGAGCAGGCACAGGTTCCGGTACTGATACTACTTCAACATTCTCTTCAGGAACACTCTTTGTCTCTGTGGGAGAAGGCGGCGCTTCTGCATCATTTGTCACAACCTCTTCATCGTCAGTCGGCTCCGAAATATATTCCTGCAAGATCTTCTTAATGGGCAACATATCACGAACAGCCGCATAAATAGCCTCCTCAATGATTGCCTCCGCCTGTAGTAAATTCTTTTGTCTATCAATTGCGGGAATATCTTCCTGAAAAAGGAAAGGAGCCTTCCAGAAAGACTTGGCAGCCTCCGTAAATAAACGGTGAAGAAAATGGTCCAACTTAGGTACAGTAATCGTCAGTTTCTTATTCTTCTTATTTACACGAACTGAAGCCATAACCTTCGTGTGCGCAATAAAAAGAGCAGTCATCAACTCCTCCAAATAGTCGCAACGAGAAGCTTCAATTAGCCGACTGGTCTCTTCCGCCACTACATCCTGATTCCACTTAGGAATCTCCGCGCACTTCTTCTGAAAACGTGAAAGAATGGACTGCTGGGATTCAGCCCATAAATCAGTCCGAATCTTTCGAAAAAAGTCAAGCAACGGAAAAACTAGTTTATTTGCCATCTGCTTTTGATATTCAACACGTGCCTCCGAGTAAGTTGCGGATTCCATTAATTATTCACTGTTTTCTTTTACGCCCGCATTTCCGCAGTTAAACCATCCGTTGCTAAAAGAATCGTCTGTGACCGTGTGTGAACACCTCCAGGCGTTTCCATAATTCTTCGCCAAAGTTCCATTGTATGAGGTGGCAGAATAGTAAGAAGTCCTATACGCGGATCAAACCCATTATCGTGTAGCGTAGTCTCCCATTCAACTATTTCCTTAAGAGTTTTACCCTTAAGGGGCGGCGGCGTCAGACAGAGTTGATTCAGTGAAAATCCAGCCGCACTACCAAATGCTTGGAGAAGTGCCCAGCGAAGATTACCATTCGCAAATCGGGAAACACCCTTAATTTTCTCTGCTGCAAGTGTGGGAATTCTTCGCTGAATTTCATATTCAATCTCTATTTGAGAAAGCGGGGACAGTTGAACAGTCTGACAACGACTGCTAATTGGGTCACTAATTGCAGTTGTGTCACGCACTTCAAAAATACAAAAAATGCTGGATGAATAGACTTCCAACATACGACGCAAAAATGCCTGTGCATCATCCGATAAGACTTCCGCGTGTTCAAAAAGAATATAGCGAATTACTCTATTAGACCCTGATGAAAGTCTGATAAAATGCTTTATAGAATCGCGTTGTTCTCGCAGTCCAGAATCTGAATAACAATTAATAACCAAAAGATATTCTGCCGGAGCCACTAATTTCCAGAACGTAGATTTTCCGATTCCAACAGGACCTACCCACAGAACGTGTGTAGGCTTCTGACTTGCTACGGTGGCCGCCCATTTTTCAAAGATGCTACCATTTCCCACCAGGTCTTTATAAGACCGCGGTGCGTGTGGATCTAATGCTGCTGTATTCATTCTATCAGGTTAAAGGCGGGTGGATTTAAATCACTTCCTTCCGCTAGCTCTATCTGCCAGATTAATAACATAGGGATTCTCATTTAGTGACTTAACCGATGCAGGATTGAAACGATCCTTGGACACATCCAACCGCAGAGGAGCGCGGTATTTCTGCGTGCCAATAATTTCCGCACCCGAAGGCGGACCATTTACACGATAGACAGGCGGCTGGCGATCATTGATATAATCCGTATCCAATTTCTTCATCTGAATATTGGTCTGATCCTCACCGCTGAAGAGTGATAGGAGACCATTTCCATTAATTGGTTGACGACCCTTCGCCACAGTTTCCATCTGAGAATAGTGACGCATGTTGTACTCCGCATCATAAACACGAGCACGCTGTCCCTCCGTAGTCGCAGCAGAGCCCGTATATTCAGACTTGGCTGAAATGGCCGCCTTCTGCGTGAATCGCATACCGTCGGGCGATTGGAGTTGCGGCTTATTAGGAACGCCTTGGAGACTGACGTTCATGACCTTATCGGGCTCAGAAAGTGTGTTTCTGCCAGTTACACGAGCAATATCATCAGGGTCATATACAGTCAACTTCTGCGGTCCATCAGCGGGTCCAGCAATACCGAGCCAGTCATTATCAACCGTAGTTTCCTTAACCGTTGTGCGCGCGATATCATTCGGATCATAAACAGTCAAAGCACCGGGGATTCCAGCACCAAGAGCAGAGAAGTTACCAGAACCACGGATATTTCCGAGCATTTCCTCATTGCGTGTGGGTTTGGCTGCGTCTTGGAAGCGTACACCCGTTTCGCGCTGGTCGGGCTTCACGTTGAGTCCCATCACCTTATCACCTGTAAAATAACGTTCGTTGGGACGGATTTCAATGCCCTTCTTACCATAGTCATTCTCTGCTGAATCCACATTTCCGAAATAATTGGTCGCATCCGCGTTACGAAAACCGAACTCACCGTGCTGGCTGACGAGTGGTGCCCTAAAAGAGGGGATTTGATACTCCTTCTTGAAATCAGTGGAGGCTGCCGTACCGAAATGCTCTTTCGTTGTTTCAGGACGAGCGGTGTACTTAAGAACTTCAACAGAACGCATACGTTCACGCTTATCAGTGCCACCATTCGCAAAGTTACGTTCACCCTTCGCATTTACAAAGAAACGATCAGGCAAGTACTTGCGAACTTCTCCGCGTTCACCCCGATTGGTCACAACGGATTTACCCGGAAGGATAGCACCCGCAAACGTTAATTTAGGATTATTGGCTGTACGAATTTCATCTGTAGAACGGGGCTTAGCATAATCAAGAGATTCAGGCTGCTGGTAGCCACCGGAGGGAATGCTCGTAAATCCTTGACCTAGACCCTTTCCAACACGAATCTGCTCAAAGGGCTTTTCATTTGCTCTGTTTTGCGGGCCTACAATGCGTTCTTGCATGAAGTCTGAATGGGATTCAATTCCATAAGGATTGCCTGTAGGTTCACGCTGGAGATCGAACAAAGGCCCTTGCTCCTGCTTGTTAAACTGTGTAGAAGCCGCTCCTGTGTAATTATCAAGAATGCCCCGATTGCCCGTATCTGTCATATTCTGCTTGACTGACCCACGAAAGAAGGGAACCATATTGTTGTGCGTAAATTCACCGGCATCCAATTCAACGCCTGTAAGAGCAGACACTACTTTTTGGCCTCGGGAGTAATTAGGTGTCTCTTCCTCTCCATCATTGCGGAGAAGAACCATGGGTGAAATACTAGAACCGGCCTCTTGAGGCGCCGGGCTGGCTGAATCAGAGAATGCCATATTTTCAAGTGAATTATTATTCTGTGTTCCATAATTTGTAGGAAGACCCTTAATATCAGAGGGATATGGTTCCATCGCTATTGAGCCACCTGAAGGAAGCGCATATTGAATATCTAATTCTCCTGTCACTTGGCGTAAGGGGGTTACCTGAGCAGCACGTACTTTATAGGGCCCTGTTGTCTGTGTAAAAGGTGAACCTGATTCAAAGTTTTCAATAACGCGTTTCTTTTGTCTCTCAACAGTTGGAGGAACTGGTGTCTTAGGACTCATATAATTTGTAAGGGCAAAGCCAGTTCCTAATAAACCAATCATGGCGGCAATCTCCATTCTCTAACAGTGGCGATTAATTTTAAGCAGTCATACTTGCGTAAAATTAATATATGGGGCTGGAGATTTACAAAGACTGCTTGGAACGATTCCATGTAACACTGGGCGGCCCTACAGGAGCAGGACACTCAACATCGCTCTTAGGAGGATTCCATTGATCCTGTGTTGCGGGTATAACTTCCTTGACCTGTTCACGTGCAAGCATATTGTCTGATTTGCTGTAGAATGAGTCGCTCCAGTTGTTGAGCGGTGTAGGCAAGGAAGGGGAGGGATTATTCGGTTTAGGAATACAGGGGCGATGAGAATCCTTAGATAGAATACGTCCAGGGACAAACCAATCAAAGGGAACCATGACATTTTCCTGCGGGTTCTGGCAGAGATATTCCCAACGGTTCCAGCCTGTTCCTCTCAATGTACATGGCGGATCACCCAGACGATTGAAAGTTTGCGTAAATGAGGCTTCGGGCATCGCAGTCGGCTTGACTCCATTGTAACGATTATTATTCGGATTGTAGCCACCGCAGGCAGATTTTACACTGAGACGATTAATATTAAAAAGGTCAGATTCAACATCTGTGCGTTGGTGGTCAATAAGTTGGGCCGCTCCCCATTTCTGGAGTCGGGTGGTCGGCTCAGGCACGAAGACACCCTGTGTTCCATTTGCAGGTGAACCGAGTTGATAGCGTCCAGCGCCTGTTGTTATCCGGAGGTCGTCTTCGTAGTGGCAAGGGTCAGACCTTAAGTGGGTCCATGAATAATCTGTAACTGAAGCCATCTTTGCTCTAATGTTCGCCGACAATTCTTTTGGATAATTCCTCCAGTTTCTTTACAAGATTTGTTTGAAGAGTAATAAAAATTACGCTAACAACAATTTCACCATGAAACTCAGTGGAAAGATAGGGATGATATGTGTGTTTACCGGGGATATAAAATAAGAAGGGAACTGCTTTTACAAATTTCCGAATGTAGAAAATGCATACTGCTAGAAAGATTGTTTCACCCAGAACTTCTAGCATAATATGCATTGTGCTCTTTGTTTTATCAAATGCTGGAAATGCTTCGTTTGTCCATACTCCAACATAGAATGTAACAACTCCATAGAGAATAGTATATTGAATTGTTTCAAAAATCTCATTTATACGAATCGTATTCAGATTGAATAATTTTCGTATCCGTGATATGAAATGAGATTTACCCGATGGTTCTATCATCTCCCCTACTCCTTTCTGAGTTTTTAGAAGCGATATGAGGTTCCAGTTTCCTGCGTGAAACGATTAGGATATGCGACACCCTGATAACTGTTCATCTGGCATGTCTGTAAGTGCGTAGGGCGGGTCGCAATGAAACGCTTTTCATCGTCTGCCTTATTTGTGTATGAAATACCAGAAGGCCAGTCGGGGCATGCTTTTCCGCCCAGAGCACACTCGGGTTTGTACTGCTTGTTATTACATCTTGTATTAGGACGAGTGATGCCCTGTAAATCGGATTCCACATCTACCATTGGAGATGCTGTAACCACACTAACCTCATTGCCACCGACCAGGCCAAGAGCATTACGGCAGGGTTTCTCATGATAGAACTTGTCAGGAATCATTGTATATCCGGACAAGTTTCTGCTTTGCTCTTCGGACAAGAATCTTTCATTGCCAGCACCCTTGCTAGACTGTGCTGAGCTACCGAATAACGCAGGGGCATATTCTGTCATTATCTTCTATTTAGAACCAAATAATTTTTTATCCTGTTCATCGCGTTTCTGCTGCATGAGGCGGAACTCTTTTTCAATATCACTTGCTGGAGGACACTCTGGTGATTTAGTAAGTGTTATATTTGTGAAACGGTTTGCAAAACATCTGATCTTTTGGTTTTGCTGTGTTTGCGAAGACTCTGTGTGTTGTTTGTTAGACGGCATTATTTTCTCTCTTCTATAAAGGGATGAATCTTTTGAAATCAATTGTTGTGGCCGCTTCGCCTAGCAAATCTTATATGCCAGTCGGAAAAGCAATTTCGGTGAAAGATATTAAGAAACAGCAGTTGCCATCTTCAACAACTCTGTCCCAAAGGCAAGGGACCACGCGGAAAGCCCGAATTATTAAACAATTGGTTTGAATAGCAGGATATCAAGGAAGTTTATCTACGAGATAACTTTCTTGTTGTTCTATTACGGCTACGGCTCCTGCTGCGGCTTCTGCGCATTTTCTCCTTCTGGAGAAGTGCGGCCGTATCTGTGTATCCACCCAGAAGTTTACCATTTCGGTAAATCTGCGGGACACTTGTTTTTCCCGTTAAACGTTTGAGTTCCGCACGATGCTCGGGGCCTACAGGGACAAATAGAGGCTTCTGTGCTTTCAAAAGTTGTTTAGCCTTCTGACACCATGGGCAACTCTCCATACCGAAAATTACAAGCGGTGTTGTTTCAATAATATGAGCCAATGTATGCATTCCTACTTCTTAATAGGAAAATCGCTTCATTGAATTGGAATCGCAAATAGGAGCATATCTGTTATTAACCGATGAACGCGTTCCTACAAAATCGGGTAAGCATTTTGTTCCTAGCACAGGATTGAGTATAGTAGACGCATTTGAAGCCGCCGCATAACAGTCCACAGGTAGGGTTACAAAGAGACCCTTCGTGTTATTAGTGGCCGAGCAGCAGGTCGCAAATCCCGCAGTCTTAAAAAGTAATGACTCTGAACTACTTGGAGTAGAAGTACCACCCATAGTTAAAACAGTCTTAATATCACACGGTGCGACTAGGCCAAATGATGATGTTGCAGGAACAAAAACTTTACTGTTCTTGTATTTTAGTGCGGTAGTTGTCTCCGACGCATCGCGCACTTTGCTAGTTGCTAGAGTTACTGAAGCAGCCTCTCTACGAAGACGTGTTAAACGGCTGGCGTCCATTTCTACTATATAAAACAATATTTTTAGAGAATCTTATACGATGTCATTATCATCCGTGACTCTAGCAATTGATTTTCGTGAATCTAGTCTTATGACACAACTACAAGTTTTAAAAGTCCCTTTTGTATCCGAAAGTCTTCCCTTGGGAGATATTCTCTTCCGTGACTTGAGTGGAACAGCAGTCGCACTTTTTGAACGAAAGACATTAGATGATTATGCTGGTTCTCACTTAACGAATCGCTATCGGGAGCAGCGCGCTCGTCTCATTACAGCACGGTCACAAGGGACACAAATCGGTTATCTGCTGGAAGGTGGTTGGCGTTATGGCGCACAGGAGCGGGTATTTGGTCAGCCTACAGAAGGAAAGCGTAGTACAGTAAATGAAACAATGTTACGAACTCTAGCATTCCGTCTTCAGTTTAAATACAAGATTCCTGTTATTCAAACAGCAAATGTGCTTGAAACTGCGTATACACTCAAGCATTTGTATGAGATTTTGCAGCAAGATGCTGCGTATTTTAAAGAGACGCCAGAAGAGGACTTGGCCATTGCTAAACAAGCAACTGCAACAACAGGTAATTTCTCTGCTAGGCGGAAGGATAATGTGGAACCAGCAGCATCAATGTTAATGGGTCTCCATGGTGTTAGTCTTGTAAAAGCAGAGGCGATTCTAGCAGCAGTTCCTACGATTGTTGATCTCTGCGGGAAGACCGCAAAGGAGATAGCAGATATCCCTGCTGGAAAGGGACGGATTGGGCCAAAGTTAGGGGTCGATATTCACGGGGCTCTTCATTAAAATATTTATAGTATGTAGAGTAAAATATGCCAAATTTTAAGACGTATCATAATAATAAAAATATTTATAGTGTTGATATGATGTTATCTTACATTAATCTATATGGACATCCAATTGTTAAAATGCCTATAGAAAAATTTATTCCACAACTTAATGAAAATGTTTGGGGAGAATGGTCTCCTATGGATGTTATAAAAAAGATTGATTCTAAAAAATATAAAAAAGACGCCGAACTTATTCAACGAGCAAATTTAGAATATCCAATAATTGTATCAGGAAAACATATTGTAGATGGATATCATCGGCTTGCAAAAGCATACTTAGACGACAAAAAATATATTAATGTCTATATATTTGATGCAGAACTTATGAATAAATTTATTCTTAATAAAGATATGGATTTTGTAAAGGTCCATCAGAATACTAATATTTATCAAATCATAGAACTTTGGACGAAGCGTTTTTGTAATTAGATAAAATAAAGGATAAATTAAGATGACTAATGAAATTGAACATTTACAAGAAACCTTAATTATTCATTTAAAACAATTAAATATTACAATGACAAAATATACTCGTATAAATTTTGTAAATAGTCTTCTGGAAAAACAAAATCATAAATGTGTCTTTGGTAAAAACGTAGGTCATATTTATTGTACTAGTGAACTCCAGTGGGGTTATATAAAACCTTTATCTAGAAAAGAAGAACAATCAGTTGATAATCTATACTTATTATGCGCTATTTGTAAAGCAGAAATTTATATTTAAATGTGTCTTGTTTTTTGGCTAAAAAATTGTCTTGTTTTTTGGCTAAAAAATTGAAACCGCAGCCCCGGCAGAAGTAAGTCGCAGCAACCTAAGTAAGAAATGCCTACGTATAAAAATGTGGATGACCTCCGTCAGTATATTCCGCCAGATAATGGATTGGATTTGAGTAAGACGAACAGGCATATTGCCGTCATCGTAAAGGGAAATAAGATTCTTGCAGCGGCTATGAATCAATTCGGTTCTCGCTCTTTTGGCTCGGGTTACACATATAATACAATCCATGCGGAGGTTAATGTGATTAAGAAGTTGGGAGATATTAAGAAACTTAATGGCACTACTATGTATGTTTTCCGCACAGGAAAGGGAATAAATGAAGCCAGTATTTGTCACAGCAAACCGTGTTGTATCTGTGAGAAACTACTTGAGAAGTGTATGAGGGAATATGGTCTTAGGCGTGTCTTCTATTCTGTTAACCCCGATGGTTCTTGCCCCAAGCCAAATCGTCATTATTAGACAAAAAAAATTTAGAAAAAAGAGTGAAAATTATTTTTGCCTAGATAGTAAATTTGTCTTATTTTTGCGTACGTAGTAAGCCTAAAAATTGAAGCCAGCAGGGGCTTAAGAACCCCCAGCGAAAAATCTCTAAATGTCCGGTGGCGTAATCAGCAAGGCCGTCCAGCGAATTATGAAGAAGGATCTTCCTTCGGTCAATAATGATGATATGAAAAGTAATGGGATCTATTATTTTATGGACGAGAAATCAGTCATGAAAGGAACAGCCCTTATTATTGGACCGGGAGGCACTCCTTATGAAGGTGGCTATTGGTTCTTTTCTGTAGAATTTAATGATAATCATCCCTTTGAGCCACCGCATGTACTTACTCTAACACAGGATGGTCGGACACGTTTTAATCCTAATATGTATCGCGAAGGAAAAGTATGTCTTTCTCTACTAGGAACATGGAATCAAGGTGATAAATGGACTTCAGTACAGACTCTTGGCTCAGTTCTTCTCAGTATCCTTGGAATGGTTCTAACTGACCAGCCTCTTCGTAATGAACCCTGCTTTTCATCATTTACAACGCATCCTGCATTTGAGCCCTATAATCGTATTATCTTTCATGCTTCTACCGAGACTCTTCTTCATTACTTGCAGAATCCACCTTCATATCTACCAGATGAATATAAGGAAGAAATCATCGCGATCATGAAGGAGCAGTTTAAGAAGAATAAAGATGAACTTATTAAACGGTGTCTTGCTCTTGCGCCGATATGGGATGATAAGAAAGAATTGAATGAGATTTTCCGGCTGGAAACAAAGTATCGCTTCAAGGCCATTGCGGACCGGCTAGCAGCGACAAACTTTTAGTTGTCCATAGAAACCCAATAGCAAACAAAATATTTTTGTTTTAAGTCCGCTCTAAGTGCGTTAAAAATTTGACCCCGGTAACCCAGCATAGAATAAATCAAGATGGAACAGGAGACGAAATCATTACTAACATTCCTATCGGAATGTCGGGCTGGCCCCGCAGAAGCCAAATCAGCAAATGTGCGGGGGTTTCCGGGACCGCAAGTAGGTAATTATAAAATTAAACCGAAGGATTATGACGCATTCTTGGACTCCCTTCACCAATATATTTTCGTGGAAGGTGGCGCGGCAAATCTAGTAGAAGTTCACCGTGACTTCAGTCCAATTCTAATTGATTTGGATTTTAAATACAAGAGCGGGGGCCCTCTTGAGCGGCAATTTAATGACGAGCATATTTACAACTTTTGTATCGGCTATGCTAAGGTTCTGTGTCACTTCTTTCAGATTGAATCTCTAGAAGAGCCACTTCGGTTCATTGTTCAACTCAAGCCTGGTCCCGAAAAGACGGTCAAGAACAAGGAGCCACTCCATAAGGATGGTATTCATATCATCTGCCCCGATGTCAGTGTCACACCCGATATCCAGCATGCGCTCCGTGGTCATGTGATTGAGCAAGGACTTGTTCATGAGATTTTCGGAGAGACGGGGATGATTGGTCCTGTAACAGAAATCTTTGACCGTTCAGTGATCGCGCAGAATGGCTGGTTCTTCTATGGTGCATGTAAGCAGGATAAGCATCGGTATAAGAACACAAAGATGTATGTGCTAGAAACTACGGGAGAACAGACAATTCAGTTAAATCCCAAATCGCTGGATGAATTCACAAATCGGCAAATGCTTTCGCTCCTTTCCATTCGCAAGAATCATATTGAACTCAATTTCTGTGACCTGCGGGAAGAGCGACGGGAAGCATGGGATAAACTGCTGGGGACTTGGCTAGCGGGAGATCCGAAGGCTCCTGCTGTTCAGCAAATTAGCGATTCTTCTTCTGAGATTTCAACGGATCATCAAGATCATTCTGTTAGTGTTAGAGCACATTATACTGCTGAGGATGTAGCACAGGCATTTGAACTTGCCAAGGAATGCCTAAATCCAGATCTCCGAGCAGGGACCTATCATAAGTGGGTTCATCTAGCCTTGTGTCTACGGAATATTGATGATTGCGAAGAGGCATTTGAAACTTGGAAACATATTAGCAAACGGGTATCTGGTTATGAACATACCAGTGATATTGAATTTCTTGAGAAGTGGAAAGCACTTCGTTCTTCACAGGCTAAGTTGGAGAATCAGGTTAAAATGGGCACTCTATATCACTGGGTAAAACAGGATAACTATGCTAAGTATGAGGAAATTCGGGACCGAAAGAATGAAGATTATGCGTATAATCATGATTCTGGTACGCATGTTGAGATTGCAAACTTAATTCTAAAGCTTTTCCGTCATGAGTATCGCTGTTCTCCAATGCAAAAAAGTTATGATTGGTTCCATTATGAGGGACATTATTGGAAAGCTATTCAGCAACCAATGGATTTGCGTGGCTCAATTAGTACTCGTGTTCGGGATTTATATACAAAGGCTGAAATTCGTGCCAGTAAACTGGAACTTGACCCTAGTACTTCTGAGGACATGAAGAAGAGTCTTGTTGAGAAGAAGAAGCGTCTTATGAAAGTAAAGCAGAGTCTAGAAAATTCAGGTTTCAAAGATTCTATCATGAAGGAACTAACAGAAAAATTCTATCAGGAGGACTTCAAGGAGAAGTTGAATACAAATATTAATCTAGTTGGTGTAGGTAACGGTGTTCTTGATTTGACTGCAACACATCCTGTCACTGGAAAGTTGTATGTTGAGTTCCGAGAGGGAAGACCAGATGATATGATTAGTCTTCAGATGGGAAAGCACAAGGTGTATCCTGCTCTAAATTATAACCCATACGATCCTAATAATCAGCACAATGTTGGCATCTGTGAATTCTTTCGAAAGTTGTTTCCAAAAGATGATCTGCGGGAATATTTCTTCACATTGCTTTCAGCATGTCTCTTTGGCCGAAACACTGAACAGAAGTTCTATATTCTTCAAGGTGAAGGCTCAAATGGAAAGTCTGCTCTTATGCGATTTATTGAGATGGTGTTTGGCGAATATCAGTGTGCAACACAAGCAACTCTTGTTACACGCAAGCAGGATGGCTCAGGCTCAGCTGCGCCTCAACTCATTAAGATGCGAAATATGCGATTTGTAGGTCTGCAGGAGCCGGAGGAGGGAGAGAAGATCAACTCATCACTTATGAAGCAGTTATCTGGTGAAGATATGATTTCTGCTCGTGCTCTATATCAGGACTTAGTGACTTTCGCAATTACTGCTCGTATCTTCCTCTGTTGCAATCGCTTTCCTCCAGTCAATAGTATTGATAATGGTACTTGGCGTCGTCTTCGGGTACTGAAGTTTGAGTCTGAGTTTCGTGACCCCGAGACCTTCAAGGATGAGGCGCAGATTAAGGAAATGGCAAAGAAGAATATTTATCCCAAGGAGCCGAGTGTAGAGAAGTCAACTGAGTATGGATTTCCCGCTTGGCGAGAAGCTTTTCTTTCTATGCTAGTTCACTATTACGAGAATGTCTATCTTGTAAAGGGACTGGTGGAACCTCCTTGTATCAAGGAAGAGTCTGATAAGTATAAGTCTGACAATGACTCCTTCGCCCACTTCATGCAGGAGCGTCTTGTTGTTGAACTTGGTTCCGAGTTAGATCACAAGGATATCCTCAAGGAGTATAAGGTTTGGCTTCAGTCAGAGCCCGATAAGAAGAAGTTGTCTCCAGCAGATGTTCGCCAGAAGTTGATTGATAAGTTCGGAAAACCGCTTACACGAAAGGGCAAGGAGATGTTCCAAGGAGTGCGTATTGCTGGCCTGCTAGAAGATGTCAGCGGGAACTATGTGGAACCTCCAGCAGAAACAGAAGTCTCAGAAACAGAAGAAAAGGAAGAGACCATTGTTACTGAACAAGAGTCGCTAACTATTATTGAACCAGTGGTAGACACTAAGAAGCCTGCTGGAAAGCCAAAGAAGAAGTAGTTATCCAAAGAGTTGTATTAAATATAAAAGAAGAAGTGGTACTGAAATCCACATTGCTATAATAAGACTCTGCTGTTGTGAACTGTCAATTGGTAATCCGAAAATAGCCATGCTAGTTGAGATTAGAATTACAAGTACAGCAGACCAAAATGCAGTTAAAATCCAATTATCCCAATTACTCCAAAATGGGTTGCCTTGAGCAGTAAGAGGACCTGCAGAAAGAAAGTCACGACGATAAAATTTATCTTTATTTTTAAAATCCTTGATATTTTTTTCGGTGTCTTTTATTTTTTTTTCTAAATACATCTTGTATTTTCCCTGCGATGAATCAGGTTTTGAGGTCCCTTGAACAATTTTACTTAGAGTTTGACCATTTACCATAAAAACATCAAGTGTCCCCTTTTCATTATTAAATTCATCTTCTTTCTTATCAGCCTCCCGTAGGAGTCTCTGTATTTTTTCGGTATTATCCTTCGGAATGAGCGAAGGTTGTCTTTCTTCTATTGTTTTATTTGCTATTTCTTGAATTCTCTGTGTAAGAAAATTAGACATTCCCTACACTTCCTTATTATTTTTCCATCATTAAGAAGGAGGTCCACCAGGAGGAGGTCCACCGGGGGATCCAGTCATCATTCCACCACCCATATTCTGCATATCACTTGCCATTGCTGAAAAGTTGCCACTTAGAAGATTTCCACTCATTTGACCGAGACCCGACGCCGCTGCTTCCGCCGACTTACAGAGGTCACCCGCCTTGAGAGTACCAGGATTATCAGAGAACTTGCGCTTGTTCCAGTAGCGTACATCACGAGTGTAGCGGGTGTAGTTGAAACGATAGAGAGCCAGGATAGCCGCCGCAGAAGCAATGATAAACACAATATACTTGCCGAATATCCACGGGAAGAGATTCATCTTACCAAGCATGATAACAATCATGGCCGAAACCATTGCCAGGAAAGCCACTTGTAAAAAAAAGAGGGATTCCAATTTATTCTGAGCATACCACTCATTCACTAGAAACTGGCGCTTTGTGTTATCCATGTCAAACCTAAGGGAACTCGTATTGGCTTCCGCGATTGAAACAATGTTATTTTGAGCGCGATTTAAATCACCGTTACGAACATCATAATAGCGTGCGTGGTGATCCATGTCCATGTAGCGGCCCATATCGTAGAACGCCTTTTGAAAATTACCGCGCTTGATTTGAAGAGTCTCATCGGCTTGTTTATTTTGTCTTTCAGACGCATACTGCTGAGACTTGACCGGGTCATTCATCAACTCAGACTTGAACTCAATCTTCTCAATGTCGTCTAATGCCATAGACGCATTCACCAACATTGTGTGATAATCAGCCATTCTCTAATCTAATTAAACATAAGTTTTATTGGATTAGAAATTTAAAAGAATACATTAAACACTTTGACTATAAGCAGTGTATACAACACCCAGAGCAACTACATTTAGAATTGCAAAAACAGTGATCTGTACACGTAGGGCACGGTTCTTTTCTTCCGTATAAGCCTGCATTTCACGCTGTGTGCTCAGACGGAGATTACTTGCCGTCAATTTCCTCTTGATATCCGCAAGTCGTAAAATGTTATTATTAATAGAACTATTACCATCTACGTGGCGTTGACGGAATGAATCCACACGCTTGGCTCTTTCATTTGCGACCGCATTCATAATTTCCAGGAGACTTTGAAGACGCTTATTCATGTCAGTTGTTGCTCCATTGAGTGACATTGAAAGTGTAACATCATCCTTGTTATCAGACATAAGAAGTCTAAGATACTTGCGTAGCAGGTAAGCATAACGATTCTCATACCAGCAATATTCCTGCTTTACTTTCTTGTAGAATTCCGAATCTACTGAGATTTGGTCATCAATTAAAGTTTTATTGTCAGGGAGCAAACCTTTTGTCTTGAGGTCAGTTATTTTAGACATTAGTACTTCAGTAGGAATTCTCTGCTTGTCATCCAATTCAAATCCTGAAAAACTAATTCCATTGGGAAATAATATAAGAGCACTTGTGTCATTAATTGAAACATCGGCCGCGCATCCATCTACCGGGCCCGCTAAGATAGGTAGGTCCTTGCGGAAAGAATAGTCTTGAGCGCTTGTCATCCTATTCTATCTCTGTAATTTTGTCGCATTAAAATTCGTCCTGTGATAGGAGTTGGTGAACTTGTGATGCCCGCTGAGAGTAATGCTCGTTTGCCAAAGGATGATACTAAATATAACGCAAATGTCCAAAAAAGAGCAACTACAGCCATCATATAATATGGATTGCTCAGAGGTTTCATCATTAAAAAACTGATTGTATGAGGAGTCTTATCTCCGCGACCCATTAATGATGAGACCTGTTCTTCGCGGGTTTCTTTCCTATGCCGAAGCGTATTTTCTTCAAGTTGTAGACGTTGTAGTTCCTTTTCTTTTTGAAGAATAGGTTCCTCAAGATTGCCTGTTCTTTCCCGCAGATCTTCCAGTGCATCTTTAACTACAATACCCAGACGGGATAATTCTTCTCTTATATTAGTCATTTGTGCTTCTAGTTCATTGAGTTTTGACATATTGTCAACATCTGTTCTTATCGTTTGTGTATACTGTTCTTTTAAGGAATTGAACTGTGATTCCAGAGCATTTCGTTTCATTTTCCAGGAATATTCATTGTCACTCGTCCAGGACATCTCTATGATTTACTCCGGATTAAGATATACATAATCTATATCCTTCAGACATACCCGCAGTAGGCGAAGGACGCGTAATCTTAATAACTTCACCGGGAGTTAGACCTAGCCATCGCGCCTGCATATCAATATGATACTTGATAAATGGAAGACGATTGAGTGTTACAAGATTCAACTGTTTCTTTAGTTCAGGAATTCCATCTGCTAGAACACGCTCGTGCTTGGGTACGAGCACATGCTTGCTAGGATTTAGAATTAGCTGCTTAATGTGAAAGAAACTGATTTTTACTTTCTTTTGCCAGGCTTGTCCCGCAACTAAATCAAATGACTCATGATACGGTTCTCCAAGAATAAAGATGTAATCCGTATTCTCCGGATTCTTAATATGCTCCCAACGCCCATCGCCTTCAAACTCTTTACGTTGAATCGTTGCCTTAATCTTTTCAAAGATCAGATAAATCACTTCACAGAATTCATAGGGAGAAGGAGGCGCATTTTCTTGGCGCTTTACACGAATCTTTAGAGGCGCCGCACCTGTTTGATTCTGCGAAGCCATTGCTAGACTATAAACAGCCGAAGGTGCTTGGTCTAGGTAAGGAGTTGTGTCATAACCGCGGGCCTCTAGCAGTTCAAGTACTATAGGCCTACTGCGCAATACTAAATCTTTAATTTCGGGGTCCATTGCCTTTCTATATTAATCCTGCGTATTCAAATTTTAAGCGGGCGCATCCATATCCGCCTTTTCAACACGAATTGTCACTGGGCCTTTATCGGCTTTGGCTGGTTCAGCCACTTTACTTTCACTTCCTGCTTCCTGTTCTTCCACCAATCTAGCAAGAGCAACTCCCTTCTTCTTTGGGACATAGGCGGAGTTATTTCCTGTTGCTGGACGGCCTGCGCCCTTGCCCTGTCCCTGCGATGGCAATACAAGTGTGATTACATTTGTGGCACCGCGGCTCATATTGGGTGGATCTACACTTACACTTCCACCGCGTTGATTAGGCGGACCTGCGGATACTACGGGTTCTCCAGGTAAAGTGATTTGAACGGTCTCAGGCGGTGGTCCTGCTTCCTGTGCTACGGCTAAAGCGGCTTCAGCTTCCTCCGCCCTCTTCCGTTCCTGCTCCAATAAACTTGCGTTTACGGCGGGTTGCTGCTCAACTCCAGGTTCTTTCTCCACTTGTACACGGATTTCCTCTATAGCAACACCTGCTAACCCTGTCGCGGATGAACTCGGTAATTCAGGCGCTATGAAAGGCGGTAATTCAGCCAATTCAATTCGTCCTTCTTGGACTGAGGCGCTCCAATCCCACGTCTCATCCTTTAGCCGAGCCGCCGACCCCGAATTTACAAATCGCATCCCTAAATTCATATATGTTGCCAATTCCTGATTTAATAGTTTGAAAGCATACGGCATGTTGACTTTAGTAAAGGTTGCACGACTGCGGGTAATCGGCTTTACCATTTGTATTGTTTCGGCCGTTTCACCCACAAATCGTACAGGGCCGTCACAAGAAGGACAGACAAAGAGGCCTTCGGATTCATTGTATATAGGCATTTGTCCGCAACTGTTACATACATAGAAAGACGCTTCGTCGGAGCACTTCATCATGCGTTCCTGCATAAAGTCGCTAATTCCATGACCGATTAAAACATCGCGTTCCATTTCACCAATACGTAATCCACCCTCATTGCCACGACCACCTGTCGGTTGGTGTGTCCGCTGCTCCCTTCTTCCTGCGCCACGAGCATTGAGTTTATCGCGTGTTAAATGACGAAGGCGCATGAAATAGAGCGGGCACGAGAAAATACTGGAAGTATATTGTTTACCCGAAAAAGGTGAATACATAATTTCCTCTCCATTTCTGTTGTAACCTTCGGCTTCAAGAGCATCTCCCATAATATCATGATGGCTCTCATCATTTGTAAAAGAAGTGGCATTCATTTTAGCACCGTATTGAGCACCTACTTTGCTGGTAATCATCTCCATAATCTGAGCAACCGTCATACGAGAAGGAATACAGTGGGGATTCACAATAATATCCGGAACTAAACCATTTTTACCCCGCGGCAAATCATAGGCGGGCCGAACCATTCCAATAGTTCCCTTCTGCCCGTGACGACTAGAGAACTTATCGCCCAACTCCGGAACACGCACTTCAAAGATACGGATATGAACAAGACGATAGCCATTTGCTTGATGAAGAACCGTGACCTTTTCCACGCGTCCTTCTGTAAAAACAGTAGGCATTATACTAGCATCCCGAATCATACCGGATTCAGGCAAGGTCATATACCGACCAACAAGCACAGTCTTGTCTGTAATTACTGTTCCCTCCTTAATAATACCATCATCATCCAACATAGAATAGTCAACACCCGGTCTCAAAGACATCCAACTTGTTATGATGTTGGGATTGCCAATTCGGATAATAGCATCAGATTCCGGGTCTTTTTCTTCCACTGCATCGTAAGTCTTATAGGACAAATGCCGGAAAAGGCCGCGTTCAATAGAAGATTGATTGAAGAGAATACCGTCGTCCATATTGTATCCATCAAAGGACATGAGGGCTACAATACAATTTGTTCCATAAGACATATTTCCATCCGCAATTAAATCATAATACAGCGTACGAGCAACGGGTGATTCGCCATAGCACATCTGCGTTCCATATGTATCAAAACGATTCATAAACTGCGTAGAATAGAAACCAATTCCCTGTTTGCTCTGTGAACATGACAACTGATTACGTGGTGACTGGTTGTGATTAGCAAATGGAATCATGCTTCCAACAAAGCCGAACATTGTTGAGGGATGAATTTCGCTGTGTGTAGTGCTGTCATCAAGATCACTGGAAGAACCGAACCATGCAACATAGGCTTCGTTTTGTTCGTAAGGATCCACGTATTCTATTGCGGCTGATGAAGGACCAAGGCGATCAACATATACGGAAATATCGGCTTCACCGGGGAAAGGGTCAACAAATCCCGTTTCAAAGAAATCACGGTCGCGTGTTTCTGCTAGAACTCCCTTGATAAGTCCACGCCAGCCAACTTCACCCATACGTTCTGCTAGCGGGGACAAGGCCTTCTTTCGCACAATCCATAGAGGTCGGCAAGGACGTCCCTCATCCATATAAATTCTGATAGTTCGACTTGTGCGATTAAAACTAATTGATGTGGTGGGGCTTGTACATCCTGTTTGCTTACAGAGTTTGAGAACTGTAACTAAGAGTTCTGGTTCCTTAATAAAACCAATTGTTCCGCCGTTCAATTGAACCCGGCAGTAATGTTGGCGTTTATGCTTGTCACCCTTCTCAGCAGGAACTACACCGCCTTTAGTAAATAGCCAAGTCATCATGCTTCCTGTATTTTCGGCCAATGAGAAAATCGTAAATATACTGGCATTCTTTGTAATACCGATACTGAATCCGGAAGGAACCTCGGAAATACAGAAAAATCCACATTGGCTTGTGTGGAGACGACGAGGGCCGGGTGATTTAAGTTCAAAATCCAGCGAAACACGACGAACTTGGCTCATCGCATCCATATAACTGATTCTTGCTAGAGGCTGAATAACTCCCTTGCGGTCCCCCCATTTTCCACGGAAACCACGCATAATTCCACCCGTCAAAGATTCTTCGCCATTTAACATTTTCGGCAAATTCCCCTCAGAGAATAAATTCAAAAAATTCATACCTTCATAAATTGTCTTATTGTAGTTGTATTCCTTATCAATTGTTAAAATAAATCCTTTGCGCCATGATGTCCAGCATTCAGTAAATAATTCACGGACTAGAGTTCCAGCAGTAAAATACCGTTTATTACGAATGTCATCACGGTCGGTGTTTTCATCTAATCCAGCAGTAACACGCAGAAGTTTGCGTGTCATTTCACCTAGGAATAGAGCCTTTGCCGCGAATGTATTCGGAACATGCATGAAAGTATTATTCAGCAAAATATCAAGAACAGTCTCCTTTTGGAATCCCTTGGTCAATGTCTTGAGAAATTCATGGGATAAATATGTATCTAAGATGGGATATGCGTCATGGACACAGGCGATTAGCCAAGGTTCTAGCAGTTTCATCTCCTGTCCATTCATGTCGGGTAGAATCATATTGATAATATCTTCATCGGATTGTACGCCAAGAGCACGGAACACAATAAATAATGGAACAGATCCACGAATAAAGGGTAAACTGACACGAATAGACCCATCTTCGCGGTCCACATGGAGGGCTGTTTGACGAATCTGCTTATTCTTCGGGTTCAGTGATGAGCAACGAGCATAGGCCGCGATTTTCAAATCGGATGCGGGTTTCTTTCCAGCATAGATTGAGTTAAAAGCCGTCTCTTCACTCGTAATTAAGACTTTCTCAGATCCATCAATGATAAAATATCCGCCTTGGTCATATTGACATTCTCCTAGAGACTTAAGACGTGGTAACTCAGGTGTGTTTGTTGCGCATAGCATTGACCGGAGCATGATAGGAAGATTAAATAAAGGATATCCCTTACGTTCCATATTCATTATTTCAGTTGATGTATAGACAGCTTGCACACCGCCTGTACCTGTACCAGGGTTAACAGTAGTCATTGTTACCTTAATACGGATATCTGCAAGAACTGATACAGTATAGGATAAATTACGGAGACGTGCTTCTTGGGGAAACATCCGGCGAATTGTTTTACCATCATCCAGTGTTATGATGGGAGAGGCAAATTGAATTCCTAAATTCTCGGCTTTATCAACTTCACCGCCGATGAAGATTTCCGTTTTATAAGCATACATGCCGGATAGTTGTTTAACACCCTGTGAATCAGTAAAACCCAGAGGTTCTTTTAGAATTGTAATTGGATTCTGATTAAAAATCAACTCAGGCAACTCTTTACTTACAAAGTAATTGTAACTATCAATGGCATATCTTGATAGATTTGTAGTTGAATTCGTGAAATAAAGTGTTATAAGACTTGCTGCTAAATCACTGATATTCGGTTGACTGGATGCCATTACCTATTTTCGGACTCTATAAATTTCAGGCAGTCTAACTGCGACTAAAATTTAAAAATTTACTTAAAGCCTCTTTACGCTGTAGTCTTCCACACAAGCGGAAGTGCGCTGGTGATTCTCATTGCTGAGTTATCAATTTCACCTTTGAGGGGAGTATATGTCTGTGAAAAACCCGGTATTACAGGATTGCCCGTTGAATAAACCGGATTGCGAACACCTAGGGCGGTGTTAATACCCATTTCAGATAAGTTCATGGGGACTGAGCCGGGGAGAGAGTATGCGGCTCCACCACGTTGTTTACGGGTGCGGCTCCTTGAAACTGTATTATCACCCATACCGGGTTTGGGCCCATAACCTTCCCATCCATTTGCCGGAATACCGCGGTCTTGTGCGATACTGTAATAACTGATAGGGCTAGATGCTGCAAACTGGCTGCTTACTGTGACATCCGCAGGCATCTTGAGAAGAGCCGGTGCCAGAGAACCAGGACCAAACGCATCTGTCAGGGGAGACCCTAATAATGCCGCACCTCCCTGCTGCTTGCGATTCTTTCTTGTCTTGCTGCCCATCTTTACATGCATGCTCGTCTGTAAGTGCGCAAAACGCTTCGCAATTTTCTTAGCTGTTGATGCGGGCAGATAAGACTTTGTCTTATTTAGCCATTCATCTTGAATAAATGCAACTAGTTTCTCAGGAGTAGGATTAGTTCTACGGAGGAATCGTAAAACCGCAGTATCAAACTTAGTAACTTTTGTATTTACTGAGTTAGATTTCAATGAACCACGCGACTTGCGCTTACTGACCTTTTCTGTCGCCATCTCTAATATATTAACTCAAAAAATTTAAGAATTTTGTTTAAGCAACAGTGGGACCAGACATAGCAAAATTAGAAAAGCCACGTGTGCTGGAAGATACTGTATTAGCAGCGCGGCTAAACATACCGTCGGCCGCCGCCTTTGTTGCGGGGTCGTTATTGTAATAAAAGAAGCCTAGGGATAAGAAGATAACAAGCATCAGGATAGTGATACTTCCGTAGAATTGAAGATTGTTCTGCCATGTACTGAGTCTGTATTCAGCACCAAACTGATTTACATGGAGATAGATTCCCACTGCTAGAGCAACGCTGCAAAGTAAAATGACTAAATTGGCAGGGGCTTTAGGGACCAGGGGAATTAATACAAAAATAGTTACAATTGCTGTTAGAGCAACAGACCACATTGTAAAATAATTGAGTATATTAGCAAAACCTCCTGAGGCCGCCTTTGCTGTCTGATTTGTCGGCGTGATTACGAAATCATCTAGAAACTTTAAGGGGTCCATTCTCTATGATAAGGTCTTTAAAATTTAGAAAGTAAATCAACGGTTGTTAGAAGTGTCTTCCGGCAGCAATACCGAACAAGATGAAGTTCCTCATAAATCTTCTTTTCAGGCGTATCTAAACTATTCTTTCCATCAAAATACTTGGGCTTACCAAAAGCATCACCCTTTTCCTCCTTTAGACGACGCTGATAATACTCCCATTTATTTGCTAGAAGCTTATTACAATGAAAGCAGCGAATGGGAATAAGCATTTTACCTTCTATTGTGTTTTAAATTACTTTCAAATTTATATCAACCGCGTTAAATTACTCTGACTCGTTTGTTTGGGTAAATCAGAAATGAGCAGTGTTGGACGTAATGGCAATCGTTTTAATAGCGTTCGTTCTGCGATTGTAAATGCGACTGCTGCGACTGCGACCACACAGGAGCAACTCAAGGCTATTGTAGTCACCACGACTGACCAGCAGAAGACTGTCAATAAGCGCGTGGAAGATCTGGAGGCTGTTGTTCAGGCACTCAAGGCTGAAGTTCAGACACTAAAGACAGATTTGGCCTCTGTTAAAGCAACAACGGCTTCTGCTTCCGGTCGTTAGTAAGTAAGACTTTTCCAGAAGATGTTTCTTGCCAACCTAGAATAGTAATTTCTCCCGCGTGATGTTTTGTATGACATTCTTCACACAGGACTGCTAGATTTCCAGCATGATTCTTTTTAATTCCAGGGGTCACAAACCCCTTAACTGCCTTTTCCTGATGAATTATATGATGGACTTCCAGGTCATGATGACCATTTTTCTTACAAATAGAACATTCACGACGAATTACATCGGAATTATACCGACTCTGGGGAGCTTCTAGCACAGGTGCTACTCCCTGAAGACGGCGCCTAAATGCTACTGCTTTTTCCAAAAATACTGTGGGCATGCGCAGAGCACGACAGACTTCCAGTCCATAATTCATCTGACCACATCCTTCTTGTAGATCTCTGTCATAAATTAGCGTTCCGCTAATAGCATCAAATCGTACTCGGAGATGAAGCCATCTGAGCCCTTTCAAACCCATTAGTTCGGGGAAACGCTGGAGTTCATGCAGATGGGTAGCAAAAAAGAAAGATGCCTGTTTCTCAAGCAGACACTCTAGACCTGCTGCGACAAGAGATGCGGCGGACGATGTCTCTGTTCCAGCACAGAGTTCATCGCCCAAAATAAGGCTTCCAGCATCAGAGTATTCTAAGATGTTCCTAAATTCTGTCATTTCAACTACAAAAGAACTCATTCCCGCCCATAAATTATCATTTCCGAGAATACGTGTGAAGACGGATGAATATGGTGCTATGCAAAACCTAGTGGCAGGAACAGGACAACCTGCTTGCGCTAGCAGTACACTTAGACCAATCGCTTTCATTAAACTGCTTTTTCCGCTGCTATTTACGCCAAATAATAGAATACCCGATTCAGATGAGCAGGGATTAATATCGCTTGTAGTCGCAAGTGAACCAAGTGCTACATTATGCGGGATATATGTTACATCTGTACGGATTCTCTCTAAGATACCGTGTCTTAGTCCCTCGGCGCACAGACCTGACCTCATAGAGGGAGATTCAACAAACTCCGGCAAACAATATCCATATTCTTCTGCTCGTAACGCCAAATTAAGATTTACGTCCGTTTCAGCAATAAATGTAACAATCTTCGGGAAAACTGCGACTAAACTAGCAGAAAGCTGTGTAGTTTCCAGTAACCAAACACGCTCCCATTCCACGGCCCAGCTTTTCAGAATCTTCAAGCCCCGCTGATTAAGAGCATCAATTTCTGCTGAACGCAAATAGAAACTTCCTTTTACTTCTTCAATGCGCAGACTAGGCGAAAGGACTTTTGCTTTAAAAACTTTCTCGCAACGTGTCTTTGTCGCATATACGGCAAAGGGTCGGTCATCCTCTCGACAGGGTTGAAATGCATCGGGGACAATTGTACGACATTCTGCTAGAATCTTAGCATATTCCTCTTTGGCTTCTTTCCATTCTTTTTCTAATCCATCTAATTCGGAAGGAGTGGCATTGAGCCAAGGATTTATACAATCAATCTCTTTAGCATCCCGAATCATGGCAAGTTTAGTAAGATCCCAGCGCTGTCTTAGTTCACTGATAAGTTGGCGGATACTTTTGCCGTCTTCCGTTTCTGAGAATCCTGCGATTTCAGTTGCTGTAATTACATCCCCTGTGGCGATAATAGACGATATTAATTTCAAAACATCAATAAGTGTGGCTGACCGTAGTTGAAGACGCCGATATAATTTTTCAATATCATAAATTGATTTTAGACCTGTTAGAACCTCCTGTTTCCCACTTGCTTTGACCCATTGATCTATGACAGATACACGATTTCTAAGAACGGTCACATTCTTGATAGGCTGTAAAAGACGTTGCTTTAGAGCACGTCGGCCACAAGCTGTTTGGACCTTGTTAAAATAATGAAAATAACATTCATTCTGTCTATCACGATTCTTATTAATCATTCCAACTTGCTCTAAGGTATGATTACCGAGGCGAACAAATTCAGAGGCTTGAAAATCGGTTGGCAACTTTAGATTCTTAATAAGCGCGGGATTATGCTCTTCCACAAATGCTAACAGATGTGCTAGAACTCTGCGGACATCGGGTTTTCGGTCAATTTGAAGTTCGCTAAAAAGCATAGCCCTTTCCATAGCAAATGCTCGTAACAAAATATCCTCTTCCTTTTTAACAGCCCCTTTTTGAGAAACATAGGGACGAATATGAAGTGGAATATCATAATTTAAATGAAAAAGTTCACGGATTTTTGCAGGGCTAAGAGTGGAGCTAGAATTATGCCATACAATGATTTCTGCAGGTTCATACGTAGAAAGTGAAAGATAAACATCATCATTACCCGATGAAGATATTGTTGTATTTCCAATAATAATTTTTCCAGTTGAGCAACTAATGGCGGCACTGTGGACGAGCAAGTCCTCTTCCGCATCTTCGCAAAAGAATGCCCATAGCCAGCGGTCTAGAACAGGAGTTTCTCCATATTCTCCTTCTTCTTCTGTGAAGATTCCAGCAGAAACAATATTTGTAACTTCGCGTTTATAATTCTTGCCCTCTTTTTCTTGTGTGATGAAGACACCGCGATATCCTTGCCTTATCAAAATACGTTCGTATTTTTTTACAACATAATCGGGGAAACCTGAGAAGAGTTTGTTATGGGTAGGTTCTCCTTTTTTAACAGAGATTGGTGTTTCGCTAACACTAATTTCTAGCAAAGCGGATGCCTCCCGAATATTAGTCTGACTTTCTCCTGTGGCGATGGGGCATGAATCATACATTTCAAAGAACTTGCCCACTTGCATAAGAACCACAATTTTGTCTCCGTATTTCTGCTTGGCTTCCGAGTAGAAATTCTGATACAGTTCAATCATGCCTTTTCCTTCCATTTCTTTATTAGTATCTTACATATATTAGCCGGATGGCTTTAGGACCTTCTAATACGTTTATAATTCTATACGCAGCCGGCGTTCTTTGTATTGTTTACGGGTTTTTTTTGTTTGAGAAGGAAGTGTGATTTTCTGTTTGACAACTGGACCTGTAGGTACTGCTGGTCCAGCCGAAGCAGATGAAACCAAAGGCTTCTTGGGAGTCTTACCGAGAATTGTTATTTTTTGGACACGCTTCTTAGGAAGAATTGTGACTTTTGTTGGAATTACAGGTGTGACTGCAGGAGCAGTAGGCACTGATTTCTTTGCTGTAGGTGTAACAGAAGTTGCCATCTTAGGAACTAACTTAAATACCTGCTGGGTTTCCACTTTAATGCCCTTCGGCGGTTCAGATCCTTTCTTTGTAATTATAGTTTCCTCTTTTGTAACAACTGCTTCCCCAGAACGCTGGGTTTTATTACGACGTGGACGACCTCTTTTACGAGTTCCCTCTGTAGATGTAGTGGGAGTCATTGTAACTTCCTTCTCTTCTCCTGCGGCCATACCCCTATTTAAGGATATCACATAAAATTGACCTAGTTTATCGGGCCTATTTACAGCATAGATGTTTCACGAAATTCTTGACTTGTACTTCAAGCAGCATGATAGCCGGCAAATTATTTACCATCAAATCGCAAGTTTTAATTATTTCCTTGAATACGATATTCCCGAAGCAATTATGCGATGCTGTCCAATCCGTGTAGTTGGTTCTCCAGACCTCACACTAACGGGAACAACACGAGCAGCAGCAGGCACAGCGGGAACTGCGATTCGCGTAACAGTTGAAGGAAATGATGAAGTTGTGCTTGCCAATGATTCTGTAACTAAGATTGAGAAGACTCCTCGTGAAGTGGAGGTCATTGTTCAGTTCCAAAATGTAAGTATTCGCAAGCCCACTATCTTTGAGAATAATGGAGCAGTTACGCCCATGTATCCCAATGATGCTCGTCTCAGAAATCTAACTTATGCTGCTCCAATCTATGTGGATCTTCATATCACAACGACACTCAGGGATAAAGATAAGGGAATTGAGGAGACGAAAGTCCGAATGCTTCCGAATATTCATGTGGGAAAGATTCCGGTGATGGTGAATAGTAAGTTCTGCCAGTTGTCCGAGAATCCGGAAAAGACACCCAAGGAGCAGGGTGAATGCTCCGCAGATATGGGTGGATATTTCATCGTACAGGGGTCGGAGAAGGTGATTATCAGTCAGGAGCGAATGGCAGAGAATCGTCTCTTTGTATTCCGTAATAACAAGGTAAAGAATCGTGAAGCCGAAGTAATTGAATGTAAGAGCATTGGTCCCGACAATGAGGGCGCTCCTAAGACTGTAGGCGTGAAGATTCTGCTGAATCCTAAGAATCCCACCAATCCGGAGACAATTCGCGTGACACTTCCTCGTATCAAGACTGAAGTTCCCTTGTTTGTTCTGATGCGATGCCTCGGTATTGAGCGCGATGATGAAATTGTACAAATGATTACGGGTTCCAAGGAGTCACCGTATGATATGATTCTGCAGGAATGTATCATTGATGCGGAAGATATTAGGACAAAGGACCAAGCCCTTGAGTATCTTACTCGATACATTGGTAGTGGCTCCTCTATCCGAGAGAGTCTTACTGCGTATTCTCTTCCGTATGTGAAACCAAATAAGGCGCTCGTAGTCCAAGAGATTCTAGCAGAAGAACTCTTTCCTCATATTGGCGGAATTCAGACGCTGAAGGAAAAGGCTTTCTTCTTAGCCGCAATGACTCTCAAATGTCTACAGGTTTATTATGACCAGATTATCTCCGATGACCGTGATGGCTATCCCAATAAGAAGGTTGAGTCACCCGGTAATCTGCTGGGCAATCTTTTCCGCTACTACTTCTCCACGCGATGCATCAAGGAGATGAAGTCCGCAATTACAACGGAAATCCACAATGGCGCATGGAAGACTACAGGGCGCATTGAAGAGATTATTAATCCCAATAATGTGTACAAGATTCTCAAGTCTACAACGGTGGATATTGGGCTCAAGTCGTCTCTAGCAACGGGCAACTTCAACTGCGGGAAGATGGGCATTAAGACTGGTATTAGTCAGGTCTTGAACAGGTTGACGTATCTTTCCGGCATCTCGCATTTGCGCAGGTGCTCTACGCCGATTGAGAAGACAGGAAAACTGATTCCGCCCCGTAAGTGCCATAACAGTCAGTGGGGTTATGTCTGTCCATCAGAAACACCGGAAGGTCATTCAGTTGGTGTTGTAAAGAATTTTGCTTCCACTTCCCATCCCACTCTTCCTATGTCGGCTGAGCCCGTGCTTCAGTATCTCTACGATGTGCTAAACATGAAGCCGTTGGCCGACTGCGACTTCAGCGATACATTCAAGGGAATTCGTATTTATATAAATGGAGCTTTTGCTGGAATGCTACATACTGATACGGGGACGTCCGTGCTAAAGAAGATTGGTCAGCTCCGAAATGCTAAGAGGTCGGGCAGAATCAATATCTTTACTAGCATTGTAGTCAATAATCCACGTGGAAATCAGGGTTTCGCTGAGATTTGGGTAAATACAGAGGGAGGACGCATTGTTCGGCCAGTCTTGGTTGGAGCAGCTTTGCGCGATTTGCTAGATCATCCTGAAGTGAAGGCTCCTTGGTATTCATGCCGTGAATGGAATGATTTCCTTCAATTTAAGACGCCAAGCGGTCACAATATGATTGAATACATTGATCCTTCTGAGACTGAGAATTTCTATATTGCGATGTATCCCGATAACTTGAAGAATAAGGCCGAACCCTACACGCATTGTGAAATCCATCCGAGTATCTTGTATGGCACAATGGCGTCTAATATTCCTTTTCCCGACCACAATCAGTCTCCGAGAAATGCCTACCAAGCAGCGATGGGTAAGCAGGCGATGGGCATCTATGCCTTGAACTTCCGTGACCGCATGGATACGATGGCAAATCTTCTCTGTTATCTCAATGTTCCGCTGGTATCTCCCTATATGTCAAGGTACTATAAGGCACAGGATATGCCTTCCGGATACAATATTGTAGTTGCAATCGCAACATATGGAGGGTATAATCAAGAGGATTCTATCATGATTAACAAGGCTGCTCTTGATCGTGGTCTTTTCCGCTCCATCTTCTATCGCACATACAAGGACGAGGAGAAGAAGAATCAGGCTTCGGGTGAAGAAGAGCGTTTCTGCCAGCCCGATGCAGTCCTCACAAAGCACATGAAGTTGGCGAATTATTCCAAGTTGAGCCCGGATGGCTTTGTACCCGAAAATGTGTATGTAAACTCGGATGATGTACTAATTGGCAAGGTGGCTCCTATCAGGTTGCGTGCTCCGGATGGTGCGGCTCTAGCAGGTGTTGGTCATGCCACTCTACAGGCTATGTCAGGAGCGGCGGCCGCTGCAGCAGTAGAAGCAGCGGGTGGAAAGCGTTACAAGGATGTATCAAAGCTTTTGCGAAACAATGAAACTGGCTTTGTGGATAAGATTTATAGGGGCAGGAACGGTGAAGGCTATTCCTTCGTAAAGATTCGTGTTCGCAGTGAACGTGTTCCTACGATTGGTGATAAGTTCTCTTCCCGTCACGGACAGAAGGGTACTGTGGGTTTGATTCTGAACCCATGGGATATGCCCCGCACCAAGAATGGTCTTGTCCCCGATATTATTATTAACCCGCATTGTATTCCTTCCCGTATGACAATTGCTCAGTTGATGGAGATGTTGCTCGGAAAGGTGTGTTCACAGAACGGTATCTTGGGTGACGGAACACCTTTCAATGAGTTGTCTCCCGAAATGATTGCGGAGAAGTTGCTAGATTCCGGCATGGAACCTTATGGCAATGAACTTCTGTATAGTGGTTACACAGGCAAGCAGATGTCCTGTAATATCTTTATGGCCCCGTGTTTCTACCAGCGGTTGAAGCACATGGTTGATGATAAGATTCATAGCCGAGCCTCGGGGCCTTTGGTGATGCTTACCCGCCAGCCCGCAGAAGGCCGTGCTCGTGATGGTGGCTTGCGCTTTGGTGAAATGGAACGCGATGTAATGATTGCGCACGGTGCTTCTGAGTTCCTCAAGGAGCGTATGCTGGAAGTTTCCGATAACTTTGAGGCATTCCTCTGCCGGAAGTGCGGTCTGCTCGGCACAGTCAATCAAGAGCAAAATATCTATGTCTGTCATGCGTGCCAAGAGCCCACTGGTTTCGCCCGTCTTCGTCTCCCCTACGCCTATAAGTTGTTCTTGCAGGAGTTGGAGTCTATGAATATTAGCAGTCGCTTGATTCCCGACCGTCTTCTCAACTCATTCCCCGAGGGTGAAGAGCGGACTGAAAAGTAAATGAAAATAAGAAATATTCTAAATTAGAATGGATACTGTTTCACTCCCTATGAAACTAGCAGTAGAGTTTGCTGGAACCTTATTTTTCTTGTCCGTTATCATCTCAACGGGTAACTGGGCTGCTATCGGCGCGGCTCTAGCTCTCGTTGCTTTCCTGGGTGGTGGAATCTCGGGAGGCCACTACAATCCCGCAGTCACCTTCATGTTTTTTGTTAAGGACCAAATTTCTCTACGCGATGCTCTAGCATATGTTGTCGTACAATTACTAGGCGGAGCATCTGCTTTCTTTTTATATGACACACTCGTTACAAAGCGTGTTGTATCAAAGGAGTGAAAAAGAAGCGGCAAGAGCAATTAAAAGAGCAAAAGCAGCTAATTTATTGGGTGTGCTAGAATCATAGCCAATAAATCCCTCTTTGACTCCAGGTTTGAGTTTACCCTCAAACGTATGTGTTTTTGGTCTAGCATTAAAATCCGCTTCTGATAACCATACAGGATAATCATCTCTATCCAATTTCTGAATCCATTTTGTTTGCCGCGGAGGATATCCGGGATCTAATGGACCTTCTACCCATGTAGAAGGACGTCCCGGTTTCTGTACATCAGGTTTTGTTCGTCCATACAAGTCGCCTACATCTTTTGTCACAAGTTGGCAATCGGGGAAACCACTTGACATGGCCGCGCTGAAAAGAGGAAAGGGATTGAGAGCATCACGAGCATCTTCCAAGATACCTGGAGCAACACCAGCCGGTGCGGGTAATCCAGCAGACTGTAATCCCCGCTTAATTTTTTCACCCAAAATATCACCCTTCGTAACGGAATCACGATAAATATTCATTTCCGCTCCATTTGGGCACATAAGACCTGTTCCAACAAAATTTCGTACTCCAGGTTTAACTACATCGCGATCATTGAGCAAGGATTTATCACCAAAAGCAATAAAATCAATATAATAATTTACACCTTTTACGTTTGATACGAGTTGTTCCATAGAATCACCATCACGAACTCCAATATCGCCAGGTACTGGCACAGCATCAGAGAAATCATAGGATACTATTTCCGCTTCTGGCAGCTTCTTACTTGCCATCCCTATTGTATTGCCGCGTTTATTTTTATTGAGATTCAGACTAAATTTGAACTTAAAAAGAAGCCCCCTTTTCTAACAAATGGAGATTTCCGAAGATATTTGGTTAAGTATTAAAGATTTCCATTTAGTGGACGATTCACCTGAAAATGCAAAAATAGTCGCAGAAAATTGGTCATGTCCTCAATGTCGGTCAGCCTCTGCGGTGGAAGAAATTAACGAAGAAATGATATGTCGCTCATGTGGAACTGTGCTAGAAACTCTTATTTTACAAGGCCCTGAATATCGTTGGTTTGGATCGGAAGATCGTAATCCTGACCCAAGCCGATGTTCTTGTCCAATTAACCCACTTCTGCCCGAATCTTCTCTAGGCACAACTGTCCTTGTCAAAGCCAACCACAGCCGTGAAATGCAGAAAATAAAGCGATACCATCTTTGGAATCAGACTCATCATCGTGAACGCACTCTTTGGAATATCTTTGACAGTCTGCAAATACGCGGTGTAAATGCGGGTGTTTCTCTAGCAGTTGTGGAAGAAGCCAAGCGTCTTTATCATGAAGTCAGTCGGGATGTTGTTGTACGTGGAACACAGCGTGAAGCACTTCTGGCATCATGCTTATATGAAGCACTCAAGACTTGTCATTCTCCCCGGAGACCTTGTGATATTGCAAAGATTTTCAAGATTGAGACAAATCAGATTACAAAAGGTATTAAGCAGTTTCAGAATCTCTTTGAACGCGCTCAGCGCAAGGATGGTCATTCATCGGATACAATCCGCGACCAACTTTTAAAGTCGTGTACATACAAGGATTTTGTGGAACCATTCTTACAGAATCTCCACTTTACGCGCGAAAAGCATCTAGCAGTAACCGAGATGGTTCATGAGATTTGCGAACGTATTGAGGAATGGGGCTTAGTGCCGGAAAATACACCTCCTTCATTGACAGCTACCGCAATTACAATGGCAATTAAACATTTGACATACACGAAGACAATAAAAGAGGTAGCAGCAGCCTGCGATATTAGTGCGGTAACAATACAAAAATGTTTAAAGCGTCTCCAACCCTGGCAAGAATCTATTCTTACAGGAAATTTGTAGACTAAAGTAGGGTAAATGTCTTTTCTTGGGAGACTATTTGGACTAGGAAGTTCCGCAACAATTGATACTGGTTCATCATCTGAAGCAGATAAAAAAAGGGATGAAATGAGCCAGATTTTTAATGGACTCATCCGAAACACAAATGAAATTGATATTGATAAATTAACAAATCCGAATTTGTGTAATCAATATGTGTTTCAGTTACATCGTGCGTTTCAAGATATGCAGGAGGCAAGAAAGTCAAAAGAACTGAAAACTCTTGTTATGGATTCAAAGGATAGTTCTGATTCATTTGAAAGTATTGTTTTCCATCCGATAAAACGCAAGAGACCTACAGATGCTGATATCTGTAAAGAAATGTCAGTATTCTATATTGAACTTATTTTCTTACTTTATACTGTTGTTCTTTCAACTGGAAAACAGTATGTGTCTCCTGCTGGTATTCTCGAAGGTCGTCGTGGAACTCTAGAAAGTGGTGCTCGTCGCACTCGTCGCAGACAACGCGGTGGAGCCCGGCCCTATGAAGACTTAATAAGTTTTCTTGATAGAGAATATTCACCTCCTTCTTCTAACTTTTTCCAAAATCCTGACCCTTACCGGCAGTTATACCCAAGAGTAGTAGATGATAGTATTCCTAATGAACTAGTAGTATTTCAACGCCCTTCATCTTCAACAGTATCATTACGCCATGTTGATTTATGGGTATATCTACAAGGAAAGCGTTTAGTAACTAATGTATCACCTATACAATTTTTCTGTGAATTTGATAATGCTGATTCTGCCGCATTCATGATGACAATTTATCGCTGCGCCACTTACAATCGCTATGATAAGTCATTTCCCATCTTAAGAATAAATGCGTCAATTTCACAAAATCGTGATTATTCTGAAAAGAAGTTCTCGTTTAATTTACCATCTCAAATAATGTCGGGCATTTACTCAATTTCTGAACCCGGCCCTTATACATTTGAACACATTGTCCGTATTCTCTTAACTGCTGCAAAAGCAGATATTCGGCAGATTTCTACAAACAAAAATGTAATTCTGGATCAAGGCAGAAGCCCCGATTTGCCTATCCTTCCTCTTGGAAGGGCGGCTTCTGGAAGCGGTGTTTCTAGCACAGCATCTACTGAATTTTCCACAACTGCTTCTAAAATCCGAGCTATAATGGCTGTCAACAAATTTAGTCTGTATGAAATTCGCATGAAAATGCTCAAACCCGATGGAGATCGTGTTGAGCCCATGAACACTTCATTAAAGACTGACCATATTACAACTGTAGCGGGTATTCTTGCTCGTGGTGTTTCCTATTTTCAAAGTAATCCTGTTGTCATTACACGGCTTGTACCTTTGTTGGATGAATTTAATAAACTACGCCAAAATAATGAACGAATTTTTAACACATTATCTGGACGGTCGCCTCGGTTATCTCAACAGCGTATTGACCAATTAACTGTTCTTCGCAATAAAATAACTACAATTCATAATACATATACAATTAGTGTTGGAAAGATAATTACGAGCAAGGTTGTAAAGTTTGAAGAAGGCAATTATAAGATTAATCCCGACTTTACAATTGTTACTGAGACACGCCTTTCCACTCTAAAGAAGATAGATCGTGTTGTAGAAGAAATAGCAGAACTTATGTTAAAGTATTATATTGATATTGAAAGAGTATTTGCGGAAGCATTAAGTACAACATTATCATACACGGGGGCTGTAATTTGATCTTAATAAATCAAAAATGCATGTAGGGCATATTTTGTAGTTTCTTCAGTGGACGACCCCAACATTCTAGCAGTAAAAAACCTTCCGCTTCGGTCCATCCTTTCTTCTCATCCGCGCTTTCCAAATCAAAATCAATGTACAAAGATGAAACCCAGATTTGTATGTTGTTTGGACAAACTTCTGCTAGAGCAGAAAGACTGCAAAATTGTTGTATCCAGCAGACTTCCCATTGTTCTTTTCCACCCGGAAAAGTTCGGCGCCAGGTGTTAAATAGAATAACCTTAGTTCCTTTTACATTTAAATGTAAGATTCGCTCCTCTTTCTTTATTGAAGGTGCTTGACCAGTTGTCCAAATGTATTTTTCTTTGCGAAGAGGCGGAACGAGATCATGGAGGAGATTTCCTGCTGGAGTCTCCCGATATCCGAGAATTGTAAATGCTTCATTATCCCGCAACCATCCCATATTGGAACCCTGTAGAATAAGATTTTCAAGCATCATTGCTGTTAGACCTTTTCCCCGAACATCACGATGAACACAGATACAGTCCACCGACATTGTTGTCCAAGGATCTTCACCAATACGCCGAAACATTAGAGTTGCCATTAGCATATCTTTATGAGAATATCCCCAGATTCGTACATTATTATCAGACAACCAGTCACTAATAACATCTGCAGGAGGTACAAACATCCAGTCTGAATCACAATAATGATTCCCCCAGAAAAGTCGCAGGAGTTCAATATGATCCAAATTCATTCGCCGAATATATCCATCTTTGGGTATTTGCGGTTCCTTTGCTAAATCCTTGCTGAATACAGCGGTTGGATTACATGATAATTGATAGGTACGTGGCCAAACGGATGTCATCCTCTAGCAGTAAATTTGAAACGTGTTGCTAAAGTATAACGCATTAGGGAAATTGAGAATCAGATGGAGAATCAGAAGCCTATATGTGCAATGACCGGTTGTAAGCGCAAGTTACGTCTAGTTGAGATGACAACACTCTGTAAGTGTACTAAAGCATTCTGTGTAACGCATCGTCATGCAGAATGTCATAATTGTGATTTTAATTACCAGGCTAAGAGTACTCGGGATCTTAGTAATGCGCTAGTGAAGGTACGAGCAGATAAGGTTGAAATGATTTAGCACTGTACTAACCAATGTTTCATATCAGGATGCTTCTTACGTAAATATGTTAGCCAAGAGTGTGCTAATTCCCATGAAAGAGTCTTTTCACCATTACCACTAGTTCCATTTTCTTCACGCCAGCAGATACAATATAGAATAGGCATAGACATTCTACAAACTGCTAAAACAAAGAAGCAATCAATTTTTATTTTTGACTATTTCACAAAAAAGAGTAAATACTGATATTCATATCCAATAGTACGTAAATCTGTATAATCCCGATAGCGGAATCCTACCTCTTCGGCATCTTTAACGATTTTTTCCATTTCCGGCATGAAAAGATGATGCTCCTGTTTTCTATGGGTCCCATCCTTGAATTTAAATTCCTCCATGAATTTTGCTTTTTCATTTTCCAAATCAAATTTGGCATCATAGGTAAATGTGTCAAAAACAACACTTGATTCCATGACTCGTTGACTTACATATTTTTGTATTGAGAAAGCCGGAAAAGGACTAGCAGAATCTAAAATGGGGTCAAACTTGTTGCGATTTACAATATGGACTGCAAGAACTGACCCACTCTTCATCCAAGTATAACAGTTTTTCAAAACATCAATTCGGTCGGGGAAATAATATAAAGTGAAATAGAAAAAACAGACAAGATTAAATTCATCGGGCTGGAACAAAGAAGATGTTATGGCATCTCCGATTTTCCAATCCACATTTTTATCGGGAAATTTAGCACGAGCACGATTAATCATTGCTTGACTCTTATCAAGACCAGTTACATGGCCTGCGCCTAATTTAAGAAATTCACTAATATGGTCACCGGTGCCGCAACCAATATCTAGGATTTTCCATGTAGTCTTATCAGGAATGAGACGTTTACAATATTTATCTACAATTTCAACTTCAAAAGGAATTCGTTCTTTTTGTCCTTGAACTAGTTGGTCGTAGATTCCAGCATAAAATCCATCATATAATTTATCAGTTCCGATAATGTATTCAGTATCCGTGCCTTCTTTATTTGAAAATGCTTCCACGGAATAATTTCCAGTACCATATTTACGAATTCCATAAATTACGAGACAAAAAACGAAAAAAAACAAGAGTGGTCCTATTACTAAGTCCAATGACATCCTCCCTGTTAAAGGCCCCGGTCTTTTCTCTAATAAATAATCGCTGTGGAACTCAGCGATATGGCTGAGACAATTACAGGATTTTCCAGCACAGAAGTAATACGAACACTTATTGGTTCTATTATACAGGGTGACCGATCCGGTTCTCAGCGATGGACTGCTGAACTACTCTGCTCGGAGAAAGGATATCCAAAACTTCTTAGCATTTATGTTTTCATTGGATTCCGGTATCTTCTTCCTGCTAGTTATTCGTGGGTTTCACATATTCGGCAAAAGATTCGTCTGCTGGAAGACCGGTGGCGCTCATCAGGGGCAAGTACACGCACATTTCGTAATTCAACAGAAGTTCGTTCTATAGTGGCAGAGTGGACAGAAATTTGGTGTCAGCAACAACAGAAACCATCACCCAAACTTCCTACAAAAAAAGAAGTTTTCGCTGCTGCTGCACAACTTAAAACAAATTTAAAAACAAATCCCACATCCACACTTCATCCTTCGGTGCAAGCAACATGGAAGGCTCATTATGATTCAGATGATTTGCGGATTCTATCAAATGAACTTATCTGGGCAATACAATACCACCAAATGACACGGGCTCTTCTATATTTTACCTGGTTATGGGAACTGGATGATGAACGGGGAAAAGGTGGAACTGTAAAACTCTTACGAAGAGGCCCCGAACATATTCCAGAATCAAATCGGGAACATATTGGATGGTTTATATATAGCATCTTTCAACATTATGCTGGATATCTTGGTACGAAAAAAACTGCTGTAATGGAAACTTTGGAATTATGGAAAGAAACATGGCTTCTGCTAGGAAAAACTCAGCGACGCCAATGTCTTGGTGCCATTTGTGCGTGGTTGACTGAAGGAACTTTCCCTGATTCTTTACTTATTAAGAATCCAAATCAAATACGACAAATTGTCGGAGAAACTGAAGCAATTTATGGAATTATCAAACAGGAAATGGATGGTCATATTGAGCAGAAAGAACAAAATGCAGCGGCCTCTAGTAAAGTAGTCGACCGATTTTCAATGACAAAAGAACAGAAAGAAAAAGAATCTCTTACAAAGATGGATATTGTAAATAAAAAATTAGCGGCTGTTATGGGAATTGATTTTACGGATTTTGAGGACTAAAAATTATGTCTTAATGGATAGGATAGATAAGATGGAAAACCTAGGGAATACTATAAAAGACAGTATTCAAATAAATATGCCTATACATCTTGATAGAATAATCGGTCCAATTGTATTCTTAGTTATATCTGTACTTATTACAATAATTGTCCTAATTGTTATTTGGGCACAGAGTTATAATTATTATACTCCCGAAAATTTAGTGATTCATACAAATTCATTTCTTAAAAAATGGGAAGCAGTTTATGGAGCAGCAGCAAATGGGAGAAAATCATTAAATGAGTACTTAACAACATTAACGAATGAAAAGAAGATTCAACCCAATCAGAAATGCCTAGGAAATTTCTACATAATGACTGCAAACGCAGCGGCCACTGGAGTCTCTCCCGATGGCGTATTACTTCCCGGATTACCAATTTGTAATATTGAAGCATTATCCTTTCTTCTTCGTGCTGGATGCCGTGGATTTATTTTTGATGTTCATGAGCCTCTTTCTGATAGAGGAAAACCCTATATATCAATACTTGATGCAAATCCTAATAAGAAATGGCGAACTACGAGCATGAATCGTCTTCCGTTTCGTGATCCAATTAACCGTCTCCGAGCTGAGGCATTTGGAGAAGGGTCGTTGGGACAGACACAAATAGTACAAATTAAAAATACAACAGATCCTATTTTTATCTATCTCCGTTTTAATCGTCTACACAAACCTGAATTCTACAATGCTGTGGCGGCTGACTTAGAGAATGCTTTCAAAGATTATCGTCTTGATTATACCTGGGCTGCTGGGCGCCGGGAAACTGATTTCTACACAACAGACATCCAAGAATTTATGGGCAAAGTTGTTATCATCTGTAATCAGAAAGCAGCTGGAAGTGTTTTAGAGGATTTTATTAATATAACTCCTGTCAGTAGCGTGAAGGCAAATTATTCTACAGCAGATGTTCAGAATATAACAGCAGATGAGATTATGAAAGTAAAACCGATTATCCAACAGCATCTGTGTGCTGCCTTTGATGTTCCGGGGACACCCGAAGCCATTAAAAATACACTTGATTGGAAACGTGCTCAAGATCTAGGTATTCAGATGGTTGGGCTTAATTTCTTCTCAGATGCTGGCAACTTGAAGGGATATCGGGATACATTTGGACTTTTTAGTTTTAAAGTAAAACCGGAGGCACTGAGATATTCAGTTAAACTCAGTAATGCTCCACGAAGGGCAGGACAGGAATCCAATATGAATGGTGGTAATATCACAGTGCCTGAATTACAACTCAGACCTTAAACATTAACTAGCAGATGCTCCCATGTGATTTGGTCCTTCTCATAGAGTTTCTTGAGGATATGACTGATAATTGTTTCTGGTTTGCCACCCGGTGGAACCAAAATCTTCTTTGAAAGTGTAACAGTAATTGCAACTTCAATGGAAGAATCCCAGTCATCCTTATAATAACGCTTTACGAACACAGTGTTGTCTGTCGTGGTCCATGTATCCTCATTTAGGCCAAGGAGCTGGTCGCGATTATAGGCAGCAATCTTCTTATTTTCTGGAAGAAGCCACTCCTCATTCTGCTCAGTTGTCATGAACTTCTTGCGAATCATCTGGATATTTAGTTCTCCTTCATTGAAATCAGTCCACTTAGATGACCCATTCCATGCCTGATAGACTGACTTCCGAACAGTAGAACGCTTTAGAAGTTCTTCCATCTGAGTCTTCAAATCAGTAAGTTCGCGGGTTCTAGCATACTCTCCAAGAGAAACCTGAATGGAGGAAATAACATCAGTCACCATCTGCGTGGATTTAGCATAATTATCAAGTGAATTCCGGAATGTGGAAAGGGTTCCGCTTGTTGATGCTTCAATACGAGAAAGATTGGTCACCATCTTGGTCTCCAAGTCATCAATCATCTTATTGAAATAATTCTTTGTTGAATTATTTGTATCAATCACAGTTGCACACAACTCAGTTACTAGATTACGTGTTACCTCCAACTTGCTATCAATCTCTTCAATCCTAGCATCAAAGTTTGTCTGTGCCTGTGCGGGTGCCTCATTTGTATCCATCTCTATATCAAGCACTTCATCTACATGCGCCAAATCCTCCACTTCTAGTTCTCCAAGTGGTCCCGCATCTTCTACTAGCGCATCTTCTACTAGCGCATCTTCTACTAGCGCATCTTCCAGTACCTCTTCCTCCTCTTCCTCCTCTTCCTCCTCTGTTGCATCAATGTCCGCAGAAGAGTCCTCTACACCAACAAGACCGTCACCGGCCATGGTAGGATTAACACGCAGATAATTTTCAAAATTCTTTGAGACTTGCCAAGAGAACAATCCAATCATTCCGATTACTATTGCAATTGCGACGGGGACATTCATTTCAATAATTGCTGGCTCCATTTACTTTGCCTACTATCTTGAGGTAGTAGGGTTCAAATTTTTACACCTGTGAAGAGTAGGGATGGAGGATAATATAAAAAAAATTAAAGAAGCCACTTCAGTTGTACAAGAATATGCTGAAGAAGCCCTACGAATAACAAAGGCTGTTATTAGCAAAGATACATTAGCATCACACATTATTTCTGTAGTTGAAACATTTCTAGCAGAGAAAAAACGTATTATCTATGGCGGAGCAGCAATCAATGCTTTAATGCCTAAAAACTTACAATTTTATGAACCTGAGATAGATCTACCCGATTATGATTTTTTAACTCCCGATGCTCTTGAAGATTGTGCTGCCCTCATGGAAAAATACAAAATTGCGGGATTTAAAGATGTTGAAACTCGTCTAGGAATTCATGAAGGAACCTATAAAATTTTCGTAAATTTTCGCGCTGCTGCTGATATAACAGAGTTACCCCAAGATATCTATACTCGTCTTCATAAGAAAACCCGGAAACGAGGTAATTTATATTGTGCTCCACCCGACTGGTTACGCATGGCCTCATATTTAGAGTTGAGCCGTCCTGCAGGAGATGTCAAGGAACGTTGGGCAAAAGTATTCTATCGTCTTCAACTTCTTAATAAAATTTATCCACTTAAGCCATCTTCTTGTATGGATTCTTCAGCGGCGGAAATTACTCGGTTTCCTCCGCAGAAGAGGCGCCGACTCCATAGTATAATTCTTCAAGTACTCAATGATACACGAACATTCTTTGCTGGAGCCATGGTAGAAGGTGTCTATAAAGCCCTAGAAGATCATACAGCAAAGACGGAAATTATTCTCGGTCAATCACTTATTAAATATGACCCTCGGTATATTTTAACAACTGAGACACTTGATGAAACAACAGACTATCTAGCAGCAGAACTCAAGGCTAATTTTCCATCAACAGATATTACAATTAAAGAATTCATAGAGGTCGGTGAAATTATGCCAGAGCGCCGAGAAGTCTTTTTTGATAAACGTCGTATTGCTACAATATTTCCAACTGTAGCATGTCACGCGTTTCTTTCATTAAATATTCACATTCCATATGATGAAACAAAATATATAGTGCGCGTGGCAAGTGTAGACTCTAGCATAACTCTCCTTTATAGTATGTGGTTTGCTGGACTTCAAAAAACAGTTGGGCTACGCATTTTATGTGTAATCCAAGCATTAATTGATATTGAAGGTCATATGCGTCTTGAGAAACCCCGTGAATCTAAGTTTTCTCTTTTTCCATTTACATGTTTAGGGCACCAGCCTTCTCTGCCAGAACTCAAGAAAGCACATAGAAAACGCGTCTTGGAAAAGAAAGAGGAAGTACGAGCATATCTAGAAAAGGTTATGAAGCGAAGCAGAACACGTAGGTCTAAGATAAATGCGAATTTAAAAGTGTAAGCATGTTTGTTTGAGCATTGGAATATTTAAGTGCTATTTGATAATTTTTTTCAATAATTTCTAAATGATTCATATAATATGATTCATTCAATTTATGAAGTTGGTTATATAAATCTTGTAAGAAATTTTGTTCATCTGTAAGAACAATCCATCCACTTGTATCAAAATATTCTCCGATATTATCACATCCATAATAAATTGGAATTGTTTTTGTAATAAGACAGTCAATTAGTTTTTCACTAAAACAATTTAATTCACGAGTATTTTCTATAACTATATGATATTGATAATTCTCAAACAAAATATATTTGCTAGAAAGTGGTTCTTTAGGAATTAGTGGATTTATCGTTATTTCGGGAATGATTATATGTGCACTGCTTCTATAAAAAGTAATCGGAAACTGCTGGAAAGCTTTCTGATTCTGATATAGAAGATGACGTAAATAGTAAGCAAGACAACCCGTTTTCCATCCTGTAATATTTGAAATGGCAAATTTTTTTTTATTCACATCGATCAATTCATAGAATGCTGATTCTATCCAAGTATGACCAGCAGTTCTTTTATAAACATTTAGTTTTTGTAAACGTGATGGATCATAACAAAAAATTAAATCAAATAAGTGTGAATGTTCATTTAAATAATCATAGCAGCCTGAAATATTACCGGGTTCGCTTTGAATATATACTTTTTTATTATTATTTGGATGATACTCTTTTGTATCAACATAAATATCTACATCTATATTTGTATTAAATTGTTGTAAATAATCAAGATTAAGTCCATAAATCTGGATTGTCATAATTATAAATTATAGAGTATATTTATTAAAACAGCGAACGCATCGTCCGATAAAATTAATTTCAGAATTTGTAAGAAGTATATGAGATGGTAAAAATACACCATTTGTTGAAATATCAAGACTATTTACGAAATCACAATCATTTCCATTATACATTGGAAGAGCATGTAAAGCCGGATATGTTATACGTGTCTGAATATTATGTTGATTTAGAAAATGCATTAATTTATCGCGATTGGTAATTTTTAAATCAATAAACCAGGGTATCCATTCATTTCCCATAGATGGAAGAAGCATAGGAATATGTTGTGAATATAAAGAATATATTTCTTTCATTCGTTTAATTCTTTCAGGTAATTTCTTAAATTGTTCAATTCCAATAACTGCTTGAATATCTGTAAACTTAAAATTAAGACCAAATATATCATATTCTTCTAGTCCTCCTGCTTTTCTCCCAAAATTCTTAATTTTCCAAAGACGTGAAGCCAATTCATCATTATCTGTTACAACAAAACCACCTTGGCCTGTACTTATAATTTTAGGTGTACTTAATGAAAAACATCCAATATCTCCAAAAGTTCCAAAATGCTTTCCATTATTAAAACAGCCAAGTGATTGTGCAGCATCTTCAATTAAATAAATAGATTTTTCTTTACAATACTCCACAATTTCACGCAGTTCTTTTTCACGATTATTAAGTGAAACGTGGACAATTGCTTTTGTTTTTGATGTAATTTTTCGCTTTATTTCATCAAGTGTAATAGTAAAGGTTGTGGAGTCTACATCTGCTAATACTGGAACAGCGCCAAGAAGTTTTACTGAATTTGCAGTAGCAACCATAGTATAATTTGGAACAATTATTTCATCGCCCGGCATAATGTTAATTGCTAAATAGGCCAAAATTAAAGCAGATGTTCCGCTTGTTGTCATAAAACAATGTTTTGCACCAATAAAATTCTTAATAGATTCTTCAAGTTCAGTTGTCTTTTTAAATTCTGTTAGAAAAGGGTCACCAGTAGTCATATAGTCGTAGCAAGCCTTTGCTTCTAATTCATTGAATGAAGGACGTGTTTGGATAATTTTTTCTTTTTGAAAGTGCCAGTTAAGTATTTCTTCTATAGAGTCATCCTTAAACATAGACTGATAATATCCTCCAATTACCATCTTTACAGGTTTTCTTTCTCCTTGTGGATCACGTGGATTTGTTGTTGTAATAGTATCTTGTAATATATATTTCATATAATCATTCAAACAAATTACACGAAAATCAAAAGAAATACGTGTGTAATTTTCTTGATTAGTTTGATTATAATGAATACAACGATTTCCATTGAAATAAAAGAGATTTCCGTATTTTAAATTAATTCCTTGAAAATCGCCTTTTTCAGGTGCGGATTCAATAAATAGTTGTGTAGTATTTTTCATATCTGTAATTGGAATTAAAAAATTCTTTTCACCAAGAGGATGTTTGCCAATTGAATCAGAATCACAATGTGCTGGAATCGCTTTGTTACCAATAAATTGAAAACGAATACTGGGAAAACTCTGATAAATTAGCATGGATTCATTTGGATATAAGTGATTTAGAATATCCTTAATTAAATCACAATATGACTTTTTGAAAATATTATCCGACTTTATTGCAGTATAAAATCGTTTATGAAGATCAGCCTCAATGTCTTGAAGATTAGCAATATTTCCTTTTGTAAATTCAGTATAATCCTTTGAAATTGTATGAATTTGCGATAAATCTTCAATTTGAAAAATAGTTTGAAGTTGTTCTAAGAATCTATACTTACTTATATTATAATTAAGAATAGTGTGTTCTCCAATAACTTTTGTAGTTGTAAAATATGCTTCGGACATTATAATTAATCATTAATTACAGTTTAAATAGCAATTGTGAACACTGAACACCACGCTTTTCTAGACCGCATTTTTCATAAAAGGGAACAGTTCCTTCAGCACAAACAAGAGTAATTTTATAGCATTTATTATTTTGTGCTGTCTGAAACAAATGATCTACAATTTTCTTACCGTATCCTTTTCCTCTTTCAGATTCTAAAACACAAATATCTTCAACATGAGCATATGTAACTCTATTAAAAATAAGTTTAGGTTCATATATAATTGTTCCAGTTGCAACTAGACGATTATCTTCTTGAATAACCCAAATTTCCATATTTGATGGAAGATTTACTATATACTGCTGGAATTCCTCCTCAGTAAATTCAGTATGGCGAAATGAATTAATTAACGGATAATAGTTCGTATAATCATTCTTAGTAAGAATACGAATATTATTATTAAAACTCATAATATAGTCTAATCTACTTCCTCTACCTTAGGTCCCTTCTCCTCAGATCCATGCATCCCCGGCATATTTCCCTCTGCTGAACCCTCAGCTGATTCTTCCTTAGAAGACGCAGGATACAACTTCATCATGATAGGCCGGCATACACCCTCTACTTCCTTGTACTTATCTTCATATTCAAGTGCGCCCCGTGTTTCTTCTACTTCTAGCCACTGGAAACCATCCTTCACAGCATCTTCAAGTGTCTTAACTGCTTCTACACCTAACTTCTCCCGCACCTTCTCATCCTGCGTAGAGCCGCGGACCTGGTACAAATACCCCTCCAACTTGTTCTTCGCCTCAACACGCTCCATTGTACGCTTATCTTCCTCAGCTGCTGCCTCGGCTTCCCGAATCATCCGCTCAATCTCCTCCTTCGGCCGAGAAGAAGAATTGGTAATCTTGATAGACTGGCTCTTGCCCGTTGACTTCTCCGCCGCCGCAACTGAGAGAATTCCATTAGCATCCAAATCATACGTAATCTCAATCTGCGGGATACCACGAGGCATAGGAGGAATTCCATTTAAGTCAAGATCACCTAAATGCTGGCAGTCCTTTGTCATAGCACGCTCACCCTGAAAGACACGGATCTTGACTTGCGTCTGATTATCAGAATACGTTGAGAAGGTCTGGGACTTCTTGGTTGGAATAGTAGTGTTGCGTTTGATAAGCGGCGTCATAACTCCACCCGCAGTCTCAACACCTAGTGACAAAGGTGTTACATCCAGCAGAATGACCTGGTCCAATTTCTCGGATGTTGTTCCCTTAAGAATTGCCCCCTGTACTGCTGCGCCATAGGCAACGGCCTCATCCGGATTGATAGACTGGCACAAATCCTTGCCACCGAAGTAATCCTTGAGAAGCTGCTGGATCTTCGGAATACGTGTTGAACCGCCAACCAGAACAATATCATGAATATCCGTCTTACTCATCTTGGCATCCTGCATTGCCTGCTGAACCGGCTCCATCGCCTTGCGGAAGATAGATTCGCAGAGTGACTCAAACTTGGCTCTGCTCAAGACAATATTTAGATCCTGTCCCTCTAGAATACCGTCAACTTCCAGTGTAGCCTGTGTGCTAGTGGAAAGAATACGCTTAGCCCTCTCCGCTACATTTCGCAGACGCCGATATGCCCGAGCATTAGCCTTGATATCCAACTTAGTCTTCTTGCGGAACTCATCGCACGCCCAGTCACAGACCAAGTTATCAAAGTCCTCTCCGCCCAAATGTGTGTTTCCAGCAGTTGCCTTCACTTCAAAAACACCGTCGTCAATTGTTAGAATAGAAATATCGTGGGTCCCGCCACCACAGTCAAAAATCAGAATATTCTTCTCCCCTTGTGTCTTCTCAAGGCCGTAGGCGATGGCAGCAGCGGTGGGCTCATTGATGATACGCAAGACATTGAGACCCGCAATGACTCCAGCATCTTTCGTTGCCTGACGCTGAGCATCATTGAAATAAGCCGGAACTGTGATTACCGCATCCTTGACCTCTTCACCAACATAGGACTCAACCATCTGTTTCATCTTCTGCAGGAGCATCGCTGAAATCTCCTCGGGATAGAACTTCTTCTCTCCATCCTTCGTCTGAACAACAATCTGAGGCCTATCACTGGCATCTCCTACAACCTTGAAAGGATAGCGCTTAATATCCTCTTGAACAAGTGGATCGCTAAACTTACGTCCAATTAGACGCTTAGCATCAAAGACTGTATTTGCTGTATTTCCTGCAGCCTGACTCTTTGCTGCTTCACCAACGAGGCGGTCAGTATCAGTAAACGCCACATAAGAAGGTATACTACGTGCTCCTGACTCGGATGCCAGAATTTCAACACGGTCATTTTGCCAGAGACCCACGCAGCAATATGTTGTCGCCAAATCCATTCCCGCACAGTACTTTGAGGTTCCCTTTGTTGCCATACTGTATGAATATATACAACCACATGGCTTTAGATTCTTTTTCTTTGAATTTTTTCAAAGTTTATTAGTTGTTGTTTCTCCCATCTTAATATCGCTGTCCGATAATTCACCGCGTTCTAAACGATCTTTCTTATCTTTGAGTTTTTTCTGAATTGATTCGAGAAATGTTAATTCTTTTATCATATCTGGCAGATATTTCTCCGATTTTTCCAGCAAAGACCATAATGCTGTTTTATATTCTATAGGAATATCATCTTTCATAGGAGTGGCTGTAAGAGGGCACGAATCCATGAAACTCTGTAAAGGTGGCGATGTAACTACAAATCCTTCTACTTGTCCTGTTTTAGCAAATCCCCGGGTGTTTGGTGAAATCCATTTGAAAAGGGTTATAGATGCAATTCGTAGATTATGAAGGGTTTTACGAATATCCTTTTCTAAAATTTTCCAGTCAGCAATATCCTCAAAACATTCCATAATTACAGGTTTTCCATCACAATCATTTCCTGTAGCCTCTTGCTTCTGCACAATCATTTTATTTTTTGCCGATTCTTGTCTTTTAGGACGCCCGGCCTCAAATTCATCTTTGGAAACAAGACCAACTTTCACATTAAGTGTCGTCTCAAAGTTAGCAGCTACGCCAGTTCCAACAAAAGTATCCAAGGCGCAGACTCGTTTATAAATAGCATCCACAGACTTTTTAAAAGCAGTGGCTCGTGTGGTTACAGCCGAGAAAGTTGGCACATCATCAAAAGTTTCTTCACGCCGACAGGATGAGCCCATCGTAACAAAGATGATAACAAAAATTAGGATAGATAATAAATAAAATAATGAGATAAAAACTTTCTTACCAATATCGCCTTCTAAAAGATTGCTTCTCCACCATGGTGTATTTGCCATCCCTGACATATAAACAGAATATTTTAACGGCGTATGTAACAGGGATATGGAATCACTTCGAATTGCTCAAAAACGTCAATGTAATCGCTGCGTGCCGCCATTTGATCCACTAACACGAGTAGATTTACCACTTTTCTCTTGTCCTCCAGTCAAGACAAATGATAGACCTAATATAATAGAAAGTCAACGAATAATCCGAGAACGTTGTCAGCAGGTAATTGTGAATGGTACTTCCCGGACAATTCAAGGAGGAGGTCCAACTACATATACTCTAGTTGAATCTAAAAAATCCTCTACAACTACATCTGCGCTCAAGGATGCAATAACTGCGGTAGAGCCTCGTTTTTATGAGTTTATTAAGCCACGACCTTTACCCCCAGATTTCTTACAGGTTGCGCGTCAAGTAAGTAATGGCGGGGAACCTTTGGCTAAGAATACTGCTTGTGCTCTGGGTGAAATAAAAACAGTTGGATAAATAGAATGAACACGGATAGAAGTCAATCGGTCCGCACCCACAAGAAGAAAGCTGCAATTCTTTCTGGATACTACCAGGCGAATCTAGCAAATACTCCTGCTAATGCTGCCACAAGACCTGAACAGACAAGCCAGCAGAGTGGAGAAGATGTTGTTCTTCGGCGAACTGGATGCTTCATTTGTACTACAGCAAATTCAGCCAATCCTTACCCTCTAAACGAGCGTAATCCTGGTGCTAGATAAAGATGCAATCTTATTTAAAAATATAAATATAATAATCACTAATGTCAGTTGTTGTAGATACAGCCAATTACATAGGTGATGGATGGACAATAGGGAATCATTTTTTTCAAATAGCAAATGGCTATGCCTTTGCCAAGAAAACAGGCCGAAAATTAATTTTACCTCGTCATAATCTTCATCCTGAATATGAACATTATTCTAAACTATATGTGTATAATGATTGGTATGCTAGTTGGTTACAATATGTAGAAGACATTCCACCGGGTCAATTAGCAATTTATAAAGAACCCAGTTATTCATTCAGAGAAATTAATGATGCACAATATAATACAATTATGCTAGATGGGTATTTTCAGTCATCCAAATATTTTGCTTCTTGCAAAGATGAGATTAGAAATCTTTTTAGACCAACAGAGGAAATCAAGCAAACTTGCTTAAATAAATGGGGTCATTTGATGAGTGGAGGTGAAAACTTAGTTTTAGTTCATGCTAGAAGAACTGATTATCTCAAGCCTCAAAATATAGCAATCCATAATCCACTTCCCCCTTCTTATTATCATAATGCATTTAAGGAAATAATGAAATATATTCCTAATGCTTTTTTTGTATTAGTTAGCGATGATCCATCATACTGGGATACTGTAAAAATTCCTGGCCATCATACATGTATAAATGAACCAAACTCAGCTATTACACTTTATTTTATGACGCATTTCAAGAACTATATAATTGCTAATAGTTCATTTGCTTGGTGGGGAGCATTTTTATCTAAACATACAAATCCTTTGGTTCTTACACCAGAAAAATGGTTTGGACCTGCTGGAGTACAAGATTATCAAGATATATATGAACCCGAATGGATTAAAGTTGCCCAATAGGGTCCGATGTAGCGGGTCTAAAGTCAGTATGAAATACAATAATAAATGGAGTATATTGATACCTTTTATTATTGTAATTTGGAGCATCGGCCAGATAGAAAGATTGAATTCTTAGAGGAGATGAATAAACTTGGCATTCCAGCAGAAAAAATTCATCGGATTGAGTCTGTATATACACCTGCCTTTGGTGCTCTTGGTTGCGGAAAAAGTCAGATTTTAGCACTGAAACATTTCTTAGAATCAGGCAAAGAGATATGTGCTATCTTTGAGGACGACTTTATGTTCACTGAGTCAAAAGATACAATTCATAATATCTTAACACAGTTTTTTGAAAAAAGGGTATACTTTGATTGTTTAATGCTTGGAGGAAATATTCTTCAAGCAGTACCTACTGAATTACCGTATCTTAAAAAGGTATATGATGGTCAATGTTGTTCTTCTTATGTTGTTACGCGTCAATTTGCTTCACTATTATTAAAACTTTGGGAAGAAGCAATTCATCTACAAGAAGAATATACTTTACAGAATAAAAAGGTGTATCATTTTTACTGTATTGATATTGCTTGGAAACAACTTCAACCGACTCATCATTGGTTTATTGTTGAACCTAAATTTGGTCTTCAACGAGAATCTTATTCAGATATTGAAAAGAAAATTACAAATTATAAGGTTTAACCCTTCTGATAGATTGATACTTCATTTGTATATTGTAACAGAGTTTCATTTACAAATGTTGGGTCTTCAGTATGTAAATGTTTTATATGAGAAAAGTTTTTTGTTTTCATATATTCTAGACAAGTTTGATAATTACCAGTAGCACCAACATAATATGGTCCTACATCTGCTTCTGCTGTAACAAAAACTACCTTCTTTGTTAACCAATCACCTGCTCCTTTTAAGATATCTAAATCAGCACCCTGTGCATCAATCTTTATAAAGTCTACATATTTAATTGAATCTGGCAATAACTCAAAGAAATCTGCCAATGTATAAACAGGAACATCTATAACTTCTTTTATACAAAATCTTGTCTCTATTTCACTTGGCTTAAAAAAACTAGAATTTCCGCCATCACCATCCATCACATAAAATTTCATTGCTTCTTTCTTTTCTATTCCAAGGGCTACAGGAATAATATATGCACGAGTATTAATATGACGAAACTCCAAAACATCACCATTACCCGCTTGCAATTTATGATTAAAAGGAGAACAAATTAAATTTACTGCTTGAGGATTACATTCAAATCCAAAGACTAGTGTATCGGGCTCTTTAGTAAGCCAAATTTGCGCATGAGGTGCATTATAAGCAAGTCCAATATCAAGTTTAATATGTTTAGCCCATGATGGAATAACTATTTTTCCATTAGAATCAAACGGTACTCCACTTTTCTTTAAAATATCTGAAAAATTCATATATTTAAAATTAGTTCTTACATACTTTAAATCTACTGGTTTTAGTCATACCGTATCCATGAAGGAAGACCGAGATGTAAATGATTCCAATTACGATAATAAATTGTTCCCTTTGAAAAAAATGCCGCTGAATAACTTAGACAACTATGAGATATTAAGAGAACATCAGCAAAAATAAAACCAAGATGCGATTGTATTAAATCTTCATTTAAGTGAAATACAATATCATTTCCTTTTAAAAAGGAAAAATCTTCTTCTTTTCCAAGAGAATAAATATGAAATCGTAAGGGCTTAGATTCTTTATACTCATTTCGTATTTTTGTACAAAATTCACTATAATAAGAATCTGAAAAATCAGGATAATCTGAAGTTTGATATTTTTCAGTTCTGCGGATATGTATTGCTACATTATAAAAATTATTGTCATGTGGACTAGTTTTATCATGTAAAAAAATTTTGCTATATCTTCTAAATGGGTCACTGTTTTCCATTTTTAAAAAATCATTAACATAATAATGGTAAAAATCAATAACATTTGGTAAGGAGTGAATCTGTGTTCCAGCAGGTAAATCATCAGGTGTTAGATAGAATTTATTTATATTCATATAGTTAATTATTTTAGAAAAGTAAGTAGAATCTTTGTCCGCATCTTGTATTGTCATACTATTTATACCAGTATCAACATATGTATGTCCGTTCACTTCTACAAAAACAATAGCACGAATTAAATTAAGAAATTGTCCACCAAAACCATCAGCTCTTTGAGGAATAGTCATATACATTAGATATTATATCTAATATAAATAACTTTATATATGTGTCAACTTACATATTTGCGCCGATCGGAATGTAAGTTGTTTCATTTTTATTAACAGGAGTAAATCTACGATGGGGATCAATAATTACTGAGCCTACCGGAAATGTAAGATTTGTAAAGGCATCATGAGCACATGTAATAATATAAACCGAAGGTTTAGAAAATACTTCAGTAGTATTATTACTAATAGGATCATAGGTAGTAAATTCCTGCTTTTTCTCTGTTAATAGGTTGCATAGAAGAACAGCACATGATCCAGTTTGAATCGCGGTATTGGGTTTGAATGATAGACCAAGGACAACAATAGGAAGACCAGATTCATTCTTTTTCTGAATAACTAAGTCTGCTAGAAACTCAGTTTGTTTTTCACGTGCCATCATAATATTATCAAACCAATTAAAAGATAGTCCAAGTTTGTTAGAAAGCCAAGAAAGAGCAATATTATCACGAGGATGGCAGCCACCACCGTCACCCATTCCTCCACGTAAGTAAGCAGGTGAAATTAAACGATCTGATGCCATTGATAAAGCATCAATTACAGCATCACAGTTTGTATTTGGTAAATTATGAGATAACTCCATAATGGTATTTGCCATCGCAATCTTTGTACTAATAAAGGTATTATAACAAACCTTTATTAATTCTGCATTTTCTACTGTTGTGATAAAAACTTTGGATGAGCAAATAGTTCCATAAAACTCCTTTACCTTATTAGCAGCCTCAGTGTTATGATTTCCTAAAAGAATAAATTCCGGATTCATACAATCGTATGCAACTGTTCCCATCGCAATAAAATAAGGATTGTAACAAAGATGAATATAAGGAGAAAGTGTGGGAAGGATCTCTCTGCGAATTGTACCAGGTAATACAGTTGAGATAATAACAATAATAGTTTCCTTCTTAATTACATTGCATACATCCGAAAGTTCTTGTAAAGACTGTTTCAAATATAAATAATCAAAATCAGCCCTTTCTGTGGGAATTCTAGTGATACCTTCATATTTTTTTTGATGAGGCGTTTGAACAGCAACAAAAATAATATCACTTGATCTTAGAATTTCTTCCAATGACTTTGTGTGTCTATATTTAGAGATAAGAGGATTTTCAGAAAACCACTTTTGAAGTGACATTTTTTTTTCGGGACAAAGTTCTTCAGGATAAAGTAAATTTACAGGATCTCCGCCTGTATAGAATGAAGGATTTACATCATAGCACAAAAGATCATGGCCCTTAGAGCAGTACATTAAACTAACTGGCAGACCTAATTTTCCAGTTCCAATAAAACCAATCTTCATTTGTTTTGTATGCGATATTATACATATTTGTTTAACGCATAACAGACTTTTTGGCAATAAATAGTGTATGCCATCCTAATTCTTCTTTCATTTGTTTGAAAAATATTTCATCTATATTTTGAAAGGCGCGATCAAGAACAAAATTCTGTTTCTTGTATTCATCAATATCCCAGCAGAAAATATGATCTTTCCAAATTTTTGTAATTGATAAATCGGAAGTAATTAAAGATTTTACTTCTTCAAATGTATATGTTGATGTAACTGGACATCCGCTTTGTGCCTCTGAAAAAGTCTGAATTAGATCGGATGAATTATCAAATGTCCAGTTATTTTCATGCATGAGCCAAAATAGTTTATATGAAAATTTAGAATAAAGCATACACCGGATTTCTCCAGAATCATTTAAAAATTTCGGAATCTTTTCAAAAACTTTCTGCGGGTTAGGTGTATGATGAATAACTCCAAAACTCCAGATTAAGTCAAATGAATTTAGATCCTTTTCCGAGAGAATTGTATCAAGTTCTTCAATATTACCTTTATAAAAGACACCGCTCAAATCATGTAAAGCAAAATTCTTCTTGCATAATGAAATACCACTCTCAGTTAAATCGATACATGTAACATTTGCTCCTGCTTTTGCGAATGATACAGAATCAGTCCCTATCCCGCAGCCAAGATCCAATACTTTTTTCCCAGACCAATTTGTAGTATCCATAAAGTTCTTAATGTGGGGCTCAGCAGTATATCTTTTCTTTGCAATTTCATCAAAAAAATCTACAGTGTTCTCAGACTTAGTAGAGTGCTTAATATTACATGGCCTGTCATTCCAAAAACTGTAAACTGCTTGAATAGACGACATATACATTTAAAGATAAACGAGTCTTTAAACATTAAAATGTCTTTTTTAGATTCATGCTTACTTCAAGATTATGCTTTATTGGAAAAATACAAGATTGAATTTAAAAATCAAACACCCAATCATTTCTTTAGTTCTGATTTTTTTTCCAATATGGATGCTAAAACTATTCTTAAAGAATGGCCTTCTGCTGAAGCACCTTGGAAAACATCCCAACCTTTAATTAATTTTGGAGTAGGCAGAAAGAGTGAAATAAATGATTTTAAAGATATGGGAGACTATACGCAAACTATTTTCAAACTCCTACAAAGCAGGGAATTTATTGAGTCTATTGAATTTATAACCGGTATTTATAATTTACATCCAGATCCATATATGTATGGATGTGGTCTAGTAAATACACCGAAAAATGGTTTTCTTAAAATTCATGCTGATTTTAATTATTTGGAAAAAATAAAGAAATATAGAAGAATTAATATCATTATTTATATGAATGAAGAATGGAAACCAGAATGGAATGGTAATATTAATTTTTATTCCGAGGATTTGAGCACAATTATTAAAACGTATGCTCCTTTATTTAATAATTTTTTACTATTTAGAGTAAATGATAAAGTCTTTCATGGATATCCGGAATTAATTGATTGTCCGACAGGAATGTCAAGAAAATCAATTAATTTTTTTTATTATACAGATGAGCCAGATAAAGATCAGGCTTTAGAACCTCATAAAACCTTATGGAAAACGAATGAAGGTGATGATATTCCTTACTAGTATTAAAGATTATTAAACTTATAAACATATATGAGTTTTATTGTTGAAATTGTTCGTCTTCAACAAGGTGGTCTTTGTTACTGTATTAATAATTTGGTTGGACATTATCTCTTTGCAAAGAAAAATAAACTAGCACTCACTATAGTAGATGATGCATGGTTATTTAAACATAAACTTGGCCTTAAAGATTATTTTGATTCACTTGATACACATACGCCAGATAAGGCTTATCAAATGCCAGTCTTTCATATAGGAACAGATGATGAAAGAATTAATATTAATAGGTTTACTGTAAAAGAATATCAAGAAGGATTCGCATTTGTTACAAAATTGAATAAAAACATGGAAGAAAAAAAACAAGCTGTAATGAATAAATTGGGACTAGTAGAAGGGCAGTACGATGCAATTATGATTCGGCGAGGAGAAAAAATTTATTGTGAAAGTTATTATATTGATACTAAAGATTTTATCACAAAACTGGCCGAACGAAAAACAAATACAATTTTCGTACAGACAGATGATTATAATGGATATCTTGAAACAGTTGAAGAGGCTAAAAAGATTGATCCAAATATTAAGGTTATAACAACATGTCCTCCTACACAACATGGCATTGTTAATTTTAAACAAGCACGGGAAAGGCTTGATAGTCTTTATTATAATAAGATGAGCAATTTTGTTTCTGAGGAAAAAAATAAAGAATATTGCCAAGAAACACTTAATAAAATAGGTAAAAGTGTTGAAGAATATACACCCGAAGAAGTACAGGCTCATGCGGAAGAATCCATAATTGGCTTAGAAATCTGCTCATTATCTAGATTTTTATGTATGGATCTGCAAAGTAATGTAAATAGATACTTATTTCTAAAGCATAATAACATTGATAATATTATCATTGTTGAATCTAAGAATCCGAAGACTTTTCCCAATGTTGTTCCCAAATTGGATACATTAATTCAATATCCAATTTATGATTTTCACAAATTTCTCTCTCCAGATCTTCAATATTTGGGCCCCCCTCAAATGTTCCCATTAGAGTTTAGACAGCGCTGAAGTTTAATTCCGCAAAGACCCCCTACACATCCAGAACAACATAAATGTGGTTAAGCAGTTGACACCGATGCTGACAAGGAGAATAGCCGCAACAGAGAGATTCTTTGCATAGATTTGGCTGATTCCATAGAGACCAACGACTAATTGAATCACTGCAAGAAAGTAGAAGAAGTAGCAGTAGTCATAAGCCCAGGCTGGCGGTGTGGAAAGAGGCAACTGGTTCATTTCTATTCTTAATATTGACAAAAAAATATTATATTTTTATGTTAATGTTCTGTGGGTTTATGTTTTTGATATACCTAGGAAAGGAATTTACTTGGCACCGGCCTTCTTAGGCTGAGTAGCCTTCTTGGGCTGAGCCTTGGGGACAGGAACCGGTGCAACTACCTCGGCCTCATCATCATCCTCATCCTCCTCATGCACAGGAGCTGAAGCCTTCTTAGGTAGAACGGCTGCAACCGCAGACTCCTCATCGTCATCATCCTCCAGCTGGTTGAAACGATTCACGGAAGCGGAAGGCTTCTGCTGGGCACCACCAGTGTTTGAACGACCAACTGAAGGACCATCATCTACGAAGCCAAAGCCACGAAGACGCTCAGGTAGAGACTCAACTGAGACCTGCTCGGCCTTCCAGCTAGGACCAAACTTGGAGCCAGCAATCCAGATACCCGTGCAGCGGATGATGGCACGGATACGGCTGCCGCGGACAAGGAGTTCCTCAACCGGAACACCCTCATAGCGCTTAGGAGCACCCTTGCTGTCTACGGTATTCGGGTCATAGAACTCCGTAGTGAAGACGCCATCCTTCTGCTTGAGCGCAATCTTGGTCGTCGGAGGATACGGCTTGGGCTTGCCCTCCTTGTCAACCGGAACCTTGACCATCGGTGTGTAGAACGCACTGATGACCTCACGACTAGCGTTTGCTAGCTTGAACCAGGCCTGGGAGTTGGCCATTGCAAGCTCAATTAGACGCTCATCAAAGGCCTTAGCGAACTCATAGAAGGACTTAACCTTAGGGTCGGTCTCAGCATCACGGAAAGACAGATCAACGCTGTACTTCGGAGCCTTACCGTCCTTGTCAAAGATATTCATGCCATACGGCAGCTGCGTCACAGGAGTCTGAACCATCCAGAGACCACGACCGTCGAACTCTAGGTTCACGGCCTTGCCTCCATTGTCCAGTACCTTGAGCGGCTTCGCCGTCAGCTTTGAGGGATTAAAATTACTAGGAAGAATTGCAACAGTAGACATTTCAAGACACGATTATGCCTTAATCATCCTGAAAAAAGGGTAGTCAAATTTTTTTGAAACCGGACAAAAAAGACTAAACGGTTATATTTGCATGTATTTGAGAAAGAAGAGCCATAACCCACTGCTGGCTATCTATTGCAGACTCAAATAGCCAAGGAAATGCTTCTGCTGCTTGTGGACAAACCTGTGTTAATGCTGTTAGAATATACATTGCGCCTAGCACACGATCATTTCTATCCGCAGCAGAAGATACCAGTTTTTTCATAATATAACTATTTGTTGTCCTTATTGTGGAAAGTTGTTGAATCGCAGTTATTCGTGATATACCCCAATGAAAGAGTTGTTGAGGAGAAGGAACTATACGTTCTCGGTCAGTCTGAGTTAGACCAGCACGATGATGCCAGATATCTAGCAGATTTAGATAAAAACGTTTTTGGTCACTAAGAGAAAGCGCAATAAACCATTCGGGATCTGCTCCATATTGGAGTTCTTCCATTTGAACAAAGATTTCCACAACCTTCATTCGCCATCCCTGCTCGGGAGTAATTGAAACTGTAGGAGTCCATTGAAGTTCCATCTTTCTAGCACGTCTCCACTCAATAAGACGCTGAGCCTTTTGTACAACTCTTGCTGGAATAATAGATCTAGTATAAGGGTTTTTAGTAGGCTCATTCTTTTCAGTTGCTTTTAGTGAAAGCATGTTTAGACTCCGAATATCAAACGCATAGACTAAATTTTCAGATATATCTCTGTAACTAAAAAAAGAATTATTAGATATATCTTTTAAACCTTCTGTGCTGAAAAAATCCTCTGAATTTACACAAGCTGCACGATTATAGAAACCGATACCATGAAAGTGAATATTTCTATAAATCATTTTTTGTCTATACCATGATTGAATCTTAGAAACTTTTGGCGCTTTATCTTCAATTGATATCCAGCGAATTGTGTTTTTAAGATGAAGACCACAAAACTCTTTATCTTCTTTTGCACGATTTAGACACCTTTCTGTATGGTTCTTCTTATTTCTTACGGAAGCACATTGTAGTGTAGATTGTGCGGGCATCCCAATTCTACTCATTCTCTAGTAGTTTTATTTAAGCGACATTCAGAAAAATGTTTATGGACGACTTTGCCACAAAAAAGTTAGGCGGAATATCAAAAATGGCTCTTTTTTATCTGGTTCAAATAAAATTTGACGCCCTTTTTTTTAGGAAAGTTAGCCATTCCGCGTTCAAGTATGCCTGCTTCTTCCTCTGACAATAGTAATAAGATGCCTGCCCCCTCTGTCTCTGCTTCCGCCGCCAAGAAGACCACCAAGGCCACCAAGGCCGCCCCTGCACCTGCCGCCCCTGTCGCCGTCCCTCCTCCCGCCCCGGTTGTCCAGCACACGGCTGCCGCCCACGCCAAGACCCCCGCCCCTGTTGCGGCCGCTGCACCGGTAGCCGTCGCCGCTCCGGTCGTGGCCGCCGAGGTTGTCGCTGATGCTGATGAGTCAGTTGTCACCAACTTCGCTGCTCTCCTCGTCAAGTTCAACGCCCTCCGTGTCTCCCTCAACGAGCTCGCGCCGGAGATGAAGAAGATGGAGAAGCAGGTTGCTCGCCTTGAGAAGAAGGCCGAGCGTCGCCGCCGCCGCAAGACGGGCGCTGTCGGTGCCGATGGCGAGAAGAAGTCCAACCCCACGACGGTCTTCACCAAGCCGGTTGAGATCACGAAGGATCTCTGCGTCTTCCTTGGCCTCGCCGCTGGCACGCAGGTCAGCCGCTCTGATGTCACTCGTGGCGTCATGAAGTATGCAAAGGACCACAAGCTCACGGACAAGCAGGCCATCAAGCCGGATGCCACGCTCCGTAAGCTCCTCGGCCTCACGGAGGCGGATAGCCTTACCATCCTCAACCTCCAGAAGTACCTCAAGGGTCACTACGTCAAGGCGGCTGTCCCTACGGCGTAAATGCTCTAATATCCCCATAATCAAATAACCAATAACTTCAATATATTTTTTGTTATATCCCAAGGATGCAACAAAAAATTGAACCCCGAATTCAATGACTATTTAATTTAGTGGGCTTCTATCACAGTAATCAATGTCAGCAATTATGTCTGCCAGTAAAATTGGAATCAAGGGCGCAGATGTGTACGAGACGACAGGCGACCCGCGGGTTGATTTGTCAGTAATGCTTGTCCGTGGTCTTACTGCTGAGAAGATACAGATTGGCGTGGAGGCTATCTTGGCGATGCCTTCAAAGGAAGCACTTGAAGATCTCTGTGTTCTTCTCTTTCAGACACGCAATATCCGCGGCGGCAAGGGTGAGAGGACACTAGCATACGATATGCTGGGTGCTCTAGATAAGAAGCAACACGCACTCAGTCTGGCTCTTCTTCCACTCTTCTCCCACTATGGTTGCTGGAAGGACCTTTTCGTCTTAGGCCAAAATGCGGCATTCAAGGAGACTGTGCTTGATCTTACGGTAAAGCAGTTTGCTGCTGACAATGCTGCCATCAAGACTGAGGGAGGAAAGGTTTCTCTTCTAGCAAAGTGGGCTCCACGGGAGAAGAGTTTCAATGGTCTGCTGGCTAAGTGGCTGGCGAATCAGCTCTTTCCTCATTTTACTATCCTTTCCGAGAGAATGAAGGCATATCGCAAGATGGTCTCTGCTCTTAACAAGCATATCGACACTGTGGAGGTGAAGATGTGCGACCGTCACTTTGCTGATATTGAGCCCAGTCATGTTCCGGGTCGGGCTCTTCAGAAGTATCGCAAGGCTTTCCTCAATGAGGCCAGCACTTTTAGGGATGGCCATCATGACAAGTTCGCTCGGGGAGAGAGGAGCATGGAGTATGACCGCATTGAGGGTGCAAAGCATTTCTCGGAGCACTTCGCTGCTGGCGCTAAGGGAGAAGTAGCCCTCAAGGGAGCAGACACGGTCTATCCACATGAGGTTGTACAGGCTGTCTATCAGAGTCATGATGGCTCGGAGGCTGAGAAGAATCTCCGACTTGGACAATGGTTGGCATTTGTGGCTAATGCTAAGAAGGGTGGGGCTCTTAAGAACTGTCTTGCCATGTGCGATTTCAGTGGCTCCATGGATGGTCTGCCCAAGATGGTTTCTCTTGCTCTTGGTATGCTTATCGCAGAGGTTTCGGGTACAAACAAGATTCTGACCTTTGACTCTATCCCTCAGTGGCACACGTTCAATCCAGCAGATGATCTCTATGCGAAGATTGCTTCCATTGGCAACATCGGTCACGGTCTCAGCACGGACTTTCAGAAGGCTATGGATCTTGTACTGCAGGATATCAAGGAGCGAAGGGTAAAGCCAGAAGATGTTCCCGACCTCGGAGAGGGAGGTCGGATTGGCACGCAGAGCGCGACTGTACCCAAGGATCTCATCGTCTTCACAGACATGGGCTGGGATCAGGCCTGCTCGTCATCCGAGCAGTCACCTTACACAGGCAACTCATACAGGCACAATGTCAAGACTGAGCAGTGGCAGACCCACATTCAGATGATTCGGGAGAACTTCCGACGTGCTGGAGAGGATATGTGGGGCGTCCCCTTCGTGCCTCCGCGTATCGTAATCTGGAATCTGCGTGCGGCCTATGACGACTTCCATGCTCGTGCCGATGAGGAGGGTGTTGTCATGCTGAGTGGCTGGAGCCCCGCACTCTTTAAGGTTCTGCAGGAGAAGGGAATTGAGGTACTAACTCCCTATGCGGCTCTGCGTCTTCAGTTGGATGACCCGATGTATCAGCCTGTTCGGGACCTCGTACGCGCACACATGGATGCTAACAAGGGTATCTTTTCTCATTGGGCATAAATGCTAGACTGCTAAAAACAAATAAAAACCAAATATTTTTTTGCCATAAAAATTGAGCCTTGCTAGTCCTTTCAAAACCAGCAGAGTAAAAATGTCTAAGTGTGAAGCACGAATTTATGTCGCTCATCCAGCAACCGGTACTTTCCGAGCAGTACAATGTCGTTATACGGCAAAAACGGACTTTCATGCAGTCCCTATTTGTGGTATCCATAGACGCAGACTTATTTCGGGTAAAAAGTGGTTTGGATTTATGTTTCAACCAGAGCAGAAGATTACAGTGACCCATACGATGTGTGATGAGTACAATTATTGGGGAACGGCCATGTATTGGGAGCCTAAACCGGAATAATTAAGCAGGTGTCTCGGCGACAGGTTCCGTAGCGACAGGTTCTGTGGCGACAGGTTCCGTGGCGACAGGTTCCGTGGCGACAGGTTCAACTACAGCGGGTACTTCCGGTGTCGGTTCCGGTGCGACGACAGCCGGTTGCTCTGAGACAACTTCCGGTGTCGGTTCCGGTGTCGGTTCAGGAACGACGGGAGCAGGCTCAGCCACGGGCTCAACAGGTGCTTCTACAGGCGCAGGAGCAGGCTCAGCCACAGGTTCTACAGGGGCTTCTACAACCGCAGGAGCAGGCTCAGCCACAGGTTCTACAACCGCAGGAGCAGGCTCAGCCACAGGCTCTACAGGCGCAGGAGCAGGCTCAGCCACAGGTTCTACAGGGGCTTCTACAACCGCAGGAGCAGGCTCAGCCACAGGTTCTACAGGGGCTTCTACAACCGCAGGAGCAGGCTCAGCCACAGGCTCTACAGGCGCAGGAGCAGGCTCAGCCACAGGTTCTACAGGCGCAGGAGCAGGCTCAGCCACAGGTTCTACAGGCGCAGGAGTAGGCTCAGCCACAGGTTCTACAGGCGCAGGAGCAGGCTCAGCCACAGATTCTACAGGTGCAGGAGAAGGCTCAGCCACAGGTTCAACAGGGGTTTCTACAGGCGCAGGAGGAGGCGCATAAATTTCATTATGGCTGCCTCCGCAATAATATGAACAGACTTTACAAGTTCTTTTTTGATTGCAGCCAGCACAACTGCATGAAACCTTGCCCATTTACTATATTGTGCGATTTTTAGTCCGACGTCTTTTTTGCAGGGTTCAAAAAAATTTGACACCCCAAGGGCCAAACTACTTAAGGCGCAGTGGCGATAACAAAATGATGAGAGGCAATTAAGATTCCATACAGCAAAAACAATTGATTATATTCAATTTAGGAATCTGCGCCTTCCTTGGTTCATATAATTTCTAATTAATCTTAGCCTGCGAGCAAGAATTAATTGGAAATTATAAGTACGGGATGAAGTATCAGAGGATACTATACAGCAACAACTCTAAAAATATTATTAAAGGTATCGTACAGCAACAAATATATGCCTATATATTGATACCTGCTTAGACACAAGCCAATAGGCTTGTAGGCTAAGACCCCCCTCCCGAAAGGGTTGGCGCTATAGTCTAGTGGTCAGGACAGGAGGCTTTGAACCTCTTAACCCAGGTTCGAATCCTGGTAGTGCCATATAGTTCGTAACCTCTATTCAAAAGGTTGCATCACTAGGATGTCCGAGTTGGTTAAGGAGGCAGGCTTAAGATCTGCTGTTGCAAAACGCATGGGTTCGAATCCCATTCCTAGTATCGCCGAAAGGCACATCCGATATAGTCTAGCGGTTAGGATAGGGCTCTTTCACAGCCTTGACCCGGGTTCGACTCCCGGTATCGGAACTAAGTTTGTGTTTTCTTTAAAAAAACACTGGTGATCATGTTTCACCGCAACACTCATAGTTCAGTGGTAGAATAACGGACTTCCATTCCGTTAACGCGGGTTCGATTCCCGCTGAGTGTAAAAAGGCTTCATACAGCAAACAAAGTAATAATTTCCTATTATAACTTGAAGCCTGCTAAAACGAGGATGTCCGAGTGGTTAAGGAGACGGTCTCAAGATCCGTTGTTGCAAAACGCATGGGTTCAAATCCCATTCCTCGTAAAGAGTTTCCCTGTTCTCTAAAAACAGGGTGGTGGAGGAGCGGCGGCGGCTCCAAATCGCATTAGCTCAGTCGGTAGAGCGTCGGCCTTTTAAGCCGAATGTCGCGGGTTCGAGCCCCGCATGCGGTAAAGAGTTTGGTAGACTCAAATAACTACTATTTTTTTTTAAAAGGACTTAAATAGGATGACATATATATGGATAGCAATTGCCATCTTACTTATTATATTAGTTTCAACAAAAACAATAAAAACAGAAAAGTTTGCTAGTATGTGTAGCCGTAGTTGCCCTGTCCATAACACTCATTTTGACCCTCCTTATCCTCATTCGTTTCATTATGTATATTTAACTACAGGAAGAAATCGGGTATATGAATGCACTAAATGTCGCTGTGAAACATTAGATCCAGGTTCATATCCTACGAATGTTAATTTTTGATTACAAATTTGTCTGAATTTTAAATTTTAATTAAAATTTGAAGCCCCTTTTTCCAAGAGAAATAAGTTGCTGACAGTTTACCCCGTTCAAAGAACAGGGCTTACCCCCGTAGCGCAGTGGATAACGCGTCCGCCTTCTAAGCGGAAGACCGTGGGTTCGACCCCCACCGGGGGTATCAACCCCTTCTCCTAGAGATGTGGGTACAAGCCTCTATAGCTCAGTCGGTAGAGCACCAGCTTTGTAAGCTGTAGGTCCTGGGTTCAATTCCCAGTGGAGGCATTTGAGTTGAGATTCTCATTAAAAATCTCCAAGCTCTTATAGCTCAGTTGGTAGAGCGTGGTGCTTATATCTTAAGATATGCTTAATGCACAGTTCTGAAAGGAACGCCAAAGTCGCGGGTTCAATCCCCGCTAGGAGCAATTTTTTATGTCATTAGATGTCTTAAAAAATTAACGATACAAATTAGTCATATTAAGAGTACGATGGTCATCATAATATAATCCGTTATAAACTCTAATTTTTAGTTCCTTATGAATTTTAAAAGACGAATAGGGATCTACTTCAGACACACGGGCCGGATTACTAAATTGATTTTCAGCATACATCCGATATTTACTGCTAGAAAAGACAATATTTTTAGAAATAAGAAATTGATGATATGATTTATAACTCAAAAAGTCATGCCGTGTTAAAAAAATCTTTTCACCCGTTTCAGCAACATTTATTCGTATAATTGGTCGTTCCGAGCAACAATACCAAAACCAAAACATTTCTCCTAAGAAGCCGTAAGAAATATGCGTATTCCTTCACATACTTGTCCTGCAGCTAGATGCTGATTAATCCACTCCGGTTCAATAGGAGAGCCTTTAGCCAAACGTTCCTGCTGCTCAACCCTCAGTAAATCATCAAGTTGGTATCCGTCAATATTGAGTTCAGCCAAAGAGCGACATACATCCGCCTTTTTCTCATCAGTAAGTTTTAGCCGTGTCATAAGAGCATCAAGAGACCCCAGCACTTTAAAGCGCCTATAAAGAAGCCGTGAATTCAAGCCCCGCTGATATACTAGGCCCGGAGCATAATCAGTCCCTAGCAAACAAGCAAATTCGCGCAATTGCTGCTCTGTTAAACCCAACTCCATACAAATAGGATTCAACTGGAAACAATGAAAGGCGGTTCCTTCCAGATTTTCCGACGCTGGCACAAGTAGGTTCTTAACACCCCGTGCTAGAAAGTCATAATCGGTTGAAATAACAGCATCAATTTCTCCCCGATTCTCCAAGTAGGCTAGCAGAGAATCCGCCTCTCCTTGTGAATGAACAAAGGGTGTCCCCGTTGCATATAGCAGTTGCTTTATCTCATTGCGATCATCTGCTCGTATCTGCGGAACAGACCGACGCGAAACCTGAATACGTTGATTAAGAATTTTCCTTTGCTCGGTTGATAGTTCCGGTCCCTCCAGTGCCGTCTCAAGAGCATTACAGAACTTATCTGTATCTTCCCGCAGTTTCCGCCGCTGCGCCATAATTTCCGATTTTTCAGGTGGAGGAGAACCATCAAATACCACTACAAGTTGTATTTGCTGAGCCCGACAAGCAGCCAAGAAATGTGATAAGTTCCAGAGCAATGGGATTCCAAGTGAACGACTTCGATAAAGAAGACATAGAATATCAACTCCTATCTTCTTACCGGCCCAGTCTGCCAGACTCTGTTTTTTGATTGTGTTTGATGCTGTCCAAAAGAGAAATGAATAAAGACCCCGGATTCCCATCGGTAATTGTTTGTGTGCTAGTATTTGCTAAAAGAAATACGTTTCAAATTTATACAACAACAAGTAATATCTGAGAAATATCAAGAAAAACAGACTCTAGCAGAAGCGGTGTTCTATATGAGGCTGAACCTGCTAGAGGTCCAATTGTTCGCAAGCATTTAAGATACACATCTTCTTGAATACGTTTACTCAAATAGAATTCCGTTAATACTCTGAAGAGTAGTTCTATACACTCCAATGTGCTCAAATTAAGACCAAGCAGAGAATAAACACATTCCCGTGTCCACATAACAATTTCAATATCAGGAGGAGACTTTTCTGCTAGAATCGTCTCTATGATACTCCGCATATAGGGAAGCATTGGTGGTTCTAGGCTTCGGGGTGTCTTGGGACATTGGACTTTTACAAATAAGTCTTCTAAGAATGAAATGGCAGGATTCATTTCACGAGCAGATAACCAGATACAAGTTGTCGGATTAGCACCCATACAGAATTGCTCTAGAGTAGAACGAATTCGCACAGCTGTAGAAAGAGACATAGCATGAGCACGTCTAATAACAAGTAAGCGCTGTTTTCCCTGAAAATTTTGTACTACATCCGCATGCTGTGTTAGCCGAAGCAAAAGTTCAGGTAGAATCTGTTTTTCTTGCATAGAAAAATCGGATACATCAATTTCAATATGAGTCGGCGCAATAATAATCCGAGCCTTATAATCATCATGCATCTGAAGTTCTTTGACTTCAAAGGAAAAGCCTGTTATATCTGCTGCGGGAGAATCAGATGCAGCCGCGCGCCGAATTTTTTCCAATTTTCCAGTTCCGCCAATTCCCAGCCATAAAATAGGCAAATTCGTCTTTCGTAGATTAATTCCCTCTTTTGATGTCGGCATTATGCTCTATATTTAAATACACTACGGGATTAATCTCTAAATATGGAGTGTGCCGTTCCATGGCAACGATTTGAGCCTTCCAAATGTGTACTCGGTTTAAGACAACAGAATAAAAGATATCCTTCAGCCGAATACATGGCTGTAACATATAAAGATAGTATGATTGACATGCCCGCATTTCAAATTATTTCACCATGGCTCAGTAGACCAGTTGAATTTACAATTGGAGATATAGCCGAAATAAGTTGGTCTGCGACAGATCATCCCTTCTTCCAAAAAATAAAGATACTCCACGAGCAAATTCGTAATAATTTGTTAAATAATCATCGTGTTAAGGTAAATACACCCAATTATACTCTTACGATATATCTTGAAAAGGGCCGTACAATGGTAAAATCCGCCGTAACAAATGAAATAATATCAATTGAAGAAGCAACTAAAAATCCTATGCAGCAATACAAACTCTGTATTCGTCTTGCTGGAATTCATCTACAGCACGGTTGTGCTAATTATCGTTTTAAGTGTGTCGGTGTACTTCTGAAATAATTTACTGCGTTAATGTTCGCTTAGCATCAGCAATACTGGAACTTGCTGCTGCAAAACTAAATAATGCTAGAGGAAGATTGACTACAGTTGTTAAGAATAAGCAAATTAATATAACTGAATCAGGATTCGTTGAAAGAACATATACAAGTCCAAAAAATACAAATAGACCCATTGTAATTGAAGCAGCGCCAATTGACAATAAAGGACCGGTTATATTAGCATCCGCCAACTGGGGCAAATATACTAGCATTGCCGAGATATAAGCAATAAATAAGATTCCAGAAAGTAATACGGATATTACAACTTGGCTTCCGTCCATCCTAATCTAGAAAATTTTTTCTTTTGACTTAAGCTTCTATTTGAAATTTAACATTGAATATCAAATATGAGACAAAAAGGATTGAAATTACGTAAATTCCCATAAGATTCAGACTATATAGATTACGTCCAGCTTCTATGGAAATCGCAAAAATACTTATACCAATTATAAACATTAGATAAATAGGAAATAATAAATCCCAAAAACCATAAATTTCGTTAGAAGGCATCCCTGAAACCGCTTAAGATAAAAAAAACCAACCAGAACAGATGAAGAGTATTACAAATCAAGAAACGCTCATTTGTAATCCAGGGACAGTAAAAGATACACGTGACACATGTCTTCCGAAAGCAATGATTCATCGGCTTGTTAAAGAATGGAATTCACGGCATCCAGAGAAAAAGGTAGAATCTACAGAATCAAAAAGGGAAATGTGGGTTAATCTACGGCGAAACATGCAGGAATGTGAAACTGAATACTGTGCCATGAAAAAATTAGTTCCAGTGGCTTCCGAGCAGAAAGAATATACAAAATTCTTTAGACCGGAGAAGCCAAAAGAATGGCAGAGTGACCCTGATATGTGGTTAGCAACAGATGACATTGAAGATGTTATGGAACAATATGAGGATGCAATTCCTTCCTTCGAATTTATTGGCCCTGTACCACTTGATTTTGCGAAGAAGTCACCTGTTCCATCATGGGGTACCTGTATTATTGATGAAATGTGTAAATTAGACATTCAAAAAATGAAGAAGGGAGGCACTGAGCATATTGGAATCTGTTTTAATTTTGACCCTCATGATATGCCCGGAAGTCACTGGGTTGCTGCTATGTTGGATTTAAAAGAGCATGTGGCCTATTATTATGATAGTTACGGAAAACCGCCTCCCACTGAGATTAATGAATTTTTCACTAAAATGAAAGAACAAGGTATAAAACGTATAGTATACAATGATATTCGTCACCAAAAAAAACAAAGTGAATGTGGAATGTACAGTATTTTTTTCCTAGTCAGCATGCTACTGGGTAAGAAGTTCAGTGAAATCTGTTTAGATGAATTAAGTGACGACCGTATGCTTCTTCTACGAAAAATCTTTTTTAGCACGGAAAATGTTTCAAAAACCGATTTACAGAAAGCGTTTAAATATCTCGTTTAGACCCATGAAAGAAATCCTCATGAAAAGTAATGATGAACCGAATGCAAGCAGGACAATCAATTCAGCAGCCAGCGGACTTCTTAACTCAGCAGAATTATAACGCACTGCTTAATTATACACGCAAGGCCATCACAGACAAAGAAGGCATAAATGAACTACCGGAGAAAACAGAGCGACGTCTTGTTAGTGTTCTGAATCATTACATGAAAGAGGTCGGAAAAACGAACCCCGGTAGAAAGATTCAGGAATTAAATCGCGAAGTACTACGCGAAACCCTGACAAGCATTGATTCATGGCTTCGTCGGGGAGGTGAATCTACTAGCACGAATGCTGATACGTTTCGCAGAGATGATCCTAATGATCGTCTTTACAGCAATGTTGGACAGCAACTGGCGTCCGTTCAAAAGGAACGCGGATTAATGATGAATGCTACACCCGTAATCAAACCTGATTTTAGAGATAAGGTGGAAGAAGATGATATTGACCCATTAGCCCTCTTTGAGAAGGCGCGGCAACAGCGCGAAAAGGAAGGAATGCCCTCATCCTCTTCTACACAGCAGACAAATGTAACAGTCAAGAAACCCGAACTTATCCTGCGCGATGATTCTCCTGAGTATAAGATTCCGCAAACTTTGCCGCAAGATATAATTATTCGTCAGCAGGACATTGTCAAATACAAGGAAATTGAATATAATATTTTCCTGAACAGCAGCGATCGTAATTGGCTCTTGAATAAGAGTGAAAATCGCTATGATTTCAGCGTAAATTTCAATGTGGCCAATAATTCAACCGATTTCCCCTCATCGCCTTCCCTGCAGGAACGCTTTAGAAACATTACACGGATTGAATTCGTTAAGGTTATCGTTAGTTTGGAGGGCCTTGTACCTATAATACGGCGCACTGCTGGACCTGTTGTAAATACAGACGCAATTGTAAGTGTTCTTTCCTATCCTTATGTTGCCTTGCGCATAGCAGAGTTGAATGCGAATGGATTCGGTACAAATCCAACTCTGGATAACACATTTGCTGTAACACACCAAGATACAGCATGGACATCAGATACAACGCAAAAGAATCGCGGATTTGCTTCTCTAGCACCCAAGTATCTCAAATGCCAGAAAATTTACGCACCCACACCCCTTGGCTCCCTGCAGAAGTTATCTATTCGTCTGGAACGTCCGGATGGACTTCTGTTGAGTGATGCGCTTGATGTTCAGTATATTACAAATATCAATTTTGGAAACTATTTGAAAACCGCAAATAGTGGCGCTGATTTAACAACACTATATCAAAATGGATTAACACTAAATGAATATATCTTTATCAACACGAGCGCTTGGTTTTCCCGTTTTATGGTTTCAGATACTGACCGAATTGTAATTAAGGGTTTTACAGTTGCGACAACTGGGTCTGGATCACCTGACACAAACTCTTTAACTGATTTTACTAACTGGATAAATCGTGCCGAAGGACATTATGTAGTAGGAATTGGATATGCCAGTTCAGGAACCGATATTACTGATGGTCAAAATTCCGTTGGATATGCGAACTATGTAATTATCCGTAATCGCTTTAATGACCCTACTGTGGGCGGTGCTACAACAAGGCAATATTTTGGCGGAACTATAACCACTGATAATAGTTTGGGCACTCGTCTTGGCACGCAGGCAAGTCAAGCAACAACATCCGCATTTATTAATATGAATCATCAAGTCCATGTTGCTCTCCGTGTTGTCTGCCGCGAAATGGATGGGGCCAGTAATCTCCGTCCGGATAATACTTAATTAATTTATTTCACTAAAATAACTCTAAATAATTTCTTTATAGGAAATTACTTGGGCTGAATATAGAGAGACTATGAAGTTTGAACATATTTTAATGCTCCTGGGAGCCCTGACCCTGGTCTTATTTCTATCAGCGTATATGAAACAGACTACAGTGGAGAACTTTGACGGGGAACTTATTGATCATCTCCAAGAATTAGATAAAAGATATACTAACAAAAAGGCCCGGCGGTATAACCAGGTCAGTGACGGCATGAATGATTTTCTACAAGGATACTTGAACAACGAGGGCAATAATGAAGATCAAGCATCTGACCTTATCCAAGGAACAATGAATGGTCCTGCGATTGTCGGTTCAACACGCACAGCGAGCGGTAATCTAGTATTGGGCAATCGTTCATCTGCAACGCATGCTCCTAAGTCAGAAATCCACGAAAAAATCAAGTTCTGCGAAGCCCTTAAGGGTGACGGGCAGGATGTCTGCGAAGCTTTGGCTAGACCCGAATACAGTGAATGCGGTGTCTGCTTGAAACAGGCAATTGATAGTAAATCACGCCCCCATGTTGGAGGTTTGTTTTTTGCTCAGTATGACCGCTTGAGTCAAGATCAACTCCAAAAGGATGTTGATCCAATGTTTAGAAAGTTGAGACCTACTGTGGGTAAATGCACTGAAATTCGCAATTTCGTAACAACTAGGGAAAGATGTATCCGACGCAGAGAACAACTTATGTGCGAGGCTCGTAATGCGCTCCCTCGTCTAAATCCAGATAATTCTAACAATTGCTCCCAGTGTGTTGAGCAAGGGCTTACATTCTTATATCGCGGTGCCAAGGATAAGGAATTCACAGCAGTTCTTCACGTGATAGCAGAAGGTGAAATAAGTTTGGGTCACAGAGGTATACAACAAAACGCACCACCCGGAGGTTCAGGTCTACGCTATGCCAGATTTGTAATTGAAAGAACTAAGGAAAATGAAGTCGTAAATTTCTCTAACTCTGGAAACACAAGCCGAATCTTAGCAGCACAATGGTCTAACTTGGGTGAAACACGTGTCTTGCCTTTCTATGAATCAATAGTTGATAAGAGCAAAGTACAAATTAATGGAACAACAAATGGTGTTAAAGTCACACAGTCAATCCCTGCCAGTGAACGTCAACGTTTCAGAACTGGAACACTAACTGTTATGCCTGTCAAACTATATGAAGGTGGTGGAAGATGGACGACTGTTGGATATGAAGGTAATACAATAAAATTATCTGCTGGAGCCCGTATCCGTTTTGGTTCAGATAGTAGATGGGTTGAAAAAATACTTAACTCTTCAGATGCTTTCCAAGCCACAAATAATTATTTCGGAAATGACCCTGCGTATGGAACCTACAAGCGCGTAGAGCGCTTCATGACAGATGATAATTTTTCTCTACAACTTTATGTTCCCGGATTCTTGGGTGAACCCGATTATGATGAAGAAACGGCCTCTTGCCCCACTGGTGGTCTACTCGGAACTGACTTATCTATGCGTCTGAATAAATCAAATCCCTGCTATACTGAAAATGCCAATTCGCCTCTTTCACAAGTCTGTGTATCTAATTTATTCTTGGCTGCGGGCGGTAATGTGTTTGGGCAAGGATACCCTGTCAATCAAGTGAAAACAGACGCAATTCTGAAACAGATTTCCAACTCAAATAATATTGATCAAGTAATGAATTTTTTCTTAAACAAAATGACATTACTAAATACTGGACAAGATTCAAACGGCAATGATCTACCAATTGACGTAGTAAATGCAGCAAGTTTATATATGCTTGGAATTGAAGTTCGCAGCCCCTGCGATATTAATGGTGTTGCGGGTCCTTTAACTAATGCGTGCCTCCAGTATCTCTATGATAACAAGGGTGTTGGAAAGAGAGAAGGAGCAACCTATCAAGAATCATTCGGTTCATTTACCTCCTATTGTACACGCAAGGGCATGGCATCACCTATAAAAGCCGATGGTTCTGTTAATACTCAAGCAACCCTTAATGCTAAAAATCAGGGTGGTATCCGTGCTGTACAGTCCTATTTTAGTAATATGCACAAACTAGCAAATACAGCAGCCAATGCGGCAAATGCTGGAATTGTTATGGATGCTCTTGGAGCCTGCTACGGAATTGTTGTTCCTCAACAAGCAGCCGGAAAAACTGCGTGCGACCTTAAACTCATTGGTGAATATGATATATCCAAGAAACCCGTTAATAACACGCAGATGCTCCGTATGTCAATTGAAAATAACACAGAATTTGGTCCAATGACTGATGTAGATTTGATTCTACAAAGAAATTCAGGTAGTTTTACATTCAACAAGAACACAATTAATGTAGTACAATACGGCGGAAATCCGGGTGCGACACTAACAGTTCAATGTCGCAAAGCCCGCGCCATCAATTTCTGGATTCGCTGCGATAGGGCACAACCTGGTGGCAATGTGTATTTGATGGATCTTCGTGGAGACCCCAATTCACCTGATTCATATTTGTGGAGGCCGAATGATGGTGCTTTCTGGCCCAAGCAAAGTATGTATATTAATGGTGCTAAAGTAACTCAAATTCCTTGGAATACTCTTCTAAATAATCGTTGGCATATGGTTTCTATTATCTTTGAAAAACCATTTAATGGACCTATGTCTTTGTTTAGTCGTTATACAGGTGGCGAAGGTCTAGCATGTGAAGTTGGACCAATCCAACTCTTCGGAGACATTGCGGACCCTGCTGATCCTAAGAAGATGGTAACATTAACTGAATTTGATATAACATCTTTTTACAATACACGACCTGAGTGGGCTAATATCCCAACAGTTGATGGTTATGAATATAGGGGATGCTGGGGCGACAGCTGGTGGAGAGCCTTACCCTTTTTCCAAGGTGGTGTTGGAAATAGGGAACAGTGCGCTGCTCGTGCCAAATCAGTTGGACATAATACATTCGCTGTTCAGTACTATGGTGAATGCTGGACTGGAAACTACCCCACACACAATTATGAAATGTATGGAATGAGAGGTGACTGCCCTCCAATGGGTGGCGGCTGGTCTCAACAAGTATATAACAATCCAGATATCAAACCTACAATGAATAATTCAAGAGCCCAAGCACAACACAGTGGACGTTGTTTGGATATCTATGGATTCCAGCAAAATAATGGAACACGTGTAATTCAATATGATTGCCACGGTGGAGCCAATCAACGGTTTGATTATGATAATGACAGAAAAACAATCCGAGTCAAACATTCAGGCAAATGCTTAACTGTTGGAAGCGCCGATGCTTTCCAGAAAGTTGTACAACAAGACTGTACTGGTGCATGGAATCAACGTTGGGATTTAGAAGAAGATGGACATATAACATTGAGTGGAACTGGTATGTCAATGGATGTGTATGGAGGATGGACGCACAACATTGTTGACATAATCCTCTACCCGAGACACGGTGGCGGAAACCAGAAGTTCAACAAGATTCGTTAAGCCCTAACAGGAATAAAATATCTAATTTTTGAGCAATTAATGCTAGAAAATTGGCTATCCTCTAATAGAGAGTATGTCTACGGAATATACTAAAGTTCTTTTAGTAATTTTTGTTCTACTGGTTCTATCAGCAGGTCTCTGGATACTCCAAAGTTATGCGGCTGAAGAAAATCAGGAAACTGAAGAAACTTTTATCACAGATCAGACTTTTGCTTCACAAAAACGATTTATAGACGATAATATTGCGAAAGCAAAAATCGGCGATGGAGCGGTTGATGTGTTTTATCCGCCAATGCCTGATGATCTGAAAAGAGCCACTGAAGATATTGACTTGTTTGCGCAAAGACAGCGTCCTCCAACAGAAAAATGGTACTCAAATGTATATTCTGCTGATATCTTAAAAAAAGAGAAGAGATGTGCAGCAATAGAGAGGCCCGAAGATCTTCCCGATGATGCTACAAAGCAAAGAATGGATTGTGCTTGGATGTTTAATCCCGAGGGAAGAAGTGGTGCAACACTCTGTAGTATAGCAGGTCCTATTTTTTCATTTTCGCGAAAGCAATATCCTACAACTCAATATAAGTTCTTATGGAGTAAAGCTGAAGCGATTAAGAGGGAACGTATTAAGCAGTGTGCTTTGACTAAAAATTGTAGTTTGCTTATCCCTGGAACCGGATGTGGATTCTGTCCTGAACTTGGATATGCCGTCCCTGTAAATAGCGATGGTTCATCCACATATGGTGAAGCAAAATGCCCGTATAATCCTGTAACCGATACGGCTTGGTGTTCTAGACCACGCGCAGAAGGCGGCGCAGGTATCAGCGGTGCTGAAAATACGTCAATCTGTAATCCTGATTCACAAGGTCGTCTCAGCAAGTCCTGCTTATCTGCTCTAGCACGCCAAGCCAGTTGTACTGATTCTGGAACATTGCTACAAGCATTGAGTGACTCATCCAATCCTGAATTGTCATCTAAACAAGTGCGTGATGTTGCTGGAGTAATGCGTTCTTACAGTTTCAGTATACCAGATAGTCTTTTACAGGATGGTAATATAGTTGTTGATAGTGCTTTGAGTACCTATGTTAATATCTCTAGGGCGTCACAAAATAATCCAATTGGACGCGTTCGCAGAGCTGCTGGAAATCTATGTACAGGAACACCCTTCCAACAATGCGATTATGATGATAGTAGTAAAGAAAATTTTTCTCTTAAATGCCTTCAAGATTTATATCAACAGGCTGGTTGCCAAGGTAAGGGAAGTGATTTCCCTACTGCTACAAATTTACCCGGATTCTTTGGCAGAACATGGGGCAATATAAAGGCAGGTGTGAACGAAATATCCAACAGAATGACAAATACTCAAGGCAGATTTACTCCCGAACAACAAAAAGAGGCAATCTTAAAATGTATCGGAACACGCTTGCGTAAGAAGCCGATTGGATACTGTAATGAATTGGGTATTTCAATTAAAATATATTTTGGAGTTCACGATAAGGCGCATTATTATGGCAGAAGAATATTAACAAATCAGTTCTTCATGCTCCGTAATGATAGTACATTATGGGATTCTCTTGATTTCTTTGAATCATCATGGAGAAATAATGATGTATTATTGGTTATAGAAACAAATATAAATCCTGAATCGAATGCTGTATTAAACTTCAATCGTGTTGGAAATGCGCCGGATGTAATTAAATGGAATGATGTATCTAAGGTAAGCAAGTCCAGTAATGGATTAGCACAAGATCCTGTTCATGGATTAACTGTAACAAAGAATCGTCAAGGAGAACAGCGTCTAAAGATAGATTTGGTAGTTCCGGGTTCACAGCAAGTAAATAGATCTACAATTTGGTATATGACTGATGAAAATAATACAGCACCGCCTATTACAATTTGCCGTCTTCCTATGGAACGCAAAAATCCCATTATGAATATTACAATGAATGGAGGACCAGTTTCTGAAATTACAAATTCATTTAGCATATCATCTCAGAATATTCAAGAAGGAAATAGAGGTGGACGTTCCTGCACAATCTTCAATGGTGTTAATTCATTGGTTAAAATTAATAATAAATTGCGAAATAAGGCATTCAAGTCCTATACAATGAAATTCTACTCAGAATCTCTCGGCAACTGCACGAGATTATTCCAGTTCTATAATGGTGGCTGGAAACCTAGATGGCAGTGGTATAGATGGGGTTGGTGGTGGGGCGGATGGTACTACACATGGACTTATGACACTGAAGACTACGGAATTGCAGATGTAGCCTTAGATGTTGAATTTGGATATCAAAATACGCAGATTTCGGGTCAATTTAAGACACCTTGGTGGGGACAAATGGTTGGAACCATTGATAATGGTGTAAAATTAAATACATGGCAGCATTTGACTTTTATCTGGAACGATGATTACTCCGGATATTCACTCTATCTTGATGGTGAAAAACGAGCAGCTGCTAGTGGAAAGATAATACCTGAACAATTTACGCATGAGAATTTTATAGGAAAGGGATACTTTGATGGATGGACCGGTATGTTTAAGGGTGGTGTTGAATGGTTCCGTGCTTTTGACTATCCTCTAGGACCGGATGAAATCCAGCAAGATATGGATGATGATTGGTGAACATCCCATCTCGTAGAGATGTGGGTAAACTCTGCGACATGTAAATAAGAAGTAAAGATAAGTATTAATATAGGGTGATGGCATCAATCTATACTAAACCTTTAATGACTCTAGTAATATTACTAGTCTTAATAACTGGACTTTTATATCTTCAAATAAACCTGCAGGAAAACTTTATTTCAGATCAAACATTTAGTTCGCAAAAAAACTTTATTAATAATAATATTGCAAAAGCAAAAATTGGTGATGCGGCTATAGATATATCACATCCGCCAGCACCTGAGTCTGTAAAAAAGGCAATTGAAGATATTGATTTATTTGCAAAAAGAGAACGTCCAGCAACTGAAAAATGGTATACAAATGTTTTCGGCTCAGAAATTTATAAGAAAGAACAAGAATGTAGAAAAATAGAATTGCCTGAAAATTTACCAAGTGATGCCGTAAAACAACGTATAGATTGTACTTGGATGTTTAATCCAACAGGAAGAAGCGGTTCTACACTCTGTAGTATAGCGGGTCCTATTTTTCCGGCTTCCCGCAGAAAGTATCCTACAAATCAATATACGCTAACATGGAGCAAAGAAGAAGCAATTAAAAAGGAACGCATAAAGGAATGTGCTCTAACAAAAAAATGCGACTTACTTATTCCTGGAAAAGGATGTGGTTTCTGCCCTGAAATGGGAAGAGCTATTCCTGTAGATGCTGCAGGTAATTCAGCATATGGTGAAGCGCGATGCCCCGGTCCTCCTGTAACAGAACCATCGCTATGTAGACGACCCCGTTCAGAAGGTGGAGGTGGTTATGATAGTTTAACCTGCGACCCTGATTCTGAAGGGCGTCTAAGTAAAGCATGTCTTTCTGCTCTAGCAGAACAAGCCAGTTGTTCGGATGGAGGAACGTTGCTACAAGCATTAAAAGATTCATCTAATCCGGAGATTAGTAGTAAGCAAGTCCGTGAAGTAGCAGATGTAATGCGATCTTATAGTTTTTCTATACCAGATAGTCTGTTAAAAGATGGAAAAATTGTAGTGGATACTGCTTTGAATACTTATATAAATATTTCTAAGGCATCACAGACTGCAGCCTCGGCACGGGTTCGTAGAGCAGCAGGAAATCTCTGCTCGGGTACACCTTTTCACCCATGCGAATATGAAGATGATAGTAAAGAAAATTTTAATTTAAGATGTCTACAGGATTTATATCAACAGGTGGGCTGCCAAGGACGTGGAACTGATTTTCCTAATTCAACAAATTTAAGTTCATTCTTTGGTAAAACATGGGGAAATGTTAAAAAGGCGGTAAATGAACTCTCCGATAAAATGGTAAATCAAAATGGCAGATATAGTGCAGAAGAACAAAAGGATGCAGTTCGTCGTTGTATAGGAACTCGTCTGCGCAAACGTGCTATTGGATATTGTAATGAATTTGGTATTGTGATTTATATGTATTATGGAGGAAAAAATGGTACTTTCTTTGGCCGCAAAATTCTTACAAATCAATTCTTCAGTTTAAAGAGTGATAGCACATTTTGGGATTCTCTTGATATTTTTAATTCTCAATTTACAGGTGGACAAAATATCTATTTAGTTATTAAAACAAATATTAATCCCGAAACAAATTCAACATTAAGTTATACACGTACTGGTAATTTTAATGATGTGATTAGATGGAATGATAGACCAATGGTTAGCAAAAATGGAACCGGTATATCACAAGATCCAGTAAATGGCCTATCTGTTACAGTCAATCAACAGAGAAATCAACGTCTAGAAATTGAGATGTCCGTATTGCATTCCCAGCATACTCAACGCTTTGGCATGTGGTATATGGCAGATTCAGCCGGTAATCCTCCGCCTATTGGCATCTGTCGTCTGCCTATTGAACGCAAGAATCCCATGATGAATATTGTGATGAATGCTGGAAATGTGGAAGAGGTAACAGGAAATGTGGGTATATCACAACAGGGGTGCCGTGAAGGAAATTTAGGTGGAGAATCCTGCACAATCTTTGATGGCGGAAGTACATTTATTCGGATTGGCAATGGATTGCGTAATCGTGCTTTCCGTTCCTATACCATGAAGGTATGGTGCGATAATTTGGAAAATCGTGATTCTTTCTTCTCATTCTACAACGGTAAATGGGAGCAACGTAATGAAATCAAGTTTTGGATTGTTATTCCTCTTGGCTTATGGATATGGATTCCGATTCCAATCTATCATCTAGTCTGGCGATATGATGGAGATAACTGGTGGAAGAGCGGAAATCGTATTGGAATGAGCACAGGATCATATAATGATTCAATAAAAGCAAGTGTAAAACCTAATCAAGATCAAGGTGAAACAATTAGTGCTGAGCAGTCGGGAATTATAAAACCAAAAACATGGCAGCACTTCACATGGATTTGGAATGGAGATTATACGCAAATTGATATTTATGTAGATGGTGTTAAAAGAGCATCGGGAACTGGGTCTGCTATGCCTGAAGCAATTACAGGAGAAAACTTTATTGGACGCGCCGCACTGGATGGTAGCCATCGTCTTCATAAGGGAGGCATGCAGTGGTTCCGTGGATTTGATTATGCTTTATCACCAGATGAAATCCAGCAGGATATGGATGATGATTGGTAAACTCTGCTAAAGCAGAGTGTTCACCCCTGTTCTTTGAACAGTGGGTAAGCTTAACTCAGCAAATAACACATTTGTAGCAATCTAATTGCTAGAAATTTGTATTTTATATTAGTTCATTAAACTGTTAGTTTGGGACCAGCACCTTCATTTAGTCTTCCAGCATTAGTTGCCAATGAAGGAAATGAATTGTTTCTTAGTTCGGGCTGTGCTTCTTCCACCGCAGCAGGAGCCTCTTCTACCGCAACAGGAGCCTCTTCCACCGCAGCAGGAGCCTCTTCTACTACAACAGGAGCCTCTTCTGCCGCAGGAGCAGGCTCATCATCCTTTACTCGGTATTGCGACTGAGCTTCCTTAATATCTTCCTTATAATCCGGATGATACAAGAATAGAGGGCCGCCACTAGCAATCATAAAACAACTCTTAGAACCATGCTCCAGTGCATTCAAAGTACAATCAATCGCCGATGATTTCATTACTTCAAATATCTGTTCACTTAACCGGCGTTTAGTCATCATTAGCGTATAAATAATCTGGTCCGTAGTTAATCCTTTGTCACGTGTAGCAATTGTCTCATCCACCTTTCTATCCTTCTTCTGCTGCTCAGAAAACTTCATTAAATATGTGAACACTTCAACAGTTCGTTCAGCCATTGGCAAATCCTTATGAGAACAAATACGAATTGCACGACCTTGAACCTGCTCCAATCGCACATAGTTCCAGAAAGGCTCCATAATATGAACCTGACGAACATTCTTCAGTGAAATACCTTCAGCACCAGACTGCGTAATCATAAACATCCGGCAAATCTTTCCAGCAAAATTATTGGGATAGCCACCTGCTAGAATTCGGAGTTGTTTCTTGAGTGAAGCAGGAAGTTTCTTAATATCCCAATTAAATATATCACGGAGGATTTCACGTTTCTCAGCAGAATCATCGCCTGTATATAAAATATACCGCTCTTTGCCCTTGTTTTCCGGTGCCTTAAGTGATTCTGCTAGTACCCAGCCTTCTTCACTCTTGACAATATCTAGACGCACATATCCGGGGTCAGTCTGATAATCACACGCAGTAGCAAAAACACCTAATCCTTCAAGTGTCTTGAACTGAGAATAAATTAGAACCGGTCCCTTACTTTGACGTATCCTTTCAAGAATAGCAACATATTTGGGTGAGAAATCACGTAGTTTTTCAAGTGGAAAGACATCTGCTGCTCTAGCACGAAGTTGGTTAAGACTTTCTTTGAGTTGTTCACCATATTCAAGAGCAACTTGGCGAACTTCACCTTCAACTTCCGCCTCTGCTGCGGCTGCAACAGCCTGTTCTTCCTTTTGGTCGTCATCTTCTTCTAAGAAACTTTCTAATTTCACAGCCGCACGTGTTGTCTGACTAATTTCCAATTGTTGGGCCGCTCTTAGTTCCTTTGCCTCATTATCTCCATCACCTTCAACTTCACCCTCCTCCTTTACACCCAACAAAGCAGCCGCTTTCTTACTATCTGCCGGTCTAGGACGAACAATTCCATCGGGGAAGACAAAATTGCAGGAAGCACGACTGAAAATCTTAAATGCACTACTAACTGTTTTTACTGCTTGAGCATATAAATCCGCCTCAAAAAGTGTTAATCCCGCAATTGCTCTAGCACCCGGCGCTGCAGCCACCGGTTTTGTTTCAGAATCAATTTCATCTTTACGTTCTGCTAGATACTTTGACAGTTGCCAATCGGACATATCTAGCAAAACAACTTCATCCTTTGTCACTGTAGCAACAAGTTCCTTCTTTGACCCTTTGTAATACGAGATTAATCCCGTAAGACGAGCACGAAGAGATATATTATTTCTGATAATCAATTTCTCCTTATCAACGAATGATTCAACAAACTCCTTTTCTGTATCCGGTAATTGAGGAAGAGAACTATAAATCGGAGGCCCCAAAATGTTGCCCATTCCGCCCAATGAAGGTAGAACATCACGTTCAAACCACATGGGTAAATTACGTTCACGCATATCCGGTTCTTCTTCATCAAGACGCATAAATCCCTTGAATTCTCCATTTTCCGCAACTACTTTACGCATTCCCGAAGGAACAGCTGTAAGTGTTAATTGCCGGAAAGCAACACCATCCGCTGACTTTGAATTTGTAAAGGAATAAAAATCAATAGAAGGATTCATCATGAGTGTCTGTTCAAGTCTTTCTTCATTGACTGCGGGATTCAATGGCACCTTCGCAACACGACGATCTCCAGCAAGAATATTAGATAAAATTGCTATTTCATGCGGTTTATTGATAATAGGTGTGCCGGATAATGCGATAATTTTACAGCCTACCGCGTCGCACAGTAAACGATAGACACCATACGCGATTCTGTACTTGCGCGGCATGGCGCAAATCTTGGCATTCTCTTGATAATTGGCTCTCCAAGCAACATCATTCTTTTTATTTTCACGCGGTTCAGTTTTATAGATTGTATCAAGGTCGGAACCTACAATTGTTCTTATTAAATTGTGAACTTCATCAATTACAATTACAGAATTATCAAAGAGATTACCGGGATTAGGATTCGTAGCCGACCCACAAATCCATTCACGAACTTTTGCTTCACGCAGACCATTGTAATGAATAAATTCAAAACGATCGTCCATATGCGCTTTAATCTGCTCTTCAATTTCCTGCTTCTGAGCGGGTTCAAGTGTATCAAAGTTTACAGCTCTGCTCGGGTCCGCCACCCAGAATTTATTCTGTTTACGCTTACCCCATTTCTTTTGTAGATATGCTGGTGAAAGACCATATGTTGTAGTAAGAAATACAAATTGAGATGAAGAATCATCCAGACCATTTCCCGCATTGTTCTCGGGTACAGCGACTTGTTCCCAGTGATTATCCTTCTTAAAAGCATAATAGCCACAGAGAGACAATTCCTTGTGGTAGTTGCCTGAAAGAGTAGCAGGCGTCATAACAAAAATTTTCTTAGACCCGCCATATCGCAGGCCTTCCATTGTGGCAATACTTGTGCATGTCTTACCAGAACCGAGTCCGTGATAGACTAAAATACCACGATAAGGAGAGCCCCGCTGCATATAATCACGAACAAATTCTTGATACGCGAAATTTGTAATTGTAGAAGATGAAACCTTGCTCATTTGTTCACAGGCATTTCCAACTGGATCTTCGCGCGGTTTGGATAAAATATATGTTCTGTATGCCTCAATAATAAAACGATGAATTCCACGACGATTTATCGGCATGAAAATATTATCTTTAGGATGAACTTTGATTGGATCAGTAGATAATTTACTTTCTATGGCAGTTGCTGTCTCCTTAAATTTTTGACTTTCGGATGCAGGTAGTTCTTCGGGCTTGAATCCAAGATTAGCAGCTTCTGCTTCTTCAACAGGCTCGGCTTTTCCAGCAAAGAAATTGAATCCCTCATCTGCAGCATCCGCTGAAACAGGTTTAGATACCTTAATAGAAGGAGCTGCGGCTTCAGGTTCAGCACTAGGCTCAGCACTAGGTTTAGGTTCAGCCGCTTCACCAAAGAATCTATCTAGTAAGCCTGCTTGCTTCTCGGCAACAGGTTCCGCACCAGCCCCAGCAGGAAGAATTATTTCAACTGTTTTAATTGAACGTCCTCCTTTTACCGGTGCTTGTGATGATTTTTTAATATCTCTTGCTACTTTCTGTGCCTCTAATAATGCCTTATCTGCAACCATTGTAGGCGGATTTGCTGGAACCGGAAGAAAAGAAGAAAATTTTACTGGAACTTTTGATAAACTAAGTCCCTTTTGTGCTATAGAAGGTGGTTTTCCTTCGCCCTTCTTAGGCGGACCTGTTTTAACAGGAACAGGAACAGGAATAGAAGCAGATTCAGGTAAGGCTTGTGGTCCTTCAGAAGCCATTCTAAATATTCAACCTATTTTAAGTCTAGGAATCAAACAGAACACCAACAGAAACTAAAGCCAACCGACTTGCTTCCTGCTCAGCCTCCAACTTTTTCCGACTGATAGCAGACGCTAGAAGTGTGCGATTTGGCAAGTACACACCGATAGTATATATCCGATCATGCTGTGGTCCTTCAACATGAATTTCCTCATAAATTGGCGGTGTATGATACTGAGATTGAAAATACTTCAGAAGTTGATCTTTGTAATTGTGATTTTCCGAAATAACCTTCGCAAAATTTACATACTGATGAAGAATACTAATAATCCAATTATAGCAGACTTCAAATGCTGCTCCTTTTCCAGCAACAATCTCTGTATTTCGATATAATGCGCCTATCCATGCCTCCACCATAGATCCTAACAACCGAAGGTTTTCCCGTCCTTTACAGATTGAATCTACATGACGGCTCATAACTAGCCATTCAGACATACCCATTTTCTGTGCTAGAATACCAAGATGATCATTATTTACCAAATTTCCACGCAATGTTGTCAAAAATCCTTCACCTTCACCATCATAGCGATCTTGCGAATAAATTGCAACAACACAATTCAATACAGAATCACCAACAAATTCCAATTCCTCATTGTGAGCCTTCTGTAAAGGAAGACAATCAGAAGGTCTCTCTGAAAGTTGAATAATTTCACCATTTGGACCAGGTGTTCCAGCCGGTTTCTCTACATATGATTTATGTACACAAGCCTGCCGGAAAAGGTCAAAATCAAGATTACTCGGAAGATTTACGCCCTGTCTTTGTAAAAAATGTAAAATTTCAGAATTGGGAATGACTTTATTATTTGGATTCCACGGTGTTATAACTTTTACAACGGCTTTTGTATTAGAGGATGCCATTATATAATATATAGCGTTTTTGGTTTAAGTTGTTTTACTTGCTTACAGGACTAGAAGCAAGCTTAGGCTGCTCATCGTCTCCTTCCATAGAAGTCGTTTCCTGTGTTCCTATCCAATCATTCTGGTCTAAAGTCGGAGCAAACATTCTTTCAAGACCAGGTGTCCACTTGGCAAAATTATCATAGCGATAGAAACGGTCACCCTCATAATCTAGTACTCCTGTCTTATCAAAATAGGGGTCTTGTTTACCACTAACCTCCATCCGAGGTTGAATCTTTGGATTGCCGGTAGCCATTCCATTTTCAACAGCCTCTTTTACAGTTGGAACATGCTCATCAGCAAATTGCCCATCTTCCTTCTTTCTTTTGGGTATCAGTTTAGTCACTTGAAATTCACCACTGCTAACCTTTTCTACTACAGGGTCCCAGTCAGGGTCCGATTCATAGAGTTTCTTTACTAACACCTGAACATCATCTGTATCATGTTCCAATAAGTTCTCGGTATTCTTGGGGGAATACTGCTGGAGAATCGCCTGTTCCCGCTCATCTATTTCTTGTAAGTCCTGGGGAGCCATACTATCTCCAGCAATAGCCTGGAAAAATGGCTCTGTCACAGTGGGTGTAAATCCTTCTACAAGCCGACGTCCCGACATATTTTGTTCATTTGTAGCACGATGTTCACTATTGAATGGTAATTGGGACCAGTCAAATTGACGCTGTGATGTAAGAGCATTTACTGTTGTTCGCTCCAGTTCATTTCGTGATTCCTTTTCAACCTGAAATACACGAGAATATTCGTAATCATCCAACTTCTTAATTGGAGTCAGAGCATATGTCTGCTCATCCTCTGTAGAAACTTCAACACCTTTAGCAGGGCTATTTTTCAAAAGTGATTCATCCCGAGAAGGTGAAACAAATGAACATTGAAGTCCCATTGATGCCAGATACTTATAATATTGCTTGTAGGATTCTAGACTTGTAAAAATCTTTCCACCGGGCTCTGAAGTGATTAATCCTAATGAACTATATTGAGCTCTGCTAGGGCATTTGAGTTCTGCTTCTTCCTTCTGCTGCTCAGTGGCCTGTGTTGTCAATCGGATACCTACAATTAGAAGAATACCGATACACAATAAAAGTATTAATATAAAAAAGATATCTCCTGTCATCTATCCCTGTTTTAACAGAGTAAATTTTCTCTAAAGAATATAGAGATGGCACAAACTAAAAAGAAGACAAATAAATCCACTCTTGAAAATCGGTTTAGTCGTACCCGGAAGATTGTAAATGCCATTCGCACTGGATTCAAAGGTATAAGGCAGAATACACAGCGTGCGACTAATCTGAATATTAATACAAAGAATGAAGTTCCCGCAATGGATAAACTTCTGCTTCAACCTCAAGTGACCTTTGTTTTGATTAAGGCGGATTGGTGTGGTCACTGCAAGGACTATGAGCCGAAATGGGATAATCTAGCAAATGTCCCGGGGAGAAATGCGAATATGGTAAAGATGCCTGTTGAACTCCAACGTAATAGTCAGATTCTAAAGAATGTTCCGATTGAAGGTGTTCCGACGGTGCTGGAAGTTCGTAATGGTACAGTCAGAGCCGTTGGTATTGATCAAGCAAATGATATTGAAGTCATGGAACAGGAAGTTTCACGTGCTAGCAATGTTCCCATTAATCAACCGGCTGTAGCAAATGCTATTGTGAATGAAAATCCAAATGTTGTTGAAGAAGCTAATAATGAGCCTACCCAAGTTGTCCCCACAGAAGAAATGGTCCAAATGGTAAATCAGGTTAATACAAATCCCCGTGATTTGGGTGAGACGGATGGATCAAGAAAGAATGATCAGGGCGCTTTGGATTTGGCTGTTCCTGCTTCTGCTGTAGCCGTTGCTGCTCCTGTTGCTTTAGCCACTGTTGCTCCTGCTGTTGTACCCGCAAATAACACAATAGCCTCTATCAATCTAGCAGACTTGCCTTCTGAGGCTTCAATGTCTCAGGCTTCTGCTCCTACCCCTTTAGAACCTATACCAGCACCTGTCCCGGCTCCTGCCCCTACAGTCTCCGTAAATGAGACGCAACCTCTAATTGATCTCTCCGCACCCGAACCAGTTGCGGAACTCTTCAACGAGAAAGCCGAGCAATCCGCAAACTTAATTGAAAATGTTCAAGCAGAAGGTCTCAAAGCCACAAATGAAGCCAAAAAAAACGAAATCAAGAATGAAGTTAAACAACGGGGCGGCGCAAATAAGAGGTCAAGAAAAGCCAAAGGAAAACTTCTCAAGTTTCTCAAGACGTTAACAAGAAAAATGCGTAAAATTTGAAACAATACTTTCAACACTGAAAAGCAGCAAAAACAACATGGAAGATGACATTGTTTTCCAAGCACTGGAATTTAATGGAAAAGATCACTTTGAAGAAAGAGAAGAGCACGGAAAAACTTTCAGAGTAAACACTGGATATGTCGTTCAAATATTTGGAATGACATCTGCAGGAAAAACTGTCTGTGCTAGTATCACCGGATTTCACCCCTATTTCTTTGTAGGCATCCCGGAAAATAGCCCATCCTTTGTGGGAAAACTAAAAGCCGCAATTCTTGAACATGAGAAGATTCCGAAAGCAAAGCGGAATGAAATTATTATTGAAGAAGAAGAATATAAAGTCCTCTATGATTTTAATAATCATACAAAAATCCCCGTTCTAAAACTCAGTGCTCCCAACAAAAGCCTTTTCACCAAACTCAAGAATATCTTTCTTGACAAAGATTCCAACTTCCTCCCCAATATTGTAGACCCTAGAAAGCCACCTTTGAAAATCTATGAAGCAAACATTGACCCAATGCTCCGGCTTTTCCACGCCCGTGATATTTCACCAAGTGGATGGATTGCAGTTAGTGATTGGGAGCCGAATGATGAAGGACTTGAACGTGCCGACATAAATATTCGTGCTGGAGTCGCAGATATTGAAGCAAAGCCTATTCTTGAAGCTGCTCCGTTCAAAATCATCAGTTGGGATATTGAATGTATGTCCAGTCACGGTGACTTCCCCGTAGCAAAGAAGAATTACAGAAAGGTTGCCCGTGAAATCATTGAGGCAAAATGGTCAAATCCAGCAGAAGAAATTATCGCAGAGTTGGCCATTGCTCTAAAAGGAAAGTCTGCCGCACATCTATCTTTCATTGAACTGAAGAAACCACCTCCTGCCGGAAAATCGGTTTCATTAACTGTAATAAATCAGAAAATTCCCGAGATTCTTTCAATTATAAAAAATCAAACCGCAAAAAATGAAAAGAAGATTGATGAATTGACCGCAATTCTAAATCGGAATCTGCCACCCATTGCTGGCGACCGAGCCATTCAAATTGGCATGGTGATGTGGGTCAATAGCAAACCCGTAGAGAAATGGATTTACACACTTGGCACATGTGACCCAGTTCAGCACGCAGAGGATGAGGACACTTCAGTTCCTATCCACACATTTCCATTCGCTGACCAAGGAGATGCAGGAGAATCCGCAATGTTCTCTGCTTGGATTTCAAAGTTGGGTGATATTAATCCCGATATTCTCATCGGCTACAATATCTTTGGTTTTGATGAGCGATACTGCTGGGAACGTCTAGAAGAACTGGGATATATTAACTCAGAAAAGCATTTGGATCCTCGTCTAGCCCAGCACCTAAGTCGTCTTAAGACACAACCTGTAAGCCTAAAAGAGCAGCGCTTGAGCAGTGGTGCAATGGGAGATAACTTCTTCTATATTCTGGAAATGCCGGGCCGCCTGCAGATTGATTTGCTTCCATATATTCGCAGAAACTTCAATCTTCAGTCATATTCGCTTGATTCAGTTTCATCCCATTTCATGGCAGGAGCCCTCAAAGGAGCACTGCTGGAACCCACCAAGGGAACTCTCAAAATTCAAACAAAATCCACAAAGGGTCTGCGCGTTGGTCGCTATGTGGTTATTCTAGATGCTGAGAATGATAAACTAAGCGGCAAGATGGAAGTAGTCGCAATGACCGATAAGGAGATTACTGTTAAGTCCAACCAGCCTCTAGCAGAAATCCTTGAAAATGGTCGGCCCGAATTCTGGTGTATGGTAAAAGATGACGTTTCACCGCAGGATATCTTCCGTCTTCAGAAGGGTACAGCAGCCGATCGTTCTATAGTAGCAAAATATTGCTTACAAGATTGTGACTTGGTTATGGATCTCTTCAATAAATTGGAAGCATTCCGAAATGCACAAGCAATGGCGGATGTCTGCTGTGTGCCAACGGGATATATCTATATGCGCGGACAGGGAATTAAGATTGAGTCACTGATTTTCAAGGAGTGTATGAAAGAGGGCCAGCTCGTTGAAGTTTTGCCTAGCCAAGGATTTCCCGACGCGGAAGAACTTGAGTTGAAACCTGATGGCGATTCGGAAGCAGAGGAAGAGGAAGAAGATTCATATGAAGGTGCAATTGTCTTAGAGCCGAAGACGGGTATTTACTTGGATGACCCTATTGCTACACTGGATTTTGCTTCACTATATCCGAGCACAATTATCTCGGAGAATTTAAGCCATGATACGCTGATTTGGGTGAAGGATTATGCAGAAGATGGCACAGAGACATTGAAGGAAGGCAGTGACACTTATGATAATCTCCCCGGATACAAATATGTCAATGTGGAATACGATATCTTGAAAGCCGACCCCTTAGATACACGTAAAAATCCAACAAAGACAAAGGCGGGAACGAGGATATCCCGTTATGTTCAATTTGCTGGCTCGGAGAAGGGAACTATTCCTAAGATTCTGCAGAAGTTGCTAAAAGCCCGTAAGACAACCCGTAAACTGATTGAGACGGAAACAGATGATTTTAAGAAAGGTCTGCTAGACTGCCAGCAGAACGCCTATAAGATTACAGCCAACTCTTTGTATGGTCAGTTGGGTTCTAAGACATTTAAGATTCGCCGAGTTTGCCTAGCTGCGTCTACCACAGCCTATGGCCGAAAGCAGTTGATGTATGCGAAAGCAGTAGTAGAGGACTGCTATTCAGGTAAGAAAGACCCTCGTTGTGATGCAACCTATGTTTATGGTGATACAGATTCTGTCTTTATCAATTTCCGTGTTCGTGATCCAGTAACAGGAAAACCTATTAAGGGCCGTGATGCGCTGCCGATTGTAAAAACGCTGGCAATTGAAGCGGGTAAACTCTGTACATCAGCCTTGAAGCCACCGCATGACTTTGAGTATGATAAAATCATGTGGCCATTCTGCTTGCTGTCCAAGAAGCGTTATGTGGGTAACAAGTATGAGGATGACTTGGACAAGCCGGTAATGACTAGCATGGGTATTGTTATGAAGCGTCGTGATAATGCTCCAATTGTAAAAGTGATATACGGAGGTATCATTGACCGTATTCTACAGAAGCATGATGTTGTGGGTGCCTTTGAATATACGAAGGTTCTAGCAAAGGAACTTATTGCTGGAAAGTTTGGAATGACAAAGTTGACCATCACAAAATCGCTACGGGCAGAGTACGCAAATCCAGAGCGCATTGCTCATAAAGTCCTGGCTGACCGAATTGCTGCTCGAGACCCGGGCAATGCTCCAACCTCTTCACAGCGTATTGGCTATATTTATGTAGCAACACCAAAGGGACAGCCTGAACCAACGCTGCAGGGAGACAAGATTGAGACACCGGCTTTCATTACAGCCAATAAACTAACACCGGATTATTCATATTATATTGAGCGGCAGATTTCAAAGCCGGTGGCACAGGTATTTGCTCTAGTCTTGGAGTCGCTTCCAGGTTTCAAGAAGTCAATGATTCCGCCGGGTCTAACAGACGAAAAATTAGTGGTAAAGCGACAGAAGATTGCTGAACAACTCTTGTTCGGAGAAATCTTGTCAAATTGGAAGAATAAGCATTCGGGGCAGGTGGATATTCGATCTATGCTATTTCCTTCAAAACCGAAGGCCTGATAACAGAGCGGCTAATTGGTCATCGTTAGCATCGGGTAGGACTGAACCGTGGCCGAGTCTACTAGCATTCTCTTCTGCTCGTTCACGATTACGTAGATTACGAGTTCTATTTCTATTTTCATTTCTATTTCTATTTCTATTTCTTGTATTTCTATTTATTGGTTTTCGCTCTCTGCTACGACTTCTGTTACGGTTTCTTTGTCCACCAGAACCGTGTCCGATACCATAGCCACTACCATAGCCTCTGCCTCTATTAGCAGAAGCCAAGGAAGATAGATTTTTTGAGAATGTGGGAGATGTTCGCATCCCAGACCACCCAAGTTCAAGTTGTCTTCTCTGCTCGGGAGTTAGATCCATGTAGACAGTTACAAAACCTCTTTGAGAAGGTTGTTCGGATAATTGAACTGGAACTCCACGTTGGAGCAGACTTTGAAATGTTGACTCTTTCATAAGTTGATAGACTCTTTGTCTTTCTGCTTGAGCAGGAGGAGCAGGAGCATTAGGCTCATTCTCTTCAGGCTCTGCTTCTGGTAAATTGTTAAATCCAAATACCATTCTACATTTACCGGCGGTATTTGCGGGTCATCTTCCGAGATTTACGCGCTTTGCGTGTCTTACGACTACGGCTCATGCCATTGTTATTATTTCCACCCATACCCATTCCAGCAAAAGCACTTGCCAATTCCTGGCTGTTTGATTGTACTACAATTTCTCCTTCTTGTTCTCCTCCCCACCCAGCAACAGGTCCGCCGCCACCACCAGCACCGGCAGCCGCAGCAGCACCAGCAGGAGCAGCAGCCGCATTATTAGCATCTTCCTCTAATGCTGATGCTAGGTCTGCCATACTAAACATTTTTTTCTCATCAATTATGACCTTCTTAACTTTGGGTTGAGCGATTCTTTTAAGAACTTGAGTCGCCTTAAAGTAAGTCACTGTATTTGATTTTAACGCAAGTCTTGTACGGACACCAGTTTCAGGAGCCGGCTGATATCCTTGTGCAACAAGTTCAGCAATTCTAGGAGCATTATCCCTGCTAACTCTAGCATACTTAATTACCCACTTGAATCCTGAGGCAGGTTTAGGGACTAACGCACCTCTAGAAGCTCCACCACCTCCACCACCTCCAGCATTATTATTGTTCATTGCGGAAGACATATTTCTATTCTATACATATAAAATAGAATGTTGGTGACAATTTATCAGGTTAATAAACCAGTCATTTCCTTTGACGCATCCCCTTTTGACACAGTAGGTTCTATGCTAAGAAATATTAATAAATATCGGGGACCAGATTCTCAAATCCAAGATCTTTATTTAGATGCACAACGTACTAAAAAAGCAGTTAAAAATTCATGGCTTTTAATCAACACCATTTTTTACACATTAAGTGTCTCAGTTCCTTCTGTAGAATCCGGTCTTTGATAAAGTGTACGGATGTCTGCGCGACAATTCGGACAATGAATATTCTGCTCAAACCATCTATCCGCGCATATTTTATGAAAATAGTGCTGACAGCCTCGGAGTTTTCGCCACACAGTATCTGTTATAGGAACACCACTCAAATCTTCGCCAGGAGCAGATTGACAAACTGTACAAACTGTCCCTGCTGGAACACAATTTGAATCCATTAAAATTGTATTCCGGGAATATGCTCCGGCACTCGGACGAACAGCAACTGGATCCCACCATCTAGCACCGCCAGGAATTGTTACTGTAATTCCTGAGTGGCCTCTCCGAATAATACGGGGTTCTGGTTCAAGAGGACTTGGCGCATTAATAATCCGCCCTCCATCTGTTATATCAGATTCATCTTCTTCTTCGGAGGATGTTGAATCAGGAGCAGTAGCAGGAGCAGTAGCAGGAGCAGTAGCAGCAGTAGTAGCAGCAGTAGTAGCAGCAGGAGGACTAGCAGACGACACCGCATTCTCAGCCATAATTGATAGTAAAAGACCCCGTAAAAAACTTTCTGATACATTTGATTCATATGTCTGAACAACAGGCACGGTAGGAGGCTGAACCACAGGATTAGGCATACGTGAAAGACGCGTTGATCGGAACGCATGACGACGACTATCTGCTTGATCCCGCAAGTATGAACCCCGTTCCCTATGATAGGCCGGAAACATATGTCCAACCCTCTGCTGGAAAAAACGAAGAATGGGCGAATTAAACAAATCAGAATCATATAATGCCTCGGGCATTATTTCATGTAAATCATTTAATAGTGTACTTTCATAAGGCCGGTTGCGGTTTCCCCCTCCTCGGTTCATTAAACTATTTTACCTAACTTTTTTTAAGCACCCACTAAAAATTGAAACTTTAATTAGCTAGAATAAATTGAAAGCAAACGTTTGGAATATGTCTGAGAATATGGAATCTCCAAAGGAAACAGCACAGGAAGTAATTAAGGCAAATGGACGAATTGGTCTAGCAAATCTCGGAAATACATGCTTCTTGAACTCAGCTCTTCAACTTATGCGATACATCACTCCTGTTCGTCTATATTTTCAGAATACAGAATGGATTTATCATGCGAATCCAGCAAATAAGTATTCACCGATGCTTAATGCTATTAGTGAATTCTTTAATGCTATTTGGCGCACTGATTTGAGTATAAATACAAAAATTGCTCCTGGTCGTTTCTATCAGACTCTTACTGAGATTGCATCAAAAGTAGGCTACGATGATCTAGCAGTAAAACACCGTCAAGCCGATGCAGGCGAAGCGCTTCTCTTTATGCTGGATTGTCTCCACGAAGGCCTGGCTCATCCGGTGGAAATGGTAGTTACTGGTATTGCAACAACTCCTGAGGAGCGCCGCTGGACCAAGTCATACGAGCAGTGGATTCAGCATTATAAGAAGCAATGGTCTGTTGTAATTAAGACACTTCATGGACAGAAGATGACCGCAACAACCTGTAAGACTTGCCAGTATCATTCGGAGCGGTTTGAGTCATGGGGATCACTCAGTCTCCCAATTGTCAATGGTGATAAGCCCGGCACTCCAGCACCAAGTCTTCTTGAATGCCTAGAGGATTATTTCAAGGAGGAGATTCTTGAAGATTATCACTGCGATGTATGTGGTAAGAAGCGCGAAGCCGTTCAAACTAGTCGGCTCTCCATTCTTCCTAAGTATATTGTGCTGAGCATTATGCGCTATACAAACCGCGGAAATAAGGTTCGCGCAAAGATTAATTTTGACCTAAATTCTGTAAATCTTGATTTGTGGTTTATTGGTAATCGGGACACAACAAAGACAAAGTACCGCTGTACTGCTGTGATTGACCATCATGGAGTCATGGGTGGTGGCCATTATGTATCATCATGCAGATATGAGGATAATACTTGGCTTCGCTATGATGACGAGTCTGTCCACTCAATGCCCACTGAGCATGTAAATAATGGTGACACTTATGTGATTCTTCTAGAACAATGCCCTGATTCATCCAATACAACTCCAGCCGCACAGCAGATCGGACCTAATATGGATATTCTTTCGCACAAGTAGGATGAGTGCTAATCTAGGATTTACTTCAACAACAGCACCTGCTACAAATTTTGGCATTCGTAACAGAATATCTAATGTCTCAAATACAGCTTCACAGGCAGGTTCCTCTGTCTGGAGTTTCTTTTCTTCCAATCTTTTTTATGCTGGACTTGTTCTTTTTTTCCTAGCGGCAATTTACCTTTACTGGCATTATATTGGATACACGATAAACAGCAGTTATACTTCATTAGTTGATTTAATCCAAAAAAGACAGGAAGGTTCGGTAGGAATTAATTTATGGGGCGATGAAAAGCCTGAAATAGGAGCAACTGCAACCATACCCCCTCCGCCTCAAGAGGCTCCGATGTCTAAGGATGAATTACCTGCTGGAATCCCCGGTTCTCGTGATGCTCCTGCAGTTTCTCCGCTAGATTTACGTAACTCATTAATGCCTCCGAGAGGAGAAGTGTTTAATGTAAGTCGTAATATCTATACCTATGAGGATGCTTTACCTGTATGTAAGGCTCTTGGTGCGGAACTAGCAACATTTGAGCAGGTTCAAGAAGCACACAAACAGGGCGCAGATTGGTGTAACTATGGCTGGGTCAAGGGACAAATGGCTGTCTATCCCACACAGAAAGAAACATGGGAGAAGTTACAGCATGGTTCTGAGCAATACAAGGGAGCGTGCGGAAAGCCTGGTATAAATGGTGGACATTTTGATAATCCTGATCTTCGATTTGGCGTAAATTGCTATGGCATCCGTCCTGATAAAAAAGCAACCGATGAACTCTTATCTGAAAATGGAGCTGCCCTCCCCGCCACACCTGAGGAGATTGACTTTGATCGTAAAGTACAAAAATTCCGCGACCAATTGGATACAATGGTTGTTCTACCGTGGAATAAGGCTAAGTGGAGTGGTTAGTGACTACCCAACCATAGGAAGAGGTTAGTGAAGCAACCGCAGATCAAGGCTATTAACCACACAATATTCACAGTTCTTAAGATAAATTCCTGTCAATTCCTGAATCGCATTCGCATGACTTACTATCAATATACGAGGATTTGGTTTATCCTTGTATAATTCCGATAGAAATGCGCATAACATCCACATACGATATCGTACCGCGGTCGGATTTTCTGACCTATTCCATCCAGATTGAACATCTGCTAGATGCTTAGTTTCCCACATATTATAATACATTTTATCAATTTCATCACGTGTTGAACGATGATTACATACATAATTTTTGCCCTGCATCTCAATAAGATTATCGTGGAGAATTGTCTCATGAACATTTATTTCCTCATAAATTTCATTAGCAGTCTGAATGGCCCTTGTAAGAGGTGAGCACCATATAGCAGTCCATCCATCCATACCAAACTCTTTAACAAGTTTTTCCCCAACTGCGTGTGCTTGTTCAACTCCTAAAGGTGTTAGAGAAGCATCTCTAAACTCTTTATTGGTAAATACAGACACTTCATTTTCATTTTTTTGATGAAATGCCTCATTATGTGTAGCCTCTCCATGGCGTAAAAATACAAATTGTACCATCCTTAAATATTTAACTTCTAAATACTTTCATCAAATTTTTCTTACTAAACTGGATCACCTATTTCATCTGTAGCTGGCACCTCCAAAATCTGCTGTAGAAGAGCAGTTGATTGAGCCTCTTGAATAAGAGCAACAAGAGCTTTTGCTACACGAATACGCATTGCCTCTAGCAGTTCCGCAGAAGCACCCTGCCTCTTTAGTTCTCCTTCCTCGTTACACAAGGCAACCCATGCCTCCACAGTAGACTGATTAAACTGAACTGACATATTAAGATATGGTATATCATAATACGTCTTAAAACAATCAATTTTTAATCATGTTCTTGATATGATTCATATTCTCCATCAGAATACATATCTTCTTCAATATGGGGTAAATTATTACGAGAACGCATTGTATAATCTTGTAATATACTGGGTAAAGCATAACGCCATTTTATAATACGATTTTCCCATGATTTTTCAGGTCCCATGACTTGTTCCCAAAAGAGTGAATCAAAATAATGCCAATAAGCATCTCTCCATTCATTCTCATCTCGGTCACTCCAGTCATCCGGTTTAAAAATTTGGATATTTGTTTCTATTTTTTTTTGCAGATTATTATGAATAATTTTAAAAAGCAAAGAAAAATATTTAGTTACACGTAGTTCTATATCTGGCAGAGGCATTACAAATGAAAACTTCTTTTCCTTATAAGCCTTTCCTATATTTTGTACCAAAGAATGAATATATAGACGAGGAGTATATCCATCTACATCCTCTGAAGACCACCATTCATCAAAATTCACGACCATAACGTAAAACTTGTTATTATTAATCTTTCAGATTATGTGTTTAAGCATCTATAGTTTTTCAAGACTTTCGGTAATTTTAGTGGAACGCCGCATCTGTAAATATTTAAACAAATCATCTGCTGTTTTACCCCGAGTTTCTGATGAAAACCATGCTCTGAGATTATCCTGAAGCCAGGACCATGATAAGTTACTTTTAGTTTCTTTTCTTTGAAATTGAAGACGAGCACCATTTACTTCTAGCACAGCCTCTGATTGTTTCATTGCGAAGAGAATATCCTGAATCTCCTTTTCATGAATCTGTTTTTGAGCACGAGCATTTTGAGTCTGTTTATTAAAAGTATTTGCCAAATTATCATAATGTACCCAAGCACGAACCGACTGCTGGAGTCGCTGTTGATTTGTTGGCTCCGTTGTTACAAGTGACATCTCTTTAGAAAATACGATTTTATGAACTTATATTTTCCGCAGCAGCAGGAACAACAGATGCTACAGACGTAATGGCCGCCATTGTTGGAATTACATCAACGAGCGCAGTGACTGGATTATAACCAGTGGCTTTGAGTGTTACAACAAGTGTGACTACAGCAATAATAAGCAGTAAAACAAATAAAATAGCAGAAAATGCGATATATGGAAAGATAGACTTAATTATATGCTGGATCAATGGATCTAATACATTAACCAGACGTGCTTTATTCTCAGGTGCTTGCATATAATCCCATAGACTTGTTACCATTTGATTACCCATAGTACCGAAAGCCTGCTTATAACGGCCATCAGTGGCTGGTAGAGTTTGCGCCATTTAACCCTGAATATGAAATTAATCACAGCATAAAAACGCAATGCGGTAAAGACCACACCCAAAAATCTAAGGCTCAGCAAGAATGGAATTGAGACTTTCTGAGCCCGAGAAGACTGCGTCTGGCTTCTTAATTAGAGTAAGCCAAAAGCCTGCTCTACTCACTAAATGGGAAGGAGGGAAGTGGAAGAATGATGAAGAGTTGCTAGCGGTTGTTATGGAAACACGCCGTCACTTAATTGATATGTTATACGAAAAGCGTTCTTCCTGGTTTTCATCTGCTCCAACAAAGAGTATGTTAACAAAGTTAATGAAAGGCTGGGATACTAAGAATCTTGCAATGCCATCTGATACGAGTAAAAACTATTCTGGTTCTCAAACACTTACTGCTGTTCAAATTTCTGGTGAAGGAATTTTTCCGCGCTGGACCTCTTCTGTCTGGCAAGTGGATGAAGTATCAAAGATTTCCATGCCCTGGACTCAAGGTTCCGATGATGAATTAGAAGAAATTGATGATAGCCGAGAAATCAATATTGATGTTGATTCAGCTCCTGTTAAACTCAATCACCATGAAGACCGCAATTATTTGGACCGTAAGTTTGCAGCCAAGGAGCGTGTTAAGGAATCCCGCCTGAAGGCCCAAGTTGCCAAGAAAATGGCATTTCGTGAACTTAATTTCTTCTTTGAACATTTTACTCTGGATGACGATGAATCCACATTTTCAGATTACGATTTAACAGATAATGAAGATGATGAATATGAAGAAGAGGAAGAAGTTGAAGTTCCTCCCCACCCTGTAAGAAGCCCTTCAAAAAGATAAAATAGTTAATCCTGGATGTTTCGCGGTTTAATAAGAAATCTCCCCTATGTTATTAGTAGAAGCAATGGACACTCGTGATATCCTTTTAGCAATTGTAATTGTTGTCTTGGGTGCTGCACTGGTATATTTCTTAGATCCTACATTCGGTGGTCTCGTCAAGATGTCTAGAAACCATTTTACAATGCCTGAGACATTCGTTGATGCGCCTAGCTACCCGACGGCAAACCCCCCTGTTCCTAATGTTGCGGGCGTAGAGCAAATGTCTGGAAACTACAGCGGCAACTACGTAGAGGCCAGCAGCGGTCTTTCCCCGGCTGCGTCTGGATTTGAGTCCACTGAGCAACCGCAAAACTGCTACCCCAAGAAGCAACTCAAGGCTTCTGAACTCTTGCCCAATGACCCTAACAGCCAGTGGGTACAGGCGAACCCCATGGCACCCGGTTCAATCATGGACAAGAACTTCCTCAATGCTGGATACCAGATTGGCGTAGACACCATCGGCCAGTCCCTCCGTAATGCTTCCCACGATCTCCGCTCTTCCCCGCCTAACCCGCAGGTACAGGTCGGTCCCTGGAATCAGACCACAATTGAGCCTGACGTAAATCGCAAGCCTTTGGAGATTGGCTCGTAAATCACCAAGTCATGTAAATAAACATTAGACAACTAATTTAAAACAGTCAAACTGTTTGAAATTAAGCACACAGGATAGGGAATGTCAAGTCAAGAGAATATGTTTATGCTTCTCGTTGCTATTACGGGAACCGCTTTGGCTACGTATTATACACGAAAGGCACTCTTTGATATGTCTTATGTTAAATCAACCGTTGATGATAATAGTTATCTAGTTCGCAACCTGCCTGATAAATTAGAAGCCGCAAATCGCTTAGCCGAAGTTCGTAGTCGTATTCTCCGATTAATGACACATTTTAAGCAGTCAAAAACAGATAATCAAATTGCACTAGATATTCTCAAGAACTTTGATGCAGATCCTACACGATTTAGTGAATCTACGCCTGATTCTAGTTATACATCCTTTACACTAAATAAGGGCGAAAAAATACACGTCTGCTTGAGACAAAAGAATTCCAGCCAAGATCTTGTGGATGTAAATGTTCTTACATTTGTGACATTACATGAAGTTGGACATATTGGAACACGTGAAATTGGACATACTCCACTTTTCTGGAATAACTTCGCCTGGATTCTAAAACAGGCAGAAGAACTTGGTATCTATGAATTTCAGAATTTTGCCGAGCAACCAGTTCCTTACTGTGGAATAAGTATTACGGACCAACCGAAATATAAGGAAACAGCAATTAATGATTTAAATAAGAAGAGATAAAAGGACGATAGAAGATAGGATGAGCCTAGCAGACTTAGGTATGGAATTTACCGGCAGTTTCTTAGAAAGTGACGGTATTCTTGAGTATGTTGAGCATTTACGTGATGGAACTACTGCAAATTATGAATTGACAAATGTGTTTCCTTTCACAACTATTGCGGATTTGAAACGTATGATATGGATCGATGTAGGCGGTTCAGAAAGTTATACGCCGAATTTTGTGTTTCTAGCCTATGAAAAAGAAGGAAAGTATGTACCTATGGATTTTCACTGGCCAACTGAATCAAGTCTACCAGCAGAACTACCCGATCCATTAACAAATCAAACACCTCGCCCTGAACTAGTGGATTCTGCTGGAAATCGTACTGGTGCAACAGCAACTTTCCATATGTATGCTACAATTGAGGATAGTTTTAGATCAAATCACTTAAAGCAACCAACTCTTCATATTTGGCGTCTAAGTGAAATTGTAGGACCTGATCCAACTGCTATTAATATACAGTTATTTGATGGTTTTATTCGTCTTTATTTTCCATGGATTTCCGAGATTAGTAGCATTGAAGAAGCATATGATACGGATGAAGCAGAAAGTGAATACTATAAAATCTGTAAAACTTATATTACTTCGCGACAGGAGCAATTGGCGCACCTTGAAGATGCCCTCAAAAAGCATGGAAGTAGAATCGGTGAACTTTACTGTAGAGCAATTGAAAAACTAAAAATTAAAATTCCAGCAATTATTCCTAAACCCGAATCTTTAGAAATCCTTTTTTATGAACTCAAACTTTCTCAAGAACTCCCTTTCATTCGTTATTTTTCCGACCGTGGAGATCAAGAACCCATCTTACGCTATCTTAAAAACGCTTACATACCAGCAGATGCTATGGCTGCATGGCTCAAAGAACCTATCAGTAAAAAGGAGCAACTCATCCTAGGTAAAATCCTAATTCGCGGAAATCGTATCGCTGCTGGATCTGCTTTTGATGTTCTATTCTTCAAGGATAATTCCGCACGTGTTGAAATTCAATCACCCCGCAAAGACCACCTTTTCTTAGGTAGTCTGATAGAGGAAGGTCTTGTAGGCCTTCAGAAATTTGTCACATCTAATTCATTTGAGCAAATTGAGCCACCTTCTGCTGCCCTTGAACTCCTTGAATTACATGGGAAATTTGTGTGGGAACATCCGCTTGTAAGTTCGCCCCGTCCTTCTATTGAAGAAATTAAGGAGCGTCTTCGTAATTATTCCTATATATTTGAACTTGAGAAGGGTGAACCCGGTGTAATTAATCTTCGTTATACAGCATTAACCAATTATGAATCAAACAATAGTATAACTGCCTATATTTCGCGTCTAGCGGCCTCCGAATTTTCCGAACAGGAACTTTCACTCAAAGAGACGACAATCTTTTTTATTGAAAAGATTCAACGCCGTTTTAGTAAATCACCCAAAGAGGCCTCGGCTATTTTTCAACATTTTCTGGAAAATAAGGGAAAGCAGGAAACAGTTGCTCAAGGTAAAGGTGAAGAGGCAGTTCCCGTACATCACGATGGCGTTATTATAACAATTCGCAATAATCACCCCTCATACGAAATTGAAATTGCAAATTTATTATCACCGGGTGCGGGTGAAAGTCTCCGACGTATTATGACAGCTCTAGCAATTGTTCTGCTAGAAAAGACTGTTGTAAAATCTGAAGCACCAGCTGTTTTAGAAGCAGTTGCCTCGATTAAAAAGGAAGATGCGACTTTGGTCACAGAATCATCGGACGCACAAACACGTGCAGCATCTGCAACAGCATCGGCAACAGTAGATGCTGGAAATTTAGATTTTTTGAACTTTTTTGAAGGGGATGGGGAAGAAGCACAAGAGGGAGAACAAGAAGAAGCAGAAGAGAAAGAACAAGAGGAAGCAGGCCCAGCAATCGGTTCAGTTTCAGCAGAAGTTGTATCAGAAGCCGCACCTGTTATATTGGCATCTCGTGCGCCTGTTGAAAGCCCTGAAGTAGCACCAACAGCAAGTTCTTCCGATGAAGTTCAAAAGGATGTTTCTAAATTTTATATTACAAAACTCAAACAATTAGACAGCGACCTTTTTGGCTACCAAGACAAACGTGCTGGAAAGTCCAAAGGATATTCTTCTGCATGCCAAACATCCAACGGTGATATGCCTCATTCTTTATCTCAATCACAATATGCTCGTATCAAAGAAATCTATAAAGATAAAATCACGTTTATAGAAGGTCCTAAACCAAAGGGCTGGAAACTCAATGATAAACCTCCGTTGGGATATGGTCCCAAAGTATCATGGGACTTTGATAGTAATTTTACCCCACCAAGACCAGTATGGGTTACACTCAGAACTGGTTCTGAAATAAAACGCAATTGGTATATGTGTTCACTGTATTGGTGTCTTCGGGACGATATTCCTCTTATTGAATCAGAGTTTGAAGCTAAGAATGAGTGTCCTCAGTGCGGTGGTAAAAAGATTACGGGTTCTTCACCTTCACCTGGTCAAACTGTTCTTGAACGAAAAACTGAAAATGGTTTTAAGAAATATATTGGATTTCAAAGTAAATCAAAACATCCCGATAATTATCCTCTACCCTGCTGCGGAATAAAAGCGAAGGAAGATAAATTGGTGGATACAACACGTTCATATGATAAGGTTTCAATCCAGCCCGAGCAAGAACCCGAACAATTACAACCTAGCCAACTTGCCGCACAAGAGGAAGAAAAAGCAAGACAAACTAGGGGCGTTGTTCCTCTCGTTGAAATTAATAAAATCCTCAGTAGTCTTCCATCTAAATATATTAAATCAGTTGGAAAATACCCACTAGGACCCGGTGAACTAGGGGTAGTTCCCCCGCAGATAGATTCTCTTTTTGGACAAGATTCCGCTAAAGCAATTAAGAAATCTGGCCCCCAGCAAATGTTGTCTCGTGACCAAATGGTTTTTATTCGTTTTGGTCTTCAAAATACTGAGCAACCGGGAAATCGGTTCCTTAGTATGCTGGGATTTTGGTTGGGAACATTTAATCTAAATGATGTTATTGCACGAATGACAACACCCGCTTTTATTCATGCATTTGAAGATGCAAACTATGGCACTCTTGTTCATGAATTTGCGCGCCCCGACTTGCCCGCAGAACCTGTTGGCGATAGTTTCCGTAAATTTATAGAAGCAAATGGATATGCTCAAAATGAAGGTTCAAATCGGGCTAATCTTGTACGACTCTTCTATTCTTATCAGAATTTTATGAATTATGTGCGGGATGCGAATACACCCAAAGATATTCGCTACTTTGAACATCTTCTTATGATGCCCGGTGCCCTTTTAACACGTGGAATTCTTCTCTTACGTATTCTTCGGGATAATGATTCCGATGATTGGGCCGTCCAATGTCCTGCTTTTGGTATCCCGAGCACAAATGATAAGCCGACACCCGTTTTTGTAATTCATGACAGTAAATATAGTATTTGGGAGCCGTTGATTCTCTATGCTGGAACCGATAAGGCTATCACATCATTTGACTCTACAGATCTTTACGGAAAATTAGGTCAATCTAGCAGTGCTGCGATTCATAAATGGATTCTTGAAATTAAGAAGAAGGGGGTTGGATGTGGTCGGCTTCAAACACCGCCATATACTTGGCAACCTGCTAAATCAGCAGAAGCAGCCTCTATTCCTACAATAAGTGATATTCTCAAGCATTGCCGTTCTACTTCTGTAGAGCCGCGCGGTATTGTACGGGAACGTAGCAATCGTTTTGTTGGTTTTATTTTTGAGAATAAAGAGAATAAACGTTTCTTTGTTCCAGCACGTGATGATGGAACAAGTACTCATCAATGGCCGCGATTCTATGAAAGTAAAGCATTACTACCTGCACCGTCACTAGGTGAAATACAAACATTTTATACTGATAATAAATTCTTTAATTTGGATGGTTTACAAATTATTAAAATTCTCATTGCGGAAGAGCAACCCGCAAAATATGTTGCCATTCTCCTAAAAAGTGGTGTTATCTTACCCATTGATCCAACACAGGATTCTGCTGGATTTGATGTCCAACCTGTGACTGATTTCCCGTGGGATTTAGACGAAGAACTTTCACCTTTGCCCGTTCAGCATAACTCAGCATCTGTAGTAGAATCTGAAGAGGGTTTTATTAATGAAGCCTATCAATATCTGCGGTTAATTCTAGCAAATCATTTTAAACGAGACGCAGAGGGCGCGCGTGTTTTAATTCAACTGAAGGCGCTGCGTGATGCTAGAAATCTTCCACTTTATGAACGACGCAAACGCGTTGATACAATCTTGTATTCAGTTGTTTATCAATTTATTAAAGAAACACCGTACACTGAAACACTCAAAGAGTTACCACGTATTCGTAAAAATATTGGAAATCCTAATTTGAAATTGGAAGATTGTCCACCGGGAATTGCTTCTTGGTCCGATTCCCGCTGTATGTTACATGTTCCTTCTACCGCAAATATAACTGCTCGTCTAACAGATGAAATTCTTCGTAATCCGTGGGCTTTTGCTGAAATAGATACAAAACAGGTTAGTCGTGTTCGTCCTCTATCGGGTACAGTTGAAACTGCAACAGAAATAATTACAACAGATACATTTTCAATTGATAGTCAAGTCGGAAAAATACATAAAACAAAATATACACAGGGTTTACAATTTGCAGAAGAGCAACCGACAACAATGGAGATGCTTAAAGCAGTTCTCGGTGGTCAGATTGATGAATCATCATCACTGGTCCAGTCAATGACACGCTTAGAAGGAAAGGCATATCACTTAGATTTACCTTTATCATTCAAGGACCGGTATAAGAAATTTTCAGTTGTTTCTAACGCACAGGCAGATAGATTAAAACTTGGTCTTGTATATCTCTTTAGCATTCTTCAACAAAAACAAAATCCAACAATTGAATCCATTTATGCACAAGTTAAGAGAAAGCAAGAAATGTTACGAGTTCCAGCAGATATAATTGCTGGAGGATGGCGTAGTTCACCTTATGATTTCTATGCTCTTGCATTGGTAGCAAACTGTCGTTTGGCTCTAATCACAACATCTGTAACGGGGGCTGTAGTAATAAACTCATATTTTAATCCTCAAAATAAGCCGGATATCATTTTGCTGTGGGGTGATGGACCGGATTTGGTTATAGATTTGGATGGTAAAGCGACTCATCATGTAAATACTCTTCCGCCCGATTTATCAAATCAAATGGAACAAATGGATCGTAACGAAACATCCATAAAGAAGATTGAGCAGTTACAAGTCCCTATAGAATCTCTTGGTTCTGCAGTTGTAGCACTTTCTTCTACGGCTTCTGCTGCTCCAGCAGAACCTGTTGCTCTTCAAGTTGCTGAGGAAAGACCAGTTCCCAGTGAAACTGTATCAATTGCCCCTCCATCTCAAGATGTGGCGGATGTTCTTCAAGTTGCTGAGGAAAGACCAGTTCCCAGTGAAACTGTATCAATTGCGCCCACTGAATTGGCACCTTCACCGCCAGTAGAAACAGATGTTGATGAAGGATTTTTAAGAGAACCTATAATTCCAGCACCCGCGTCTCCTGTAGAGGAATCACTGCAAGAACCAGCAGTTGCTTTTGCTGGTATTGTAAATGATAAACCAGAAGAAGAAGCAGTAAAAATAGATTTACCTGCTGAAGAATTCGAAGAAGCAGACGAAGCCCCCGTCCAAGAAGCCTCAGTAGAAGAAGCCCCTCCTCAAGAAGCACAAGAAGCCCCCGCAGAAGAAGCCCCCGCAGAAGAAGCCCCCGCAGAAGAAGCCACTCCTCAAGAAGCAGAAGAAGCCCCCGCAGAAGAAGCACAAGAAGCCTCAGCAGAAGAAGCCACTCCTCAAGAAGCAGAAGAAGCCACTCCTCAAGAAGCACAAGAAGCCCCCGCAGAAGAAGCCCCCCAAGAAAACCAAGAAAACGAAGAATGGAATGAAGAAATTAATCAAATAGCAGCGGCTCAGCCGACCCTGCCGCAACAGCCGCCTTCCGAGCAGCAAATATCCCGTCCACCTCCTCCGGCATCATAGCCAGTTGAAGAACCTGAAATTTTGAATTAATCGGGTGCAGAATTACAAGAGCCAACTCAGTTACACGTTCTCCATAATTCTCTTCCAGAATCCGCCGGTAAACATTCAACTGAATAGAATAATGCCAATAATTTGTATCCGGCAAATGACTGACAGGTCCGAGCATATTATCATAGCGATTTTCAGTCTTAATTTCCTTTGCCCTCTTCCAATCATAGATTGCTAGAGTGCCATCGGGCTTCCTATACACCATATCAATAGAACCCGCAATCATCACAGAGCGGTCCCAAACTAGCCATTCCGTGCGATACGGCTTAAACTTAGAACCAATCTTACGCTGATATTCCAAGAACATTGTCCACTCCGGTGATTCCAAAGGTTCATAATTATCACCTGCTAGATTTCCAACAGGATTAGAGTTGTAATAATGTTCAATATCCAAGTGCATTCGTGTGCCTGCTTCCGATGCGACTGCTCCATTTGCATTCCATCCAGCCTTAATTTCTTCATCCGTTTTCCCATAATATGGCCCCGTAGCAAATTTCTCTTTATTCTGTCGCATCTTTGCTATAATCGCATCGGGGTCAAAATGCTTATAAAGATGACTGATAATTGTTGTACATGATTTCCAACCCGTTGAATCACCATCAATACTATAGGTGTGAGTTGATTCCTCAAATGAGATATTATCATCCCGCGGATGTTTATTTTCAACAGCTAAACGCTGCCAAGGTAGTGCTCCATCTGCTATTGATTGCGGCATCTTACTAACTTAAAAACGAGTTCCCAGTTTCAAATTTTTTATGATTCTCTAAAGCATTTAAGAAACTGAACAGAATCTATATTAATATGTCGTGTGCTTCTGCTCGTACTTGCTGCTTTCGGTCGCGCTCAGATCCTTACCTCCGCAACTTTGCTCTTCCTACGCTAAAGCAGCCTCCTCCCCAAAAGGATTTTGTTGGAACTCTTGCTGGCAGCGATACTGATAAACTAGAGGCTCTTCGCAAGTCCTACATTGGACAACTGACTGGCCTCGGTTATAAGGGTATCAGTGAAAGTGAAGTTTTCACAAATTTCCCTATTGAAGCATCCAAGAATAAGCAGCTCCTCGGCTGCTATGTTAGCAATATGCCTTTCTGTAAGTTTCTAGAGAAGGGGTCAACTCCGGCTGAACTCCTCTTGAAGATGGGGCAGGCATCCGCATGTGAAGAAATGCGCACACTCAGTTCCATTCTTCGTGAGAATCTCCAATTGCTAGATCTTACCATGGTTTTCACAGTGGATAGGACAAAGGTCAATGATTTTCTAGCATTGGATTATATTGTCTATAACGGTAAGCCCGTTGATGTAGACCATCCCATGTGGTTAACTCTTGTACAGAGTGCATTCACGGAACTCATTCTGCTGGTTTCTATTGAGCACGCCGTGTGGCATTTGATGGTTGCGCACATGGTATACATGACTAATTCCCAGCTCTGCTGCACAGAGATTCTTAAGATTTTTAACATGAGCAGCAAGAATGTCTTCATTAAGGCAGCAGAAGTTAAGTTTCTCCTATTTGGCAGCCCCCTCATTTTCAATCAGACCTTGAGCGACAATGAGCATTTCAAGCAGTATGTTGATGAGAAGATTAGTAATTTCATTGAGAACTTCAATATTGATACCGTTTTTGATACATATTTTAACACGGCGGCATCGGACCCCACCTTGAACTGGCTTCCTGGTATGAAGAGCAATATTCAAATCATCAAGAAGTTTGTACGCAGCATTGTCAAGAAGCAGGGCTATTCACTAAGCAATGAAAATGCGGCTCTAACTAAGTTTCTAGGAACGCAGTATGAGAATAATGCCCTTATCACAACAGTTCCTTCCGTAAAGACTATGCTAGAAATGCTTCTAGTTCTTGGTGCAGCATTCCATTCAACAACATTTGAGTTCACGAAGCTCCTCTTTTGTGATGTTTTTAGCAATCCCAAGATGAGCAGTCTTGGTCTCAGTGTTGCGATTGCCACAATTGTGGGTGAAATTAACACAGTGTTCGGGGATCCGTCTCTTTACAATGGAACTCTATATGCGGTAGAGGTTGCAACTCTTAACAAGGATATTGATGAGAACAGAGAAAAAGTAGCAAAGTCATTGAAGGGGTCAGTCTTCTCCAATGATGTGTATTCTACACGCGATGTTATGTTGACACGATTTGCGACAAATACGTATACAACATACATTTAAAATATCCCCGCCCTTAATATGTATGGAGTGGTCCACGCCGACAGTGCGATTATCTATAAGAATAAAAAAAGTTAATACGGAACCCACGCTCCATGACCATAGAACACCGACTCCAAAACAAAAACTTAAAAAGGTAAGTTTTGGTTCTGTAGATATAGTAAAGTTTGTAGCACTGCTAGAATTATCACCCATTCCTATTACAAAGAAGGCACCTGTAAGAAGATTTAGTATTTAGACTTTTCCTCCTCGTGTTCCACCCCGTGTTGCACCACCACGTCCGCGACCACGTCCCCTTGTTCCAGTAGGACCAGCACCGGCAGAAGGAGCTGAAGGAGGAAGTACAGGCAACACAACCTCCACAGCCGCAGTCACTGGCAGACCACCCTCTCCAACAAGAGCCGCCGACAAGGGTCCGTATGAACGCCGGCGATAGATAAACCACCGGTTTAAGAATGAATATTCGCGCAACTTGGGAGACATATTAAAACGTCCACCCATTTCATCATATAATTTCTTAAACATGCCAGAGGCCTCCTTAAGGCCCAGCCCAGTCAATTCTTCCGATGTAAGAACATCAATGCCCATCTCCGCTAGCCGACTACGCAAGTAGACAAAGTTCACCAAGTATTCCTCATGACCATCCCCGATGGTGATGAAGTTCACCTTAATTTTTCGGCCCAAGCCTCCATCGGAATCCGGCAGAGTCAGTTCATCCGGCAATGAATCGTAGAGTTTTTCCACCGACCACATCTCAGTGTCGCCCTCTTTTCCAGATAAAACTCCGCCAAATCCAAGAGGAGCCAACCTATTAAATACGGTTTCGCCATCAAAGCAGCAGCCTACAAAGAAGCCGCCCACCTTCAAGTTATCCGCAATATTCTGCAGGAATCCGTCAATCATAGTCCGATCCTGAAAGAAATAATGGAGCGTAAACATACTGCTAATCACATCAAACTTCTCTGCTGCTTTTCCAACTAATCCAGTTGCCTCTAGGAAAGGAGCAACTTTGCTAGAAGAGCCGGGTGTTCCATATAGCGCCCTCAGCAAACTCTGATCATCCGGTGTAATTCCAGAATCACCCGTGCCCAAAGGTCGTTCGCACCGACCTTGTACGAAAACCATAGGAGCAACCTCGGGGTATTCTAGTTTCTTGTTCAAATACCGGCGATAAGCACCATCCCGTGGATTAATCAGTGAATCCTCCGCTAATTCAACTCCAAGAACCCAGCCGACACGAGCAGATGACCATTTATGGAGATCACCGATTTTACCACATCCCATGTCAAGAAGAGCAGATCCTGCCTGTAGAGTCTTACCGAAGAGAAGTGTTCCCTTGATAAAGTTGTGGAAAGCCCGCAAATTCTTAACCTTGAATTCATTCTGCTGGTCAACCTTGTTCACATACGAACGCTCAACTGCAACTGGCGCAGCCGCTGCTTCAATTTCTGCAGCAAGTTCAACTTCACCCCGCACCATTTCCTCCGTGATAGGGTCGTGAATTGACGCCCATACAGAATCGGCCACCTTTTCCGCATTGAGTGAACCGCCAACAACACCGCGACGATATGCCTCAGTCTTATCCCATCGAATACGCTCGGGTTGCCACCGCCATCCAAGAGCCGCCGTCGGATTATAGGACATCTCAACAATCATATTGCTTGTAATTGGCTGCCCGTCCGCTACAGTGCGAATAACTGACTCCGCAATATCCGTTTCCCTACCATCTGTAATAATCGGAACATGGCACACTGAAGCATAAACATCCACCGGGTCCAGTGGATGGAATACAATTGGCCGATAGTCATCCGTATCCGCACCAGGTAGAGCAATCATCTCCAAAATTGTCTGTCGCGGATTCTTAAAGGCGGGGTCCCGAACACTGCCCACATAGAGACGCAAGGTCTTATAGGTTACCAGTTCATTTGTATCAGGGCGCAACTGAGTCTGAATAATATCATCTGCTAGAAAGTTGCCATCTTCATCCTTCTCCCGCTCAACAATGACAAGGAAATCAACCGTATTCTTCTCAACGGGCTTCCACTTGAACTGAGCAGACCATGTGCCTATTCCCATCGGTAAAGCCAGCGCATTTGGTGTAAAGATGAGTCCGTCCGTTTCATAGGGAACCGTCTTTGTAGTATCTAGCATGGCCGCTGCTTCTACGAAAATCTGTCGCTGAGGAGTTCCCGGTAAGGCAAACTTAAAATGCTTAATGCCAATTATAAGTTGCTGCATAAGAGGTAGCCGAAGTGACTGTTGTGCGGTAGAGAGACCAGCCACTGCTTCCTTTAGCAAGCGATAACGAGCCTCTAATTCAACGGGTGCTCCTTCACCGGCAGAACCAGTAGGTACAAGTGATGAACTGATGAAAGGAAGCGGCCTACAGTCCTTTCCGCCTCGTGTCCGCAAGATATCAAAACTGTAGAATGTATTATGGGGTTCCCCTTTCTTTGTCTGCTGGACCCATTCGCCGTCCAGCACAGTTCCCCGCCATACCGCCGGATCAGTTACTAGTCCAGTAGCATAAACATTCATATTCATGTCAATCAGATATATCTGTCCACCACCTCCAGTTTCATCTCCATATACGAATAGCAGAACACGCAGACCATCCGCCTTATCTGTTACATTATATCCACCATTCAGAGCAAGCAGACTAATCGTGTCGGGAGTATTCTCTGCTGGAGGCAACAAATGTTTCTTCTCCAGTGTAATTGCTTTCGGCCCAGGAAATTTAGTATTCTGTCCAAATAGACTTTTGAATGAATTTAGTACAGCCGCTCGTTGAGAGTTCTTGATAACTGCATGCGAACGCTGTTTTCCCTGTAAAACTTGACCGATTTTGCCGATGAAACTCAGCGGCTCTGTAGGAGCATCCTCCATAATGGCTTCAACCTCCACTTCATATCGCAGGGGTTGATTTAGAATATCTGCCTCCTTAAAAGAAGTTGCTGTTGCATATCTCCTCTGCTGTGTATAGGCTGACTGCCGGATAATGCTCAAATCAAAGCGGGCACCTTTTGCTGTAGAAAAGGAATACCGCCGAATGTATCGGAAACTTTTCTGTAAGAGCGGCCATTTGAGCATAATTTCCTGAAACTTAATATCATCGCGTGACACGTTTTGTTCACGCTTCAACTTGATTCGTACATCATAATCCTTTAGTTCAATCGGCTGAATATCACGAATATTTGCCTTCAGATTACAAGTGGCAGAATCAGGCAATTTGTTTGTTTGACAGTACTTACGAACAGCATCTTCTCCTGTAATAACACATCGCATTCCGCCTTCAACAATGATTGTAAGATAGGGTTGCTGAACCTCTTCTTGAAGACCAATGCTACGTAGCCGTTTCATGATATCCATCCATTGCGTAGCATCCACTCGTTGAATGACTGCTTCTAACTCTGTGTCCTTCAGACTCAGCCATGTGGACCAGAGACCTTTGATTTCTTCGTATTCTGTTTTACGGAGTTCCATACCTACAATATGCGGATAGTTAGTGCTTTCAATTTTTAATGAAAGCAGCACGCCAAATCCATCCCACTAATTCTTGCTTTGTCATTGTTGGCAGGCTGCCCTCTCCATCAGCAGAAATCTTCGCCTTGAGTTCGGTAATTGTCTCGGGAATTGACACCGATGCCGGTGCTAGCCACTTCCAGCCCAATTTAGAAACCAAACTCTTAAATTCTGCTCGTGTAGAATAAGGTCCAGCGGGACCAAGTAGCCAATTGCTGGAAGCGCCATCAATACAGACTACACGGTCGCTAACAGGACGGCCAGTCGGATAGCATACAATCCGCATCTGCTCGGGAAAGAAAACAGCAATAGTAATGCTGCACCAGACTGCTATAAAATCACAGACAGCCGAAGACAACTTATCCTTCAAGCAACTGTCATAATCCCATGACCACTTTTCTAGAGCCTCAGCTTTCAAAAACCAGGCTAGAAAATGTGATTTAATCCAGCCACGTGTCCGACCATTATTTTCTTTATACACATCATCAAACTTCTGCGAGAGTTCGGAAATTTGTGTGCGAATTCCGTTGGAGTGATTAATTTTATCACTGTATCGGAAAAAAGGGTCAGCATCTATACAGGGTATGCTGAGTGGATGAGCAGGAATACTTTCATGAAGAAGTTTCCAACCCGTTCCAGCCAGCCACGCCGGTTCAGATTCAATAATATGCATTGTTTGCTTTTCTAAAGTTTGAAGCGAACAATGCCTATTTGTATTTGAGTTTATAGCAGAAGACAAATTTTTCCAGGATGTATACGGTGCCATCTCTATTAAAATAATGTCTACTTCTGTTTAAATGAGTTAATGAGTGTCTCCCTTTCGGAGAGCTCGGTACGGTTCTTCTTTACAAATTCAATAAATTGTTCAAGAGAATTAAATGTTTCTTGGTCTAATGCGGCGATATCAAAAAAAACTCCGTTAGCATTTTCACTGTAGTGAATATTCTTCTTTTGAAGCAGACGAAGTATCTCAAGATATTCAGGTTCCCCGAGTTGCTTGAGAGCATTTAAAAACTTTTCGCGACGGGTATATTCAGCGGCATCCATTTATTTTCGGAAAGAACTTATAGTGCAATTACTTCCGCAGGAGGAGCAGGTACAGCAGCAGGAACAGCAGCAGCAACAATATCTTCAAGTGTTCCAACTGCCATAATAAATTCATCGTGTGACTGAAAGCGCGTTTTCAGAATCTTAACACGAATCTTATCTCCAATCTTGAGTTCATCAAAGTTTACATTTCCTTGATGAAGATCACGGGGCATAAGAACACGTAATGAATCCTCAAAGGCGGAATATGCGCCCATCTTATTTACTTTAAGAACTTCCGTATCTACAATATCTCCAACTGCTGGATACAACACATCGCACTGAACCTTGCACCGGAATGTAAAATCAGAAGTAAAGGTTCCGGACTTTGCCATTCCGAGGGTTCTACTCAAAAGTTTCAAACTATTTTCACGAATAAATCCCTGCGGTGAACAGCGTCCTTCTAGTTTCTTGCGAAGTTGAAGAGTTAAAAAGCCCTCCATGTCAATTGCGGCAGTTTCAAATTCTTTAGGAGTTAAGACGGCCTGTTCTTCAAGAAAACATGGACGATACATCTTATTTCTTCTTAAAGGTGGGATTTTAAGTCTTCAAATTTTACTCTTCCCTAGTCTTTTTAATAGGATGGCATCCCGCCATCATTAGATGACAATGTATGTCTAAAATTAAGACAAATTTTACTCTAACTATACTATAAAATGAAAACCCGAAGAATAAAGAAACATGTAAAAAATAAGACACGAAAGGCTTTCTTATTCAATCCAGAGAACCCTGACAAAAGTTTTGACGTATATATTGATAAAAATCCTAAAGATACAATACCAATAAAGTATACGACTATTTCTGATGTTGAAAATACAATTCGTACATTAGAACATTTATACAAAATCAAACGTTATTCACATAAACGGATATGGCAAGTTGGAATGATATTATATGTTAGATTAAAAGTAATTAAGAAGATAAAGCCTACACAATATGCTTTAGCATCAAAATATTTTAAGTTTTTAAAGCATCGTACAACGCTTCCAAATCATGAAAGATATAAACTTAATTTTTGCGATTCTTCCGTGTCTTGTTATTAGTCTTGTTATTAGACTTATTATTAGTCGTATTTTCAGATTTATTGGACTTATTTTTAGGCGTGTTTTCAGGCTTGTTTTCTTTCTTTGTATTTTTCAAGTACGTAAAATTTCTATTGCTCAAGACTTTTCTGGTATTAAAAGCCTTGATTGCATCTAAATCAATATTGAAATCCTTAACTAAGTGCTTCATTGTACGGATTACGGCTCCATGGACACGTAATAGATCCTCCTTGTGCGTAGAGTATTTAGGATCATTAACAAGTTCATAGAGTGCATCTTTCAGGTAAGCCATTCCATTCACTGTGCTTAACGCATAACTGTACTGAAGATCAGGGTCTTCAACAGAAACAATGCGACCTACGTGTTCAAGTTCTGAATTTGCCCACTCTAAAACACCACGCACTGTCGGATGATACTCTTTAGGGGATGCCATGTCTACTTTAGTATTACTTTTTCTTCATCTTAGGCCACTGAGAACCAGGCGCATCATAGGAACGTTTAAATTCAACATCATTCAAGAACCACCGCTTTCCGCCCACCCGACGAGCATCCATCAATCGGCAAATAAATTCCAAATATATACACAGCGTGGATTGCTTCATATCCGATGTTTCCTCAATAAAACTTTTCCGAGCAACTGATTTCTTTTCCGCAGCAATCGCCGCTACGGGATACATAACTCGTAAAAGGTCAGTATCCCCATATGTTTCCACAGCCTTGCGTAGAATTCGGATTCGCTCCAAATGCGGCTCCTTTTTACTATCACCAGCACAGTCTTTGCCATCAGTTATAGCGCCCCCCGGTGTATTTTCAACTGTCTTTGCGGATAAGATATTCTGCGCTGATTTAGCCACTAGAAATCCAAAGAGATTTCCACAACGCCGAGCAATCTCAACAATCGGTGCCCCAGCATGACCTTCACTTTCAGAAGCATCTGTTGTAGCAGCAGCAACAAAAGGAGCCAAACTGCTGGGACATGCCGCATATGTCATTTGCCCAGTTCTCTTGCAAAATGTATCAACTCTATTATTTTTAATATCTAATAAGAAATATCCATTAATATCTTCTGATTTGAATATATTTTTCTTCATTACAGGCGCAAATTTACTTAAATTTCCTGAATCCAATTTTCCATTCATATATGCTGTATATAGTCGTTGCTTTGTATTGTAAGAGTAAAAATGATCCCACCCAAAGCCTAATAAAACTTGTTTTGTTTCTACAAGTTCTTTAAAACGAAATGCAATAATTCCTAATTCATCCAACCCTTTCATTTTGGCTTTTAGGTCCGCAGAAACAGGTAATTTGAATGGGTCTGTTTGAACATACACACCTTCAACTAAGTCCAACCATTCAATTGGTGACTCAGGTCCTGCTGGAACACTTCTTGATAATGATGTAGTTGTTCTAGTTGTTGCTACACTTCCAGTATTTTCTTCTTGAGTCTCTTCACCGGCACCAGCAGCAAGAGCCGCAGCAACACTACTCGGTCGCGTTGCACGTGCGCGGTCATCAATATCCTGTGTAAAAGGTCCAACCGGAGGAAGAATCTGTTTTGACCATAATTTTCCATCTACAGTAGAATCTGACCGTTTGTAGCGAAGTGCTAGAGGAATAGATGTATCCGTTATTTCACGCGGCTGAAAAATTACGTATCCTCCACGCAAGATCAAATACCCAGGTTGGCCATTGGATCGCAATTCAAATGATCTATTATTAATAACCACAGAAAGAGCTTGTGTTAAGACTTCTGCAGGAAGTTCCTTGTAAAGTTGTCGGACTTCACTGACTGGCCAAAAAGGCTGAACTGAGAACATTTCCCGCAAAGAACTCTCCCTCAGTAAAATATAGGCCCGAGCATCACGAGCAGTAAATGTGCTCAAGTTCAAATCGTCTTCTCTAACAGATTTAATATCCAACCGACACTGAAAAGAGCATTCTTGATAATCACACATGCTAGAATTTGCCTTATCTGCCAGTTGTATTTCCCCTAAATCCTTGCCCTGCGCATCAATGTGATGCTGTTTTATATCACCCGTTAGCAGAATACCTTCGTGATTTAGAGCACAATCCCACGCACCCATTTTGAGTTGACGCTGAACTAGACCAATTGATTTAGCCTTTTGAACAGCCAAACGATAACTGTATAAATCGCTTGTCTCATAATCCTCCAAAAATAAGCAATATAAATGAATTAAGCAATTGCGTTCTGTTGCTGGAAGTTGTCTATGCGAACAATAACGAACACCGCGGCCAATTACCTGCTCAAGGCGATTTAAGTGATACCAAGGATCTAGCACATGGATTTCACGAATACACTTCAAATCCAGACCTTCACTTGCGATTTGACTGCCAACTATAACCTTGACCCGCGAACCACGAGCAGTTAGAGCCACCGGTTCTGGAAACGTTGTCGCATAAGCAACTGTAGCTCCAACATTATTGGGTGTATAATCACTCGTTAACAATACATAATTTGCGGGCTGAAAACCGGGGCATTCTTCAGGTGAAAGAGGTCCATGCTGTTTTCTAGGACACATCGCACATTGACGCACAACCGGAGAAGAACCACGCAACAGAGGCACCGGTTCTCCAGTCGCATTTACACGTGTATATCCTGCTCTTTCTAAGGCGATACATACAGGTAAAGCACCCGGCTGAACATAGCGGGAATAAATGAAATTGATTCCTTTGCTCGTCTTCACACTATCCAAAATCTTAGCAATCTTTGGTCCATGATTGGGTAAAGCAGCCGGACCAAAAACATCATCGATATTTGTATCACTCCGCCATTCAACAGTTCGTTTATCTTCGCGGAAATATTCTTCCCATCCTTCTTTTCCAAATCGTTCATTCGGGTAGGTAAAATTACCAATCTGTGCCCAAGCATCTAGCACGTTCTTGCGCCGACCAATTTCCATAACATCCTCCCCTGTTTCTTCCTCTCCTTCTGTTACATTCATCTGAAAACGTGTGACCTTTTCGCAGATTGAACCTGCCACCGGAGCAACCCGCTGAATGGGTAGAGCCGCAATCCCCTGCTGGATTTCTTCGGGTACATCAATGTCTTTGCCTCCCTGTAAAGCAGATCTTTCAGGGTAAGGAGCATCTGTTATTGCATCTTCGCCTACCTCGGGATGAAGCCGAATAGGAAATGTAAAAGGATTTTCACCACGCATATAACTGACATAGCGCGTAGCAATATCCTTGATAATTTTCTCAGAATCCGCTTTCAAAAATCCTTTTGAATCAAATAATTCGCCTTTAAGCAAATCAATCTGTTTCTTGTCGTTTAAAATGAGCAAATTCAATAAAAAGAGAATCTCGGGTGCTGTATTAAACATGGGTGTCGCAGTCATTAATACCAGTCGGCAGCCCTCAGTGAACATGAGAATATCCAGCAGAAGTGGTACTATAGCCTTCGCCTCTGCTCCTTCCTCTACTGCTTTCACATCCGGATTTTCATCGGGAGCCAATTCGTCCGCTGACATTGTCTTAGGATCTTGCCGTAGATTATGGGCTTCGTCAATTATGATTAATCCATCATTAAAAAATCGGCGAAGAATCTCATGTTTACGACGCCGGATTTCATCCGCATCTTTTATTGTAGAAGGAATTTTTGCATACTCTTTGTCAATTGAAATCTTAAAAGCCATATATCCCTTGATACTGTAGCGACTTCGTTTAAGAGCTTCAATGCGAAACATAATTTTCTCCTTTTCTTCCAAATCATTTGCGTTTGATAATTTTAAATAGGTTGTCCCAGTACACTGAGCAGAATACCATCCCTTATAAACATACCGACCAGGATCATCCAGAGTAGCGCGACGTAAAACATCGGGGTCAAAAATCGTGCGTTTAAAGCCAGGAGCAATTGAACGGGGAACTATAATATAGGCACGCTTCATAGGTCTCTCTGCTAGAAAGTTCTCCGCAATTGAAATCGCTGATATAGTTTTTCCAACGCCCACACCGTGATATAAAAGTAGTCCGAGAAATGGCGTGCTAGGATTCATAAAACGACTGACGAGACGCTGAACGGGAGATAATGTAAATGCTTCATAGGCTGCTAACGAGCAAGCATCGCCTTTCTCTGTGGTGGAAAAAGGTTGGGCCTTCGCATCATAGAATTCCTTCTTTTTTGTTAATTTCTCAGAAAATTCCGGATCTTCAATATCGGGATAAAGACCCGCATCTTGTTCCCGCTGCGCAGTCCATTCAGTAGGCATAATACCTTCTCGTGTCATTATCCGTGAAAGAGTACTTTCAGCAGTTCCTGTTTCTTTTTTCTCCGCCCATTTACTGAGCACATCTTCGCGCCTTGATTGTAAAGACATCCTCTAAGGTTACTTAATAAAATCGCCCAGTCTATTCATCCGCTGTTAGTGAATTTAACCAAAAGCAATAATTCCGCAAAATGGAAGAAACATGTAATAGTAATTCCTTCTTTTCAATATTGTAAGGTCTAATATGTTCCATTGCATCCTCCCCTGTAAACCATTGAATTGCGCCAATTTCGCGTTCTAGCACAGAATCCCCCGCAGTTATCACAGGATTAATCGCATCAAAACAGAACGCAATATAATATTTATGCCGGTAGTGAACCTTATTAGAGCCAAAAAAACTCTCTTCAAGTGGGAAAATATTCCGACTTATAATCACTGAATCAAGAGGAAATCGGGTTTCTTCCCAGAATTCGCGAATTGCGCATCGCATCTCCGATTCATTAGGACCACGCCTTCCTTTAGGAAATCCCCATTCGGGCTCAGACCATGATGTCCTAGAACTAGTAATGGCCTCTGTTAGAATCGTCTTTTGTATTGTCTCAAACTTTATGCGTGATGGCTCATACTCATGACGATACGGTTTGCTTACTGGACCATTCCACAATTGCTCCCATAAACGCGGATAGTCCCATTCTAACAAACGCTGCCGTTCAAGCATACATGTCTGATCCACTAGAGTTTGAATATATGCTCGGTCTTCTATATCATATTTTCCACGCAATAATTCAATGTATCCGAGACTATCTTTACGACGAATCATCAAAAAACGAAAATCCGCATCTTCTAATCCATTAATTGTAGTATCATTTGCTAGATTCTGAACAAAGTCCTCTTTTTTCATATTTAAGATTTGAATAAGAATAATTCCAAAACTTGTTATTGGCTCAACGCATACTTTATAGTAGTGACCTGGTTTGCCACAGTTAGTACATACAATTGACATTTCAATTTAACCCTATAAAGAAAAGGGTATTGTGTGTTTAAATAGACTAGTATAAATTTCCATTATAACATAGAGCAAAACAGATGCCATTATCAATGCCACCAGAAGTATGGGGTCCAATTTTCTGGGCAACAATTCACACAGTTGCATTGGCATATCCCGATCAGCCGAGTTATCCTCAAAAAAGAGCAGCGAAGGAATTCTACATGAGTTTAGTTGAACTTATACCGTGTCCTATCTGCCGGAAACACTATGCTACTCATTTGAAGACCGCACCTATTGAACCATTCCTGGATAATCGCGCCGATTTAGTGGATTGGACTCTTAAACTTCATAATAAAGTCAATCTAGATTTAGGTAAACCAACTGTAACTCGTGAACAATTTATGAAAGCCTATGAAGAAATGTGTGACCGTGGTCTTCCTATTCCTCCTTCGCCTTATATTCACAAAATTTATGAATCCGCCGACGAACGGTCCTATTATAGAGGAGCCATTGCTGGAGGTGTAAGTGTTCTAGGTCTAACCGGTATAGGTATCGCACTTTATAAAAGTTACGCATAAAAAACACAGTGAAGAATAGGGTATGCCTCCACCAAAGATTATTGAACTTAAAGCCAGCATGTCTGATGAAGACTTTAAGGCCAAATATGAGGGCACACATTTTGATGAAGCAGTGGCAAAACTAATTGTTCGTGAAGACTCAGATATCTATGGTCTAGAACCAGATGGAACACGCAGACTTCTAGCAAAATTTCGCCGAGGAGTTATTCCGCCCTCCACAGTCCAAAATGGCTGGGATTCATTTCGCACATTAGCAATGCCTGGTCGCAATCGCGGTGCCGCTGCTGGACCCATTGATTTTAATTCACCCTATTGGAAGAAACGCGACCCCATCAAGGTAAAAGATGATAAAACCTCTAAGTGGGCAGTACGATACTATGTTAAAAATAAGGATAATAAAGATACAAAAAAGGTCAGCAAGATGCGGGTAAATAACTTAGTTGCTAGTGGTGTAATCGGATTCTATGAGGAAACACCCTTTATGAAGGCAGCCTGTCGCATGACTGTTTATACGCGCAGATATCTTCATCTTTTCTTGAATGGATTACCATTCTTAAAAGCAATTGATAATCAGTTCAAAGCATTAGTGCCAAAAGAGCATAGCCGGCAGTTAGAAGCAGTAAAAGCAAAGAAGAATTATCAGATTCCCGGAACTGCTTTTAGTACTCTTACAGTAAATCTCAATTTCCGAACTGCTCTTCACAAAGACGATGGAGATTTTAAGGGTGGCTTCGGCAACTTATCTGTAATTGAATGGGGCAAGTATCAAGGCGGCTATACTCTATTTCCCCGTTTCGGCGTGGGATTTGATGTACGAACAGGGGATTTTATTGCGATGGATGTTCACGAATGGCATTGTAATACTCCAATGTATGAGTCGCCTGAGGATAAAGTCTATAATATGTCACTCCCCGACATCCGATCAAGGGATCCAACAACAGGTTTAATAGGCTCGGAGGCAAGATATCAGCGTCTAACATTCGTCTGCTATTTCCGCGACCGTCTCCAGCAGTGCGATGAAGGAGAAACAGCTGAATATTATGCTAGAAGTGGATTTGATGAGGCGGCAGAAATAGAGAAAGCCAAATCTAAACCCGTCAAGAGCTTGCTTTTGCCGCAATATAATGATATTGATGACGTTGAACAATCCGCATCAACATTTGCTAAAACATATCGTCAAAGAATACCTGGGGGTGGTACAAGACGTCTTCAGAATTTTATGTCGGGATCTGAAAATCAAACAAAAAAACGTAAGAGAAATCATTCTTAAACTATAGAATGTCCCCACGAAGTTGGCTCGTAGAAGTCGGTTTCATAATTTTCATTATCTCATCGTATGTGTATTTTTTATACCACGATGCTATAAATAGTGGGCTACAAAATGTATACAAATTCGGTGCTTCTGCTATCACAGTTATTGTTGTAGCAACAGGTGTATATTATCTATATAAAAATCCCGAACAAGTTCCATCGCTCCTTACAAAATTTCTTAAGAAAAAGGCATAAAGTAGGGAGACATGCAAAATATCAATCGTGATTTAACTGCCGCAGATTCATTATTCAAAAATGTATCAGGTCGTGGGAGTGGTATATTATCAAGAATTCCAAAGCCATCATTATCTTTGCCTGACCTGGGGTTTCCTCCAGCAAGTGAACCTATTAAAAGAGTTCTTACAGTTGTAGGACTCATTATTTTTTTATTAATGGTGGGTTTCATACTTTTATTTATTGTAAATTCCCTTTTTCCTTTCACTGCTTTTTACGATAATGGACTTTTAGCATCTCTGCCGAGTTCTAAACGTTATTGGACAAATTTAAAGATACCCACAGGTGGCGACCCACCCTCCGGACTTTATGTTAATAAAGATGATAGTATTGCAAAGAGACCAACTAATTACAGTGTAATGTTTGACTTAAACATTAATAGTTCAAAAGCACCCGGCATGGGCTCATATCGTCATATTCTTCACAGAGGCAGTGATGACTTTAACCAAGAAGTTGGCTCTGGCATGACACAGAAGGTGACTGGAAATACGAGCAGTGATGCAGCATTTGAAGCGTCAGCCGCAAGTAGCGCATCTGCTGGAGGCATCCCTCTTCCTATTTATATGAACCCCGGCGTTTTCCTTCATCCGTACCGTAATGACTTAATCTTCTTTTTTCAGACTGAAGCTGCTCAAAAGACCGTAGTTGGCTATGATGTTTTATATCTTGAAAGTCTAGCATTGGAAGATATTCCGCTTAGGGAATGGTTTCGCATAACAATTGTTCTGAATGGCACTATTGTTGATGTTTATAAAAACGGAGAATTAATGAAATCCATTATTCTAAAAGGTGAGCCCCGTACTGTTCCAGCAGATTGGTATGGACGCAGTGGACCAATGGCTGCATATGGTGTTCTTCAGAATATGAAAATCTGGAATGGAGCACTAAATCCCAAGCAGGTAAAAGATGCCGCAAGTATTGCGATGCCCGCAAAGATTGTATTAGCAGAGGCAGGAGAAGCATGTGAAGCATAAACGCCGTATATAACAGGATGGAACAGTCAATGACACCTTTAGATGTAGCGAAATATATTGGTGTTGCTGTCTTAATATTTGCTATCATTGGTGTAACCGCGATGTATTTACAGTATAGGAAAATGGAAGGGAATCCTGGACCGTGGAAATTTACTCCGGCTGAATTTCCAATTGTTCTAACGGGTGTTCAGTTGAGCACAGTTACTAAAGGAGCATATACGCTTTCCAGTTATCTCTATATTGAAGGTTCAAAAGAGCAACGTGTGAATCCTCAACCTCTCTGGAGATGGGGAATAAACGACCCTATTCGTAATGCGTATGCGACAATGCTTGCTTCCTATATTCCCGCAGAAGAGAAGATTCGTTTTGATTTTAGAACTGCACCGACGGGCGATGAACACGCATCTGCTTCCGAGACTAATCTTAAAAAGATTGTATCGATTGATATAACCAATATAAATCCGCATAAATGGTTTCATATTGCTATCACAGTTGAAGGTCGTAGTGTAGATATTTATGTGAATGGCCAGCATTCTAATAGTATTCAATTACCCAATATTCTAAAACAGTCCACAGATGGCATACAAATGGTTGGAAATTCGGGAATCCTGGGCAAAATGGCTTTATGGAATATAACTGAAGGTCGTCTATCGGATAAAGAAGTTTTAGCACAGTACAAAAGCACATCTGATATATCGGGCCCTCTTTTACCTGTTGATTATTCATTCGTATTTAAATTTCCAAATCTTAACTTCTGTCCTGGAATGCCCTGGTGTGAGGAACTTAAGGGCGATTGTAAAACCTATGTAAAATACGAATACGCTTAGCAAAGTTTACCCAGTTTTTGTATTTGCTATTCTTAGAGAATGAACAATGCTAGAGCGGCTCTTTCAGGTGCGGGTGGCGGAAGTTTAACAACAAATGTCATCTATGTTCTTGTGTCATTTGTAATTGTCTATGCGGTTTATCGCCTTGTTTATCCGCAGAAGGACCCTCGTGAGGCTCTAGTATTGGAGTTCAATGATGGTGCAACTGCACAATCAAAGACAACTGATACTGACCAAGACAACTTGCCGCTCCTCTTTACGGGTGGAGAATGTACTCTGGCCTGGTGGATGTATGTAAGTGACTTTGAAGTTCGTTCCGGCCGCATGAAGCACTTAGTTACATTGAAGGGAGCGGGAGCAAACTATAACTCAATCGTCTGCGGTATTTACCCCCTTGAAAACAAACTCATGATTCGCGTCCGCACAGCCGGTACAAATACTCCCAGTGGTGTTGGAGCCAATGCGGCCAACACAGTTACAACTTCTGGCACTGAGTACACTGATGTAACTGCCTATAACAATCTCTTCGGTCCCCAAAATGCAGGCATGAAGGATTTCATGAACACCGTTAACTACCCTATTTGCGACTTACCTGAGTTTGATCTCCAGCGCTGGGTTCACGTAAATGTTGTTGTCAATGGACGCGTCTGCGACGTATATCTGGATGGTAAGTTGAGCCGCAGCTGTATGTTAGACAATGTGATCCAGTTCCCCAAGGCAGTGGGTTCTGCTGGTATCACAGTGGATGCCTGCCAGTTCGGCGGATTTGGCGGTGCTTTGAGCAAGGTCCAACTCTTTAGTTATGCTATCACGCCTGACCGCGCCTACTCCCTTTACCAGGCCGGCCCTACCCTGAAGAGCAATACCTTAGTTGACAGACTCCTGGCCCTCTTTGGAATCAATCTGACTTACAGCGCCTACAAGGTCACACCTCCGCAGGCCTCCTGCTCAAGTTCAAAGAGTGTTAATGTGCCCGGTACAGTCGCGAATGCCCTGGATTCCGCTGGCTTGACAACCAGTGGTACATTAGGAAATATACTGTCAAATCCCATGGCTGCTGCGGGTGGACAATAAATACTAAAATTCAAATACTAAATATATAATTTCGCACAGTCATACTGTCTGAAATTATTACACCTAAGATAGAGAAGAGATATGGATGCCATAATGCCCAATATTGTTGGTACTGGTACTTTAGATCAAGTTCTACAGGCGGTTGTTGTAGTCCTCTTCATGTATGTATTTCTTTCTATTCTCAATAACCTGGGAATACTTTACAATACATGGCTGGAAATGAACACGATCTTACAGCCTGATACGACAACATCTAGTGATACATATACACAAGAGCCCAATTTGGATTCATCCAAAACGTGTTTTATGAGCAGAAATGAAGTAAATGGCACAGAATTCACATACTCAGTATTCCTAAATTTCCGTAATTCAAACTTCGGTAAGGAGCAGAATACCCTTCGCCACGTCTTCCACAAGGGTTCACCGCCGCCGGATGCTTACCCGTTAATTTCCCCTGGAGTGTATACATTGAGTGATAAAAATACTCTCCGTGTCTACGTGGGTTCTGCTGATAAGTGGGATAACTTCGTTGAAATCCCGAATATTCCGGTGGAGAAGTGGTTTCATTTGGTTATCACATGCAAGGGGCGCAGCATTGATGTTTTTATCAACGGCAATGTAATCCAGCGCATGAATCTATCCTCTGTACCCAAGCTCAACTTCGGTGATGTATATGCCTTCCAGAACATTTCAAATGAAGACAACCGCATTGATGTTGCTCCTGATAGTCGTTACAATGTAAATGGTAAGGCGGATGGTATGATAAGCCGTTTTAACTATTTCGCGTATGCCTTATCATATGCGGAGATTGACTCATTGTACAGACAGGGGCCCTCATCCAAGATTGTCAGTGCCCAGAACCAAATCCCACCGTATATGGCGGATGCTTGGTGGGTACAGAGCTACCAAGGCATGTAAACACAATATACAACCCCTAATTTCCAAACCCTGAATCTATGAGATTCATAGTTTAAGAAGTTCTATATATTCCTTACAGATAAAACAGAGATGCCCGGTGGCTTAATACCTTTAGTTTCATTTGGCCGTCAGAATATTGTTATAAACGGTAATCCACAGGTTACTTATTTTTACAAGACATTTAAACGTCATTCCCACTTCAGCGAAGAGAATATTACAATTCCACTGGATGGTCCTCAAGAATTGAATTTAGATATGCCTATACGCGTTCGCACCAAAGTTCAACGTTTTGCTGACTTAGTACGAGGTATTTCTTTGCGCGTGCGTATTCCTGATATCTATAGTAAAATCGTGGCGGGAAGAGCCAATCCTCATAAATTCCAGTGGGTTCATCAATTAGGCTCCCAACTCATTCAGTCCATTGCTATCTTCGTCGGAGGCTCAAAAATTCAAGAATTTACTGGCGAATGGTTGGCAATTCGTGCTCAATTGGATTACAACACAGATCATTATAGTAAATGGCGTATTCTAGTGGGTGATACTCCAGAAATGAATGACCCTGCAAATGGAGTTTACTCGGCAACAACAGGTAAAACATACCCAAATGTTACACAAGCATATACAGGTGTTGATCCAACTAGTCCACAAGTAAATAATCCCAGTATTCCCGGTCGCTATCTCCTAATTCCGCTACCTTTCTGGTTTAGTGAAGGCCTCGGAAATTCCCTACCTTTAATTGCCTTACAGTATCACGAAGTAGAAATCCAGGTTACATTCCAACCTCTTCGCAATATTTACACCGTAACAGATGATCAAGGATTCCGTGTTCGCTACGGATATCAGAATGTGGCCATTGTCGGCACCAATGATTCATTTAGTGCGAGATATCAATCCTCCAATGATCCAAATGGAACACCACAGAACTTTTATGTAGATTATGGAGTTACTGTTCCCGCAACAGAATATTTTAATCTACAGCCGTCTCTACAAGTGAACTATATCTATCTTGCTGATGAAGAACGAAAATTCATGTCCGGACAGACATTCCAATATATTACCACACAAATTCAAGGATTTAATTACCAAGCAGTCAACAGCCGCACAAAGTTTGATTTGGACGCGCATAATATGATTCGCCGAATGGTTTGGTTCGGACGCCGCAGTGATTCAATTGTCTATCGTAATGATTATTTAAATTGTACAAACTGGAAATATGCGGATGTTCGGCCAGTTCAAGCGGGTAGAGATTCTAGCAATGTTCCTATTGCTGGAAGTTCGGGAATCATAGTCGCAGGAACACAACATGATATTCTACAATCTGCTAGAATCCTGTGTATGGGCAATGAGATTTTTGAAGAAAAACAGGCGGAATACTTCAGTCTCCAGCAACCATATGATAACTTAATCGGTGCGCCCACTGGCATAGTAGGAAAAGATTCAATCGGTCCTCTTTATGTATATAGTTTTGCGGTCAAAGGGTCAGACCTTCTCCAGCCTTCTGGGTCACTAAATGTATCCGTCATTAATAACTTCCAACTAGAAGTTAATCCTTATCCCTTACCACTCAACGCTGAATACGATTACGATTTCACAGTCTATGTGGAAAGCGTAAACTTCTTAATTATCACGTCGGGTATGGGATCGCTACAGTTTGCTGTCTAAACTACTGGTTTTGTATATCTACGCAAGGCTTCCAAGCCAAATTTCCTCTCCCCCGCAGGCCGAGCATCACGCAGCCGGAGTTCCAAGTACCCCGACTTCTTTGTTGCATTTAATTTCGTCAAATCAGGGAATGCCTTGTGCAAGGCTTCGGCTGACTTAGTGACCCGATTCATAGTACGTTCTTCCTGCATACCTCCTGCTTCCTTATAATAGGCTGTCTTGGGAGCCACTGTACGGAAACGAAGAACACCGCCATCTGCTACATACATAATGAGAGACCGCAAATAATCCTCCTTATCATCGATTGTAACACGCAAGACATCAATACCTGGATTAGTAATTCCCCAGAAGGCTCCAATAATATATTTCAAATCAGTTGTAGGCTCTCCCGCCCGCATGAAAAATCCGTTCGGCACAGGATAGATTCCCCATAAGCGAAAACCGGTCTTCGCAGATTCAGCAAATGCTTCACGGATAAACTTATCCAAGTCCCGGAGAGGCATCTCATGTCTTCTAGCAGTCTCAGAATATTCCAAAAACCCCTTAATATCATCATCCATATTGACAATCTGCTGGCCAACAGGATAATGCTCAGTGATAAAATTCCGCACGGCTGCCATTCCCGGGATGGCAACTATTAGTTTCCCATAAGTTCCAGCCTCAAGTGTGGCCGCATAGCGTTCCTTCTCTTCTGGAGTAGCAACGAATACATGGATTCGTTCTGCTGGAATCTTATGGTCTTTTAAAACTTGTAGAGTCTTATCCCGTAGAGTTTCTGCTCGTTTATAAGAAGGAATTGCAACAATATAGTTGGCCGATCCTCTTTTCTTACGTAAAGTCTTTCGTATAAGAATTCTACTATTTCGTGTTTTATGCCCAAGCATTCTCTATTTAGAATATAGGATTTATGGCAGGCGAATCATTACAAGATCGCTCCACATTTGACTCGGAACGATTTGGCAAAAAACTCGGAATTTACGTTGGTGCGTCGTTTGTAGTTGTTCTTCTTCTCGGATTTATTGTATTATCTCCCAGTTTGATTATGAATGATTTTATTTATAAACCTCCTTTGATGCGAATCATTCTCGGTATTTATGCTTCACTGTGTTTTCTTTTTATTATTCCGTATTATATTTTTATTGGAATAACAAATAATGCTGCATCACCTAAAAAATATGCTCTTTTTCCACTTTCCTATGTTGACAAATATGAGTGGTTCATTTCAAACTATTTATTTGGAAGAAATAGTTGGATAAATACACTTTGGACACCCGATAATGATGTTATTAAACAAATGTCATGGTTAAAGCCGACACCGCATCCTAAAGATATAAATCCTATCCCGGTGACACTTGAATCTATTATCGGTTAAGCCTTCTCATAAAATGCAAGAAGTTCCGGCTGTCTCTTAATAAAATCCTTCATCTTATAATTTGTTAACTTCACAAAAGGATTAGGATTTTCCCGCATCTTTTTCTTATCAAAGGTATTCTCTGAATGTGCCATTACAAGCATAACTTTGAAAGGATCAAGTTGAAGCATCGGCTCCGTATATTTATTAACAAATGATGTTTCTTCTGCATGAGTCACTGTTTCATCGTAAGTATGTTTCTCTAGGAATCGCCGCCGATAAGCAAATGTACCATTCGTAGCATGATTCGGTGCGTAAGGTCCAAACTGATAAATCTTCTGAATATCGGTATAATACATGAAAATCTGCGAAGAACCGCAAATATCGTACTTTGGATTGGACATTAGTTTCTTTACAACATGTTCAACCCGCTCTGGAGAATAATAATCGTCATCGTCCATACAGACAATAATATCTCCTTTTGCGGCCGCGTTCAGTTTGTTACGCTTCATTCCAATATTCATCTTTTCATCTTCTGCTAGATATACAATATTTGTCAATCCAGACGCATCTATTAAGTCTTTAATCTTATCGGAGCCATCGTCTAAAACAACGAGTTCCATGCGATTCTGCGGATATGTTTGAGACAAAAAACAGGCAATCATATGCGGAATAAATCGTCGGCGATTATATGTTGGGCAAACTACACTAACAAAAGGTCTTGACATCTTATCACACTAACACAAGAAGGCGTTAAGTCCCTTCTTCCGCAGTAGCCTTCCTATAAAGTATGTCTTTCAAAGTACGCTCAAAAGCCTACGGTTTTGAAAAAATTTGAATAACAGCAACCAACCCCAAAAAGCCAAAAAGAATTAGAAATGGACTACGCATTGAAGACCGTTGAAAATATTCTGAAGAATTCACTGACAGGTGAATCCGAAATGGCTCCTCAGCCTGCCCATATTAGAATTCCTCTTAAGATTCACCAGCGTGCTCTTCTAAATGCGGCCCGCAAACTAGAGACGAACCGACCTGCTGGAATTATCTGTGAAGATGGAGCAGTTATGTATACAAAGTATGGTGTTATTGCAGACCGTGTAGGTTCTGGCAAGTCCCTCGTTGCTCTTTCCTTGGCCGGAATGGACCGCCCCCAGACAGAAATGTTCACCGCAGAGGCATCAAATAATCACGATGTTGTTGTGATTAAGAAGCACGATGATAATAAACGGCTTCTAGCACGAGACTATATTCTAGCAAATACATCTCTGCTTGTTATTCCTCATTCACTCGTAAATCAGTGGGAACGCTATGTCAAGGAACAGACAACTTTGAAAACCTTGATGGTGAAGCAGCGCAAGCAGGCATCTAGTACCACAATCAAGGAGGACATTAAGAATCTTGATTTAATCATCGTCAGTTCAACAATGTGGAAGGATTTTGCCGCGCAGGAAAATGTAAATAAGATTTGCTGGGCTCGTCTCTTCATTGATGAGGCAGATACATGCCCCGTCAGTATCACAGGCGAAGACTCAGTCCGTGCGGCTTTCTATTGGTTCATTTCTGCCAGTTGGCTAAACATGGTCTTTCCCTCTTTCACAAACATCTGGCGTCAAGAGGCATCCAAACTACTCTATCCACTTGCATGGGACGCTTTCAAGAACTCGGGAAATTATATCCGGATTGAGGGTGTCCGCCGTAATAATATTGTAAGTCGCATGTGTGTCTCTACAACACACAGCACTCTTCGTACAAATTACAGTTGGCGTCTAATTCTGCGCAATAATGAGGATTTTATCCAGCAGTCCCTCAAGATGCCCGAAATCATTCATCACAGGTGGATCTGTGCTGTCCCGCAGAATGTCCAACTTCTCCATGATATGATTGGCCCACAGGTTATGGAGATGCTTCATGCTGGAGACCACGAATCCGCACTTGAAGCCCTCGGTATCCAAGAGGATTCTGCCACAAATGTGGTGGAGGGCGTAACTAAGCATCTCCAGCAGCAACTGGATACAGCCATCAAGTTCCGAGACTATCGCATGTCAACTGCCTTTCCTTCCGAGAAGGCCAAGCAGGAAGAGAAGGAAAAGTGCGACGGAAAAATCGCCGAGATTGAGGCAAAACTGGTTGCACTAAAAGAGCGCGTAACTGAGTACAAGGATAAGTCGTGTCCAATTTGCTTCTGTGACCTGGAGAAGCCTACACTAACTCCCTGCTGTAAGAATCTCTTCTGTTTCGTCTGTATGGTGGAGTCTCTCCGCCGGAATCCGGCATGTCCCCTCTGTCGTGCAACCATTTCTCTCAGTCAACTCAAGGTTCTAGGTGATAAAGCACAGCCAAAGGAAAAGAAGAAGGAGGCTAAGCCTTTGACAAATGAGGAAAAGACTAAGGCAGTCCGTCTTCTAGAGTTTCTTGAAAGCAATAAGTATGCCAAGGTTTTGCTCTTCAGCAACTACGACAAGACTTTCAACAAGCTGACGCCTATCTTTGAGGAGAAGGGTATCACATACAGCATGGTAAATGGGACTTCTGCTCGTATCCAGAAGATTATTCGTGAGTTCGGTGAGAGCAAGCACCAGGTTCTTTGCCTGAATGCCCGTCACTTTGGAGCCGGTCTCAATATTGAAGCAGCAACCCATGTCATTCTGTTCCACAGGATGGCAGAGGAGATTGAAAAGCAGATTATTGGTCGCGCCTATCGCTTTGGACGTCAGGCAGAATTGGAGGTTATTCATCTACTCCATGCGAATGAGACTGGAACAGCCTATGATTCAAACCATTTTCTGGCTGCACATGATCAAGGAAATGTTATTCTTCACCTTTAACTTTTGTAGCCTTCTTTCGGGGTACACGAACTGTTGGAACTGCTACAGCCACCGGAACTATAACACGAGATCCATGAATCGGACGAACAGTTGGTGGTAATAAAACTTCTAACCATTTTTCAAGACGTTCGGGTGGAGGCATTTCACGAACACAAGTTAATTCAAACCATGCATTTGCTGTCTTAGAGGAAGCAGCAAACGAAATTAAAATACGATATGCTCCTTCAAACCCCGCATTTCGATGGGGTGATTTATGATTAGACAAGAAATCGCGGACTTCACCCAAATATTTAAACTGATTAAAGAGCCAGGATTGACGACTCAGAACAGCAGTATAAACCATTGTAACATCCTTCACCGGTTTTTTAATACTATTCATTAATTCAAAAAATAGACGGGTATTAACTGCTTGAAGTTTTGCGGTATAGGAATAGGGAAATAAATTCCAGTACTGGAAGAAAAATGTATAATAATCAATTCTATCAGATTGAAGGATGTCATGTAAAAGTGTCCTATAGTATTGATATGATTTGCGCGTATCTGTGATATTACTCTTTAGCCAATGAGGAAGTGTTTCATGTAAGTGAAGACCCGCCAAGTTCATATCGTTATTTTCTAGAGCCACTTCACGCATAATATCCACTTGATTATTGAGAATCTGCATTACAGCTGCTTTTAGGTTTTCTAAGCGACTAATCCGATTTGTACTTTCAATTCGCGGTTTAAAATCACCGCTTTTAGTCAATCCGTATTTCTGAACATTAGTACTCCAGATTTGAAGAATTTTCCGTAAATCTCCTTGGTGAAGAAGTGATAATTCCGTTACTGTATCAGGACTGGGTGTAACTGTCGGATGCTTTTTAATTAATAAATTCTGAATTTCGCTAATAGACGGCGGGATGATTTCAAATGAAAGACATAATCTCATCAGTGGACGATATTTCTTGTCGGCCCACTCGTTACTAATACAGAAAATCGCATTTACACCCGTATATTCTTTCAGGGCTTTGATAATTTCAGTTAAACCACCACGGTCACCAGAAGACATTCCATCAATCTCATCCAAGATTACGCCAAGAGGACGATGGCCTTCAGGGCGGAAAAAATCTGCAACATTATTACTTTGAAGCAAGGGCTGAATTATTTCCGCAACACCTGCACGGTTTCGTACATGGCTAGCATTACATTCTACTGCTCGTAGGTTAGAAGCAGCACATACACGATATGCTAGAGTTGTTTTTCCTACACCGGGACCTCCGTATAAAAATACAGCAACGGGATTTCGTCGTCCTGATTTACTTGCCCATTCTACAAGTTTTAGAAATATGTCTTGATGAATTTCTTCAGCCATCCTGCTTTGATTTGTCCGTCCATGTTTTATATGGGCAGATAAACTTAGATTAAGTATACCACTATATTTTTACGCACAGCCTGTTCCAGCAGTAATACCCGCCCATGAAAGACCGCGGCTCAGAGCATCGTTACACTTCTTCTGCTGGGTGTCAGTTGCAGATGTTAAGAAGATGTAATCTTTCTCCTCAGGTCTGGGGGGTAGGAGAGGATCTGACTTCTTCAGACCGTTACGACGAGAAACACCGATGAAATCAACGCACATCATTTTGCCGTTCGTATGCGTCCCCATAAAAGTCAGATAGTCAGGGCAAGATGAAAGATACGGGGGCCAAGTGGGGTAAGTAAACTGCGATGCTGCTACAAACCAGCGGACATAGAACATCCAGAAGAGAGCCATTAGGAATAAGCCGGCGCCAATTGCCAAAAACGGACGCCCCTGTTTATCAAGGTAGGTTCCCGTTAATGCAACATAAACGAAGAAGATTAAAATGCCAAAAGCAAGTGGTGTGTATATCCGAGCAAGAAAATCAAGAGTTCTCTTTGATATAGCCATCTCTACTTTACCTTATAAAAATTATACTCAATTTCTGGCAGTATAAATGCCCTGAAATTTGTATATTAACTAGATTTCTATATTTAACCAGTACGCGCCCAAACAGAGTAAGAGCCAGGGCCCGCAACTGCACCCTGAGAACCCGTGCTGTTTCCTCCCGCAGCACCATCAAACCAGCCGAGTTCAATGTAGCCGGTCGCGAAGTCCGTGCCGTTAGAAGTACCAGACTCGCCGAAAGCACCGCCAACGCCACGAGGTGTGACCAACTGAACCTTACGGTAGACAGTTGACTGCGTGCTGACAAAGACAGAGCGGCCCATATCCTTTACAATAACTTGACCAGGGGTGCTAACGTTATTGTATGCCACAAGAGATGAAAACCAGCCGGCCTGACTATTCAGTGTAGTAGCAGCACCAGTTGTGGCATTCAGAGAAAAGATAGCATTGTGGCATGAGGATACATTGATGAAAAAACGAGGGCCAGAAGACTGAGAAGGAGAGCGCATAACAGAGGACATTCTTATATAGTATAAACAGATTTTTTTTAATCCTATAACTAAAATAGAGAGAATGAACGGTCGTGTAAATCTTGAACCTGCACAGAGCCCAACTGGGTCATTTAATCAGGTTGCTAGTCAATTTAGTTACACAACAGCTCTAAATTCATCAGTAGCAGCAGACTTAGTAAGAGGTAATGTTGAAAAAAATACACTCAATACGACCTTTTTTAGTCCAGCAAATGTACAAATAGTTCAAAATCGTCTTCAATATGAAGTTTATACCAGAAGCCAAGGAAAATACCGTGTAGGTCCTCAAAGTGCTGAAAATCTACTGATTATCATGCGTGCTATGTATTATCAGTATGGTAAAAACTTAGAATGTAATATAAAAGAGCAAATTCAAGAATTAAATACATACGTTGTTAACTATGCAGTTCCTAAGATTCTAAGTGAAGTGGATATGTATCATCAGTATCGCAAGGATATAACAACTCTTCCTGTTCCAATGTTACAACCGGTTAATATAAGCCGTGCTGGAACCAAGAGTCTACCTCTTAAGCCTTTCTTTTAACAATCTTCTTCTTAGGCTTAGGACCGGAAGATTCCGCCGGAACATTAACTTCCTGACGCCATTCAGTGTAAGGGGTCCAAGCCGCCATAAACTCATCCAAGTCATCTAGCCACAACTTCTCGGCTGTTGTGCCCTCTAGAACACTGATTTCCTCTTCCACACCCGCAATTTCTCCCTCCAATGTGATAACAGCGGACGCCTTAAGACGGTCAATGCGCATTCGTAGCAGATATTCATACCCATCAAGACCATCGCCCTTAGACAGCGCAGGAAGTTCCAACTGCTGGAGATCTGCTAGAAGATCCAAGTCCTCCGTCTTACCAATAACTAGTGTCCCATCAATCACAGCCATAATGAACTTACGCTTGGCCTGCATATCCAGAAGATGGCTCTTCAAAGAAGCCAACTTGTGGATCTTTCTCTTAACATATGCTCCTAGACGGGTACCAATGAACTCTTCAATGATTTCACCCACACTTGCATACCGCCGAATCTTTCCAGCAGAATCAAATGCCACCATATTTGTCAGCCTGAATGTTGAGACAAGTTTGAACTTACTCATAAATTCAGTCTCGTAGGCGGGTGTCTGCCGGAAATGCCAGTAGGATGACTCTGACAGTGTCAAGATAAAGTCCACATCTACATCATTATACGCCTCCTCAAATCCCCTCAGTGTAAGTTTTCCTCCCTGCTCATCCATTCCAGCACATTCGCCGGCCAACATTCCCTCCAAGAACTCCTTATAGTCCCGCGTCCACATTCCAACAGGCAGTTCCTTGATACGAATCTGATACTTCTCATCATCCCACTTGATTATTCCTGATGTTGACCATCCCTTGCCACCTTCCATTGCTTTGACAGGGCCGCGGAAACCGAGCCACCATGGCTGGAAAGAACGCTTTGTTAGATCATTGACAGCGCCAGAAAGCCGATCCTTAATCGCTGAGACCAAATCTACCGGATTGTAAGGCAGGATATCTGTGGAGAAACCCGTGCCAATACCGATGCTGCCATTGACTAGAAGCATTGGAATTGTTGTGAAATATGTCTCCGGCTCTACAGCAACACCATCATCATCTACATGCTGGAGAATCGGCTCGTCCTCCTTGCGGAAAATCGTCTTCAACACTGGCTCCAGATGAGTATGGATATAACGAGGAGAAGCAGCGTCCTTTCCACCCATCAGACGAGTTCCGAACTGACCATTAGGAGCCAGCAGATTAATGTTATTGGAGCCAACGAAGATTTGTGCCATACCAATAATCGTGCTGGTTAGTGATGCTTCACCGTGGTGATATGCGGCCGTTTCGGAGACATATCCCGCCAACTGCGCAACCCGAATCTCCTGTGTTAGATTACGCTTGAAGCACGCCCACAGAATCTTTCGCTGACCCGGCTTCAGACCATCTAGAATACTGGGTAGAGACCGAATATTATCTGCCGATGAGAAATGAATCAGTTCATCGTTAATAAATTTCGTGTAAGGAATCTTTGACCCTCCCTTCTCAACTGAGAGAACACGCTTTGCATCGTAGGATGCCAACCAATTCTTGCGGTCATCAGCACGCTTCTTGTTGAAGGCCATGTCAATCGAGCCGTCAGCACCCGCATCCCACTCAAAGTCGGCTGTTGTCATATTCTCAAAGTATTCACGGGCTTCGGCCGCCGTAGAAGTACCCAATCCCTTATAATACTTGCTCTTCCAGCCACGGCCTCCATCATTTGCGGCGGACCACTTATCGTACTCCTGCTGGCTGTAGAAAGACAAAGGATCCTTTCCACTCTTGAAAACCTTGAGAAGCGGAGTTAGCAACGAGCAGAGAAAACCCATCTTGAGAAGTTCGGGCCACTCCGTGTGAAAGAGATTGATGAGAAGACCCTTAATGTGTGACCCATCTACATCCTGGTCAGTCATAATCATTACACGACCGTAGCGGAGTTGCTCCAGTTTAGAATACTTCTGACCGTATGACAAACCAAGAATCTGCTTGATTTGGTTGAGTTCCGCATTCGCATTTTTCTTTGCTAGTGCCATATCTTTCACATTCAAGAGCTTACCACGCAAAGGAAAGACTCCATAGCGTTCACGGCCCACAACCTTCAGACCTGAGATTGCAGTAGAAGCGGCTGAATCTCCCTCAGTCAGAATGAGTGTACACTCATTGGACTTCGCCGTCCCTGCCCATAGAGCATCCTCCAGTTTCACGATACCACGCACTGAAGCCCGTTTCTTTCCATCGGTCTTCTTCGCATCCTTCATAAGCCGAGCTGCTAGAATGTGCTGGGCTTCATCTAGCAGACCAATCTTTACGAGGGATTCACAGAACCGGTCAGAAATTTTAGGTTTAGAGCCGAACTTGGTGGCAAGAGTTGTTAGCGACTCCTTTGTCTGAGTATCAAAACTAGGATTGACAATGACAGAGCGAATAAACCATGTCAGTGAATCCTTGAGAAGCGGAGGTGTAACTTCAACCTTCTTCTTCTTGGCTAGTTCGCAGAACTCCTTAAGAACATGAGTTGCAACATAGTCAACATGCTTGCCACCCCGCCGAGTTAGAATACCATTCACAAATGAAAGATGGCGATCATCGGGCGGCTCATCCTTGTAGAGACGGCTTGTTAGAATTGCACCAATTTCCCAGCGTTCACCAGCATCCTCGTATGCGATAAGCGCATCACGCCGCTTCTTGGGTGTCAACTTCTTGATGTCTTCTGGAAGACTGGCCGTGTCTAGCGGAGTAAAGAGTTCCATGTATGCTGCCATTGAGGGAATGGGAAGTGGAGTCCCGTTCAGATAAATCGCACAACCGGGCACACAGACAGCGGCCTCGTAGCATCGGGTCTTCAAGACATCAAGCATATCTGCTGGAATCTCCGTGATTTCATCACCGTCCTCAGACCAATGAAATCGTGACAAATCCGGCTTATAAGTAATCATAGTTTTCGGCTCAGTTGCCTTCATCTTTTTTGTTACCGGATCCAACTTGACCTTCTTGTTATTAGTCCAGGTGTAGGTTGTTAGAGTTTGTGCTTTGACACTAACAATTTTCACTGAAAACTCCTTGCTGAAAATATTCGTCAACTTCGCACCATAACCATTCTTGCCACCCACAATCTTCTCTTCCTCCTTGTTGTAGTTTCCACTCGTCAAGCACTGGCCAAAGATGAGTTCCGGCAGAGGAATCTTATATTCGGGATGAATTTCTGTTGAAATGGCATCGCCATCGTTGGAAACTGAAATCTGCGTGGGTGAAATATCAATCCGAATCTGCGTTACTGGATTGACACCTGCCTCCTTCTTGCGAATTCGTTCCTGCTGCCGAACATAATGGTCTGTCGCATTTACGAGAATTTCATCAAAGATCTTGAAGAAACCTGGACAAAACTGAGTCTTCTTCCATACCATGCGTTTGATTGCGGGATCAAAGATCCAACGACTCTGTGTCGCCGTATCAATTGACCCAATATACGTATCGGGGAGCTCCAAAATGTGCTCCTCAAGTTCCTTCTTAGTATAATTTTCCGGATTCATTCTGTCTTACGTTTATAACCGTTCCTTAGGGTTTCAAATTTTTAAGTAGTGGCGGAGCGAAAGACAATGCTGAAAAATTTAGACAAATTTTCAAATCCATAGGTATTTGAGCAATATAAATAATATTTGTTATAAATAGAAATGCCTTCTGCTAGAACCCGTAAGCAGCGCGGTGGAGCAGCCACATCCCTGCCTCAAAGTTATTTTGCGCCTACCACATCTGGTCTGCCATCTCTCCCAGGGACTCAAGTCTCAACGAATGCAACCTCCTCAATGATTCGCCCGGTTCTTATGAGCCAGAGGGGAGGTTATAAGAAGCAGAAGCAGCAGAAGCAGAAGCAGCAGAAGCAAAAGCAGCAAAAGCAACAGAACCGTACCCGCAAGATGCGTGGTGGATTTTCCCCCACAGTGATGGGACCCTTCTTGAAGAATGTTGAGGCTCTAGCAGCCCCTCTTTCCATTTATCTGGGTTATAAGTTGCTCCAAACCCTCAAAGGTAAGAAGGGCATGAGGAACCGTATTTAAACGCAAGTCGGCAAAATCAAATTAAACGCAATGGAAAATGAAAAACACGCATTCCGTATCCGCACGGTAAAGGCAAGTCCTTTTCGTATTTTGATTGAGGCTCTGAAGGAAATTCTTACAGAGGCTAATCTGGAGATTGATCCCAATGGTTTAAAGATCATTGCGATGGATGGAACACAAACAGTCCTAGTTCACTTGCGTCTTCATTCCGAATGGTTTGAGGAATTCTATTGCCCACAGCGTCTTATTCTCGGTCTTAACATGATTAATTTTTTCAAGTTGATTAAGACTGTAAGTAATAATGAGTCGCTCATTCTGAGTATGGAGAAGGAGGATACTACGCGTCTCAGCATCACAACACTCAACGGTGAGAACCAGAAGACCACAAAGTATCACTTGAATTTGATTGAACTTGACATTCATCCGATTGAGATTCCGCCTGTTGCTTTCCAGACAACAATTACAATGCCCTCCACAGACTTCCAGAAGGTTATCCGTGATATGTTCTCCTTGGCGGAAACGGTAGAAGTGCGTTCTGCAGCGAACGAACTGGTCTTCAAGTGCCGCGGCGACTTCGCCGAGCAGGAGACGGTTTTCCATGTTGGAAACACAATGACGGTCAAGCAGAATCAGTTGGATATTGTACAGGGTCACTTTTCCCTCAAGCATTTGAATATGTTCTGCAAGTGTACATCACTTTGCTCGGACATTACGCTCTATCTCAAAAACGATTACCCCGTAATCGTAGAGTATGCGGTAGCAGGTCTGGGTGAGATTAAGTTGGCGTTGGCTCCGCATAAGCAACCTGGTAATAGATAGCCATGCTATCTATAACAGCAGGATTGTCCAACAGAGTTGGACTGTACCTGGCAATAGGTAATAAAAATTTGAAAGTATATTTTTGCTGGAAGGTAAGGCACGCCAGCAGAAATGAACTATAATCAGAAATGGACTCTCTATCACCACGACCCAGATAATGAAGACTGGTCGGAGGAATCGTATAAGAAGATTGGCACTCCAGCCAGTTTTGAAGAAATGTTTGGAATGATGAAGGAAATCGGCAGCAAGAAGTTCTTGGAAGGCATGTACTTCTGGATGCTAGATCCTTACCCTCCCATGTGGGAGAATAAGATGAACAAGCGCGGAGGCTCTTACAGTATTAAGGTCCATCAGGATCAGGGTCTAGAGTGCTTTGAGCGGTATATGGCTGCTTCTGTCATGTCACTTGTATCGCTGGACCCCGAGAATCTCATCGTTGGCGTAACTATTTCACCAAAGAAGGGATTTAATATTATTAAGTTGTGGAATCTCCAGTCACTTACATTTAAGAAGGAGACAGATGTGCGGGTTCTTCTCCCGTCACTTACATACGCGGATATCATCTACAAGCCGCATGTTGATCAGAAGATGTCTTAACGCCTATTCTTACGACTTTTACGATTCTTTCTCTTTAATTTTCTAGATTTTTTACGGCTGGCTGTACCTCCACTACCACCATTCCATTCAGGGCGTGGATGTAGTTCTCTACTTGCACCACTTTCGGCGTTGGGAGGAGGCCATATGAATATACTTACACTTCTATCGTCAATTCTAAAGGTGTGTCCAAGGCTTACAATATTTCCATCGCCGTCAACAATATCGCCCGTAAATTCTTTTTCGTTATTAGGTCCCCCAAGATCACGAACGCATGTGGCAAGACTATATTTGAAATAAAAAAGAGGGTTAGGATTGTAGCCAAACATTAAATAATATTCTTTACCAACCTCAACATCATCCAATGGCACTAGTTTTTGTGTCTGTTGTTTGAGTATCAGAAATTCATCCTTTCTAGGCCAAACTCCAGCACCCGCAAAACCAGCAGCAGCCATATCCTATTTAATCCCAAGAAGAATTCCATTCTTCTATATCATTCTCCTCCTCCAAGTCCGCGCCAAATACTTTTTCATTAACTAAATCAGACCGACAATATACACGAAAAATGGCCGTTCCTCCAACATAGAGGCCGAGTTTCTGTGTTAGAAGTGTCCGAATAATCATAATGGAAGGCAAAGTTCCGTAAGGAGATTGATAAGTCAATCCCGTAAAATGGTCAGAAACATCAATCGTATTCCCACCCTGTTCTAAGGTAACAGCCATCCAAGGAATCCGCCGAACAACAGATACAGTGGATTCAGCCACACAAAGAGAAAGACGATTTGCTAGAGCATCATAGAACCAGCAGCCATCATTATCAGATTCCACCGAAGGAGCAACAAGACTTGAACGCCCATCGTCCCAAATCCACACATTTCCATCTAGTAAACGAAGAACAGTAATTGTTCCAAAACTTTTTTCATAGATAAATCTCTTAATGTAACTCAAAGCAACTCCAGCAAAAAGAGTTATTTTTGTTAATGGATCCATTGCTTCACTTTATGTGCGTGGCTTTAGGCTTAATATGCCTTACCTTTCATACAGAAGGCTCCATGGCATCCAGGCAAGACTGATGTTTGAAGTCTAGCAATTGTCTTTGTGTACGCAAACATTCCAGCAACAATTGTTATGTATATTACGGGTAAACTTAAGAGAACCCATGAAACAACGGGGCTCAAGTTTCGGCAGAGAAATTCTAGCGCGGCAACACCGAGGATTCCGAACACAATTGCAATGAGCGCACCTGTTAGATTTAACTCAAAAAAACAATAAATAGTCCATGCGATTGCGAAACACATATAGGTTGTAGCGGGGGTACAGAACTCTTTAACGTCCATCTTCTATTCTATAGGGGGAATTTTCCCTAGAGGGGGAATTATAGGGGTGCAAGGGTAGCAACACCGTTGACAAGTTTGTAATTCGCAACAAGGTCACCGACTTCACCGTCTGCAGTAATAGCGTAGACCTTTCGTGAAATAGTCTCTAGCCAATAATTGGTCTTCTTAATGCGAATCTGCTCGTAGTTCTCTTCAGGCTCGGGCTCATCTTCCTCCTCTTCATTATCAGCCTCCTCAGCCTCCTCAGCCTCTTCCTCCTCTTCCTCCGCCTCTTCCTCTTCGGGCTCATCTGCCGGAGGAAGAGGAACAACAACCTTAGCCTTTACAGGGGAAGCCTCCTTTGTAACTGTAACACGGCTTACATGAGCGACTGGCTCAAGAACCTCAAGAAACTGATTTGAATGCTGGATAGTTGGAACTACCTGCACATGTGAAACAGGAAGCTTCTCGGTAATTTCAAGAGAAACACGATGAGACTTTTCCTTTTCCTCCTTGAGTTTTCCCTCAAGACCTTCAATCTCCCGAGAATACTCAGCCATGCGCTCCTCAATCACACGGCGAAAGTCAAGGAAATTATTACGATTCTGGTCAGCCATCTGGAGCGGACCTGCAAGATAGTCAAAGCATTTCAGAAGCCACCACGAGTCATTACGTACCTTATTAGACAGCATTTTTATGCTTACTAATATGGTATTTTGGGTATCAAATTTTTTGTTTATCAAGGAAGCTACTTGATACGCATACAGAACTCCAGTGTATTCTCCTTCTCCCGAATGGGCTTAGAGCGCCTCAACCTCAATCCTTGGATTCCTGCCTTCTGTAACTTCTCCCCATCATTCTGGATGAAAACATTCTTCAGAGCCGCCTCATAGAAGTCAATCGGCTTAGTGTCCATCGATTGGATAATACTGACCATCGGGGGTGTTAGCACATCTACACGAATGGATGACTGCATCAACAGTTCACGATACTCTGTAATATCTAATGACCCGCCGAAGATTCGCAGAATCTCTCTGCTAGGAGCCGCTTGAATGCCCTGTGATGCGGATAAGCAGAAATTATGATACAGCCGATTTAACTTACTATAACGTTCCCACTGCTCCCCCGCATCTAGACGCTGTGAAAATAAATAAGCCGTCGCACACGAAGGAGAACAGAAGTTTCCATATACGCGCCACACGCCATCCACAATATTCGTAGGAATTACACACGGTGTTCCCGAAAACTCATGACAGTCCCAATAACAGTGAATATCCGTTTTCTCAGGCAACTTCTGCAAGCGATTCTTATCTTGGTACTGAACCATCAACTTCTCGGAATAATAGCAGGGCAGCGATCCTCTAGCAGGAGCCGCAACTTCCTCCTTGTTCTTAGCCTGCCACATACTCTGCTGCTGGGACGGCGGCGGGATAATATCTAGTGAACCGAGATGCTCAACATCTTCGTCTGCTGCTCCTGCGGAAGAAGAAGCCGGTAACTTCTCAACAACTACAGTTGTATCAGAAGATCCAAGAGGACCCAAATAACTTACATTCTCATCCATCTGATCAAATGGCACAGGCTCTCCAGCAGCTCCATGATTATATTCAATCTGTGACATCGGCGTCTGTTCTTGAAGTTGAGCCGTTCGCACTGGTAAATAGGCGATTAAAGGACGCTGTGCGCCACTGAGTGAACCCGTTACGCCAGCAGGAGTAACAACCGCGACAACTTGAGGCTGCTTCTTTCGCTGCTTGGGGATTTTCTTTTCACTCATCTTACTTTGTTTTTATGTCCGTTCTTTATGTCCGTATTTAAATACGACCCTATGTTTCTATTGATAGATGTCTGTAACCGAAGTATGGACTGAAAAATACAGACCGCGAAAACTCAAAGATATTCACGGCCATGTATCTATTTGCCGTTATCTAACCCGCATCTTATCAGTGAAGCCATCTGCTAGACCCCATCTATTATTCCATGGACCGCCGGGCACAGGCAAAACGACTCTAGCATATGCTTATACGGGTGAACTCTATCCCACTTTCTCAATGCCGCTGTATTCCATGTATTTGAACGCCAGTGATGAACGGACGATTGAAGTTATCCGTGATCGTATTATTGATTTTGCAAAGACGAGTTGGCCGGGCATAGACCGCAAAGTTATCATTTTTGATGAAGTGGAAACAATGACTGATTCTGCTCAGATCGCACTCCGAGCCCTGCTCGATGAATATGATGAGAATCCGGATAAAGCCCCGCAGTTCATTTTCATATGTAACTGCTTGAGTCGCGTACAGAATCTAATTCGTAGCCGTTGCCTCTGTTTCTACATGGGTTCATTGTCACCGACACATATGCAGAATATGTTGACAGATATCAGTAAGTTGGAGAACAGGCAAGATATTCCATCCAAGTTGGGTCTTTATTTGACACGCGGCGATATGCGTCAGATTGTTATCCAGTATCAGAATTGTAATTTAATAGACAAGAAACTTCAGTATGTAGTTCGTCTTATGAATGCTCCACGCAACAAATTGGATTTTGTCTTGGATGACATCCTCCAGAATATTTCACAGAATCATCTGCTTATGGCTATTCTATCCGTTTTGCGATGGCTAGGCTGGGACAATCATTCGCCGGAAGTTTTCACTAAACTTCTCCACGGATGTATGTATGTCAGTCTTTTTCCGCATTCTACTGAGCCCTTGAAGCAGTTGCTTCATGAGACATTTGATGCGCAGGAAAAGAAATTTATAGTATAGGATGAAGACGCGTCGTCAACAACGCGGTGGAATGAACTGCGTTCGCGGAATGTGTAAACGCTTAACAAATAAAGTTAAAAGTTACTTACCAATACCTGAATTTCCAGCATATGAAAAGCCTACATTAGATAATGAACCGCCCGGTGTAGAGTTCTATGAAAAATTATCTGAATATGTTAAACAAGTTAACTTCCTACAAAGACCATCAGAAATGATTGAAGCATTTAGAAAAATAAAAAGATTTATTGAATCAACTGATGCAGACTCTGATATTTTAAACGAATTGAAGAAAACCCAAAGAACTATTAATGCTATTAATGATGCTTCTGAAAAAGCAGAAATAATATTTAGAGATTTGACTGTTCTTCTTGAAATTATAATTGATGAGAATAATGAAAATCCAAATCAACAAATTTATTTTATCGGATATGAATGGGCACCGCAAACAAAGGCAAAACTCTATGCTAGAAGTGGACTTGCTGCTGCTATGACTGCTACTGGTGGAAATCTGGGAGAAATTGTACCTGGTGGACCCGGGCCTGAAGGAATTCTAGCTGAATATCTAGGTGGTCGCCAAAGAACAAATAATGTTATTGGAACAACAAGAAGAAGAAGACACAGTGTTACAGCACAAAATCAAATTGCTAATCTTAAACGAATTGGCACTGCAAAACCGGGAGAAAGTGTAGGTAAAGGACGGTATATGTTTGGGCAAAATGGAATAATCCAAAATTCAGTAATTCATTTATAACACACAGATTTAAAGATTAATTGCGGCTAAAACATAGATTATGGCGGAAAAAATATGTAGAGGTGAAAATATTAAGTATTCACTCGTATATATTAATGAGGACGATATTCAAAATCTGAAAAATCTTGAAAAGAAGTATCATGAGATTGTTGGGTATGGAATTGTAAATGATAATGGATATTCATTTTATTCAGTAGAAGATAACTATACTAATTCTATTTTGAATCATTGGACGGTGGATATTCTAAATGAATATGATAATCATCTATGCTGGATTGTTCTTAAGACACACCCTTGTAATCTATACGGCATTATGATTGACCTGTGCAAGCCGAGTAATAGTGTATTTGATGTGAATAATTTTGATGTGTGGAAGACAAAGGAAAAGGATTGTCTTGTGGCAGTTATAACAGATATTGATATGGATTGAAAACTAAACCTATGTATATTATAAAATGAAAAACTTTTTTCTAATAAATCTTTTACTTCTTTCTTCTTTAGCCTTGCTTTTATTAATTACTTCTGGGGAACCAATCAGTGAGCATTTTGGGGAAAAATGTAGGTATAATGGTGCTTGTACAGGATCAGAAAAATGCTATCAAGGTATTTGTACACCTTATTATGGTAATGCTACTAATTTTACGTGTAGAGTAAACAGTGATTGTACAGCATCTCAATGGTGCTGGAATGGTTCGTGTAATACTAAACCAGCAAATGCACCAGCTCCTCCCTTCCCAGCAGGTGAAAATGATCCAACGTGGCTTCTAACCCGTCCAAACAATAGGAATTTTTGTCCAGGTGCTAGCACTGCTTCTAATAATTTTTGCCAATCTAATAGGCCATATTGTATTTACAAAGGCGCAGAAGGTTATTATTGTAGTTATACTCCCAGTTAATAAGTCAAAAATTCATAAAATTTGTCTAAATTTATATTAGTTCATTGTCATGAAAATGATGGCATTGTGCCATCCTATTTTAATGTCTGTAAATTGGTGTAAATTTGTCTAATTTTTTTCAAAAATTGACGACCAACTTAAAGCCTCCTTAAGTTCAAAGGTTAGGATGGCGCAAGTAAATACAGCACAGGTTACAATCACACCGCTAAGAATTAGCACTATGACTGTTACGGGCCATATCGGCACCAAGATTGATATTCCAAAGTTGTGGGCAGCAGTTCCTATTATGCCTTATTGGAATCTAGCAGAAGGTATTTTGAAGATGGAGCATAATATGAATAAGAAGGGAATGTGTCGCCACGATATTATGCTGAAGCGCAAGAAGCAGAAGAAGAAGTTTTACAATCAAGCAACAATTATTGTCCGTCTTGCTACAAATGCGAATGAGTGGAAGGAAGTAAATGTCAAGTTGTTCTCAAATGGCGGAGTCCAAATGACTGGCATCTTGTCCGAAGAGATGGGAAAGCAGTCAATTGTAGTTCTGCTAAGAACACTCAAGGATAAAGTCCCCGCCGCTATGTACAAGGAAGTATTCCCCGCAACAGCAGATTATCCCGAACCCATCCTCTACAGATACGCAATTCAACTTGTTAACTCTGACTACAGCATTGGTGTTCCCATTCGGCGCGACCGTCTTCATAAGATTTTCGTACAGAACTATAAACTTTTCAGCACATTTGAATCAGATATTTATCAAGGTGTAAATACCAAGTATTTCGTGAATGAAAAGCGTCCAGCAACAACAATGCCTGGACTTTGTGGATGTCCCACCCTTTGCGTAGGTTCGGGCACAGGTACGGAACTTGGATCATGTAAGACAGTTACAATTGCGCCATTTCAGACAGGTAAACTTATTATTACCGGTGCTCGGACCCTGACTCAGATTGAGGAGGCCTATAACTATGTGAATATGATTATCACAAAACACGCGGAGGAAATCATTCGCCCCCTGCCTCCTAGCAGACCAATGCCTGAGAAGATTGTATCAAAGAAGAATGAAAGTCGCTGGATTTCTCATCCGAGCCCCCGCCACATGCAGACATTTACATTTATGACCGCGTAAAAAAAACCAAAAAAATGAAACCCCTAGTTTTAAAGCCAGATGAGCACGACAACTAGCGCAACACCGGGACAGCAACTTGCTCTGACAAATCAGGGAGGTATTCCTACGACTGAGATTCCGGGCGATAAGACGATGGCCCACGCCGCGCGTATCGCCGTAGAGCAGGACAAGCCCATTCTGCTGGATTACTACAACGATACCAAGAATTCCAAGGCTTTTTTGGGTGAGGATCCGGACACCAAGGAGCGTATCCTTGTGAAGAATGCGGAGGAGTACACCAGCCCCATTCAGAAGATTTTTAAGGCGGCGACTGACTATATCGTCATGACGGAGAACTCCATCTACATCGTCAGCGGCTCTATCAAGAAGAAGGTTATCACAACGGGCAACTCGGCTACGCCTTCTTCATCGGGCAGACCTACAACTGCGACTGCGTAAATAATATTTTAAAGTTTAAATTAGAGTATGGCATATCAGATAGTTGATAATGTAGGGGTTCAAATACCAGGATTAGTTGTTGGAAATTTTTATTCACCTTCTGCGAATCCTCTACCAGGTCCAGGTCAAGGTAATCTACCTATGCCCGGTGACATTTTTAGAGTAATTTTTGTAGTTGGTCAAGATGTTGCTATTATTCATGTAATGCAAGGAGCCCATCAAGGCCAAACGCATTTAGTTGGAAGAACTTATCCTCCTGGTACACGATTCTATAGACACGCACTTCTTGGTGGACAGATGCCTAGAGGAATCGCTGGTGGGGCTGGTCTTCCTCCTATTGCTCCTGTGGCTCCTGTGGCTCCTGTTGCTCCCGTTGCTCGTGTTGCTCGTGTTGCTGGAGAAAACAATTCCATGGGCAATAACAGACCTAACAATAAAAGTAGCCAAAGAAGAAGAAAACACTCAAGAAAAAATCGCAAAACACACAAAAAAACTCGTAAAAATTGAGTCTTCATTTGCTAGTAGCAACAAGCAGAATGTCCCTAGATTCCTGGCTAAATTCGGCTAAAACGGAAAGTGAAGATTCTTCATGGACTCCTGCATTACTAAACACAAGACCAGCAAGAAAAATTCTTGGTGTTCTCGGTGGTCAAAAACGCACTGATTTTCATGATTTTCAAAAGAGCATCATAAATGATATTCTTGTGAAAATGGGAGCCCCACCTGACCTCGTCCTTTTATCGGATGAAGGCAAAGATACAAGCGGAATGATTTATATGTGGTGTGAACAGAATAATATTCCGCTCCGCTATATGAAAGCGGATTGGTCTGCTGGAAAGTCTGCTGGAATTCAAAGGGATACCCAAATAATTAAAGAAGCAAGCGCGTTTATTATCTTTGAGCAACCCCGCAGTGACCGTTATGCTAAAATTGCTGCTCGGCTACAAAAGAAGAAAATACCTGTCGTATTAGTAGGATAAATGTCATCTAAGTGTACATACAGGAAGCGTTCGCAAAAGGGAGGTGCGGCAAAAGTAGTCACTGGATTTAACAGTATTCCATATGCGGCCGCAGCAGTATCTGGGCCAAATAGCCAGGCCGCAATGATGGCTAAAATTCCTCGTACTATAACAGAGCAAGGTATGAATTTTCAGAGAATGACATCCACTTACCATCGTACGCGCAAACAGCGTGGCGGAGCAGCCCCCGTTGAGACAACTGGCGAAGTTCTTCCTGCTAGCATGACTGGTCCCATGACAACTGTTGCGTCTGGAATCCTCGGAGGCTCAGCCACTGGACGCCTGGATACTATGTTAAGCCAGACATCATCGTTGGTCAAGCAGGTTGGAGGTGGCAGCCGCAAGCGTCAGCAAAAGCAGAAGCAGCAAAGGAAGCAGCAGAAGACCCGTAAACAGAAGCAACAGCAACAGAAGCAACAAAGAAAGCAGCAAAAGAGCCGCCAGCAGAAGCAGAAGCAGCGCGGTGGCAGCCACCAGCCTCTCGGTTTCGGTCCGGCGGCTCCTACGTCCGGTGACTACACACTCTTGAGCCCGCAGGAACTCAAGGCAGCCGGCCTAAACCCCCAGTGGTTTGACGAGAACCAAGTAAATCCTGCTTTCGGTGGAGCAATCACAGTTCCCGGGGGCAAGCTCAATTAAATTAATTTAAACCCGTGTTAGAATACAATCTCCTTCAGCAGTCGTTTTTTGCGATTCTGTAAGAGCTTGCATAAGAAGTGCCTTCACATTCACACCCACATCCGGCTGTGTTACCTTCACAGTTACAATTAAATCACCGAATCCACCAGCGGAATCCGAGGGCATTCCAAGTCCAGTCCCACGTAGTCGAGCTCCATTCAATAAGATATCACCATTCCAAACAATCGTCCTTGGCACTCCAGATGGATGTTCTGCTAGAACCCGAGTAAATCCCGTTACAGATTCCACCCAAGACAAAGTAATCTCATGTCCCAAATCATTGCCTGTCCATGAATAAACAGCAGTATCTGGGCATTTCAGAACTAAGATAACATCGCCTGGCTGAGCAAAATCAATCTGGTCCGAGCACTCCCCAACAAAGGTAAACTGATGACCTTCACGCATTCCTGGTAGAATTTTCACATCAAGAGTTTTCTCCCGATTCAAGACACGAGCACCCGAGCAGACAGTACAAAGTGGCCCCGGCTTCCGGCACTTGCCTTCACAGTCACGACAGGTTCCTCGTGTTTGAACATACATTCCGGGCTGTAGTTGAATTTGTTGAACATGAAAACCACGCCCACCGCAGGCTCCGCATTCCACAAAACTAGTCACTCCATCGCCTTTACACGCGTAGCAAAAACGTCCCTGATTAAATACCAATCGTAATTCACGACCCTTGTAGAACTCCATAAGATTCATGTTGATCTCATGCATCTTGCTCTGCCCTTTACCTGTCCGAGGTGGCGGACCTGTAGGCGGTGTCATAGGAACACCAAAAAATCCCTGAGCACCCGGCGCACCCTGAAACATCTGCTCAAACATTCCCCCTACATCTACATGAAAACCCATTCCTGGTGCTCCCGCTCCAGCAAAACCACGCATCATATTCTCAAAAGGATTCCCCATTCCATGACCCATCTGAGGCCCTCCTTGGCCCTCTTCAGACCCTGTCACATCATACATTTGCCTTCGCTGTGGGTCAGATAGTGTTTCATAGGCCCGTTGAATTTCCTTGAACTCTTCTGCTGACCCGCCCTTATCGGGATGCTTCGTACGAGCAGCCTTAAAATAGGCTTTTTTAATGTCATCCTGTGAAGACCCGCGTTCAATTTCAAGGGTTTCGTATAAATCCTTCGGCATCTAATTCATTATGGTATTCCGTATTTAAGCACCATCCAAGAATTCCAACTAATGGAAGAGGTTATTGGACAATCTCATATCGTAGAGTATCTTCTTTCATGTAAAGGCGATTATCCACATCTTCTCCTAACAGGTTCAACTGGCGTTGGTAAGACATTCCTCTGTCAGCAGTTTTTGCAATATGCCTTACGTGATATTCCTGAAAATGAATTAAATCGCTACATCTTAAAACTTTCCAGTTGTGATGACCGTGGTATAGCAGCCTTGCGACAGAAACTCGTGGAATTCCTCCGTTCCAATCGTAAGTATGATATATTTGCGTGGGTCTGGATTGATGATGCGGATAGTCTTCCCGTCTTAACACAACAGGCTCTCCGTCGTCTAATGGAGCGCTATGAAACCCATGTTAAATTTCTTTTTTCATCCTGTGCTAGCCAGTCCTTTATTGAACCGATTCAAAGCCGCACAGTAATTCTTCAACTTCTCCCTATAAACCTGTTTGAGCACACTGAAGTATTCCAAAAACGCTATTCGCCTCATATTAGTCTGACACAAGATGCCAAGAATTGGATAGTAGGATTTTGCTTAGGAAATGCGCGGCAGTTCTGTCTTCTTCTGCGACTGCTGGAGGCTGTTAAAACACAGGATTTAACTCTACAGACTGATAAATATGAAATAAACCTTCAAGAAATTCAAACGTATATTACACCGCCGCCTGTAAATGCTATCCGTGAACTCTGTAGTGGAATTCTTAAAAATGATGTTTTCAAAATATTTCAACATCTTCACGATCTATTGCTTATTGGATACACTGTGGAGGATATTCTCCATTATATTCAAATTATCACACAAGTGTATTCCTTTTTCAACCCAATTGAACTAATCAAAATCAATGAACGCTGCTCGGAAGTTCACATTCGGCTCATCCAACGACGCTTCGGTTTCTTTGAGACTTTAAAAGTATTCGCTGGAGAAATACAGAAGGATGACCTCTTTCCGCTCAGAATTACCACCGGATGTTGTGACAGAATGGATAAAAGCATTCGGTTTTAAGAATTTACGTGATAGGCGGTCTCTCCAATTTCCAGCACAGAATCCTGTTACGCTTGACGCATTCAACGCGATGATGAAATATTACTATCCCAGCAGAAGGCCCACGACCTTTGATTATCAATCCTGCAAGAAGATCTTCCGACAAATTATTAAAGCATCGGAACACATTCTAGTTAGTAAAGAAATTCGCATCGGCCCACTCCGAACACATGAATATAGTATTATGCCAACGAAACAGGAATCGCAAGATGAGCCCACAGAAATTTGGCCTCTAGGAGTTGATCCTCAGAAAGACGAAGAAACCACGCATTAGGCACTGATCGCTCAAGAGTATCAGGAAGCGGGACTGCTACAACACTGGAGCCCGGTAATTCAATCCCTGACTCATCCGAAGGAATAACACGTTCTACCAAATCCTCAAGTTGTATTGCTTTTCCTGATTTGAATCGCGTCCATTCTGCCACACTATTAATCGGTACTTGCCCGGATAAATGTTTATCCTGCAAATAGCGAATCGCCCTGCGGATTTTGGCGGCATTCCATGAAAGAGGCCCACCACGCATCAGTTTCTGTAAGTCTCGAGCATAACTCTGCCATAAGCCGCAACCTTCCTCAATCGCCCAGCAGATATTTGTATCAGATGCTCTGTTTCCACGCTCTTCATCGGGGTCAGTGCCAAATCGCATTGCTTTCATGGTGCCAAGTGTCGGAATAATTGACTTAATAAAAAGTACACGGCTATCAACCCAAAGACCACCCACGTAGCAGGACATATGAGCTGATGCCCAAGCCTTCCATAACCAAGTAGGCGCAATATCGGCTTCTGCTGGAACCTCCACGCCATGTTCGCGTAGGATGCCATGAACGTCATTGCGGCCGAGAAGAGGAGTAACTACAAAATCTTTATCGTGGAATTCACGGCACCGTCTCAGATGAACATTCAAAAACGGAGAGCGTGTTCGTTTTTGGAGACGTGATCCCCAATCCAACCATTCACGAGAATTTCCCTCTAAGTCATCTACGACCCACCAGAGACAAACTGACTTGCTGCTTTCAAATCTATCTGTGATAACTTCGGTTTTATCTTTTACGATGTATCGTAGAGTTGCGGCTGAGAAAATTAATATTAAAAAAACAAAGCCAGTTAATTCACCTTGTGAAGCAGCGGCCATCTTCTCTATTACTGATACGGCTAATTATTTACTAGTAAATTTCGCTGAAGATTCTCATGATAACGACCGGCCATTTCATCTTGCTGTGCCATGCGACGAACACGCTGATCTTCTAGCATCTTTTCCCTATCCTCTGCTGCTCGTACACGACGCTGCTCATCGGCTGATAAAGTTACAGGAGCAGAACGAGCACGTTCCATATCTTTTAAGTTACTAGGCCTAGATCCGAGTGAAGCCGCTGCAGACGCTACATTTTGGCTGAATGTTGAATCGGATGTATAGGCGGATTTTAAATCTGTAAACTGAGTGCGAGAACCATAGGCCGCTGTAAAATCTGCTGGCTTTTCTCCACCGAGTGTAACGCCCATTGTAGGCTGAAGGATTATAGCAGAAGGGTAGTAGGCTCCGTTGCCGCCACTTGTCTGTCGCGATTCCTGCTGGAATGTCTGATTAAATGTATCCAGGGCAAATTTCTTTCGTAGACTGGAATTCTCTTGCACTGTATCACTTTGCCCTGTAGTTTTGAGCCAATCACCGTAGCCATCATCTTTTTCCGGGTCCGGTAACTTATTTTCCTCAAAGAGTTGGTTAAAGAGTGACATATCCAGTTTCTTGGGGGATAATGCCACTGGAGCACGGTCTTGGAGTTGAGCAACTGCTCCTGCTCGTTGTTGTGAGTAATTATCTAATTCCGCCTGTGTTTGCGGCACATGGGCGCTGATGGCCGCCGCCTGCTGTCTTATTCCGGAGACACGGTCTACGATTTTCTGAAGGTAAGCAGATGCTCGGGTAACAGCATCAAAGAGTACGGGATTTCCGCCACGGTCAGGATGCGCTCGGATAGCGGCTTTCTTATAGGCGGCTCGAATAAGTTCGCTTGAAAGCGGCTGACTTTCATCAATTGCTAGAAGGTCACAGCACTCGGTGAAATAGTCGTGGGCTTTCTTGGGAGCGGGGTGTTCTATGAGTTCGTTGCCGTAATTTTGGTTCTGTCTTTGCTGTTGTCCTTGCTGTTGCCCTTGCCCTTGCGAAGCTGGAAAAGCTGGCGAAGCTGGAGGTTGTTGTCTTTGCTGCTGACCCGAAGGAGCGTAGGGCCACTGATAGACTTGTCCACGATTATAACCAGCCAACCACTGCAAGCAGAATGAATGAACGCCCATTTGTTTCAAAGCATTGCGGTATTCAGGCGAAGCCAACAGAGTTTCCAGCATTTGGGCCTTTGTTGCGGGATTTTGAATTCCGCACAAATTATTCCAGATACGTACGTGCGAAGCATCAACGGATTGGTTAGCTCCCATCTGTTGAGACTCCGGATTTATGTTTTAAACTTTCAACGAACGCGGCGAGTCAGATTTCTCTTATGTTTAAGTTTACGTGTTCTTTTCCTTTGAATTCCGCATATATATTTTATAGTTCCGTCAACAGCATTTGTAAATCGCCTACATAGTCCTCTGCGATTCAAATCATTTTCTGTATTTCTAAAATTTCGTTCTGTTTCCATTTTGTTGTATTTATCATACTCTTCAGTCCACTGCTTATTAGTGAAATATCTCCTGCGTTGTGCTTCTAAAGTTCGTCTTGCCTCAGCATTTGTAGCATAAGCAATATGATTTGTAGGATACGGGCGTGCTAAACTTGCGGAACTGGGTATTCCTATGCTGAGTCTCCTTGGAGGCATCTTATTTTATGAGAAGAAAATTCAACAGGGTTTTAAAGAATTGAATCATATCTTCTTAAGACATCTAAGATGAGTAAAAAGATTTGGTATGCACCAAATGAATTTGAAGCATACGACCAAAAAGAAATTGATGCAGTCAATAATTGTCTTAAAGAAGGATGGTTGGCAGGAAATGGAAAATATACGATAGCATTTGAAAAGGAAGTTGCTACGTATTTTGGCAAGAGGTATGGTCTTTTTGTTAATTCGGGTTCATCCGCCTGTCTATTAGCATTAGCATCATTGAATCTAGCAGAAGGAACAGAAGTTATTACACCTGCTTGTACATTTGCTACCACAGTAGCACCGATTATCCAATTAGGATACAAACCAATTTTCTGCGATGTTGAGTTAAACGGGTATGTTCCTTCTGTAAACGCAGTCTTAGAGAGGGTTACATCTAGCACAAAAGTTATTATGCTTCCTAACTTAATTGGAAATTGCCCGAACTGGAAGAAACTCCGGTATCAATTAAATAGTCTGGGACGATCAGATATTTTTCTAATAGAAGATTCAGCAGATACATTAGTATGTACACCAGAAACAGATATTTCAACTACGAGTTTCTATGCTAGTCATGTTATTACAGCATGCGGTTCGGGTGGAATGGTAATGTTCAATGAGGATAAATATCTAAAACGCGCAACTATGTTTCGTGATTGGGGCCGGATTGGAGATAATACAGAACTTGTAGTAGAACGTTTTAATCACAGTGTTGATGATATAAAATACGACTATAAGTTTCTATATGCATGCCTTGGTTACAATTTCAAGTCATCAGAAGTTAATGCAGCCTTCGGTCTAGAACAAATGAAGAAATTACCGACTTTCTTAGCCATCCGCCGCCGGAATATTGAACGATATATGAATAATCTCAAAGACATAAAAGGTATTCTTCTACCAAATGATACTTCATCTACAAATTGGCTAGCATTTCCTATTCAAGTAGAAAATCGGTTGGATTTAGTAAAGTATCTAGAAGATCATGAAATTCAAACACGTGTCATTTTTTCTGGAAATATCACACGGCATCCTGCATATCGCTCTTATCTTGTGGTTTTTACCAACGCAGATCTTATTATGAGGAATGGTATCTTGCTGGGATGCCATCATGGAATGACAGTTGAAGATGTAGATACTGTATGTGACCGAATTAAGGAGTTTTTTTTGCAAAATACTTAAACATAGATAAAGATTAATACCAATGAATCGTGTCTTAATTACAGGTGGAAATGGATTTTTAGGTTCTAATCTTACTCGTTTTTTCTTAAAAAAAAACTATACTGTAGCAGTAATTTCTAGAAAATGTTCTAATATAAATGATCTACTTGAATATATTGAGTTTATTCAACATTCAAAGTCTGGTTATAAACATTTATCCGAACAAATTATTAAGTTTTCACCTACAATTGTGATCCATTGTGCATGGGATGGTGGTAATACGTATAAAGATGTAAATAGTCTAATTCAATATCAAAATATTTCATATGGATTAGAATTACTTGAAGTACTAATGACTCTTTCTAATAAGCCAATCTTTGTTGGTATTGGAAGTTTCTCAGAATATGGAAGAATTACCGCACCCGCTATAGAAACAGACATAGATAATCCAATCACTCATTATGGTCAATCTAAATCATGTTTTAAAAGTATTTCGCATAAAGTATGCACAGAATCTGGTATAATATGGAAATGGATTCGTCCATGTTTAATTTATGGGCCTAAAGATGTATCAACCCGTTTAATACCATCACTAATTAAAAAACAAATTATGTGCGAAGAGATAATATTAGATAGTTGTACTTCCATTGTAGATTATCTTCATGTTGAAGATTTCTGTACAGGTGTTTTTGTTAGTATACAATCTTTATCTGGCATCATAAATCTATGTTCGGGTAAGGAATATCCAGTTAGAACAATAGTTGAGTGGATCCAAAAAAAAATTTCAAGTACATCGAGTATAACATTTGATTCCACTAAAGATAGACATCTTCTTCCGAGTCATGTGTGTGGTAATTCAGATAAACTGAAATCAGTTGGATGGATTCCTTCAATTGACTTGCTAGATGGTCTTCAAGATCTTATTCTAGCGGAACAAATCACATAGTTTCCATTTATAGACATAGTTTATTTAATATATAATGAAAATACGCGTAAGTGATTATATTGTTAAGGTACTTGAGTCTATTGGAATTGATACTACATTTTGCCTAACTGGTGGATTCGCTATGCATCTCAATGATTCATTTGGAAAAAGTACAGTAATTAAAACATATTATCATCATCATGAGCAAGCATGTGGATATGCTGCACTTGGATATACTAAAACAAATAATAAACCATCAGTTGTATGTACAACTTCAGGAGTTGCTGCGTCTAATTCAATTTCACCGTGTCTAGATGCATATCAAGATAGTGTTTCTATTCTTTTTATAAGTGGACAAGTTAAAACATTTGATACAATCCGAGCAATTAACTTAAATACTGAAGATAAACTACGAAATTACGCATTTTCAGATTGTGATATTATATCAATGGTATCATCAATTACAAAGTATAGTCATGAAATTACAAATATAAATGAAGTAAAACTAGTAATACAAAATGCAATCAATAATTTAACTACAGGACGACCTGGTCCAGTTTGGTTATCAATACCGCTTGATATACAAGCAATGTTAATTGAGGATGATATACCAGAATATTCTATAAGTAAATCAACCCTTAAAATTAATTTAGAAGATGTGTATAATTTACTCAAAGAATCAACAAGGCCAGTAATTCTTGCTGGAAATGGGATAAAATTAGGTAATTGTCAAGAAAAATTTATTAAATTTGTAAATGATACTGGTATTCCTGTTACAACTTCATACTTAGGTTCTGATGTTATTGAAACAGCATCTAAATATTTTATAGGAAGAGTTGGATTATATGCCGATCGTTCAGGAAATTTTACAATTCAAAATAGTGATTTAGTTATTGTATTAGGTTGCCGTTTATCTAACGCAGTTGTAGGTTATAATCCAAAAACATTTGCGCGTGAAGCCAAGATTGTATATATAGATATTGATCCTAATGAACTAAAAAAGAAAAGTATATCATATACTCTTACAATAAATTCAGACCTTAATGTATTCTTTGATTCATTTTCATTTATTACACCAAACTATTCAAATTGGTTAGAAAAATGTAATACTTGGAAAAAGAAATGGTTATTTGAGATACCAGCAAATGTTCTTGATACAGAAATAATTAATCCATACTATGCTGTAAAATGTTTATTTGATAAGTTACCTGAAAATAAAATAGTTACAACAGGTTCTGGTTCTATTGCAATTATTGTGAATCAATTACTAAATATTAAAAAGAATGATACTTTCATTTGGAGTGGACATGGCGATATGGGTACTGATCTTCCAATGTCTATTGGTTCACATATAGCAAATAAAATGAAACAATTTATACTTTTTACAGGCGAAGGAACATTTCAATTCAATATTCAAGAATTACAGACAATCATACATCATAAATTTCCAATTAAAATTATAGTATTTAATAATGCAAGTTATGCAGCAATTGAAATTACTCAAAAAACATTCTTCAATAATAAATTTGGAGTTGATGTAACTAGTGGATTATCATTTCCCGATACAGAAAAAATTGCTAAAGCTTATAATATTCAATATATGTCAGCCTCCGTAAATTCTAATCTCAATACAGAAATTGATAAATTTATTGAAATTAAAGAAAATGTTATATTTGAAATCTTTTGTTGTATTCAAACACGATACCCTAAGATGAGTGCTATTAAAAATGAAGATGGAACATTTACAAGCCGTCCTTTTGAGGATATGGAACCATTCTTAGATCGTGAAGAATTTTTTAAGGAAATGATTGTAACGCCTATTTAAAATTTTAAGAAAGTATTAAACTAGAAGAATGAAATTTATAGTAGTTATACCTAGTTGCAATGAAACAAGTGGCGGCTGCAATGTATTATTTATTCTAGCAAAAAAATTATCAGAGTATGGACATGATTCAAAAGTATATGTTGTAGATAGAACTAATACATCTACTATCTATACAAATTATCTAAATGAATTAATTGCGGATGAAGATACTTTTGTAATATGTCCAGAAATAATTGATGGTCTTTCAAAAGATATTAAAAAAATTATACGATGGATACTTTTTGGTACTGATTTATATCCACGTTATCATAAACATGAAATTATATATTATATCAATCCTTATTGCAAGAATAATCCGGCACAAAAAAGACTATCTGTATGCCACTGGCCATCCGGTCTAGAGAATAAAAATTTACCAAGAATCAATGAATCATGTTACATTGCAAAAAAAGGTATGTATAATCCAATAATTAATGCCATGTTTACTAATAATACCATACCATTAAAAGGATTAAATCTAGAAGGACTTAATCATGAACAATTAATTCAAACTTTTAATACTACCAAATATTTTTATTGCTATGATCCATGTTGTTTTCTTGTTACTATGGCTGTTATGTGTGGATGTATTGTTATGCAATACCCATTAATTGGATATACAGCAGAGGAATGGAAATATGCTGTTAATCAACCGACGCTTAATGGAGTTTCATATGGTCATGATAATTTTGCTCAAGCGGAAGCAACAATTGCTTATGCTACTGCGGATTGTTTAAAATTTAAAGAGGAACAAGAGAATTCTTTGAAAAATTTTATTAATGATTTGGAAACAGGAAATTATACAAATGAGCCATGTTATCCTTATATTGATTCACCCAATGCAGTCGCATTTAATTCAATACTTATGTATTATGGTAGTGATAATCGTGATGCTAAAATAAATATATTATATAATGAAATATTAAGACTAACAACACCCAAGAGTTTTTTTGGTAATCTAATATAGAAATGAAGAAATCTTCTATTAGACAATTCACTAAGAAGTGTCTAAAAGCTGGTTATAAGGAACAGGTTTGCAAGAATGCCTGGATTTTTGCTAAGTTGCCGACAAAGGAACTTCAAGATATATACGCCAAGACTTTTAAGACCGAAAAATTATATAAATGGCCGCATCCTATCAAGCAGACTCGAAAGTTAAAATATAACAAGCCTCCAGCAAAATTAACCAAGGCGATGCTTCAAAAGGCATCGGGCCCTCGTATTTTTCCTTAAAATTTGTCTTAATTTTCATAGAAAATTTGAAGTAGTTTCTTTGCTAGAAACTAAGGTATACGTAATGCCCGAAGTAGAACTCCTAGAAGTATTTGGCTCAGACCTAACGGTTGTAAATGCGGCGCGCGTATCAATGGGTAAGGAATCCACCGTAATGACACCCGGTGATGCAAAACTAATTAAATATTTGGCAACACACAAGCACGTAAGCCCTTTCTTCCATCCGCAAATTCGTTTCCGTTTCAAGATGCCGATTCCAATTGCTCGTGAATGGTTTCGGCACACGGTCGGCTTTTCCCGTAATGAAATCAGCCGCAGATATGTAGACACAGATCCTGAGTTCTTTGAACCCACGATGTGGCGTCAGCGTAATCCCTCTATTAAGCAGGGTTCAATGGATACTCCTGTTCAAGAGCACGCCTTAGTACAGGATAAGGTTCATCAGTGGCATACACAGGCGCTAGACCTTTATAAGGAACTGCTGCAGCAGGGTGTTTGCCCCGAGCAGGCCCGCTTTGTATTGCCGCAGTCTATGTATACGGAGTTCATTGAGACTGGTTCGCTTTATGGATATGCGCGTCTCTGTGGATTGCGTGATGCTCCAGATGCGCAGAAGGAGATTCGGGATTACGCGCAGCAAGTATCAGTTCTGCTAGCGGAAAAGTTCCCCGCGTCTTGGTCAGCCTTAACTACTGTTCAATAATGGCACGCTCTAACGCAGTCTCAGTAGATTTGAGCACGCTCTAACGCAGTCTCAGTAGATTTGAGCACGCTCTAACGCAGTCTCAGTAGATTTGAAAATTATTTATAATAGTTAGAATGAAAAATTGTGTTGCTGTTTTAACTCGTGGTTATGATAATATTTCTTCTTATCAAAAATTAATAAAAAGAAATAATGATATTAATAAAAATCTTAAAAATAAAGATATAGACTGTTTAATCTTCCACGAAGGAAATATTTTAGAGGAACATCAAACATATATTCAAGGAAAAACACCAGAACTCCGTTTAATTTTTATAAATGTAAATAATGGCCATGCTTTTAAAAAGGAGAAAAATTCTATTCCACATTCCAAAGAAAGTAGTCGTTGGGGTGGAACGGGATATCGTCATATGTGTGCCTTCTGGTTTACGCAGTTTTTAGAATTTACTAAAGACTATGATAAACTCTTACGAATTGATGAAGACTGCTATATAAATTTTAGTATTGATCAACAATTTCAAACATTAGAAAAATATCTTTTTGTCTGTGGGAGATGGGAAAAAGAAGATTATCCTTTTGTAACACGCGGATTATTGCAAATTTCAATTGATATATTTAAATGCGAAAATCATGTTTTATACGGGCCCTACACTAATGTAACAGGATTTAATTTACAAAATATAAGAGAATCAATAAAAAATAATCCAATTGTGAATGAATATATTGATACGATTTATGAAAAAGATGGTATCTATGAACATAGATGGGGAGATCATGTTTTATGGGGTGAATTAATTGTGAATTTTTACGGTATGAATTCTGTTAAAATAGATATTCTTCATTATTTTCATGAAAGTCATAACTTACAATTGTAATACACCAAATTAGTCCACAGTAAAGATTAGTAGATTTCGCCATAATTGTAAAAATATATCCCGTCCTTCCGGCAAAACAGCATCTGTAAAAGACCACGTTTGATGAACAACATATGGATTGCTATTAAGAAGTGTTTCCATAAATGTTGTTGCGCGTGTAACTTTATCGGGCCATACTCCACATTCCTTAATTTTTTCATTAATCCATCCATCTTCGGGAATTGGGCAGTTAATTGATGGGTCCGGTCTCCATCGCCGACAAATTTCAATCATCTTTGCTATTCTACGAACAGTTGCTCCACCTCCACCGGGATCTTCTTGATTCCACGCCCACGGATTTCCATAATAATCTGTCATAAACATACCCATATCCAACTTACGACGAATAAAAATATCCATTTGAACTGTCATAATATATTTTGCATCTATCATTTCATAGTTTCGATAATCGGTATAGAAATTATTATAATCTTGAATTGCCTGTTCACGTGCTATATTGCCCTTAAAAAACCGAATAATATTAAAATGTTCTGCCTTATCACCTAGCAGAGTCCGAATAAAATCCTCATTCTCATCGGAGCAAAAAATATATACAGACATCTGCGGAGCCGCCCACGCAATATTTCGTAAAATATACCAAAAGTTAGGATGCGGTCTTCTCTCCACAATTACAAACGCATTATCAGCCTTCTTAGGAGGAATATATGTCTGCCAGAACCGATCAAGAGCGGGCCCATATGTAAGTAACAAAAAATTGTAGATATAAGGCTCTAAAATATAACGCAAAATATGACATCTATCATTCCAGATTTTTTCTTGTTCTTCCCTTGTTGAAACATTCTGCATTTTTTCAATAATCTTTTTGTGTTCTGTCATTGATAAATCCCAAAGCACTTCAATGCTCATTTTATATAGTAAATATTTAGAAGGTAGGATTTAAACCCGCAATAATCAAAAGTCCATGTCACCAATCTTCATTGATTCTGAAAGAATCTCCTCCAGTCGCTCCTTCTTCTTTTCCTTAATCACCTCTTTCGGCATTCCATTTTCTAGCACAGTTACACAAGGAAGCGAAATAATCTCTGCCTGCTCATCATCGGACATATCCTCAAGATCCAAGACCGTAAGAGGAACACCGAATTTCTTGCACATTGCCTCAACCTCAGGCAACAAGACCTTACATACCTTACACCATTCAGCGCGTACATACGAAACTGACAAAGACATTCTTGCTACTACCAGCAGCAAAAATGTTTTATTATGGGTCAAATTTTTAAAGATGGTATACACTAACACAGAACCTTGCTCAAATCCGAAGGCAGCTCCTCAATTGAGAACTTATAAATCTCGGAAATCTGCTTGAGGTTACGGTGCTCAGTAGGCGTAACCAATGAAATCGCTGTTCCCTTACGACCAAAGCGTCCCGAACGACCAATACGATGGATATAGGTCTCCTTTGAGTTGAGCGACGGAATATCATAATTGATGACAGAAGACACCTGCTGGACATCAATACCACGAGAAAGCAGGTCCGTTGAAATCATAACACGCGTGGAACCGACGCGGAATTCACGCATCCTATCTGCCCGCGTTGCAGGATCCATATCACCGTGAATGAGGGACACTGTAAAGTCCCGCTTAATCATATTGGCATAGAGCATTTCAGCCCGGTCACGCGTATTACAGTAAATCAGCGACTGCTTGATGCTAAGTCCCTCATAGATATCACAGAGAACCTCCAACTTCCACTCATCCTTCTCCAGCGGAACATAATACTGCTGGATACCCTCCAGTGTCACGTTCTCAGGCTCCAGCACAATTCGCACCGGGTCCTGTAGAAGCATTCCCGCAATCTCAAGCACCTCGGGTGGCATGGTTGCTGAGAAAAGACCCACCGCGCATGTCTTGGGCAGACCAATCTTGATAATCTCCCGAATCTGCTCGGCAAATCGCTCCTGTAGCATCTCATCCGCCTCATCCAGAATGAATGAAGTCAGGTTCTTAAAGCTGAGATTCTGCTTGATTGCCAGGTCATAAATGCGACCGGGTGTTCCGACCACTACATGGACACCGCGACGCAGATCCGAGGTATTCTCATTACGAGCAGAACCACCAACTGCTAGAAGCACCTTGATTCCCATAAATGAGCCGATACCTGAATAGACATCCGCAATCTGCTTTGACAGTTCACGCGTGGGTGAAATAATCAGAACCTGCGGTGCAAGTAGTTCCGGATTCACGCGGGCAAGTGAACCAATTACAAATGTACCAGTCTTACCAGTACCCGATTGCGCCTGTGCTAGAATATCCTTACGCTGCGCAAAGGGAACTACTGCGCGTGTCTGAATCTTACTCGGCTGTGTAAAACCGAATGAATAGATTCCACGGAGTAGATTCATTGGAAGATTCATATCGTCAAAACTCTTATAGACCTGCAGGGACTCTGACTGGTCCTCTGCGGCAATTACTCCATCCTTCGTTTCCCTGATTGCTGATTCACTCATTGTATTCATTTCTGCTGCGTTCTTTAGGCTGTGCGACATTTCTCCGTGGTTATATTCTGGGGCAACTTAAGCTTTCAAATTTTTTATCAAAGCATAGACATTCAAATAGGATGGCGCAAGGCCATCATTTGCTAGACAATAATTTTCAAAAAATTTAGACAATTTTTTTACGAGATTTTAACTGGAATTCTAGCACCCAGCAATCTTCTCTGCTAGAGCCCTAGGCATAAAAGGAATAATCGGTTCGCATTCCCACAAGAAGCGATGTCCAAAATATTCCAAATTAAAACTTTCCGGCAAATACTCAAAGTATTTACTTAGGCTCCAAGCAACAGGAATAGGAAGTAACACATGACTCTGCGGTGGCAATACCATGACCAATTGTGTGATTGCAGAAACAGGAACAGCAGAACCCAAAGGAGATGGCAAACTATTCATCTTTTTAAGAACACGAGCAAGTGTTGCAAAGGTGGGTGCGGAAGACCACGAATAATACCAGTTTACATCCACCGCAGTAGAATCCAAATAATATGCGTATACCCATGAAAATCCCCGAATAAATTCAGTCGCCGCCGCATCTGCTTGTGCCGAAGAGGAGAAATGGTATGTTTCCAGCAATGTTCGCCAATTAGGCGAAAGTGCCCCTCCTTCTAGCAGAAACATCTCTGTCTGTCGAAGCATTGGTTCTGACTCCGCCTCTTCTACAGCACGAGCGAAAGGTTCAATCTGCTTGAGAGCCGGTGGATAAAATTTTTCCTTCTGCTTGAGCCATTTTTCCACTCGTCTAGATTCCTCATCCGAACACCATAAAAAGAATTTTCCTAAAACGTGAATGTTAATTTTCCCATCCACCGTTAAACGCAGCTTTTCCTTCATGCAAATATATTCCAACCCATCAAGAATAAAAGAAATTGCATCATCCCGAATTGTCCATCCCAATGAGTGTGGCATAAAATCATTTCCTAGAACCGACATTATTGCCACATAGTCCCGCAACCATACCGACCGAGAAGTTCCATCGCGGCAATGCGCAAGCCAAAGTGTTTCCAAGACAGCCGTAGGATCAAAGAATTGTATTGTCATTTCAGCCACATCCGTAAGAGTACCTTCACCATTTTCACGACACAGCAAAATCCGATTACCAGTCAAATCCGCATGAAGCATTCCTAGCAAAATCAAATCTGCGTCTAAACCATAGACAATCACATTTTTACCAGTCATTGTTGAAAGTCGCCGCATTATCTTGTGTTCTCCTTCACCTGCTGTGTCCGAGCCACTTAACGCACACTGGCTTCCACCCATTTTATTCCATTTTAAAGCCCACGCAGCCAAAAATCTATTCATTTCATTCATAAATGCCGTTCCTGGTGTAATTGCGTTTCGGTCCCATCCTTCTGCAGCCACTGGAAGACTGAGTTCAGCCCGCAAAGCTTCATCCCGTCGTCTTAACCAAACTGACTTAAAACGCCGCAACCTCTGTTGATGAATCTTTGCTAGAGGCACCGGTCCATCTACCGCTATAAATATTTCATCTGTCGGCCCAATAAGACTTACAAGGCGCTCTAACCATACACCTACTTCCCGTCGTAATCCCACTTCATAGGCTTCAGAAGTCACAGACTTAAGTGTTTTCATAGCCGCATAAATAATACAGTTAAAATCAAGCATAAAATGCGAAACTCCGGGTAAACCAAGTGACTTGTAAGAACCCGCAGCATATGCTTTCGCATTGCGTCGTAAAAGATGTCGGTAAAATGAAGGTATTCCCATTATCTATTCCTCTAACCTATTTATTTACGCCACACATCTTTAATTAGATATATACTATAGGGATGGCTCAAGCATTTGCAGCTGGAATTTTAGTAGGACAGAGCCGAGCAGGTATTCTAGATTCATTGGCAGATCAGGCAAAATTTATATCCGAAGAGTTTAAAGGACAAGCAAAATATGCTTTTCGGACTCTTCCGGATATTTTATTGAGTGGTTCGCTTTTCTTAACTTTTATTCTTGGATGGCAACCTGCATTAGCATCTTTCGCGGCTGGAATTATTTCAACTGGTCTAGCACAAGGATTTCTGAGTGATTTGCTGCGTAGTCAATCACCATCACTGGCAAGAGCAGGAGGCGCCTTAGGAGGAGCATTTGACCATTGTAGTGGTCATTTTCCTGGAGCATCATGGTCTCGTATGATGTCAGTTCTTTCTCATAGCAGCAATTTAATTGAAGGTGTTGTACCCTCTTACTACATGTCTGTTATGGGTTATTTGTTTAGTTTCGTAGCGACGCAAGGATTAATATTCAAAGATGAACTTTCCATGCGTCCTACAACGGCTTATTGGCTCCGGATATTCACAATTATGACATTTATAATGGTTGCCGGATTAGGATGTATCCGCGTTGCGACAAATTGCGAACCGTGGTGGGCTGCAATCATTAGTTTAATCTTCGGAATAATCGTTGGATTAATCTTCGTTTTTGTTATTGTCACCACTTTTGGCAGAAGAATCGTAAATGCTCTTCACTTACCACTGCTTGAAAAGCGCATCCCTGATGAAAAACCTATTTATGTCTGTGCTAATCCCTCCGATTAGGACACAATAATTAAATAGACTATAGAATAGGGTAGGATGTCAACATTTATATTTCAAAACATCCGGGATTTTTCATTGAATAGTATCCAGAATTTTCCCTTTTTAATGTCTATTAGTTTTCTCTTTCTAGGTATTCTGTTCTTTCAGCCAACGTGGTCTCTAGTAAGTTTAGGCGTAATCATGGTTTACTTTATTGTCATAATTATACAAACAATATTCGGAAAATTTGCTCCGATGTTAGGCGATGATGTTGTTTCATGGTTGAGTTCTCCCATGCCTGAAGGACCTTCCACTTGCTATCCTTTTAGCGGAACTGCCCGGCCTTTTACATTTCCGAGTGAATGGATGACTCAAACCGCTTTCATTTTGTCTTTCGTCATGTATAACTCCTATATTTTGATGAAAAAGAAAGGCAATAACAAGTTATTTGAAGCCTACATGCGGCGCATGTCAAGGACTCAAATTAGTATTCTAGCATCTTCTGTATTATTGGTTACATTCATGGGTATTCGCTATCAAACTGGATGTGATACGGGATTTAGTATTTTATTAAGTTCTCTGCTAGGATGGGGTCTTGCTGTTGCTTACTGGCATATTCTAGATATCTGTAATACACAACTCAACTCTGATGTCCTTGGAATTACACGAAATATGGCTCCAGCCACAGATGATCCGGAAATTGCGGTTGTATGTACTGGTTAGAGTTGTACTAAAAATCGGATTGCTAGACTACGCCAAATACGACTCGAACCCGCATTTAGATGTGTTGTCCGCTCATTTTGTAGAAAATGTGCCGATAATTCATTAATTACTACTGCTAGACGCTCTTTATCTACAGGTTTGGCTTTCTCAGCAGCCCATTCTTCTATGCTAAAAAGCGGTTTTATATTGGTCTGATTAATCTCATTATGTAGGGCATAAAACCATTCTTCAAATTCGGCTTTTGTTATCACTTTCAGATTTAGACCACGCAGCTCTCCTGAAAAATGACTCTGACATTTTGGACAATTCATCACAGCAAGAGAGACTTTTAAAAAATTTCCCCATAAACTCCGATTATCCACTGTTAATTCCACCTTAACAGAAAATGTATGAAGCAGATACCATAATCGCGGCCCCCAGTAAGCCGACATCCCTGCTAGAATTACGCAAATGAAAAATTTGACTTAACCGCACCTTGCGCAGCATATCAAGCAAAAACAATGGTTCGTATTCCTCGTGGATTTCTAGAAGACCTTTCATCAGTAATTTTCAAACATGACGTTCTCTTCTTAGAGTCGGTGTGTCGTGAACTAAATATTCCATTTCGGGAGGCAAAGAATAAAGTATTGGGTGTTGGCGAAGAGTGTCGGCTTGAAATAACAGGTGATCTAAGTGATGGTTCTACACAATGCGAATTCTGGATTCTTAATCAAGAGACTATGCTTTATAAGCAGTGTCCTGCTCGTCAGATGATTCAATGTTCGGGATGTGAACTTCATAATTCATATAATACGACTCTTTCTAGCAAGAATCAGATTCTTAAAAAAGAAGATCTTGCTGGTCTTCCTGAACTTGAATGGGTCTATCATGAAGTACAAAAGCAACATTTTCTATACAATTCTGTTCAAAACAAATTCTTTACAAAAGACTGTGCTCCTGCAGATGGATATCTTTGGGAAGATAAAGAAACAGAAATTCTCTATAGGATTATTGTAAAGCCAAAGGCTCTATATAAATACAAAAAATTGAAGGCAGCCCGCAACATAGAACATCAGCCGCAACTGCAGAACAATTAGTAATTATAGGAATGTCCGAAAATCAAGAGCCCGTTGCAAGAATACTAGACTTTAGTCATGTGGGAGAAACTCCCAGCATGCGATTCCTCCGTTTATCAAGTATTGAATTTCCGGTTAGGGAGGAAATAGAAGAGGAAGTTGATCCAGATCTTCCGCGATTTAATCCGGGACTTTCTTTTGGCCAACCACAAAGTAGAATTAGTTATCCACCAATGAGGCAATGGCTTCTTGTAGGAAATAAAATTAATAAGAAGAATTGTAAAAGTAAATTTAATCCTAATACACTGGATGACTTCTATAATACACGCTGTGCGCCTGGTTGTACTCGTATTTTCCGCAGATTGATTGATAATCCGGATATTTCTACGGGAAATCTTATGGTAAGTCTTCCATTTCATAAACTGAGAGAACATTTGTCTGATCTAATAAATCCATTTAACAAGTTGCCAAAATCTGAATTTAAGGTTCCTTCCGAAGTATCAGAATTTCTACAAACCACTTATATTTATAAGAAGGCAGATGCGTATCGTTCTCTATGGGAATCATTCGCCCACATTCGCTACCAGATGCAGCGTCTAGTAAATGCTTGGCTCAACAAGAAGTGCCAAAAGAAGATTCTGCCAATTCCGAATTATGAAACAATGGAGGATCCATCGCCTGATAATTGTATAGAGTGGACAGATATTTCAAATCGCTGCGTCTATAGGATTCACGGTGATACTCTTATTAAGAGCATGAAGATGTATCTCCATCATTCAGATTACGGTTTTCCTGATCCACTAACGCCTAAGAATCCAACTACAAATGCGCCTTTTACGATGGGTCAATTGATCCATCTACAGTATCAGATTTACGCTTGGTGCGGGAAGAATAAGAAGCCGGTGCCTTCTATCCTAACTAAATATCATGATGCCAAGTTTAATCTAGACACTCTGTGTATCAAAAATCGCCCTGAGATGACCTATCAGGTGTGCAAAGATTTGTTCAAGGAAATGGATGATGAGGATGCCATTGAAATGTGGCTTGATATTATTGAGAAATATGCTCCTCTTCCCAGTTTCTCTCGGGATAGGATTGAAAAGGAAATTCCTATTTGGATTAAGTCACTTGATGAAGTGGACACTGAGACTACCAAGAAGGGAAAGGCACTACTAAAAAAGTGGGAGGTACTTCTTCCTGATTTGGTTCAGTATTCACGGTTCAATTATTTCAATCGTCCTGATTGGACAGATGAATCACATGTAAAGAGAGTTGTTAAATTTCTATGGGTGAATACATATCACGAGGTTCGTATTTATATTGAATCAAAGAAAGTGGAAAATCAAGCGATTAGTCGTGCTATACAAGCAATCTCCAATCAGAGTATTGAGTGGACACCCATCTTGTATGTGGATAATTCATTTGCATTTGATTTCGTACATGATGCTCATCCAGTTCCTCCTGCTCTTCCAGTGATGCCGCCAGTGTCCATGACACAAGGGCCAGCGTCCATGACACAAGGGCCAGTGTCCATGACACAAGGGCCAGTGTCCATGACACAAGGGCCGCCGTTAAGTTCTGAAATTATTTACTTTATAACTTCTGGAGGACAGCCCTCAACTGCTCCTGCGTCGCCTAGCGCAGAATCATTTGAAAGCGTGGATTAGATGCCACTCATTGGACCCGACAGTTCTGCCGCAACTGAAATGATTCCCGGTCGTCTTTGGTTAGGCGGTATCCGAGCAGCATTAGATGAAAAATTTCTGACTGAAAATAATGTAACTGTTATTTTTAATTGTACGAAAGATATACCATTTATTCAACTTCCCGGACAAATGATTTATTACAGAATTCCCGTTCATGATAATTTGGAAGAAGAAGAGATTCAGAATATGCTTGACTGGAGTCCGGAAATAGTCTATAAACTTCTAAAAGAATATCATGAAGATAAAAATATTCTAATTCACTGTGCTGCAGGAATGCAACGTTCAGCAGCGGCCTGTCTAATGTTCTTGATGACACTTTGGAAGCAACCTCAACAACCTGTTTTTGCTTTCATGCGAGAACGTCGTCCAATTGTCTTTCAACCTTCTATGAATTTTAAAAGATCAGTAGACTGGTATGAAAATTGGCTTAATACAAATATAATTCAAAAATAACAACCGCCTTCAATTACATTTCCAGCAGATGGAATTTCAGATACTTGTGGCGATATCCAGTATTGATTAAAAAACTTTGAAATAACTCCATGATTGAGCCATCGTCTTCCCCGAATACCAAAAATAATCTGTGTTCCTCCCCCGGTGTGTATAGCAGAGATACCTCTTTTCTTTAATTCAAAGCAAACAGGCAGACTCAAAGCACCGGCTCCAACAAAGACAATTTTAGCACCCGTAGCCACACAAGAATCCACAATAAAATTAACACCTCCCCACCATCCCTTCTCTAAGATATGAGATGGCCACGAGCATATCTCTTCTTTATCGCAAATTAAGGGTGAATATCCCGAACAAATCCCGCCGCAAAATTTTGCCTTTGAGGACCACAGTGAAAAGGGAAATAACATGTCCCGTTTTATCCATTGAATTTCAATTGACTCCACAAAAGGAGATACAACACAGAAAGGCGTTTCTATTGCTAGACTCCAACGATTCTCTGGCAAATCCTGATAAAATGGCTCAAGAGCCCGAAGAGGTAGAAATTTTTTTACTTGTGGAACAAACTGCTCAATAAAAATACGTTCCTCCAGTGGTTTAATTGGATTCCACATTGCGATCTCATCCATTAAATGAAAGTTTTCTATCATATATTGGCACCATTCCTGTAGACAATCGGAACCTTCTATGATTTGATTGGGAAAGAGACCTGCGTTTATTACCATATTGCGCCGAATATCACGCGGGAATGGAGCACCATTATGAGTTACAAACCAATGAAGAGCATCAAATTCACTTGTTCCCAACTTTCCTGCTACAAAGGGAACACCTGAATAAATGCGTTGAGAAAGAATACTGCCTCCTTCGGCTATTGTATACGCTGGCCCTTGCGTAGCTGGCGGACCTACAACACCGCCCATTTTCTTTATATTACTTATTTTCGCCGTTCTTATATAGGATGTCTCTATGCCCACCTGGTTCAGTTTTTAATCCGCAGACACTTCGCTGTGTAAAATCAGGAGGTCGTCTTGGAAGACGTATTCAAACTGTACCCGCTGTCACTCGAAGACTAAATACATATCAGCCCGCATATCAACCCGTTACGCGTCTTACGCCGATTCCTGTTTATGATACAGTGCCTCAACTTGCTAGAGCTGTAACACGTTCTATGCGGCAGTCACGACTTCCTGTACTAGCACCTGATTCGCAAAGGAGTTTTTTTATGTCTCAAGGGCCAGCTTTTCCAGCTTTGCAAGGACAAGGGCCTTTACAGACACGAGGGCAAGTACAAGAAAACAGATGTCCTGCTGGAAAGATTCTGAATCCCGAAACAGGCAAATGCGTAAAAGTAGGCGGCCGCGTTCAAAGGCGCCTCCAGCGTTTACCGCAAGAAGGAACTGAAGGAAGCCCTCCAATGCTCTACACACGCAAGGCCAGTAAGATTCCTGTAGGTCCACGTGAAGCAATGAAGAATTGGATTTCAAGCCAATGTGCTAATTCCGAGGAGCCTTTTACAGGAAAGAATTTAAAAGCAATGGCTGATGAGGAAATGGTTTCTCTTATTAAGACAAGTGCTGGAACTTGCCTAAGAGCAGAATATCTTGACCGGCATATTCGGCATGAAAGAGAACGTGGCACTGAGGTAATGGACCCGATGAATCCGCGCAGACAATTGACATTATCTAACATGGACATCTTAGGTAGAACTATACGGCAGGTTGTGCCAGATTATCGTGTTCCGCAATATACAAGGAAAGCTGCAAGAGAAACGCAGCCTCTTCCTCAAGCACAGACCGCAACAAGACAGCCCGCCACTAGACAGACACGCAGTGGCCTCCCCATCCCTCAAGCAACATCATATCCCGACAATTATAAGTTCTTTATTGGTAAAGATGCCCGCAGTGGCAATGATTTCTACAGTGTTTATTACTATGACAAAGATCAAGCCACGGTTACAAATGCGGGCGTTCAAATTCCCCCACAGGCCATTGTAATTGATATTGGTATAATTCCCGCATTCGTAGGCGTTGTTGAATCGGGTAATCCAGCATGTACGACATCAACACTAGTAGAGAAACTGTTGGCTCTTCACAAGAAACAAAAGTTACTGCATAAGTTGGGCAATCAATTAGTTGCTACAATTGAGATGCCGGCTGAAAGGGCTCGTTGGAAGACTCCCGATGGTGCCATTCAACGCAAGTTCTTCCAGCAGGTTTGTGCCTACTTAGATGAACTTGTAAGATAATAAGTAGATATGCCTTCTATTATCTATGGTGGCTTAAGATATACACAAACAAGACATGCGATTTATTGTAAAAAATGTAAGGAAACAATTGAAAGTAAACACGTACATGATTTCAAATATTGCTCCTGCAAGGCAGTAGGAATAGATGGAGGAATATCTGCTGGAAATCGCATATTAGGACATCTATCCGATATGGAAGATAGAAGTATGTATTATGTGGTAGTAGAGAAAAAGAAGGTTTGGTTGCCGCAGACTGTAATTGAAGAACGTTTTCTTAGAATTCAGCATCAAAACATATTACCTACTGCCGAAACATCTGCTCTTATTCCTACGAGAGAACCTGTACCAGAATCCGCATAGGACCACGCAGCAACGGTATAAGTTCCCGGTCCTTCAAAGATACGATGTGCTAGTGACACGGAGCCTCCAGAATTAGCAGGAACAGAAATCATTGTGCTCAAACTCTGATATCCATTTACAGTTAAATAAGTATACCCTGTTCTTAAAGAACCAGTTGTATTTACCATATTATGATTTGCGGAAGCCATTAGAAAAGATGACGCATTTAAGACCACACTTGTTGAGCAAAGAACTTTAGCCACCGTAGTCAGCGATGACTGTAATAATAAATCGCTCCAACCTGAACGAGTTGGGAAAGCCGGAAATGAATTAATTGTAGATACAGCCAACGTAGATGTCCGAATATTAACGAGTGCGATATCTCCTGTATTTCCCCCTCCTGTTCCCGGATCTACAAAACTAACAATCTGTAAGCCTTGGCACCGAATAATTCCCGCTACATCTAAACTATTCTGAGGTACAGTTGTTCCTATTCCTACAAATCCGGTTGTATACGTTGCATTTGAACCAACTTTATTCCATGTTGGGGACAATTCAATTTCATTATCATTTACATATAGATTTCCTGTTAGATTAATATTTCCACTAATATCAATGCCTGTTCCAAAATAAGAAAGCGATGATTTTCCTATAATAAAGCGATTATCTGCACCCCAGCCACCAAGTGTTGAACCCTGTCTGAAAAAAGTGGGACCGTCTCCAAATTTACTGGCAATCCCCTTGCTATAAATGAGTCCATTTACATCTAATGCGCCATCTAGAGAGGAGCCAAGGGGATATTGAACACCAACAATTGTACTCATGTAAACCGGTCCATTGCGAAAAAATACGTTACCGCTGATATCCGCAGTATAAACAGAACTTGAAATTCGCGGAGTGGGAAGCACGGAACCAATATGAATCTGCTCAAAACTGGCACCATCATTCAGAATTGCAATTATTTCATCTGCTAATCCAAGTCTGCTAGAAGCTGTACTGAACTGTTGATTAATATATGTATACGTTGTTGTGCTATTCGCATAATATCCGGGACCTATGAGGGTTGAAAGACCGGCAATGCTAGTGGATGTATTAACTAGCCCAGCCGCAGCAATAGATGAAATGAAACTGCTAAAATAATTACTCGTAGTTGATAAATTTCCCACTGCTGTTGAAGCAGCCGCTACAGCATTAGTACTTAATATTGTGTAAATTCCAGCAGTTCCACTACTGAGTGTACTAAATGCACTACTCTGGACTGTACTAAGCACATTAGATACACCATAAAGTGTTGACAAGACGCCTCCAGTAGTTGTAGATAAACTATTCCAAACACCATATGTCTGTGTGCTGAGTGTGCTAAAGACTTCAAACGTAGCAGTTGATACAGTTCCAAACATCGTTGATAAATTCTGTGATGTCTGGGTGGATTGATTGGAAAGATTAGCACGAGTATCGGAATAGAAGAAGGATAAATTATTTGAACTTGTTCCAACATTCAATGGATTAATATTAGTAATCTGTGAACCGTCACCAACAAATCCAACACCCGCAGTTATTTGCTGGTTTCCTCGTAGTGAAGTATTAACAGTAAGATTGCCTCCAACATATCCGCTTTCAGCAACAGTTAGCATATATCCCGGTGTTGTTGTACCAATACCTACATTTCCAGCCGCTGTGATAACTGCTTGTACTGCACCGTCCGCTTTAGTGAAATTAATAGTATCCGAATATCCCCGATATTGTTGAGCAATAACAACGCCGCTTATATCCAATGTTATGGCCGAAGCACCACCGCTAGCAATTAGATTACTAGTTGTAGTCGCATATAGAACATTCTGTCCATTTACGGCGAGAGCAATTGCCGCTCCAACAGCACCAATTGTAATTGCATTTCCATTACCATCTGCTATACTACTAATATTCTGCCACGTTGCAGTACCGAAATTATCAATAGCTGTTAACAAATAACCTTTTCTAGCAGAATATCCTGGATACAAATTAGGCAATTGAAGAGTACTACGCAGTATAGTCGCATTTGAATTATCAAGCGTTGCCAAAGGAAGCTGATTCGCTAATCCCAAAAAGCCATTTGAGTTAATCCGAGCCACTTCACCGCCGCCAATACCGAATGAGATAGAATTATTCTGTGCTAGAACGGTCGTAGCAGAATTACATGATGTGATTTGGTCTGTTAGATATGTATCAATTGTCCCCGCAGCAACATACTCAAGATCACCATAAATATTAGCCGCACGAACAAAGTGGCCAACTTGACCAGTTGCCTCCTTGAATCGTATGTTAGAAGCAACCAGAACATTATTAGACGATTTCAAATCAGCATTAAGAACATAATTGGATTGCCCGATATTCCAAATTCCATTTGCATCAATAAATCCTAACGAGCTTATATTTCCACGAGTTGAACTTAGACTTGTAAAATTAAATCCCTTTTGCCAACCAGAAGGACCGTTACTGACGGCTTGGAAACGTACATTAGAATTCTCAAGAGTATCAAGTGTGCGCCAGAATCCATTTCCTGAAGCATCTGCCTGTAAATACATAGAACTAACATTTATACTGCTAGGAAGACGAAAGCGTGTTGTTACAAAGTTTCCATTAACTGTAAATGTTCCAGTTGATACACCAGCATAGCCTCGTGTCTGATATAGAAAATTACCATTTGAATCAAATGAAGCAGCAAGTGTACTATTTGCAGTAATTTGAACTACTCCATTTGTAGCTGTACTCAAATTGCTAAATACATCAATACGGGAAGTTCCATTTGTAATGGATGTTCCAGATCCAGTGACACCTGAACCTGAACCAGTATAGTCAGTTCCACCTACAAAAAATGTATTGCTAATATTGATTGGATCAATAACTTGAATAGGAATTTTATCATATTTACCAATAATATTTACATAGACTGCTTTCGTATCAAAATTCACCATTTTCTGAACATTTGTTAAATTAGCACGAATAGATTCAATATCACTCAATCCAATCGCATTTGGAACTGTATCCGTCGGTGTTTGAATACTATTTACAAACCCATTATTTGTTTGTGATGCGAATGACATCCAACCCTATTTAGCAGAATGCGTTTTTTATCCAATATGAAAACGAAGCGTAAGCCAGGAGGGACATGTCTCAAAAATATTATAAACCATATACCTCGGACAATGAATCAGATTCAGATTCAGACTCAGGTTCAGACTCAGGTTCAGACTCGGGCTCCGATGCTAGTATCGCAGACTTACCGCAGAATAAATTTCAACAATTTTTAGCGGGTAGTATATCCCTGAATAAGGAAGAAGACCGCAGAAAGTATGAAAATACATCCACAAAATATTCATACGTTGATTATACATCATCTGGGAAAGCCCAAGAAATCGTAGATACTGCTAAGTTACCCGATCCCAAATTTGAAACGAATAAAAATACAGCATTAATTATGATTAATAGTCGCGATCGTGATACAAATATTTATATACAACCAACTGATTTCTATATACGACTTCCACGAACTTATAAATCAATTACAAATATTGCGATAACACAATTAAAACTTCTTTCCTCTTTTTATTATTTCAGTCCTATTAAGAATAATACCTCTTTAAGTATTTTAGAACTTGGGCGTGTTCGTGATGAAGATGGTGTAGATGTAAGTAATGTTATTGTTTCAAGTATTCGTCAGGGAACATATGATGCAATTAGTCTCGTAAATGAACTTAATATTCAATTAAATAAGACGCCTCTTTTTGCGGATATTAGTGGAGGTAAGGGAGCATTTTTAGCCCGTTTTCAAATCGGCGGTGATTATACAGAACTATTTAATCAACCAGGAGATAATACATTTAATAGTTTAACAGGTACATATGCTAGTGGATTGACGAAAGCAGATATTATTTCTCGATATTTCTATTCAGCATCAACAAACTTAACAAACCAATTCTATAGTGGAGATGAGGCAACAGTCGCATATTACTACCCAATTTTAAAAGAAATGATGTTAGATCCGGCTCAAATTAATCTGCTTACATTATCAACACCTGATTTGCTAGCAGCCAGCACTAGTGGAACAACAACAAATACTTCAGATACATTAAATGCTACAGGCGAACAACCGTTTGACCGAATTGTATATGGATTTCGCGGATTATCTGACGTGTATGTAACAGCAGTTGTTAAACTTGCCGCAAATCAAACTTTTATGGATGCATATAGACAACTTAACACATATAGCTTTTTCTTAGCAAATAAGTACACCTGCTCGTATGACACAACAGTTGGACGATTCAAAATCATTGCACCTTCAATTAATACGAGTATTAATTCAGATTTGAACTTTGTTTACAGTAATGCATTAATTAAACAGATTACTAGTGGAAGTAATACTGCAACGCAATATGCTACTCTTCAAGCAAGTGTAACAAATCAAAACGCAGCCATTGGCGATTTTTATTCTTTTATTCATCAGAATATAACTGACTCATTTGCGATTGATTATGGAAAATATACAAGAACATTCTTTGCTAATACATCAAATGAAATATCAACCTATGATGCCAGCGGTATTATTGGAATTTATGCCACACAGTTAAGCGCAAATATTGTAAATAGGCAAATTGATACATCATTAGTTCTTCCAGCAGATATAAGCGGGACATGGCCGCTTTTAACATCCAATGTTACAAGTTATAGCAATTACTCATCTCTAGTCCCTATTGACACAAATGGTTACATAGATATTAGTAACTCAAGTGAATTTGTATCTGGATATGTGGATGTTCCTTTTAAAGTTGAACCAGTAACTTACACTCAGTTTACATTTAAAAGTCGTTGCCGGCAAACAATGTCTTTTATGACATTGCCACGAACTGCAACTCAAAAAGCAATAGCCGATGCATCTGAATCATATATTATACCCCCAACTCTTTTTGACGCTGATAATGTGTGTATTCTTGACCCTTCTATTCAGGCAAATCCGACTTTCTTCATGTTTGATATTAGTCAAAGTATGTTTGAAACAAGCGATAGTATGATTAGTGGAAATAATTATCTTAATTATATTCGTCAACAAAAACCGATTTTCACAAGATCGGTTCAATCAACAGATTTACTTGTTCCCGATAATCGGTCACGTATATTCTTTCAACTTAATACAGATAAATACGAACAAGCAGTTGATGTTAGCAATTATATGTTTGATGTAAAATTCAGAATTGATGCAGAAGCAAATCGTACATTTCCGGTTGATTTTGATGTCTATATGTATCGCGATAGAGCAGCATTTATGTATGATGTAAGTAATGCTTTAGTACCGGGTTCAGTCTATATGCCACGACCAAAAAATTATTTTAATAAATATACATCAACTGCGGGAGCTTCTTCATTAGAAATAAATTTACGCGTGATTGGTAATAACCGATATTTTTTCTATCTTCATACACGAGCAGATAATTATGGTCAATTTATAATTAGACCATATTGTGTATTATCTTCACCTTATGGAGTAAAATATCCTGTGACGAATGATTTATCATTTCGGAAAATGCCATTTTTAAGTACAATTACAAATCGTAATCCGGCCATTTATAATAACCAATTTTACACATATGATCTATCATCAAATTATATTGCGGGATATGATAGTAATAAAGTAAGTAATGATTATCTAGATTATCTGATTAGGACAACCGATAATGAAACAGGATATGACCCAAATAATGGCGCAGCCTACAGTTTTAAGAAACTGGGTCCTTCTTCATCCAATATAGGTTCTAATATAACAACACGGGATAAAAGTCTATGGTTCTACTCAAATTCCTCCAATATTATTACAAATGTTGTTTCAAATAGTGTTTATATTTCATCTTCAAACATTTCAAGTTTCAACCTCTTTTCAACTGCAAAGACAACTTTTAAAATTATAAATCCTTTCATCGCAAATACAATTACAAATCCCGAAATGATAATTATTCCGCGTGAACAAACGGATTTAACATATTCAAATACTCCTCCAATTATTTCAAGTTTTACAATGTTTCCTGTTACATCTACTATTGTAAATGCGCAGCCAGTCTACACAAGTACAGCAAAAGTATCCTATAGTACAATTGGATTAAGTTGGTCTAGTATAACAAATACATTCAATGGAAGTTATGATTCAAATATAAATTGGAATCCCACGATAAAACCCGCAGTTGTTGGTTCGCCTCTTTATTTATGCGATAATCCTTCTGCGATTACGTATGATTGTAGTTATAATCCCTTACCGCCAGATTATTCGCCACCGCCAACAGATACTACAACTTTATCATTTGGTTTTGATGCTAGTGGCGTAACTGGATTTACATTTCAACCTCCATATGATATATTCTGCGGTATTCAAGAAATGGTAATTAAATTCGGATATATAAATCCAACATTTACAGCAACACCTTTCTTGCAAAATGGTCTCAATCAACCCTCTTTGGATCTTCAATATTATAATAGTAAAATAAAATTTCTAAAAATTTATCGTACTACAAATATATTAAATATAGATCCATCTGCTCTAGCAAATATATCACCGCTCATGACGCTTCAGCGAAGTAGGATAGTTCAAATTGGTTCATTTACACCCGCAGCACCAGGTCAACTAGAGCCTCTACGTAATCGTAATCCAGAGTGGGGAACATATTATACATTTGATATTTGCGGTTCCCCAACACCGCTAAAACCTTATCCACCCTATTATAAACCAGATGGAACAGGTATTCAAGAACCTGCACCACTAGCAAATACATACTCGGTCATACCAGTCAACAGTGATGGAACCCTCGGAGCATTTTACGCATTATCATTTACAAAGCAAGTTTTCAAATACACTTCAGCCGATAAAAACTTATTGGTTGATTATCAAAATAATTATCTTTTAACAAAACGCAATACGCCGTATCAATCCACCAATCCAACCAATTTCCAAATTCAATTACTTGCTCCTAATAACCCTGCAGTACACTTGATTACAAAAATAAGTTATACAAATACAGCCGCAACATATGATCCTGCCCAAGATATCAGCCGATTTGGTGATGGAACTATTGCTGGAATCTCAGGAGAACTAGCAGATACACAAATCTTCTTATACGATGACTCGGTAAATAGAAGCCAAGATGTAATTAGTGCTGATGTCCGATATGGTCCAACACGCGTCGCTGATTATAATAAAACTAGTGTGAATGATTCGGCTGCTTGGGGGAAAGAGAAGGGAACTATTTATAAGGCCCGTGACGATGATTCGGGATATAATTTCTTATCCTATATTCACGACGTGGTCATCCGAAAAAATAATACTAATGTTCTAAATGTTCGCGGTTATGTTCCTACAGCACGTTTTACATCGGGTATGCGATTTATTGGAAGAAATTGGACTGATTTTGGTGTTCTGACGCTGAATGAACTTATGGAAGATATAGATGCTCTTGTTGGTGGAACTCCAGCTATGAGTATAGACAGCAGTGGAAACATTGTAAATGAATCTGTGCGATTTACAAATGGTAATTTCTATAGCCGGCATTATGCGCTAGCACTTATCCGATTTAATAATTCTTTTAAAGTGAAGAAATCATTAGGACTTGGTCTAGGTTCTGCCACATATCTCGGAGAAACCTTCGACGGAACAGCCGTTGCCAATGCTTTCAGATTAGCATTAACACAATATGTTACACTTTATAATAGTATTCAAACTAATCAAGCAACTGTGAATGCGGCTTCAACAAACGCACTCATAAGTCTAACAAATTATGTGAATATTCGTTATCAAGGTATTCTTCCACCGTCCTTCTTAAAACGTTCTCGTCTGAGTGACCCGATTCCATTCCAAATCCGTTTCAAATCATCACTTATTGCGCCCTATTCTGCTGCTTTTGATGAATGGGGTCTCGGTTGGAACTTGGGTTTTGATAAAATAGATACAACCTTTGCAACTCAGCAAACAGCAATAACATTTATTCGTATTATTGATGATTATATCTATCTCAAAATGAACGACGAGATGGATATGAATACAATTGACATTAGTGAAAAGGAATATTTGAATCAATCACAGGATACATTCGGCCAAAGTTCCAAATATTTCGCAAAACTTCTTCTGAATACATTCGGAAATTTTTCACAGACATATATTCAATCCCCTAAAATATTTAATCCGGTCTTAGGCAAGTTGGATAAATTCCATTTCCAATGGGTTGACCGATTTGGGGCCGTTATCAACAACAATGACTGTGAATTTAATATTACTCTTCAAGTTGAGGAGTCGATAGACCAATTGGCAAAATCAAATACAATTGATAGTGGTGTAAATAATGTATCCGCCAAGTTTTCTTCTGCTAGTAAGTAGAGCATATGGCTGAACTCAAAGATAATACAAAAGTAATTTATTGTCCGTCAAGAAATCCCTATGATGAGGAGCCTTTACGTGGAGTAGATGCTTACAATTCACTGGAGCAAGCATTTCCCGATATCTGTTTGAAAAGCCATTGGGATCCGACGCTACTAGCAAATCGCTTTATCTTACCGCCGACTGAAGGACCGCTCCCGACTGATTATCGTCCTTTTACCCGCATTTGTACAAATTATTTCACAGGAGATCGTGGTTCGGGTCTGGGTCCCTATACGGGCGGTGAAGGTTTAGCAGTCAAACCTATTCGCATGGGTGGTCGTGCTTCCACAGACATGCCCTATGGTGATTTTGCTAGAGCCGTTGATAAAGAAAGTGACTTACATAATCTTTCTCGTCGGTTGACCAAAGGATGTACCGAGTATCAGTATATGCCGGAATCACCGCAGTCACTCAGTCAACAAATGGAGCAGGTCTTTCCTGAACAAATGGTGATGACTGTACAACAGCAGAAGATCCTAAGTGAAGTGAATAGACCGAAAGCAACAATTCGTGGAGAGCCGTTTGATTGCCGAGCCCTGGAAGATTGTCGTAATTCAGCTGTAAGTCAAAGACAATTCAATAATCCGACAAAGTATGATCGGCAACAAAAGGCTATCAAAGCAGCCACTGAGAATGGACAGCAGAGAACAGACGGATATTCTAGCCGTGTGTAAGTAGAATCAATGATTTATCGCTTATATCCTATGATTTGGTATAATTCTAGGATGCAACAGCATGAAACTGTATATGGAATCACGCCTGAACCAGCAGCAGGAACCTGGCTTTCTAGCAATTATCGTTGTGATTCAGCCAATACTAAAGACCCTCTTTATGTAAATAATCGGCATTATTATCAAATCCTCAGCGATAAACAGCCTGTAACATGGACTACTCTGCTAGAATGGTTGAATTCTGCAATAACACAAGGTGTTGCTCTACAGGATACCGCACCAAAACCAAATCAGAGTTTTTATATTACTCTATAAGCACATAATCTGAATTATTAGTAGGGATGCGACAAATACTTTTCAATTTATTACTAATGATAGGTTTCTTATCTCTGATTTTATTGGTTTTGCCTTTTCTGCGCCCGCAAAAAGTTCAAGGCCCCTACAATTTACCCAAAATCATCTGGCAGTATTGGGATAAAGACCCTCCTTCAATGATTAAAACAATCAAAGAGAATAATGCGGCCAAATTAACAGGATGGAAGATTAATTATTTAAATGAAAATACGGCGGGACAATATATTTCACCATTTGACTATCCGCCAAATTATAATGAATTAAAGCCCGCTCATAAAGCCGATTGGCTTCGGGTCTATCTATTGAAACATTATGGAGGAGTCTGGATGGATGCATCTATTATTATTAATGACCCGCAGGCAATTGATGCCTTGTATGCTCAATCTATCCAACAACAAAGTGAATTAACTGTTTTCCAGTTCAAATCTCCACTTAATGTTGAAAATTGGTTTATTATGGCGCCTGTTAATAGCCGAATGGTGGAAGCATGGTTCTCGGAATATGATTCGGCCATTCGCATGGGCTTTATGAATTACAAAAAAATCTTATGGAGAGAAGGTGTTGATACCAGTTGCGGAAGAAATGAAGACAAAATAGAAGAGACATATTTTACTCAACATTATGCTTTACAGCGAATTATACAGAATGAATTAGTTCCTAACCCCAATATAATAGTAAATGAAGCAAAAGAAACAATGCTTAAGATAGACTTCTTATGTGATGGCAAAAGTAAAGAAGAGACAAAAGCATGTTTAATCAAGAATTACTCGGATTTTGAAAGTCTTCGTCGGCTTCCTTATATAAAAATTAATGGTGCCAATAGAGATCTTCCAATTAAGTGGAACACATACTTTGAAACAAATTAGTTAACCCTAATAGGGATGAAAATTGGTCGTAATTTTCTTACAATACTATTGTCAGCAATACTAGTATTGTCAGTTGTACTTTATTTAACAATACAGGCGCAAGAACAAGCACAAGCCCAGTATAACATACCCAAGATTATCTGGCAATTCTGGGATAAAGATCCGCCCCTTATGATCCAGCAAATGAAGGAATATAATACAAAACGTTTAGACGGTTGGGATATTCGTTTTCTAAATGCGACCACAATAAAAGAATATATTCCCGACTCTGCCTTGCCCTCAACGTTTGACAAATTTTTGCCCCAGCACAAAGCAGATTGGTATCGTCTATATCTTCTTAAAAACCACGGAGGATGCTGGATGGATGCTTCCATTATTATTAATGAGAAAGGGTCAATAGACAAGATTCGCAATGATTCCTATGCTAGAAAGAGTGAACTAACAGCGTTTCAAGCAAAGACACCGTTGAATATTGAAAACTGGTTTATAATGGCTCCTGAAAATAGTCCTGTTATAACGCTCTGGTTTGATGAATACAACGGAGCGGTAACAAATGGCATGGCTGAGTATAAGAAATTTATCATTAAAGATGGTGTAAATTGGGGACTTGGCCGTGAAAATTCAAATCCCGTTGAAGTGGAGGATACCTATTTTACCCAGCACTATGCCTTACAGCGAATTCTCCAGAAGAATTTACATAAAAATGCTCCGATTTATATTCTGGAATCCAAAGATACAATGCATAAGTTCTTTTATGATTGTAATAAGAATGAATGGACAGACGAACAGAAGAAAGCATGTTTTGCTAGTAAGTTAAAGGACCATAAAGGAATGCGTCAACTTCCGTACATCAAACTGAGTCAGCATGAACGAAAATTAAATGTGGATCTAACGGAATATTTCGCCGATAAATAACCGTAACTTTATTAGATGTGGGCAATAGACTCCGTTAAAACCTTCTGTATTAATCTAGATAAACGCACTGAACGCTGGGAGCGTATGATTGCGCAGCCTGAAATTAAACGAATTCCGAATTTGAAACGCTTCTCGGCGGTTGATGGTTCCACGCTTAACATAGATACGGATAATCGTGTGTCAACACTCTGTCGCTATAATATTAAAAATCACACGCGCAGAAGTCACGATATGCTGGATTCAATTGGTGGAGTTGGTTGTGCATTAAGTCACATTACACTCTGGCAGAATCTTGTAAAAAGTCATGAGAATGTGTTTCTTGTAGTTGAAGACGATCTTGTCTTACAATCGGGAGACTGGTCACGTATTCGGCGCCTTTTTGAAGAGAATGAGTGGCTCCATGATTCTACAAAATGGGATGTCTGGTCGGTAGGAAATCTCAGATGTCGAGCAGGAGCTAATAAGCCATTTCCCGATGAAGGTAAGAAAGAGAACAAATGGCTTCAATGCAAAGAATTTGTCGGATTTAATTCTTATTTTATTTCACGCACGGGAGCACAGAAACTTTTAACCGAATGTTTTCCGATTCAACACCACATTGACTGGTTTACGGGATTTTATGCACAAACCCATCCCGATTTTAAAATTGTGTTCAATAAGCAAATCAATCTAGACCAAGATGAGGCATATGCTGGAAAGGAATTATCGGATATTAGAACAAAAGATACCTGTTATATTTGCGATTTGCCTTCAGATGTGGAAGCCAGTCATATGATTTTAAAAAATGAAACATATAATGATAGAGTTTTTATGCTAGTTTCAATTGCTATAGCAATAACAGGAATTTTTGCTTTGCGACGAATTAAGATGATTTAATGCCCACGGCCTCTTCCTCGGATGCCACCACGACCCCTTCCACCCCTGCCTCCACTTGAAGCCTTTGTATCAGCAGCCAATTTATATGCCGCAGCACAGTCAGCCACACCAATAGTCTCAGCAGCTAGACCTGCTGGAAACTTGGCGAAAATCCTCTTGGCTGCACCGCCGCGATAGAAGAATAGTCCATAAGGTCCCCTCTTAATTGTATAATCCCCTATGACACGACAGAAGGTTGGAAGACTAGAATCAGTATCCTGTGTTCCACCTGTTTTGTTCTTGAGTTGTTCACATAACTCAGAAAACTCTGTATCTGTCTTATATGACTGTCTAACACCATTCCATTCTACATAAGCGCCATACTGACCTTTCTTCAAGAGAACTGGCATTCCATCTAGATCTCCTAGAGAATCACCCTCCTTTGCCATGAATAGAGCCTCTGCCTCTTCCTGTGTGATTGTAGCCGCATCCGTAGTGGGAGGCATCGCAGCAAACTCGGCTTTTTCTACACCGGGCGTTTTCTTGATAAGAAGTACACCCTTCTTGGTATTTGCAATTGAAATAGTACAATTCTCTAGAGTAAATTCCTTGATTGATTTTGTATTTCCTGCTCCTGTGGAACCTTCTGCTCCGGCAGCTGCATTATCTCCAACGCGATCCTTCATCGTATTCCACAATCCATCTAGAATAGCAACCCGCTCCTTCTTTCCGTGAGAAACCAAATCCAAGTCCTCTTCCATTCCAGCAGTAAATCCATAGGCAAAGATATCCGAGAACCGAATATCCACAAAGTCAATCACTGACTTGCCGAGTGATGTCAGATGAATCTTATCCTTGTCACCACCCACATCCTTCTTTACAGTGGTCTCCTTTACAGCACCCTTAGGGCCCACTTTTTCCAACTTATATAGATCTACTGGAACTCCTTTACTAGTCTTCTTCTCCACATACTTGCGATCAAGGATTGTTGCAATCAAAGAAGCAAATGTTGAAGGACGTCCAATACCCTTTTCCTCCAACTGCTGGACAAGTTGGGCCTCTGAAAACCGTGAAGGTGGCTGTGTTGCGACTTGCCGCCCCACCATATCGGACCATTTTGCTTTTGCGTTTTTGGAAAGGCTATCAGTCTTAGCAAACTGCTCATCTTTCTCAGTATCATTCTCCTCGTTCAGAATCTTCCAGCCCTTGAATACGAGTGTGCTAAGAGAACCCTTCCATTTCTGCTCGTCAGGAGCGCCTTCCAATTGAAAGGTAAATGATCTGCTCTTCTGCTGAGCCGCTGCCATCACAGACTGTAGGGTCCGCTTCCAAATATGAGAATACACCTTGCGATCCTGGTCAGACCATGTCTCCTCAGTGGGGAGTGATACAAGATCCATGTGGGTCGGATGAATTGCTTCGTGCGCCCCTTGAACTACAGCCTCCTTTTCAGCTTTTGCCTTCTTCTTTTTCTTACCTGCGGTACCTCCTCCCCCAGAAGCATGGCCAAGATAATTCTCTCCATATTTCCCCTCCACAAATTCACGGCACTCTGCTAGACAGTCCGGTCCCAAAATAGGATTATCCGTTCGCATATAAGTAATATGACCTGCCTCATATAGTCGCTGAGCAATCATCATAGATGTCTTCGGATTAATATGATAGACTGAAGAGCATTCCTGCTGGAGAGAAGAAGTAATGAGTGGCATTGGTGGAGACTGATTCATAGTCTTATCCGTAATATCCACCAACTTTCCGGCTGCTGGAACTGCTGACAGATATTCACGGACTTCATCCAATCCTTGAGGAAACCATGTTCCTGTACTAGCAATAGGGAAATCTAGGCCAGCAGGTGTGAAATTTGCCTCATACACCCATGACTGCTTAGAAGCAAATCCCGCAATCTCCATTTCCTTGTCAAACACAAGATGGAGTGCAGGAGTCTGGCAGCGTCCAGCAGAAAGTCCGTATGCGATATTCTTCCATAGAACAGGAGAAATGGAGAAACCCACTAGTAAGTCTAGCATAGAACGAGCAAACTGTGCTTGAACCATCGGTCCGTTCAAGCGTTTATTCTTATCTGCCACGGACGCCTGAATAGCAGTTTCTGTTACCTCGTGGAAAATCGCACGGGGTGTAGTCTCCGGTGACAACTTGAGCAACTGACAGAGATGCCACGCAATTGCCTCCCCTTCGCGATCATCGTCTGTACCCAGCCAGACTTCAGTGGCCCCCTTCGCCGCATCCTTAATTTCTTTAACGGCCTTTGTCTTTCCTTTGAGCACTTCAAATCGTGGATTCCAACCGCTTTCGCGACCAAGAGCATCCAGTGATTCCTCCAAGCCACGAACATGACCCATACTAGCGATTACTTTCCATCCGTCTCCAAGGAAGGAGCGAATTTTCTGGCACTTTGCCGGTGATTCAACAATAAACAGACGCATTTCGGATATTCCTGTATGTGCCTAAGTATTTTGCTGGTATTCAAATTTATTTCATAAGGAGCGTTTGTGAAATTAAGAACTGTGCTATAACCGTATAGCACCAAATCGCAGGAGCCTCGTGGATATTGCTAGTTAGAAGCAATCCAAACCAAGGACCTGCTAGAAGCATCGCAATAATTGGTTTTGCTTGAAAGGTTACAAGGGTGGGAATGAAAAGCATAAAGAAATGAAGGGCGATACTTGGTGTGTAATAATTCGCCCCTGCTGCTCTTAATCGCACATTCCATGCGACATGGCGCTCCCCTGTGAAAGCACAAGTTTGTTTACCACAGAGGGGTTCATTGCGTGTGTCACAGAGTTCATCGTCTTTTACATTAAAAATGCGGGAAAACAGGAGGAGTCCAGCAGCAATTGACATGTAGACAAAAATCCACATTGGTTTCTCCACAAAAGCAAAGAGCCAGATATTCCAGAATACTGGCTGAAAGGATATATGCAAGTAGCCAAGATTTGTAAGAAATTTATTCCACGGATCATCGCATTTGTCAATAACAGAATACTGAAAGAACTGTATAATTTCCATTAAAGCAAAATACAGAATACCGATCGCAGCATATTTGTTTATTGTAAAAAAGTATAAACCCAGCAATATGCCTCCAAGACCTATTGCTAAACTCATTGGTTGAGAAAAACACATCACCCTAATTCTTCTGCTGCTTTTGTTTACGCGTCTGCTTCTGCTTCCTCTGTTTTCTCTGCTTCCGAGAACGAGTAGGTTCACCACCAGGTGGGGGAACGCCACCATTTCCGAAGATTAGCGGAGGCATTAGAGCACGGCCTCTAGCAGGCCCTGCAACTCCTGCGACAGGCGCAGGACGAGAACGCCGAGGAGCAGGCGGAGGAACTAAAGGACCCGGTGGAGGACGAGGAGGAGTCTGCATTTCTATTATTCCTCAATATATAATTCCGGCTTAGGAAAGCCATTAAATTCAGACGCAGTAACTGTTGTATACGCGCCCATATTATCAAAGCGTAACCAATCACCTTCATCCATCTCAGGCATCATAAAGTCTTTCCCAAGACAATCCCCCGAATCGCATGTTCGGCCATAGATTTCTGCCGGATAGATTTTAGCGACTCTGCCAGAAATCTTTAGAGGAATTGGCTTAGGCCGCTGGTGGTCAAACGGAATATTACTAAATGAACCATAAATGCTTTCATTAATTGTATAACGCCAACCTTCCCCGTCAACACGACGCTTCTTACCGATAATAGGAACATATAATGTAAAAAATGTAGAAGCAAAATAACGTCCGGGCTCAGCAATCCACGTAACAGTATTTGATGCTGGACTAAAATATTTGTGGCGAGCCCTGTTAATTTCCTGGGCGCATGCGTGAAGTGAAGCCGCATCTGAAAGAAACCCCCCGCCGATATCAATTGTGTTTATAGGCTTTCTCTGATATGAAGAAAGTAGATTCCGAAATTCAGAACCCGTCTTAATCGCATTATAAAAATTCTCCGGTTTTCCACATTCTGATCCAACATGAAAACTAAACCCGGAGCATGTAATCTCGTACTTCTGTAGTTCCCGACAAATCTCGGGCCACCAAGCTGCTGGAGCTCCAAACTTTGCCGAGAAAGGCTGCTTTGAACCCTTATCATCTACTAGCAGACGAACCATTACTGATCCCTTCCATCCATTCTTCTTGAGTTTTAACACCTCCTCAGGTGAATCAATAACCGTTGTTGTTACATCTAGGCTCTGAACTGCGCCAATTTCATCAATAATCTTGCAGGGATGTGCGAAGATGATAGGAATTTGCGGTGTTGCTAGTGCTCGGACTTCGCGCACTTCTCTTAATGAAGCACAGTCAAAACCACTACCGTATTGTGCTAGAGAACCCATCAGAATTGAGTTATTGTTACACTTAACGGCATAATACGGCTTAATGTAGGGGAGGGTAGAACGCCAGGTGGACCACTGATTCTGCAAGTTTTTTCGATGTCCCACGAAAAAAGCGTTGTTTTTTGTAAGAAGAGTTTTCAGGAGGGATTCCAGTGTTGTGTATGTTATATTGCGCGAAAATTTTTAAGTCCTAACGCCGGTTTCAAAGAAAGAACGGCAGAAAGAAATGAATATTGAGCAAAGCATGAATACGAATATTAGATAAAAGAGGGGTGGATAAAAGGTCTTCAGGAATATAAAATAACTAATTATGAATGCTATCTGTAAAATTGCTTTAAGTGTGTCGTCATTATTTGGTGTTGCGTTCATTTCTTTTCGGTTGTTGCAACTGTCTCCGTGGCTTGTTTTTCAATTTTTAGGCGCATGGCTTCAAGATACTTTTGATAGCCGTGTGTCTTAATCGGGTCATATGAAGTGCCGAGCATAAGAGCACCCAGTTCATGCGCCCTTCTCTCAGTGGGAGATAGCCATGCCAGAAACTGTTTAGTTTGGTCCATTGCTTTTTGTTCCGTGCTGCGGATTTTCAATTTTATAAGTAGGAATGGAAACACCTGAAGAAGCACCCGAAATTACAGAGCAGTCATTGCTAGGAAATACGAACCAGGCTAATCAGAACAATCAGGCCAACCAGAGCAACCAGTCCAATCAAGCCAATGAAGCTGAGAATCAACCCATTGAGGCTAACGAGGCCAACGAGGCTAATAAGACCAATAACAAGAACAAGAACAAAAACAAGAAGCCAGTTCTTTATAATGCTGAATCCGAAGAAATTGTATATAAAAATATCCAAAATCTAAGCCCAAATAATTTATTTGCGGTTACATCGCGACTGTTCACTAATCCAAATACTCGTCACAGAAAACGCAAGTATAAAAGCCGCAAGACGAGAAAAACCCGCGGCCGTAAGTAGGGATGCTTCTCAAGCAACTTACACAAAAAGTAAAAAAAGCGAAACCTATTTCTTTTTATAAACCGGGTCGTATTATTCATGCTAGAAACACAACATATAAACTCAGCAAACCCTATGGGAAAATCCGAGATGGCCGTTTCGCACCACAACTTACACCTCAGCAGATGCTAGAAAAGGGAGTTTTTGAAGGCCGTTATATAAATAATGACACTGCAGAGTTCCCCCGCGAATGGTTCCAAGCGGCTCTTACACGAAAGAAACTCAGTCCTGAGAAAGCAAATGAGCAGATTAACATGTTCAAAATCAAAAGTCGTCTTCCGCTATCACAATGGCGTTTAAATGGCTGGATTCCTTCATCTAAAAAGGTTACGAGAAGAAGACAGTATGATATTCTTTCTTCCAGCAAAAATCCCGACACCAAAGGGTGGTTTCAATGGTATTGCCGGTACTTTATTGGCCGCCGCCTACCTGAATTGGATACAGTCCAAAAGAAGCGTTGGATAGCCTTTACTCGTCACGCCGGTGCAGTTCGTAAGAATTGTACTGCTGGAGATCTTCAGTGCAGGCCTAGACAGAGACAAGCACTCCTGCAGTGGGCTTACCGGCCAACTATTTAGTGCGTTTAGACTTAAAAAGAAAGCCCTAGACTAACATTGTGAAGGAGTCTTACTCTTTCGCACTGGTCTATTAGCTCATTTGGTAGAGCGTGTGGCTGTTATTGTCGTGTTACAAGAACACTTACCGCAAGGTGCTGGGATCGAAACCCAGATGGACCGACCTTCCTCTGAAATAGTTAAACTATTTGAGAAGATTTCAATGCTTTCTTGTTTTTCTCTGCTTTCTGTTCTTTCGCTTTCTTGTCTGTGTGTTAGGCTGATTTTCAAGCATATCAATTACCCGAGTAAAGTCGTTATATTTTACCGTCTTAGGATAGCCCTCCGGTAAAGGACGCGTCCAGATAGTCACTTCTTTTGAAGACTCCGGAACTGTTCTTGTTTTTGTTTCAGCATAATGTGTCTGTCCCATATATTCATAGGATTGACCCGGAACATATTCTTCATGCGCAGGCGTAACAATTGTTTTAGTTGTTGAAGTCCATCCCGTAGAATTTAGTGGTTTTTCTTTCTCTTCCGTTGAATATTCAAAATAATCACTTTTTGGAACTATTCTTTCTGTTGGTGTACAGTTCATGTATTGTGTAGCATATTGTGGCATTCCGGCACATGAACTAGTCCTTTCTGTTTGATTAGGAAAATACTTATACCCTAAGTTTGTATATCTCTTTATCAGATCACTCTTTTGGGCTTCAATTTGCTTATTTCTATTTTGCTCAGCACGAGTATTGTTATCTTTTTTCAGTGTAACAATTTCATTTTGAAGAGTCATAATTTCATTTTGTATGGGGGTTATTAATTTACTTTTTTCTTGTTGAAGTTCGCTAATTTTTTGAATCATCGGATTATATTTAGGGAGAAATTGTGCTTCAATTTCATCTAATAACTTTCCTTTTGCTAACTTTAATCTTCTTTCAGTATCTTTTTTGTTTAAACCAACAAGGCCAAAAATTTTTTGAGATGAAGATTTAGCCTCCTTATATTTCGCTAATCTTCCATTTTTGATATCTGAAATGTAACGAATGTTACTCATTTCTTCTCGTGTGTTTTTAGCAAGTTTATCTGCTTGATTTGCCAGGACACCGATTTCTTGAAAATTATTTTCTATCTGCTCAACTTGCGATTTTAGCATATTTAGTTTATTTTGCTTTTCTTCCAAAGTTTCCATTCTACAATATTAAAATATTATTTCAGAAGATACGCTGTCACACCAGCAGCAGTTCCGCACAAGAATGTTCCCCAGGCCATATCCACTAAAGTCATTTCCAGCGTGTATCCCCGCAATGTGGCAAAATTTGTTAAATCATATAGCCCATACATAGAGAATCCTAATGTGGCACCAACTGCAAACGCTTTTCCTGGATTTTTGGCAATGCTGCTGTCAGCGACCTGAAATACAAAAAACCATACTGCAAGAGCAATCAGAATATACACAGCCACCGCTGGTAGAAATCGAATTGTCAACGGAGACTTCTGAATATCAGCAAACAACCGCGAATGATACTCCGCCCGTGCCATTAGCCAGAACAAATCTAAGAATAAAGATACCCCGAGAATCAGGCCAATCTGTTTAAGATCGGTAGCGTCTAACATCTATTTACCTTCGGGATATAAAACTTGCCGACCATCAAAAACTAATGACAGAGGAAAATATTTCTCTTGAAGCATATTCTAGCCTCCTACAAGGAAGTATCACATATATTCTAACAAAATCCGACACTACTTGGATTCCCTATGAATTTCTCCCCTCCACAGTTCAAACAAAAATGTTGCTCTGCGGCTCCAATAAATCCCCGATTTTCTTAACAGACTGGAAGTATATTTTACAAAACCCAGGAATGGCGGATTGGTCAGTTATCTGTTCAATTATCAAGCATCTTCCAGCCCCTGCTGTTCTATACATCACCCATGATATCCATGTTCCGCCGCAAGCATTGACTTTTTTCCAGAAAGTGATTCCGAGTATTAGTTGCTCAGTTATTATTGAACGGACGGAGGCTCAACTTCCAACTCTGAATTTTCCAACAATGGATGCGATGTTTTTTCCCATTATCTCTGTTCCACAAATTCCAGCAATGACGGCGATTTTCCAGCAGATTATTCGTCAGTTTCCGAGTATAAAAGCGATTGATACAAATTCACTCTTACAGCAAGTTGCGCCCCTCAAGTTGGGTCTTGTCTTAGCAAAAAATACTGAGGGAAAATGGCGAATTTATTGGTATCGGCCTGAGGAATCTAAAGCACCTAACGAGGGGTTGTTGAAGGCGCAGATTGCATCATGGCTCCGGGCCTTTGCTGCCTTGATGGATTAGGTGGCATCATATTAGGATCCACTTCAGTATTACGAGCAAGAGATTGATACATATCGGTACCATTAATAGCCACGCCACCAACTGGAATAAATCCAGATGCTAGTAAGTTAGCAACATCCAACTCAAACTGCGAAATGTTGCCCACAGAACCCTTAACAACCTTATAATATATGGGCATTTAAGTGTTTTTTCCTTTTTATACAGATTTCAAATTTTATTTGGTAGATATACAACAATCATGTTATTATCTGATTTATTTAGTAAATTATTTATTTTAAAGATTTGAAATATGAAATTAGGATATTTCCTTCCCCATTGAGAAACTTTATCTTCCCATTGTAAAATATGATCTGTAACAATATCTTCAATGCAATAATATCCACCACGATTTAATTTATGAATACTATTTTCAAAGAATGTAACTATTCCATCAAATGTGTGACATCCATCATCAATCATGATATCAAATCCATCTAATAATTCATATTGCTGCCATAACTTCTGAATACTTGCAGGATTCAATTGATCGCAATAAAATGTCTTAATCTTCTCGGTAGAAAATAGACATTCATAATCTATATCAGCACCGTACACTTTAGCATCAGGATAATATTCACTCCATCCATAAAGTGATGCGCCGGGTACTCCAGATGCTCCCATATTTGAGGGAATATTTGGATTATTAGAGCCAAGGCCTAATTCAAAAATTCGCTTAGGTTTTATATTTTTAAAACGTTGGGTATAGAATAAAGTATAATTGTGCCATGCATAATTTATATTAGGGTGACCTTTATCACTACAATTTTTTCTCATAATAGTGCATAAATCGGTTGGTTCATATATATTAAAATCAATAGGATCCATTTGTAATAGATACTATTATTATACTTTAATACAAAGGATAGATATCCGCCAATTTAAAAGAAACGCTTGCCGGCCTTGCGCGTGCCCTTCTTGGCCTTGTGGAAGAGCTTGAACGTGCCCTTCTTGGGCTTGTAGCCGGACGCAAACAAGTGCTTGACCGCCTTCTTGCCGAGCATCATCTTGCGACGGCTTACGATACGTCCGTGCTTATTGAGGACAAGGTCCTTCTTTGTTAAACCACCGCTCGTGTGGACAGCAGTTCCGTGAAAAACCTGAGCTTTTGATCCTGTAGCCGGCATTATATTAAGGGCAAAGATTTTTATGACTGGTCCATCGGTAAACAATTTTCAAGAAGTCCTAAGGCTGTAGGCTGACGACTCTCCAGAGGTATGCTGCTTTTTACCACCTTTTCTTCAAACCATACGCAGAAGACTTCCATATCCGCTGCTGTATTCATGCTCTTAGCACGCTCAACGCCCTTTGAAGACATTTCCTGATAAAACTTTGTATCTTTACGAAGACGCCGGAGAGTTCCAATGATTCCAGCAATATCATCTCGTTCATGATAAATTGCCGCATCTCCGCACGCCTCCTTAATTCCAGTCAGGGGACAAGCAATGACCACAATGCCGGAAGACATTGCCTCAATCGCCACTCGTCCGTAGGTTTCCCATTCACTTAAGATTAGCAATACCCACGTTTTTTCATAGACTGACTTAATATTCGGCGTATGCGGATAATAGGTTAAATTTTCATAACTCTTATCCGTTATTTGCTTATCATATCCGCCCAGCACACCCATGAATTTAATGTCGGGAGCCCGCGACGCAATTTCTACAAGATGCTTCCCGCCCTTATTTGCATTACAGTTTATAAGTGTTACAAATGTGGGTTTTCGCTGCTCTGTAGGAATCGTGTACATTTTCCAATCAACGGGAGGATGTAGCATAATAGATTGGTCCTTCCAGTCTTCCTTGTAATAATCCCGCATCCAGGTTGTATTGAAAACAACCCAGAATCGGTCGCCCAGCGGCCCTAAATCATTCCAGTATGTTCGTTTAATAGCGTATGTGTGAATACAATCCAAGAAAGCCGTTTGGAATTTCTTTGCTAGACGAACAGCCGCGCGCTTATAAATTAATGTACAAGCACCGATAACATGTGTCCGGGGCAACAAAATATCCAGCATATCCCGATTACGCAAGTCAAAACACCGGACACCTTCGTACATAACAGGAGGGAAACCGGGAACACCCACCCAAACTTCGTGCCCTCGTGCTATCAAAGCCTGATTCATTGCGTGTGTACACATTTCATTACCGGATGCCCAATACGGTGGATATCCATTCGTTATCCAGACAATACATTTACCAGACACAGTCGGCGCATATATATCGGATTCATTCCAATAAGGCAGAGCATCCAATTCTGCTCGGGGTTTACTCAAGAGATATGGTGGTCTTTCACTGACGAAAAATGAAAGAGCAGCCAGTGCTACACAAATGAAAATTATCTTATCCCATTTCATTGTCCCTAAAGTTTACGGGGGTTATTCTGTAAGATTTGACAGTGTCTTTACAACTGTTAGTCCATGGTATCCGAGTGCTGCAAATCCAAACATTAGAAGCATCTCAAAGAAGCGACGACTGGTCTGTTTTCCGTACCAGCCAATCACCATAAGGAGCGGAGCAATAAGCAGAATGTGAATTAAATTGACCCAGCCACTTTCGTAATCTGCGCGACTGTAGAATTTGTAGGCGTGATGGAAGAAAATACCAATACCGGCTGCACCGATAGCCATGTAAGCAGATGGCGGCAACTTTTCCCGAGCTAAGCCAATATAAATCAAAGTGGGAGCAATAACAAGGGCATGTGCTAGTGCAATATAAAAATGACTGTCCATCCTCTATTATAGAGTAGCATCTTTTAGGGAAGCAGGGGGGTTTCTAATCCATTCCATCATGAGGCCCATATCTGGCCGTGTGTTCTCAGCAACACACTTCTGCGCATATTTCATAAATCGGCAGATATTATTAGGCTCATAGACACCCGCCAAATGAAGAACAAAATCGCCGGGCAACCAAGCCTCCCGCCCTTCAGTGGGAAAGAGATAGGCATTGATACACTTGAAGTCCCGGCGAAGTTCAATTCCTGCTTGAATCTCCGCATCCCGCTGCCAGACCCGAATCATTCCAGCATTCTCCCACCAGCCGTGATATAGCAAATCTGTCTGTTCGCCTGTTTCTTTGAGCCAGCGCTGAACAACAGCCGATTTACCACGTGCTAGAATCTGTCCACTATTAATGTTTCCGCAACCATCTTGCCACCAGGCGGCGTCTTTCTTCAGATCCGAAGCAAAGATTCCCGAAATCAAATCCTCTAGCCGAATATCAGGATTGGTTACAATACTATCCGCATCCGAAAACCAAATCCAGTCGTATTTGTCAAGAACTGAAAGAAAGAAGGGAATCTTAGACCACGGAATAGGACGGGTGCGGTCCCAGAACTCTTCGCCGCCGAGAATAAAATCATATCCATGTCGCTTAGCATATTCCCTCTTGCTTTGAAAACCAATTTCCATTGCTCGTGTATAATCAGGGCCGATACAGAGCGTAACAATCGCAATCTTCATCCTTCTTATTCCTTACCGTTTGTTCCTTATGTTTAAACACACTAAAAAATTGAAGCCTATGCGCGCCGGAAACAAAAGCAGATGTATCATCGAAATAATCAAAATGAAATCTGCTGCAGTCAATGTAGCCTCCGTGTACCAGCAGATAAGGCAAGCACTATGCATTATCACATTAAGCGCGTCCATGAGAAAACTATGGACCACGTATGTAAATATTGCGACAACTATTCAACCTATCAGAAAGGTCTCCTAGACCAGCACATTAAGAATAACCACGCCGATAAGTTGATTCTACACACTCAGTCAGCAGCAATGCTTAAGAATTATGATTGTCCATTCTGTCCGGTCAAGTCAACAAACAAGGGAAATCTGAAGACTCATCTTGCTAGAAACCACGCGGAATGGATTGAAGAGTATCGGCCAAATAAGTGCTGCCAGCATTGCGGAGCGGGTGGGAAAGATGGAAAGGCTGCCAAGTCGGCTACTTCTTATTATTATCATTGTTTGACATGTGTTCCTTCACCGGATGGAGCAGTTGCTGATAAGATTAAGAAAGTTCTATCTTAACTTAATTAGTCTAAAGACTCCTACTCATAATAGAGTAGGTACTAGATGAAAACTGACATTTTTTGTGATGGATCTACTAGAGGCAATGGACAGCGGGGCGCAAGAGCAGGCTATGGTGTAGCAGTACTCATAGATGGATATATATTCAAGCGAATTTCCGAAAAACTCCAGCCGGATGAACCACAAACAAATCAGCGCGCCGAACTTCAGGCATTTTATCATGCCTTACGAATCGTAAAAGAAAGACAAAACCCAACTACAATTTATACAGACAGTATGTATTCTATAAATTGTATTACTACGTGGGCTGCTGGATGGAAAAAGAAGGGCTGGAAGAAAGCGGATGGCAAGCCTGTTCTTCATTTAGACATTATTGAGCCTATGGTCGCTTTGTACACGGAAATCAAGCCACTGCTGGAAATAAAGCATGTGAAAGGGCATCAGACTGGAAACAGCTACGAGGCACAAGGAAATAACTTGGCGGATGAGTTGGCAACTCAAGCAGCGGATTCTTAAATTAAAGAAGAAAAAGTTAGCACAGTTCCTTCAGCATATGGTGAAGAGAATTTCTGTATACCATTAAACATGTAAACAATATAAGTAAACTTTGTTGTCCCAATTTGTGGATTTGTAAGTGTAGCAACATTGAGTGTAATTGTATTGCTCGGATTTCCTCCAAAGGCATTATTTACGACTGTAGTTACATCAAGTCCAAATCTGTATGCTACTGAACCAAACCAAGCCGATAAAATAAGACGAGAATATGTTAAACTGGCAACCGTTGATTTACTAGCAAAACTAATTACAACTAGTCCATTTCCACCCGAACCATAATTATATCCGTATGATGAAGTAGCACCAAAAGCAACATCTGAATTATAATACGGAGAAGAAGTTTGAGGTGCTAGAACCCCATTTGAACTTTCAGTTCCAAAAGTTGATTCGCCTGTTAGTAACGATAGATTTGATGTTAAGCATGATCCACCTCCACCTGCTTGATCTTGACCACCTCCACCGCCACCATAATATCCTGCGCCGCCACCAGCAGAATTATCTTGATTAGCATTTCCACCTGAATATATGGCACCATTGTTTGTTCCACCAGCGCTTTGGCTTCCTCCAGTTACTACACCTGTTCCATTTTCACCTGTAACAAGTCTTCCTCGGCCGCCACGAGCACCGCGACCTCCGCCTCCAGCAGCAGCCGTTACAAGATCAGTTGAAGACCGAACAATCGCAGAGCGTCCACCTCCTTGTGAAGCTGGTGTATCTGAGCGACCGTTATCAGGACCACCACCTTGTCCGCCGCCTCCATATGTTTTTCCAAAGGAACGTTGTTTATTTCCACCTCCTTGTCCAACTACAATTGTTAGAGTTTCACCAGGAATTACTGGAAGAACACCCTGTACATAACAACCCGCTCCACCGCCTCCTCCAAGACCAGCACCGCCTCCAGCTCCCCACATATATACATTTACAGACGTAATTCCGGATGGAACAACAAAAGATTGATTTGAACCTGTATATGTATATTTTAATATGTATGAAAATATCGGTGTAAAAGAAAATTTTGAATTTGCCAGTGAAAGGGCTGTACGAGCACCTGCTGGCTGAGTTAAGTGTAAATGACCACCGGGAAGAGATGAATCTAAACCCCATTTTTGGGCTAGATAGGATTCAATCTGCTGGCGTTGTGTACTAGTGACACCTGCTGGATAATAGAGAAATTCTGCAATATATCCAATAAAAAAACGACTCATAAAATTACTTGATAATGTTAAGAATGAAGTTCCACCTATAAGTGGAGCAACTGTACCAATAATTGAATATACATTCAGGTAGACATTGCTTCCAAAAGAAGGATCAAATGATCCATTTACATAATATGTTCTATTAGCAAAATCTTGACCATTTCCTTGAGCAATTGTTCCATGTAAAGCCGATGAAACAAAACGAATTGAAAAATCTCCACCACTACCACCACCATTTGCTAAATTTGTAAATCCTAATAACATAACAATGGAGTTGGTAGTAGTTAAACGAGACACAATGTAAAATGCCGATGAAGTTGTAAAAGTAATTTGATTAGCAGAAGTCATAATGGCACCGGAAGGAAAGTTTATAACAGTTTTTCCATTATCCAAAATGGTTGTAGTTGTTCCACTTGTTAGACTAAAATGATTAGATGAACCCGATTTATCACGCCATTGACTTACATTTGAACCGGAACTAAATGATATTGTGCTAGAATCAGTAGAATCCAGCCAAAGTCCCAAACCCGGAATCTGCCTTGGTGTAAATCCCGTAAAAAAAGGCGTCATTGTAAGAGTGATTGCTCGTGGTGCTCTATAAATTATTGTACGCAGACTAGGGTGACCGCCAGGTAAAGACCCAGTTAATCCCCATTTTTGGGCCAAATATGATTCCACTTGTTGTTGCTGTGTAGTGCCAAGTTGGCTATTAAAAACAATAATTTCACCAATATAACCACTGAAATTGGCTTGTGATCTATCTGTATGACGAAATCCAATTTGAAAAACAGATGTAGAAGGATTACTAAAACCATAGGTATAACTTGCTGTTTGAACTAATTGCAAGCCATTTCTGCGAAGAAGAAAATTATTATTAGCAATAGACCATTGCATTAAAAGAAATGAGGTGGATGTTTCAGTTGTTGAAGAAACACAATTAGGAGTTCGGCCAAAACCACTTGAACCATTATGCCAGCGACTAGCACTATATTCACCGAAAGTTAAACTGTTAAAATTGTCATTGCCAGTATCACCCATTCCAAGAACATCAACATGAGCAGTTGTACTTTTTAATGCTAAAACTATATAACAATCCTGCGGATAAACAACGGCACCTCCAGCAGTTCGATAAAGTCCATTTCCCGAAAAATTAAAAACATTCAATCCATTTTGAAAAGCGGATGAAACTGTCGCATTAGCATAACCTGAAACGGCGGTTAGATTTCTCCCGTTTCCCGATTTATCATTCCATTGCGTTAATGAACCAGATGAAAGTGTAATTGTGCTTGAATCCGTTCCATCAAACCAAAGTGCGCAACCTGAAATAGCAGTGGGTCTAAAATATGGTGTTGTTGTAATAGACATCCTATTTCAACAGCAGAATATACCAATTCAGACAACGCATTATTATATCGAATAAGCAATAATTACAAGACCTGTTCCACCAAAAGCACCATTAGGTGCCTGCATGTTATTAGCACCGCCACCTCCTCCTCCAGTATTTGGGGAACCTGCGACTGCCGCACTTGATCCACGTCCAGCACCATTACCACCGCCAAAAGATGCTGTTGAGTTCGTTCCATTTGTATTTTGAACAGCTAGACCTCCTCCACCTCCGCCACCAACGTTATACGTTGTCCCAGCAATTGTATGACTTACTCCAATTCCTCCATTACCCGGAGTTATACCCGACCCTGTTCCGCCAACACCGCCGGCACCACCACCACCTCCAACAGCATAATTAGGAGCCGTTGTTCCACTACCACCAGCAAAGCCTTGGCCTGCTGTTCCAGATCCTGGTGTAGATCCATTTGCTACTCCCCAGCCAATACCTCCTCCACTTCCTCCAGTACTCCCATTTCCGTTACCATTAGCACCCCCACCTCCACCAACAGCTGTCAGTGAAGATAATACTGAATTTCCTCCACTTGCTCCATTTGATGTACCTCCATTACCAACAACAACTCCATATGTTCCAGATGTAATTGTAAACGCAGCATTATAAATAACTCCTCCTGCTCCGCCGCCACCACCATCATCATAGCCACCAGCACCTCCACCTGCCACAACCAAGACTTGTGCTGTAATTGAAGATGGTGATGTTAGAACAAAATTTGTTGTTCCGATACTTGTAAATGAATGAATTCTGAACCCTCCACTTGTTGTAACTGTTCCTCCTGTTGCTGTAATTGCGCGTCGTACTCCCACCATACTAAATTTAGTATTTGCTACTGTCGTTATAGCCCCCGCTCTTTGCGTTAAGTGTGAATGACCGCCGGGAAGCGAAGCAGTTAAACTCCATTTTTGGGCTAAATAACTTTCTAGCGATTGTCTGCTTGTATCACTCATTGTGCCTGTGTAGATCATAATTTCTCCAATTTCACCAGTTATCGCAAAATTATCACCTTTCCCAATTGTAACTGTAGTAACAGAAACATCGTAAGAAGTGGATGAAGGTGTTGTACCAAGGTTTCCATTTATATATACTTTTTTAACTGACCCTATACGTGTGCCAATTTGAACAACCCAAGAAGGAGTCGAAGCAGAATAAGCAGATTCATTAACATCGCCGAATTGATAAAAGTTATATTTATTT